CCCCCTCCCTCCCTCTTACATACAGCCCTATTGTTATTCAATTTGTCCCACCTGTACTTGTAGCGGATGAAGTGAATACCACAGACTTCTCAGACTATTGGCTAAAGCTCAAACCACCCCGCTCTAACCGCCCTGGAATATACCATTACCTACAAAAAGACATCCACGTTAACATCCCAACTGACGGTCTTCTTAAGCTACAACTAATCCCATCAGACATCTTCCACCCAATCGGTCGGTATGAAGTAGAATACTACCAAAAAGGAAACTCTCTTCCCTTAACCAAACAGCACTGGATCGTTCCTGATAAACCTTTACAAGCAACACTAACTCTTCTCTACACCGGAAACTACCTACCCCTCTCCTACACAGTCTGGAACGTCAGCACCGTCTCCCCCGGCGACTCCTTTGTCTACGAAAACAACCAACTCAACGTTATAGGTCAAACTCTACAACCTAACATCACTAACTTAACTATCAACTATCAACCAGCTTTGACCCTCGACCAGTTGATTGAATATAACAGCAACGAGGGCTTCTAGAAATGAAACTAAACGCTGCTGCTATTGGAGTTCTAGGAGTTGGCTCACTTGCTATAGGTTTTGGGTCTGGCTTAGGCTCGGGCAGCTTTAGTAAGTCTAGCCACTCTGTTGCTTACTCTGAATCCCCAACTAAAGAAATGGTCAGAGGGTTAACAAGCTTCAGAGATGGAACTACATATCAGCCAAACTATTTAAATAATCCAGCCTATGACTACTCTTCTAGTTATGAGGGTAGAGAGCCAGCTCCTTACTCAGTAGAAAGCAGTCCTGGAAGAGGAGCATTACAGGGAGCTTTTATAGGTTTATCTGCTTATTCTCTCACTGTCTTTTCTCGTGTCCCAGTCTCTATAACAGCCGCAGCTTTTGCAGCGGCAGGGTTAGTAGTTGGTGCTAGTAGAACTGATAGTAACAATGTTTTAGAAAAGCCTTTGTCTTATGCGGCTACTGGAACAGCTGCGGGTTTAGCTGTTGGGTTTGCTGCCTCTAAACTAGCTCCTTATGTAAGAGGTAAAGAATTACCCTTGGCTCTTTTAGCTGGTGGAGTTGGGGCTATTACCAGAGCTTTATCAAGTAAAGAGTTTGTCCGCAATCCTTATTATTCCTCAAGCAAAAGTACAGCTTTAAGAATCTATGAAGGCAACAACTCTAGTTCTGACAGTAACTGGACAGACCAGCTGAGATATTACAGAGAGGGTATAGCAACCCAAGTTGACAGTCAAAATACTTTCTATGACTCTGGTGCTGTTGGTGATGGTTTTATGGCTTTCCTTAAAGCCGCACCCTCAGATAGCTTAATTGGTTCTTTCTATGAGCTCTCACCTGATAGAGAGTTTTTAAGTTTACTAAAATCTAAAGCATCCCTAGAAGGTATTGGCGTATCAATGGGAGGCAATGTTTCTTTTTGGAATTTAAGCAACTCTCTTAAGGCTTATGGGCTTACTATCGGTAAAGACTCAAAAGACTCAATGGCAAGGGGAAAACAAGGAGATACAGTTGATAAAGTTTTTGCTAGTGTTGGCAGGTTTATCTCTTTTGGAGGATTAGACATAACAGATAAAACTTTTCCTATGTTTTTGGGAGAACGCTACAAGTCTGATCAAAAAGGTAAAAACATAATCCTTCACTCAAAGGTTTTAGTTACTAAAGAAAACACAGGGTTTGACGCTGCTTTTGTCTCAACAGGTAACGTAGGTAACTTAGTAAAAAACTCTAGAGGTAATGAAGACCAGATTAACTTTGGGATGTTAATCAAAGACCCAGCAGTAGTTGCTCAAGTCAGAACTGCTGTTAGGGCAATTAATAGTCTTACACCTAAAGACACTCTAGCTGGTATTGCTGACAGCCTTCCTAATGTCATTCTTGGCGGTCATGGTGCTGCTTCCTTACAAAGAATGGCTGACTTTGTTGATAGATCTCAGGGTGAGATATACGCTGCTTTTGCTTATCCCACTGCTGGCTCTCTTGCTACTTCTTTTATTAAGAAGGTAAGAACGGGTACACAGGTAAACCTGATAGCCCAAAACCCTTATGGAGTTAAAGGTGGCGGTAACGCTGAAAGTACCTTAGCTTTATACAGAAAGTTAATAAATGAAGGCGTGAATGTCTACATGGCTCCTAAAGAGAGCGATTTACTTGTCCACGCCAAAGCAATATACACAGAACAAGATGCTTTAACCACCAGCCATAACGCCTCTATCTCCAGCGATAAGTTTGTAGTTGAATTAGGCATAGCACAGCATAACACAGAGTCTGGTAAGGCTGGTGTTCAAGCTATTAAAAGAGTAATTAACAAGTACGGCTTGTTAAATGTTAAAGACCACCCAGACCTCTTTAAAGAATTTTTCTACCCTGAGGATTATCAAAAATTTAAAGATTTACAGAAAAAAGATCCGTTTTACAGCTACATCAGACCAGGCGTTTTAGCTGTTATTGATAAAGACATAGAAAGAAACCAAGGTTTCCTTTATCTACCAACTCAACTGTCAGAAAACTTCTCAGCAACTTACCCGGGTTCTGTACCCCAACTTTACACAGATACTTACTACACCCTAAAAGGCAAAATGCCTGTTGGCTATCAGAAGCATTTAGCTCAGAACGCTGATAATCAACTCGCTCCCTTTGGTAGAGAGAACTTATTAACACAAGCTGCTTATGCTACAAAAGGTGTTCCTTTGCTGTCTGGTACACTAGCATTTGCTAATCTACTTCTCCAAGGTAATTACGGTTCAAGTATCAACAGACTGTTTCCTGATTTATATAGCCCTGGACAAGGTTTTGCAGGGACTATAGCCAAAGGTGTTGGTAGAGTATTAGACACAGCTACAGGATTTTACAGTAGTGAGTATTACGAGAATCTTAGAAAGGGTAAATTAAGCGGTGGTCTCAATAAGTACCACAAAACCCAGTATGAAACTTATCAAAGTAGAGGATTCTTTGAGAATTTGCTGGGCGGCGTTGCAGCTACAGGAACTGCTTTAACCTCGTCTCTAGCTTTTTACTTCGGCGTTTCCCACACTTTATCCATAGCCCGTTCACACTTTGAAGATATTGGTGTAGACTATGTAACTAGCTTGCTAGGAAAGACTAGTAATAACTTCACTAACAATACTCTTAAAAGCTTGTTCTTTGCTCCCGAACTCTTAAACGTGTTTGATGAGGTAGACCATGCTTACAGTGCAGCGGCAACTTTACCCCCTAAAGGTAAACAACTTAGTGACTATCTAGAGTACGTTATGCACAAAGCTGGTGTAGCTGCTAGACTTACTCCTGGCTTTTTAAATATTACTCAAGCAGACGTTAAGTTCTTTGATGATGCTCTTCTAAACAGGCAGAACACAGATAATCTTATAAGAGTTCTTAGCGATCGCTTACAAGAGACTAACAATAGTATTTATTCTGTGGCTAAAGCTGCTGTAGAGAAAGACATAATAGGTATAAATAGACAGACAGGAGAGTTAGACTTATCCAAAGGTTTAGTTTCTGGTTTTAACAGTCCTTCCGGCGGTATTCTCTCAACTATAGGCTCACTAAGAAGAATTGACCAGTCTAACTTTATAAATATAATCAGACCAGTTTTAGAGCATATTACCATTGGTACTGAGGTAGAACTAGCTGCTCTTAACAATGAGTTAAACTATCTACAGGCACTGGTTGGAAAATCACCTTACTTAAAGTTTGCTGAGGTACTAGATGATGGCTCTTATAACTTTGCAGATGAACTAAGAGCTGAACAATACGGCTATGGCAGGCTAGAAAAGCTGGCCAGTTCCTTAGATAAGATAGCTGAATACGTCCCAGCCAACCCTCTACTTTACTTCAAACCTTACAGAGACATGATGGGAATTACCAGTCTTAAGGTAGACAAAGGTAGTGGAGAATTTGAGACTTACTCTCTCAGACAGTTAATCAGCCCTGGATTTAGTGGATTAACAAACTTTAGTCGAAGAATGATTAGAAGTATTGGGGGCTTAAAGAGCACTGAAAATATTATTAAAGGAGTATCAGATAACTTTAAGTTATTTGAGTATGAGTACAAGTTAAGCAAGGCTGAGGGGTCTCTTGCTTCAATAACTAACAAGATGTTGGGTAGACCTAGCATTAGAAGATCGGTAGCCAATTTAAAGTCAATAAGCAACAGGTCTAGCTCTACTCTACTAGCTGAACTAACTGAAGGCTTATACGGTGATGATGGTGCTCTCAAAAAGCTGGCTGGAGAGCTAGATGGTCAGCCTAAATCTAAAAGATTAATAACTTCTTATACTAACAACCTTAAAAAGTACAACACCTTACTACAAAGAACTGGTAATAGCCAAGATGCTTTTAACAGTCCTCCTCCTTCTGTTTTTAGGTCTATAAGAAACATACTATTTAGTGTTGCTCCTATATTAATCCTTGACAAGGTTCTAGACTCTCAACTTATGAGAGCACCTAGCCTAGACTTAATTAGTCAGGTATTTACAGATATTAACTTTATAGACTCTGACAGAGATACAAAACCCAAGATGGATTACACAGGTGCAGTGCCTGGTTATATAAAATATCCGTTAACAACAGCAGGGTTTTTATTGGGTGGGCACTTACTACCTAACTTCACACACAGACAATTAGCTGCTGGTGGAATTATAGAAAAAGTTGTTGACAGCGCAGTTGGTGGTCAACCATTACTAGCAACCTTAAACAGTGATCTAGCAGGTAAGACAGGTCTAGGTTCCTTGTTAGAAGGATTAGACAGCTCAAAGGAGGTCGCTCTAGCAAAAGCCTTATCTAAAACTAGAACTTCTACAAAGTTTGGGTATCTTGGAGCCTTTGTTGGTGGAGCTACAGCTTTATTAGCTGCACAAGCATTCTTTGGAATTGCCTCTGGTTTACTGAACGCTGCTAAAAGCTTCTCTTCTAAAGATGGGTTTAAGCCTCAGTCAGACACAATGGTTGCTGCTTTTTCTCTTACAGCCGGGATTAGAAAGAGGTTTGAGTCTTTAAATAAGAACAATCCAATAACAGCTCACGAGCTAGGCTTAATGGAGGTTGGTTATGCTGCGGCAAACAACTTATTATATGGCAGGTCAAACCGTGATAGACAAGTTTACACTTTTGCTACTCAGATACCAAACCCTATCTTTCAGTTCACTGCAGTTAGTAAACTAGACCCACAAGGTAACTCTTTGACTATTGGAGCAGGTTTTCAGTTCTTACCTATTCTTGGAGCAGGTTCCATCCCTCCAGCTCCCTTTGAGATTAGATTAAAACCTTTGACTACTAGAGCTAGTCAAAAGAGAGAACAACAGCTTAGTCAGGGTTTTACTTCTGAGGGTTCTACTTCTGCTGCTAACTGGTTGTCTCTACTATCTTTCCCTGGTCAGTTGATAGCTGTTGGTAAAGATACTTCCTTCTCACAGGTTATTAGTTTTGTCGGTGCTTCTTCTTATATTGCTTCAGGAACTTCTAGGGTAGAGAACTTTTTAAGAGCTAACAGTAGTGCTGCAGTTAAGAGAGAACTAAACCAGATTAAGCCTCTGTACAATATAGGTAAGTTTGGTTTGGAAACTGTTGAGACTTTAGCAAGATACAGCCAGGTTCCTTTGCTAGTAATGCCTAACGCATTAATGAAAGCAGCCACTTCTTACTTTAATATTCCCAAAGAATCACTAGCAAAGTTAGGAGCAGGGTCAAGGGTTCTTGCTCCTTATGCTTTAGCATATGCCTTTGCTGCTGGTATAACAGGAGCAGATGGTTCTTTTGCTAACGTAGGATCAGAGCATGGTTCCAACTACGTTGCTTTAGAGTTATCCAGGTTTGGAACAGTAGCTACTCTAACAGGAATTTATGGCTATGGATTACAAAACGCTGGCGTATTTGCTAGAGCTGACAGCTTTTCTAAGGTAGTTGGTAGTGGCTTTATAGCTAAAAAACAGCAGCAGCTATCAGCGATTGCTACGGAAGCAGCGTCTAAAGGTTTAGGAGAAGCCCCATTAGTTAGAACTGCTGCTTTGCGATTATCTATTGCTTCCAGAAGAATATTTACTATTAGTGCTGTTCTAGCTGCTGCTGGTTTAGGTTTACGGGGTTTAACTCAAAGAAGTTTTGGTTTCTTAGATGTTATATCAGACTCTCAAGGTGTACCTGCTAACCCTGAAGAAGCAGCTTATCAAAGATCGCAAGGTTTCAGCCCTGCTAGATACCAACCCAAAAACTTACAAGAAGCTGCTAGAAACTACCTTAACTATCTAACAAGGTCTATTGGTGGGGTGTTGGGTATAGACAAGCTAGTTTACAGAGATGACCCTAACGCTTTCTTATCTCTTGGTGGTTCGTTTGGTACTTCAGAGGGTAGAGCAGGGTTTAGGTTGTACACTCAAGCTCAAGCAACCTTTGTGGATATTAGTGGCTCTAGCTACTCTTTGGGTCAGATAATGATGAACTCTGACTTATCTATGCAACTATCAGCTGCTCTGAGTGGCTCGAAGTCTACTAATTATGACACGGCTTCTGAAACTTTATACTCTGATAGATACCACAAGATAAGAGGAGCTACCCCTAGAAAGACACCAGCTAAAACTTATGGTGAGTTGTCTAGCTCAGAAGCCGCGGCAGCGGCTGGTAACAGTAGTGCTTTTATTGCTGCTCTGGCTTACAGAAAAGCTTATGCTGATAGTTTGAAACATCAACGTCCCTCAGAGCTATCTTTAGACTTACTCTATGAAGCTGCCAGAACAGGCAGGCTAGGTAGTAAATTTGGTTTTATTAAGCCTGGTTATACTCCTTTGGCTACCATTGGAAGTATTACAGGAGAAATAAAAGCTGGAACTACTTCTGCTCTTGATAGAGCTAGTAACTTTCTTAGAGGTTTAACAGGAACTGGTGTAACAACAGCGGATGAGATTCTTACACAAGAACCTCAGGAGCAGCCTAATAGAATCCCGGTAATAAGTTACTTTTCTGATAGTTTAGGTTATGTATTAGGAGGTTTCTCCGGCAAATCGACAGTAGCTGCTTCTGGCACTATTGCAGCTCAACAAGTTCCTTTAATTTTACTATCAGTTGGGGCTAGTTTATCTTTCTTAGCTCAAACGGCGGCAGCTCTGGCAGCTTATAACCAAGGTGCACTAACCCAAGATTCTTTAAGACAAGCTGAAAACAAAAAATTAGACTTTTTGAGCAAAGCTCAAAAAGTAGGTTTTACAGAAATAGATGGAGCATACAGCTTAATCTTAGAACCCAAATCTAAAGGAGCTGCTAAACCTAAGTTACTCACCCTCAGCTCTCAGGTTTTAGCCGACACAAACACTGTTGTGGCAAGCAACGCCATAGAAGTAACAAGTGGAAGGTTGAAAAGCTTAAGCAGCTCTACTCAAAGTATTATGAAGAGTTACTACATGGGTGTAGCCAGCTTGTTAGACCCTTCTGGTAATTCTGTATTAGGTGGTATTGGTCTCACAAATGTTAGTGGTGAGGATGAAATTAGTGATTATGTAGAAAACCTTAAAAAGTATGTTAAAGCTAACTTACTAGAAAGAACTATAGCTTTTGAGGACTCTCCCGTCAGAAAGTTTCAAGAGATTTTATCTCTGGGAGATGACGGAGCGGAGGCTGCACTAAAAACTTTAGACAGCCTTAAGATTGAGTTAAACTTAATTCAAGGTAAAAATGTTTCTCTTGAGGCTAAAGCTAACCTGTCTAGAGTAGCGATCGCATCTAAACTCCAAGATTTAGATAACAGGTTACTAGAGAACGCTACTACTGGATTTGTTAAAGACTTAGAACTTAAAAATTATACAAAACAGATTGGTCTTGGTAGAAGCAGGATTGCTGGTCAGTCTAGTGCTGGTCTAGCGACTTCTGAGATTATTAATAAAAGTGGTTATATTGGATTATTTAAAGAAGGAGCTGCTGGAGCTGGTAGGTTAGTAAACAGGCTAATTGACCTGATACCTTTTTATAACGTTGCCTCTGCTTTGACTAAAGCAGCAGCTACAGACGACAGGCTAGAGAAAAGCAGAGCTGCGGGTGCTGCTGCTTACTATACAATGCAGCTACCCTCTATTGGTATAGCGACCTTTGGGTTGAAAGCTCTGATTGCTAACCCTTTGGTAGGAACAGCAATTGTCGGGGCAGGCTTAGGTTTATTTGTTGCTGATCAGTATTTTAATAAAGGTGCTGCTAGAAAATCTATTGGTAAAGCTGCTGATTGGTTTGATAAAAACATTGGCTCTAAAATAACTAATGCTTTAGCTAGAGGCTACAACGCTCTGACTGGCATACCAATTATTAACACAGCTTTTAGTATAGTTGGCTTACCTTTTAGAGCTTTAGACCCAGTTATTGAAAGGCTGTGGAAATCTGTAGAAAACACTCCTGCTGGCTATCTGGCTATGAGCTTTTTATTACCCCGAAGTGTAGACCAAGTGTATGATGCTCTTGGTGCTAAAACTCCTGGCAGTAATAGAGCTGGCGAAAGAATGGAGCTTGTATCTTCTGCTGAGATTAGAACGTATGAGGCTCAAAGATTAAAGTACAACAGAGCTAAGTCTAGAAGTATAAAGGCTAATCTTTACACTGAGATATCACCATTTGTTCTTGGTGGCACAGTATCTGAGAGTGAAAGACAACTAGAGGAAAGGTATTTTAACAGCGGTGGTGGAGCTCCAAGGGTTTTATCGCCTTTTGCTAATAGCTCTTATGTTAGTAGTTTGCTTCAAATGGCTATTGGTAGAAGACAGTTAGAAGCTAACTTTGCGGGCTACGGCTCTTTCAGGAAGAGAAGACTATTAGGATATGACGGTTTAGGAGCTGCCTCTATAGCTGCCTCAACCTACTATAAGTCTAGCTTGGCTTATGATGGGACTTACTCTGGTTTACTAAAACATGGACTTACTACTGTAGGAAACATATTTAGTTCTGTTGCAGAAAAGATTAGCAGACTGGCTAATAGAACTTTCCGGACTCTCAAAGTTCTTGCTTACAGAAAGTATAAACCTGTTGGAAAAGTCATTGACTTATTTAGGAGCCTTCCAAATAAGGTTGGGAGCACTATCAGCAAGATTGCTAACTTCACTCCTTTTAAAGTCACCGTTGGCGCACTAAAAACTCCTAGTGCTTTGTTCACTCTGGCGATAGGAGCCACTTACTTAGCTTCTGAACACTTTGATAAAAAGGGTAAAAATAGAGGTTTAAGGCTGCTTATAGCTGCCAACACTCTAGCGGTCGGGTTGACCAGTTATACTGCTTACAAGTATTCTTCTCCCACTACTAAGCAAGCTATTAGAACTTGGGCTAATAACAGACAGTTACCTAAGCTGCCGCCAATCCTTGCTAAGTCATCAATTTTTGCTTTGTCAGCTTTTGCTATTACTACTGCTGCCAGTCAAATTGCTGTTAACCTAATTGGTACAGCTTCTAGCTACTTTGGCTTAAATAGAGAAGACAACGACTGGGGTAACAAGAACATAGCTAATTTTAGTTCTGTTCAGTCTAGTATGGTTCTTGGTGGTGTAGCTGCTGGTGCTACTTTTACAGTTTCAGCACTGTCTAATCGAGCTCAGTCTGTTTTAGCAAGAGGTAGCACTAACTTTTATAAAGGTCTAGCCGCTAGTATACCAGGGGCTGCTTTATACGCTGCTCCAGCTTGGGGTCTGACTAAGATTGTTGGTTTGGCTTTTAGTGATGAAGGTACATCAGGCAAGATAGAAAGGGAAGCGCAAAGCTGGGCAGCAGGCAGTTTTGCTTTACTAGGAGCTTACAGGTACGGGCTTGCCAGACCATTTAGGAAGCCAGGTATTAGCGTAAGCAGACTACATTTGCTGGGCGGTGATTGGCAAAGGATTAAAAACATTGGTGCTGCCATAGGCAGATTTGTGCCTGGTGCCTCACAGATAGTCCCTATTGCTAAAAATATTATTAATTTAAGAGTAGTTCAAAGTGCTATAAGAGCTGTATCTTCTGTTGCCGCAACTTTAAAAAACTTTGATATCGGCAAAAGTATTAAAAGAAACTATCCAAAAACTTTCAGACGTATTAATAGAACAAGAATAGGAGCAATAAGAAAATTTAGACAAGCAAAAGCAATCCTGCCTTCTGTTGGTAAATTTGCTTATGAGTTTGCTCCCTCTGTTATAGATGTTGGTCTGTATGGTTATGCTGCTTACGACATCTCTCAGCTAAATAATAGGTCAACCAGACAGCAATATAGAGCCGCCTACCAAAATCTAACTGGAGTTAGTGTAAACGCGGCTGCTGGTACTTTACTTGCTCTGAAGATGCGATCACCTACTGCAGCATTAGTAGTAGCTATAAATGCTGAAAGAACCATTAATCCTTTAATTGGTAAAGCATTGGGAGACAAGGCTTACGAAAGCGGAGAAGACCAAACAACTAGGAATTTAGCTCTTGGTGGTTCTGGTCTTGCTGTGTTAGTCTCTGCTGGTTATGGAGCTAGATATGCTTTAAATTCTTTGCAAGCAGCCAGAGCTGCTAGTCTTTCATCTTTAAAATCTCTTGGAGCTGCTAGAGCAGTTGGTCTTACAGACCCTGTGCTTAAGCTTAATCTTTTAAGGGGCACAACAGCGCCAGCGGCAGGAAGGTCTCTACTGAGCAAAAGTTCACCTGTAATTTCTGGAGTATTCTCAACAGCTTGGACTACTACAAGCGTTTTTAACTTAAACAAGTTAGCAGTTGAGGCTCCCAAAGACTACAGAATAGCAACGCAGGATATTGGTAAGCAAGCAGCCTCTCTAACTACATCTGCTATAAATAGTGTTGGTATTCTTGGTGGTGCACCAGGGATAATAGGTACTGGTATTGTTACTGCTGTTGCAGAACCATCTTTGGAGTCTTACTACTCTTCTACCCTACAAAAAAGAATGCAAATTGCTGGCAGAACAAGTCATGCAAGGGTCAGAGAGTTAAACGAAAATATTGCTACAGGATCTACAGTTGGTTTGGTGCTTGGTGCTTTGGCAGGGTTAGGAACAGCTTTTGGTCTTTTGGCTGCTGGAGTTGTTACAGCAGCTGCACTACCTGTATTGGCTGTTGGAGCGTTAATTGGAGGGACGGTTGGCGCACTTGTAGGTCTATACGCGGGAGTTGAAAACTTCTTTCGGGGTACACGAGCTTCATCTTTTAAGTGGATGGAAGCAGAAAGCTCTAAAGAGAAGATACAGGGTAGAAAAGCTTTAGACGAAGCTAAACATAAGCAAAAGTATGCTAATAGTCAGTCTTCTATACTAATAGCCTCTAGTATAGATAGTCATAGTGACTTGGGATTATATGACTTTAGCAGTAAAACTGAAAAAGACTCTAACCCATTAGCAGACTTCTTTAAGTTTATAAGCAGCAGTGTTGATAGTGGATTTAGAAGAGTTAAAGGTTTTGTACGTAGAAAGCTGAATGAAGTAAAAACAAATGTTGTTGACCCAGCTATTAGTGGTACTTCTAGTCTGGTAACAAACCTAGCAACTGGTATAGCAAATAATGTTGTTGGAGCTGTTGAGGGCATTGGTAGATTCTTTGGGGGTAAGTCTAAACCTCTAGATATATCTTTTGCTATACCAGAAACTCAAGTTTATAGAGGTAATTACAAGTCTGGTAAAGTTTCTAATGTGGGAGCAATAACTATCACTGGTGGTTTTATGGAACCTCATGGTCATAGCTTTAAAGCTGCTACACAAGCAATATTTAGTGATGGTAAGTTGAGAAACTTACCGGCTTCTAACAGAAACTTAGGGATAGACTACGTATCGGCTGACGGAGCAGTAAAAGCTTGGTTAGGAGGTAAGGTTACTAGTGTTGGGCTAGAGGGTGGCTATGGGTATAGAGTTAGAGTTACAACAGACTCAACCTACAATTATCAAGGAAAAGACTACACAATCTACCAGGCTTACGCTCACTTGCAGGCTTCTGGGTTAAGAACTGATTTAGTTGGTAAAAACATATCTCAAGGAACAAAAATAGGTCTAATGGGTGGTACTGGTGCAGGTGGTAAAAATTCTTTTGCTCCTCACGTTGACTTAAGAACTTGGATAAACGTTGATGGCAGACAAGTAGACCTCAGTCCTAACTTATTAAGAAAAGCTAAGTCTGTACAATCTTCTAGTAACGCGCCAGAGAAAAAAGAGAACTACTCCAGCCCCACAAACTCTGCAAGAGAAAAAGGTCTTTTTACAACATCTCCAGAAGTAAGCAAACAGAGTTCTTCAGCTTCTCTGACATCAACTAGCAGAAATCGACTCAAATTATCTACAGGCTATGAGTCTTTAAATCTCTTAGCTGAGACATTAAGCATTAACAAATACTTTGACCAATCAACAGCCAAAGGACGGGCTGCCTTAGCTGTTGCTTTATTAATAGGTGGGGGAGAGGCTTTTGGTAAAGGTGTCAGCAGAACAGACCACTTTACCATTATGGGTGGAGCTGGTAATAGAATGAAGGGCTTTGCTCAGTTTAATACTACTTACTTCTCGAGAGAGACTTCTACCCCACAAGGCTATATCAACCTTGTAGGAAGTATGCTCACTGGTGAAAGAACATTACCAACAGGAAGAGGTAGGTTTAACTCAGCTGAGTTAGCTCTTGCAATCCAACAAGGTAAAATCACTACAGGCAAACAGCTTATACAATTTGTTCAAGGTAGAATAAGCAGAGTTGATTGGCAAGGTCTTTATGATGGAATGCGTCGCGTACCAGGACTAGCCGACCAGCTTGTAAACTACTTAAAGCAACCTAAGCTGGATAAAGAGAGCAAACAAAGTTTCGCACCTTCTGTCCCTAAAGAAGCAGTTTCAAAAACTGCTAGAAACTCTCTGACGTCTAACACTCTCCAGCCAGAACAATTACAAGCTATTACAAAAGAGTACAAAGAACAAACTGTGGCTTTAGCAGACTTACAAAAAAAAGGTGAGCAAAAGCTACAGAATCTGACTGTTGTTATCTCTAAAGACACAGCCTCCCGCAAGCCTACAGAACAACCTAATGAGCCACTCAAGTCTAGTGTTGCCAACGCACCAGAAATAGCTACTGGCGCTGCTATAAGTTCTTCTGATCGAGGGCTGGCTGTCAGGTTAACTACTAAGATTGATGATGCTCACCATGTTGAGACCACAGCCAGCCCTCTCCCCACTCATGTTAATAGAGAAGTTGTTACTAGAGAATCATCTGGCAATTCTATGAGTAGTGGTTATCAAGACTTGTTTGGGCTGGCAGGAGGCTGGATGAGTAATCAGTTTGCTTAGTTACTAGGTAACAAGCCTTTAATAACTGAACCGAGTTCTTTTTGGTTTTCCAAGTTGTGTATATTGCATACCTCAAATCTACCACATCCAACTCTAGCCAACTTTGACATAAAGGCTACTGCATTTAGATCTTTATCATTGCCAATATAAAGTGTAGATATTGTACCCGGCAGCATTTCAGCTTCTTTAAAAGCTTGTTTTTGACAATCTGGTTGTCCATCTGAGACTACAAGCGTGTGACTTGGTGAGTAAAAAGATGCTTGTTGTAGCCCCAAGTGCATAGCAGTTCCCCCAAAGGGTTCAGGAATTAACTGAAATGATGCAACTTGATCGCATCCTGAAGAAAAAACTAACACTACTTCATTTATTAACAACTGACGATCAACAGCTTGGCGAAGGATATCAATTTTGCGCTTGCTGCCAACAACTTCACTCATCGAGCCAGAAATATCCAGTAGAATTACAGTATTACCGGATGATTTAGGATTCAATCTTTCTCGGTAAGTCTGCATCGCCCTGGAGGGCTTTGCAGATGCGGCTTGATTAATTAGAAGCTGTAGAGGATTGACAATATTAGACATTAGCTTCAACTCCCATTCCAATTGCTTTTAAATATTTTGCCAAGGTCTGGGGTGCTGGTGCGACATCCCCCACTTTACAGGGGATACTTACATCACCTTTCCAGCTAGAGGCTATCTCTTTTAACAATGCTTTCAATTCATCCTGCTTATCATCAAACCAGCAGTCCGCACCTTCCCCCTCGAAATCACCAGGAGGATGATAAGCATTGCCTCCCAGGTACAAGCACCATTTCCAAGAGACTCTTCTTCCCGCATCTTTTTGGAAATAAACGCGGCGGTCTGCACCACGACTCCAAATATTAATTTCAAACTCGCCATCATATCCCCATTGGCGAATAGCAGCTACAGCAGCAGATTTGATTTCCCAATCTGTTTCTACTTTTTCAGCTTGATTTTTTAACTCTTCTTCACGCATACGGGCTTCAGCTTCTTTTGCTACCCTCTTTCGCTCTTTTTCTTCTCTTTCAATCCTGATTTTTTCTGCTACCTTAAATTCAATAGCAGCTCTTTCTTGAGCAGATAAAACTTCACCTTTTGCAGCAGAGGCGATATCCCCACCTCTTTTAATGGCTTCCGCCATTGTAGCTTTTAGCAAATCTAACAACTGATCATCAGACAAAATTGAAAAATCCATTTTATATCCTTTACGGCTATCTACTTCTAAGTAGTTCTTCAAGGTCAATAGGTATATGCTGATTGTTAACAATCGCATATACTTTATACTCACCTTTATGGTCAGTCACGAAGAACTTAAGTTGGTTTTGGTTTTTAAACTTAAGCTCTAAGCCTTGTGCCTCTACAACAAAAAGGTCTGGTAAGGCATCAAAGGCTGACTTCTCTTCAATAGACCTGAAATTAACACAAGATAAGTTAACTTCACAGTCCGACGGGTTGCCTGGGTCTATGCAGTTACCACCAAATTGGCATGGATGAAACATTTAAAGTTTACCCTTATGTTTATCTTGTTCTTGGCTAAGGAAGTCTTCGTCAACTACACCTGCTCTGAAGTCTTGCAGAGCTTTTGCTTTGGCGTAGGTTAACCCTTCAATCATCTCCGTGTACACTTCTTTCATTAAGTTAGCAGTTGTCTCCAAGACACTATCTAGGACACGCTGCTCCTCCTTGGTGGCTAATAAAAAAATCCCATCTTGAATCGAACACGGGATGATTGGGTGTATTGGGCACTATCCACTATGTTAACTCCTCTCTGGTAGTATTAACATAGTAAACTCTTTGAAGGTACTTTATGTTAGTTGGTTATGTGAGGGTTAGTACAAAAGAACAAGATGAAACAAATGCTCTAGAACAGCAGACAGCTAGGGTTGAGAAGGCTGGGGCGGTTTGTATATTTTCTGATGTAGAATCAGGTCGCAGCGATAAAAGAAAGCAGTTTAATAAACTTCTTAGTCAGTGTAAACAAGGAAAAATAACAGGTGTTATAGTTACTAGGATAGATCGGCTGGGAAGAAGTGTTATTACTATCCACAAAACTTTGTCTCTGCTAGAAACTTATAAGGTAAAGCTTATAGTTCTTGATGCACCAGTTGATCCCTCCTCACCTTTTGGATGGTTTTCAATCAATCAAATGGCTGGTCTTGCTGAGTTTGAATCCAGACTTTTAGCAGATAGAATAAAGCATGGGCTAGACTACTTTAGAGAACAAAAGAAAGCCTCTCCAAGACCTCCGTTTGGATATATAAGATTAGAAGAAAAGTATGCACCTAACCACTCCTTACATGGAGATATATCTAACTGGCTGATAGCCAGAGATATAGTAGAGCATTTTCTTATTGGTAACGAAACCTTAAGAAGTACCTGCCGCTACATACTTCAGACTTATAAAATCTCTTGGACAGCGGCAGGGTTAAGGTATTGGCTCCTTAATCCAGTTTTAAGAGGGCATACAGCTTATAACATAAAAGGCAATCTCAATAAACCTGAGAACTGGACAGTCTATGAAGACACACATCAGGCACTCATATCTCTAAAAGAAATTAATTTAATAAGAAGAAAACTTGAAGTTAACAAGAACAGATATAGCTATGGGAATAACAAGATTGGTGACGAAGTTATACCTTTAGCTGGACAGATTACTTGTGGGGACTGTGGTTATAAGTGCTTTTGTAGAAAGTCTAAATACTCTACTTATAGAATTAGATGTAAAAAGCATGAGAACCTGGGTGACGCCTTTTGTACAAATAAAAAAAGTACCTACCTCCCAGACATAATTTCTAAGGTTGACCAAGTGTTACTAACCAGGTATGAACAACTAAGAGACTATTCTTTTTCTTCAGTTGATAACTCTGTTAAAGATACACCTGAGATAGAAGGTAGAAAAGTTCAATTGCAGGTGTTACAAAGTATGCCCAGAACTACTGTTATCCAAACAGCTATTGAGCAAACTCTGCTAGAAATAGATACTCTCAGGCAGAAACTGGTCAATGAGCAGTTAGTTAATGCTGAACTGCTCCACATACTTTCTCACTGCTTTAGCAGTAGCGCCTATTGGGAAGATTTATCTTGGATTGATAGATGCCCAATTTATAGAGACTTAGTAGCTGAGGTTGTTGTTTTGAACGGAGAGATACTCAACGTAACACTGAGGCTCTAGAAAGCTTTTCAAGCTCTACCTTAAACTCTGTCTCTGGTAGAGCCATTAGCTTCTTGCGTAACACAGGATTAAGATGTTGTATATTGTACCATCTTCTAGCTGTGCGAATAAGAACTTCTGCGGCAGTTTCTACCATAATTTGTCTTACAGTTAACTTTGTAATTAAATATAAAAGCAGAGCTAAATTCTGCTTTTAGCCAACCTTTTTAAAGTAGCAAGTTAAGCTTCTGTTATTGTTTAGCTTACTGACTGAGACATCTATCACATTAATCTCCCTCGTACCACTCTGCTTTTATGATTTTTGGTTCTTTAGTTACTGCTATGCCGGTCTCTAGGTATTCCTCAACCTTCTCAACTAACACACCACTCAAGTCTAGATAATGGTCTGCTACCATTAAAAACCATAATGCTGGTTCTGTTGCCAAGTCTTGTTTGACTGCTTCTGCTATTGCGTACTGAATAGCCAAACCTTCTCTGACTATAAACCCCAAGATTAGAATGCTTAATGAAAGCTCTTTATAAGTGGAACAGACGTAGAGGTCAGACTTCTCGCAAGAGCTTAGAAAACTAGCCAGCTTCTCTATATCTTTTAGGGTTACAGTCTTTAAGCAAGGTTCGTCTGGATTAGTAGCCGGGAAGGCTGGAGTATAGTTTTGCTTTAAGAGCTTACCAGCTTGCTTTAAGAGAGAGTTATGCTTAAGGTTTTTAGTCTGCTGGCAGTATGTGTAGACTACTGCATCACTCTCTTTAAGTTGATTAAGTTGATGCGGTTGCAGTAGTTTCATTCCCCTAAAGTTCTCCTTAGTTTGTACAAGTAGGCACTATACTCTTCTGATAAATCTCCCACCATGTTAATAACTCCCTGCTGGTTAACTTTAACAGCTTCAGAGTTTACCTTCTTTAAGTTAGCGATTGCTAGTAGAACATCTTTTGCCAGCAACCTAACCATTGTCACAGCATCCTCAGTTCCATCAATCTCTTGTATCTCTGTCATCTGTAAAAGCATAGACAGCTTTGAGGGAGCTTTATAACCTAATGAACCAATGTTCTCAGCATTGCGGTCTACAGCCTCCGCCAGCCCCTCGTATATCTCTTTAAATAGATCATGTAGCTGGGAGAAGTATATACCATTCACATTCCAGTGACAGCCCCAAACTTTATAATACAGCACAACAACGTCAGCATGAGCTGAGTATAGTGTTTTAACTAGGTCTGAATACTTACTACTCTCTTCTAACATTAGATACTCTCTTGCTAATCTAATCCACAAACAAAAAGGTAGGTTAATAACCTACCTTATTACTTACTAAGACAGCTTATCCCTGACAAGGAATACAAACCTCATCATCTTCTGGTTTAGTTAAAGGGCAGGCTGCTGGTGTTGCAGGTGTTAAAGAAGAATAATCTACTTCACTACTTGCACGACCTTTTGGCTCACCTTTTTGATAGTAGAGAGATTTCACTCCTAGCTGCCAAGCAGTAAAATGAACCTTGTTAATAGATGCCATACTAGCACTTTCTTTAATAAACAAGTTTAGAGATTGAGACTGGTCAATGTACGGTTGACGGTCAGCTGCTTGTTGAACTATCTCTAGTTGGTCTATTTCGTGAGCTGTTTTAAACACTTCTTTTTGATGGTCTGACAAGAAAGGAAGATGCTTAACAGACCCACCTTTATTAGAGATACTAGCCCAAACTTCTTCTTTGTTTTCACCTAGTTCTTCCAAAAGTTTAACTAACTGAGGATTACGCTGGATAAAAGCTCCTTTAGTATCTTTAACAAAGTAGTTAGCCAGGTACGGTTCTACACCTTCAGATACATTACCACAAATAGTAGAGTTAGATTTGGTCGGGGCTAATGCGTTTGTATGAGTGTGGCGGACTCCAAAACCTCTGCACCATTTTGGTTCCCCTCGTAACATAGCAAGTTCTTGAGAAGCTCTGCGGCTTTCTGTACCTACTAATTTAAATAACTCAATATTTAACTCTCTAGCCTCGGGACTAGCAAAGGGTAGATTACGTTTTTGTAGCAAAGTTTGATACCCCATTACTCCTAAGCCTACTGCTCTTGACTCTTCTGCAAATCTTACAGCTTTATCAAACCCGGGTTTACCTTTGGCTTTTGTTATAAACTCTTCTATAACTGCATCTAATAAAAGAATTGACAATCTGACAACACTAGCCCCAACCTCTTTCCACTCATCATACTTGGCTGCGTTTAAAGAAGAGAGGCAGCACACTAATGTATAAAGCTCGCTTGTATGCAATGCTATCTCATTGCAGAGATTACTACCCTTAACATCTAATCCTAATGCTTTGTAGCAGTCTGGATTGTTTTTGTTAACTGTATCAATAAAGAACAAATAAGGCTCACCAGTCTGCTTTCTTTTCTGTAATACGTCAGCCCAACGCTTTTTAGCTGGCTTGTCACCAGCTCGTAGCTTTTCCATAAATGAGTCAGTGATGACTACAGCATGATGAATATTACTACAAACTAGGTTAGGGTCTCCATGAGGCTGACGCATTTTGAGGAAGTCATCAAAGTCTCCTCCTTCAATATTATAATAAGCAGCTAGAGCGCCTCTTCTAAAGCCACCTTGGTTAACCCCTACTGTAAGGCTGTCATATATCTTTAACCAGGGTACAACTCCGTTAGAGACCCCACCAGAATTAATGTTAGCCCCACGTTCTCTAACATCACTAATATGAACTGCTGTACCGCCACCCATAGAAGAAACCCAGGCTGTCTCTACAAAAGAAGAAAAGATAGACTTTCTATTGTCTCCAACGTAAGAAGCAAAGCAGGAGATTGGAAAGCCTCTATCTGTTCCCATATTTGCTAAAACAGGACTTGACCCACCTAACCAACCTTTCCAAAATAGTTCAAAGAATCTGTTTGATAACTCCTGCTCTGACAAAGTACCAAGATTTACATCTCTGTAATATCCTGCTGCTGTATCAGATACCCTTCTCCACATACCTTTAGGAGTCTCGCCCTTTAACAAATAACCAGTGTTTAAAGTTCCTAAACCTTCAATAGTCAACCACTCCGGAGCTTCGTCAATAGCCTTCAGGTTATCAAGTTCAGTTTGCAATTCAACGTACAGTTCGTTGCCAATCATATTTCTCTATTCCTATTAAAACTTAAAATCTAATTCGTTGGGGTCAAAGGCATCCCCTCTAGAGTAGTTAGTCTCTCTTGTTAAAAAGAAGTCGTGGTTTCTAGCACCACCAGTAAACACTTCAAACCAGCCAGATATAGCTTCAGCCGATTTAGAATCAAAGTCTAGAATAGGTTTGTAGCCCAACTGGATTAGCTTTTGATTTGCTCTGGCTCTAATATAATTTTTTAGGTCTATAGCCTTTAAGCCCAGTAAGTCACCCTGATCAAAGATTGAATCTATAAAGCCCTCTTCCAACCCAACACAAGTTCTAGCAGCTTCATATATATCAGATTCTAGCTTATCAGTTCTTAGGTGAGAATTTTCTTCTAGATAAGTATTAAATAACCATATACCTGCTTCAGCATGGATGCACTCATCTCGACTTGAATATTCAACTATTGTGCCAAGACCCTTCAGTTTATTTAAAGCTGGGAAGCGCATTAGCACTGCAAAAGAAGAGAACAGAGATACACCCTCAGCAAAAGCACTAAACACTGCTAACGAACGAGCTATATCCTCGTCACTCTCATCTCTAGCACTTATTAAGTTACCATACTTAGCTTGGGCTGCTGGGTCTTGTAAAAAGGCTTCAAAGTCATCCAGCCCTAAGGTATCAGAAAGATAGCTGTAAGCCTCAGTATGGACGACTTCAAAAAAGCTAAATGTTCTTGCCATGCAAGCAATCTCTGGTTTAGGAAACCATCTGACCACATTTGACCAGTAATCTCCTATGACTAGTTCGGCTTGAGTAAACCCTTTGAGAACCCCAGCCACAACTGCTCTTTCCTTATCATCCAGCTTAACCTTCCAGTCTAAAAGGTCTTCGGTGAGAGCACATTCTTTTGCTACCCAAAAGCTGTCTTGTTGGTCTGTGCTAAACTTATGAGCCTGTCCATATTCAAATGGTTTGTAATTATGCCTTGGGTCTGTTAAAGCCATTTTTTTCTAAGAGTTTGTAGAGTCTTTCTCTAACATAAGCTATAAAAGACTAACTTTAAAGAATTAAACTACCCAAATATTAAGCAACCGGTAAGGCTCCTCTAAAGCCTATCTCTCTAAATCTGGCTAACACCTTGGCACGTTTTTCGGGCAGCTCATCTATTAGTATCTCTGACACAAGCATACCAATACTTTCTATCTTTTTCTGAGCAGAGTGAGACTCCATGAACTTTTGAGCTGCTGTCAATAGCTGTCTTAATTCTGCTGTGTACTTAACGTGATGCTCAGGATCTGTGCTCTCTAGCCTTGCTAGTTGTCTATAAATCATAGCTCCTAAGTCCTCCATGTTAGACGCAATATCAAAGATAGAACTCTTCTTCATCTCAGCTTTCTTAGAGGGTGGAGCAGCGTCGTAGGCTTTACAAAACTGCGATACCTTTTGAGGACTAATATCTAGATACTCACCAATCTCTGTATAGTTCTTACCATTGTCCCTAAGCCTTTTTATTTCAGACCCTAGTTTTAGTCTCTCAATCTTGCTAAAAGACACACTTGATAACTTTTTACCATTATCAATTAAAGCAGCTCCTTCCTCTGTGTTATCTAGAGCCTGATATAAAGCACTAGCTCTTGTAGCAATGGCTTTTAACTCACTACTATACTCTGCGCTAACCAGCTCGGACATTCCTTGTATAGAAGTAATAATATGCTCAAGCTGTTCCATGTAGCTAACAGCTTTTGCCGCTCTTTCTAAGTTTAAAGTCTCTTGCTGGGGCTCGTAAGTTGTTATGTTGTTCATGCCTAATTTGGTTTAGTTAGCTCTATAACCAATTTAGGTGTTATTTCAGAAAACTCAAGAAGTAGTAGTGCAGAATCTACAGCTCTGCCCCAAGAACGTTTTAGACTCTCAGGCGTGTAGCCTTCTAGGATAGCTAACTCTCTTCTTTTGTTACATCCTACCCAAAGTAAGTAGAGACAGGTAAAATCCTCGGGGCATACTTTAGAGTAAGTTAGCTCTAGCACTTCTTTAACTCTGGCTGCCTGGTGTTCTCTTTTGGATATTGGGTTTACCCAGGATAATCCATAAGGAAACTCCTGCTGAAGGTACACAAGAAAGCTTAGTTGAACCAGACTTATATCTTTGAGGTACAGATCCGGCAGTTGGTCTAGTCTTTGCTGCTCTAGTAAACTTTTCTCTAGTCTTTGAAGATAGAAGTCTTGTTCACCTGCTGCTGCTACTAGGTTTGGAACTAGCTCTATACTTTCTGGTTTATAGCCAACTTTACTGTTCTTAATCCAAGCACACATCTGGTCTGTAGGAGCAAACTTGATTGTGTTTCTGACCTTGTTTTCTTGAACTGACAGAGTTCCTATAAAGGGTAGAACAATGCTCAATCTTCTGATTAATGAGACAACTAAAAACTCAGAGAGAGCAAAGACTACTCTTTTAGCTTGCTGGGGTGTTATGCCCACTCTCTGAGTTATATATTCAACTATGTCTACGGTGTAAAGGTCAGCTTTTTGTTTCGGCATCTTTAATTTCTTCTGCTTGCTGGCTTGTAGTCAACAAGTATTTACTTACGCTGCTGCTATATAAGAACTATACAGAACTAAACTTTACTTTCTACTTCAACGAGAGCATGATTCTCCACTAAAAAAAGTAAAGGTTAACGTTGTTTGCTACAGCTATATTTCTCAGAGCTGTAGCAATGTACTTTTTATCCCCTTCTTCTAAAACTACCTTTAGGTACTCAGCAGCTTGCTCTGGATTGTTTAAACTTTGTAGTTTGTTGTAAGGTTTACTACGGGGGTTATTACTTTGCATTACTTTCTGATTGCCTTCTTTCATAATCTCTACAGCTTCTAGCACAATACAAAGCAAACTCTTTGGTTGTCATAGTCACGTAGTTCTCTGGCTCAACCCAACCTTCTTCATTAACGTTAGGGTGCCTACACTCAAAGCCACTATTTATCCCATCTTCATAAGTCTCTTTGTAGTTCCAAACTTTAGCGTGAACGCAATCTAAGCAAGACCTTGTTTCTTCTTGAGGTAATTGGTTATTATCCATCATTCATTTTCTTTGTAGCTTCCCATAAGTCTGTTCCCTGATAATAAAGAGTAGTAATCTCTGTATTGTAAACTTTATAGCTAAATATCTTTCTAGAGTGGCAGAAGGAGAACTCAAGCACCCGGTCTCCCCTTCTAGCCATAACCACATCTAGCTCCATTCTTTCAAGCTCGTCATAGTCTAGCTTCTTTTTAGAGTAGACAAGCGGCTTGCTGATATTGTTTTTATTCATTATCTCTTATCTCGGCATTGTCTAGGATATTTAAGCAAGTGGGTCTTGGCTTGGCTACCACACTAATATGTCTCGGTACTTCATAATATCTAACACACTAATTCTCTGCTTCTAGAAGTTCCTCCTCAGTAATAGATTTAATAAATTCTCTAACAGATGAGGGCTTTACATGAAACACTCTCTGAAAGATATTAACTAACTGCTATTCTCTTTCTAAGTCTGCTTTCTGCTGTTGTTGCTCCGCCCACTTCAAAAAGTTGTTTGGATAATCTGCTTCCTTCTTTAAGCTCTCAAGGGCTTCATCCCAGGCTGATCTAGCTACTTCTTTAAAACAGTCTTCAAGAGCTTGTGGCTTCCAACTACCTGCATACCTCTTATCCCACCATCTTTCAAATGCTTCAGTCATTGTTTTCTTCCTTTGGTTGTGCTTCTTTTAGTTTTAGTAGACAGTTAGGCATGGAAAACATATCTAATGTTTTGCCGCTTAATTTATCAAGAGCAGCCTCAAAACACCAGCTACAAGCTTTTTGTACTAGAGTTAAACTGGTTTTGTCTAACCAACTCAACACTACTTCTGGCTCAACATCAAAAACTAGTATGAAAGGAAACACTTCTCCGCACCAATCTGTACCAGGATATTTTTCTCTTAACTCTGCTGTTATTGTTAAGTTACCGTTAGTCATTTCCTTCAAAGACTCTTAGTTCATCCTCAATATTAAGCGCATAGTCTGGCCAGCAATGCTTAAAGTATTTACAAACTGAAACCAGAGCATCAGTTTTCCAATCTCTTCTAAAGCAAGGCACACCATACTCAGCGGGAGACAAAGGCTTTCTCCAGCGATCGCTCTCTTCTGCTGCTTGAATATCATCTTCAATAACTTCTAGTTCTTTAACAACTCTCTGCACCACATTCAGGTCAACCTGGGCAAGCACTAGCTCGCCGGAGGGAAGATGGTATATACCTAAGTAATCTGGTAGCCTGCCTGTAAGCTCATAATAAAGGTGAGCATACAGGTTTAACTGTGGGTGCATCATTACATCTAGACCGCTGGTTTTATTCTTTTCAGTCTTGTGGTCACAAATAACAACTGCACCATCTACTGTTTTAAATACCCAGTCAATACCACCCTGCCAGTTCTTACCTCTTTTCCACTCAAGGTTTAGATTATCAAACTTAAGCTCCACACCCAGAGTCTCAGCAACCCAATCAGGCTTTTTAAAGTTGTAAATATAGAGTGCAGCCTTAGCTACTAAATCACACAACTTGAGTCTGCGGAACTGAGGATTAAGGATAGTTGCGATATTATTTATATCTAGTGAAATCTTGTAAAGCCCTAAACTATTAATCTCTTTTTTAACAGTTGAAGGAGGATAGTTGAAGGGGTCTTTTGGAACTGAACCATCGTTGTTTCTGATAGCATCTTCCTCAAGATAATTTTGAGAACAACGATGATAGATAGAACCAATCTTAATAGCATAATCAATTAGTAATCTAGTTGGTATGCCATTAGAAACTACATAACCCTCTTTATCTGTGTCATCCTCAACTGCTGATAGCTTACAGTCTTTCTCTAACCACTTTGGTAAAACTATCTCCAAGGCACTTTCTAGCTCTGCTCCATTCAAGTGCATCTCTAAACATTCATGTGTTAGTCTACCAATTAATAAACTATCTTCTAGAACTTCAATTGTGTTCTCTTTTAGCTTATTAACATAGCTAAAGTTGTACTTTTGAGGGCATTTGGGAAAGGAAGAAAGCCTTGTGTAAGAAGTCCACTTTGTAGTGTCATACTCTGGCTTGGACTCTGCTGTTGCAGTTGATTCCTGAGTGGTTAAAGAGGTCATTTGGTACTAGTTTAATAATTGGTAGGTTAGCTATACTCTCTACAGAAATAGCTTTATCTTCTACCATTTTAGCCCATAAAATACCTATTGCGTCGTATTCATGTTCGGCTAATTTATTAATAGTTTCCTTGTCTGGATGTGTGGCTAGTAACCAATCTTTACAGTGTTCTTTAGTCCCTTTTATTCCTAGTCTAGCCGGCCAGGACTCTTTTGTTTTTACAGCACTGTCTAATACTGTGTAAGGAACTTCATATCTAAAGCAAGCGTTAGTTATTGTAGAGTAAACCTGAGCCAGCTTCATTGCTGCATTTCTGAACCTACCTGGGTACACAACCTCCAAGACTATCTCTTCAGGAAAAAAGGTTTCAATAACCTTGGTTACAAACCTGTCTATCTCGTGCAGCCTTTTATCTATTCCTAGCTTACTTTTAGTCACTAGCACAGTTGTGTAGATAAATTCACTATCAGTAACAGCAACCCCAGTATTTTCTAGAGCTTGGTCAAAAGCCACCACCCACCTTTTGTCTGTTATTGCCATAACTGTTCTACCTGCTTTCTTAGTCTTTCTCTCAGCTTAAGATAGTTTCTAACTTGCTGGGCGTAGTTGGATTGCTTTCTGTTTATTAGGGTAGAAGTCCTGAACCTGTAAAGGTGGTGCAGAGTTAGCTCTTGTAGGTCACTGACTGGCTCTATTTTATCTTCTGGGATAGAAAGCAATTTAGCTTCTAAGTCAGGCACTAGCAACAAATAATAATCTAGGAGCGTGACCATCATACTAAAAAACCATCTCAGCTCTATGTTCTCTCTGATTAACTCTATCTCTAAAGTCTTACAGGCTAGAAAATCTACTTTAAGGAGTTTCTGTACTAGGTCAAGGTGCTGAGGCTGTCGAGCTAATAGCTCTTCTAGTTTGTTTGTCTGTTCTAGCATTAGAAAGATCCGTACCCTAAGTTTGATCTTAGAAGAGAAACCATACTAAAAGAATGAAGATACTTTTGGATATAAGAAGGGGTGTTATTATCCTCTGTGAGAGAATTATTCAACCAGTCAAGCGATAATTGTGCTTCTTCTTCACTGAGTAAGATAACTTCTGCTGCTACGATAGAGTAGTTTAGACCATTCCACCTACTCATCATTTTATTTATTAGCTGGACGTAAACTGTCTCTTCCATTTTTACTCCTCTATTGGTTTTACTTTTGCTAACCACTCTTTAAACTCTTGAGGGTAATCTCCTGTAACGAAAGGTGCTACTTCCCCAAATGGTTGTTCTGTTACTTCTTGCCACCATAAGGGAGGTCTTGCTGGCGAGTGTCTGGACATTATGGTCTCTACACCAAGCGATCGCAGATTGTCCATAAATATCTCTCCAACACCAGCTAACCTTTTCTTAATATGAAGATGAGATATACCTATTTTGCATACAGTCAGAGCATGGTCTCTAGTGAGTCTACCTCTGTCTTTACCCCAATTATAGTCACTGTAAGCAGAAGCATAAACTTCATCAATTAGCCACTCCCGGCGATAGTCTGATACTGCTCTAGCAAGATAAGAACCTAAGCATGAGGCATTAAACTTTGATTTGTAGTAAGACGAGGCGGGCATATCTTGCCTAGCTATTATCACTTCTACAGCCCCTAACTTTACAGAGACTTTAGCAACCATATACTCTAGGACAGAACGAATCTTTCTGTCTACTCCTACAACGTTTAACTCTTGAGGATAAAGGTACTGGTCTATATATTGAATAGAGCCAACAGAGTCCTCATATTCTAAGGCTTCTATCACTGCTGGCTGCTTACCTGTAAAGTAGGTTTGATCTAAGAGAAGTTGGTGGGTTACTTCCTTTTTTAACCAAAGAATGCAAAAGTTTAAGGGGCAGGCTACTATCAATGGGTCAGTTTGGACTGAGACATAGACTTGCTTACCCATCCACCATGTCACCCCAGATACTAGCAAGAGTTAAGAATAATCTGTTAACCATCTCTTGAATTGACTCATCTGGTAAACAGGCTCTTATTAATATCTCTGGTTCTGTATCTCTATCCTGAACCCACTCACACGCACTGTTTACTATCTCTCCCAACTCACTATCACACTTTATACGTGAAAAATCCATTAGTTACTCCGATACTTTTTTGCTGTCAAGATTCTCACTTATTAGCTTATAGAACAAGCTTCAACATAGTCTGGTGCCAATACTTAATTATTAAATCAAGATTGCTTATTACTGTAGTAACCTGCTCCTCTGTATTACACCAGATTTTATGCTCACAGTCTTTATATTTTACTTGTAAGCAAATCCCTATGTACCCAGTTTTAGGTATTGGAAACACTAAAGATATTCCTGGTTGTGGAGAGTCATCATCTTCTTCAAAAATGCTATAAGTAGTTTCTCTGTCTACAACATAGCAAGTATCTTCAAGACAGTAGCCCAACTCTGTTAACTGACTAGCTGCTAGGTTATAAAGAGTTTCAGACATTGATACAAAGTCTTCCATTATATTAATCTTCTTTTTGCTTAACTGTTTATCCATTTGAGATAATTCCTTCTAGTGAGTGTAGTCTATGGCCTTGCCTGTATCATCAACAAATACTGGTTTTCTTACAGCGTTAATAGCCTCTCTAACTCTTTTTAGTTGTTTTACTAGCTCAACAGGCACACAGTTAGGATTAACTATGTAGCTTTTCAAAGCATCTATCAGCCTTCTATCCCTGTCTAAAGAACTTGTTATTGGCGTATCAAAGAACTCGGCCTCAGCCATTAAACTATCCAGCCAATGACAACTGCGCTTGGCTCCTTTTGATAGATAAACTCTTACTCTTCCTCTTTTTGTTGGGTAAGTATTCAATTCTTTGGACTTTATTACGTAATTAAACTTTTTACCTTTGGCACTGCATACTTCCCTTAATCTCTCAACTCCTCTTACTTTGCCTAAACTACTAATTTGATAGTAACCCTCGAAGCCTTTAATATCTTTCCACTCTTCTAACTGTTCATCCATTTCAGATAATTCCTCCAGCTTCCATGCTGTTTGATAACATAACTTTCCAATCTGTCTAGCTCCGCCGGCTCATCAACTGCTTCATGCAAACCCCAAAGCAGAGAATGATGAGCCTTGTTGCTGCTGGCTGAGAATACCTCCAGTGCCATTCTATGCAATGGTACAGCAGTTTTTTTCAGCAACTCTTTATAAGCTTCAGAGTCATATTCTAGCTCTAGGAACAATTCATTTAAATCTTTCACTCCAGGCAGACTAGGAACCTTCCAAGTAAAGATTGGGATTCTCAACTCAATAGCCAACTCACACAGATAAGGAGTAATCTGACTCCAGCTTTTGTATTGACCAGCCTGCGGTGTTCCTAACGGGTACTTATCTCTATCAAAGATTGCTAACAGATGGCTGCAGTGTTTAAAGTCTTTGGCATGACTTACTAAAGGAATATTAATACCGAAGGTTGCTACGGCTGGCTCTTCTATTTCTATAAGAGACCTACAATCACTTATTCCTTCTACTATCACTGCATAGTCAGATTGTTTAACTTTATCAAGGTTATAGAGATAGTTAGTAATTGAAGGAGTGCCTTTATCAGCCAGCCATCTTCTCTCTGGGTTAACTCCAAGGTTTCTACCCTGAAGGTGGACTACAGAGCCACTACTATTTCTAATGGGAAACACCAGATGGTTGTCGTACAATTCATCATTCTTTGACCATAGGAGACCTAACTCTTCAAGCTTATCTGTAGCCATGCCGTTGTCCTGCAGGAATGTAGCACTATTACTAAACCCAAAGTCCTGCTCTCTTAAAGTCTTGTACCATCCTCTAGACAAGCAATACTCACTCACCAGCTCTTTCTGTTTTTTTACATTGTTTTGGTAAAGAGTAAAAGCCCCTTCTACACCTTTGATTCTGCTTCTGTATTGTCTACAACTAGCTGTGTTTTCTACTAGACCTAAAAGCAGCTTAAGAGATTCTGAAAAGTTACCAGACAGTCCTGAGTGTTGTACGAGCCCAAAGATATCTCCTCTCGCGCCGCACTTAAAGCATTTGTAGTTCTTGTCATAGTAAATCTTAAAAGATTTAGATGAATGACAAAAAGGACAAGGCTGGTTGCCTTGTCCAGTTGGTATGGGAATATTTAACAATGAAGCCACTTTAGATATTGTCAGTGCTTCTTTTAGTTCTTCAGCAAGCATTGGTTTAAACCCGGCTTTACCTCTTAAAGATAGCTTATTCTCACTCTGTTCTTTTTTTATAGCAGATAATTGGGTCTAAAACCCCGTCCTTCTAGGACGGATTTTCTTGATTCTGAATATACTTTTTGAGAACTTCAATTGGCGCACCTCCCACAGAAGAAACAAAATAGCTAGGACTCCAGAGGGCTTCTTTGCCGTAGGGCTTTTTAAAGCCAGCCTTGCCATACATACGACTGGATACACCTTTTAAAGAATTAACAATTTGAGAAACAGATAATTTTGGTGGATATTCGATTAATGCGTGAACATGATCGACTTCACCATTAAATTCAAGGATTTGAAAATCCATTTTTCTCGCAACCTCTTTAAATGATTCCTCAACAACTGCGAGACTTGATTGTGTGAATACAGACCTACGGTACTTTGTCACACAAACCAAATGTATTTTTAAGTCAGAAACACTATGTCTTTCCTTTTGTAAGCTGCTTGTCAAGATGTGCAGACCCATGTATACTAAAATCAACAGACCAAATATAGCACAGCATGGGGAAAAGTAAAAAAGATAGATCGTTAATGGGTGTTCAGCAAAACTTAATATATTGCGATGCTGACACGAAAGCTATATTGACTTTTCTTTGTGAACAGTCGAATAGCTTGTACAACTGTGGGGTATATTGGGCACGTCAAATATTCTTCAAAACAGGGAGAATAATTTCCAAATTTGACCCAGTGTATGAAATAGGGAAAAACGTTCATGCTCAAGCCATGCCTTCAGTGCCAGCACAACAAACTTTGTTGAGCGTCTCCGAGGCATTTAGATCATTTAAAAAATTACTAGAGCTATTCTTTAAAGGAGAACTAGAACAAAAACCAAAACCTCCAAAATACAGAGATTCTGGAGGTTTATTCAAAGTTGCTTATCCTAACACTGGTGCTGGGAAGCCAACTATAACTAGTGAAGGATTAATTCGTTTTCCTTTAGGGTTGCAAATCAAACGTTGGTTCGGCATCAAAGAATTTTTCTTGCCGTTGCCAATCAACCTTGATTTCCAAAAGGTTAAAGAGTTCACAATCCTTCCTAAAAATGGAGAGTTTTACTTAGAGTGCAGTTACGAAGTAGAGCCAGTCAATATTCAGCTAGATATTAACCAAGCTTTGTCAATTGATCTAGGAACATCAGCTAATCTAATGGCTTGTGTTGATACTTTGGGTAATTCATTTTTAGTTGATTCTAGACAAGCCAAATCTATGAATCAGCTTTACAACAAGAGAATTGCTAACCACAAAGAAGGTAAGCCAAAAGCGTACTGGGATAGTTTCTTAGACCAGATTACTCGTAAGCGCAATCATCAGATGCGTGACATGGTGAATAAAGCAGCGAGGATTGCTGTAAAGCATTGCCTCTCTCATGGTATTGGAACCATAGTAATTGGCTGGAATGAGGGGATCAAGAATGGTGCTGATATGGGTAAAAAATCCAATCAGGAATTTGTTCAGATGCCCTTAGCCAAGCTAAAAGAACGGATTAAACAACTGTGCGATCTGTATGGTATTCGCTACGTTGAAACAGAAGAAGCTAACACTTCTGCTGCCTCGTATTTAGATGGAGACTCCCTGCCCTAGTATGGAGAAAAACCAACTGGGTGGAAACCATCTGGTAAGAGAATTAAACGTGGTTTGTATCGTACTAAAAACGGTTTTTGCGTCAATGCAGACCTTCAAGCTTCTGCAAATATCTTACGCAAGGTAGCGACGAACTTAAACATAGATTTAAGTAGAGTCTGTAGACGGTGTTTGACCACCGTTTCTAGAATACGTATTTGGGCAACCAAAGTGTACTCAACGAATAAGAATCCTCGTCCCTTTTAGGGCGAGGTTCGTCAAAGCAGACTCAAACTTTTTACTCTTTTTTGATTCTTAAGGTTGATATTGCCAATCTTGAATTTGGTTAGTATGGTACATCTTTGCTCTACCTAGAGTTTCACCTTCCAGTCTTTCTGAAATCCAGTAGTCTCCGTTATAAATACCTTTGTGCAGTATTCCGTCTGGAACAGTTCTGTAACCAAAGCTTTCTGAACCTGGATAGACTCTAAATACTACCTTAGAGTGTGGCAGAGGTAGTTCAACCATCTTACTTATCCTGCTGGTAGTCTAAACCCTGTACAGCTGCTTTCTGTAGCTCCATTCCTAAATAACCTAGATGAACTGCTTGAATACCAGGGTTGGCGATCGCTATTTCTCTTACCAATTTTAAAGGACTATTACCTGTATACTCAGCAACTGGTAATCCAGCAGGGTCTGTTTGAGTAACAGTTACTTCTACCTCAGCAAATTTAATTCTGCAAGTAATAATAAAGTTACCAACTGGGTCACTGTAGTCAATTTTAGTAGCCTTATGATCTTTCAGAACATCATCTGTATGCTGGAATGAGTGACTGTAGATATGAGCTGACTGAGAGTTAATAATCAACTCCCCAGCATCATATACTTTACCACTAAACTTATATAGTTTATCTAACAAGATGCCTTGTAGTTTTCTCAAAGCCATCACATTACTAGGGTAAGCTGTGTAAACATCATGAGAGCGGAAGGTAGCTATCAGGATTAGTTTTCTGTCTATTAATCTTACCCAGATGTTTGTTAAACATGGAGGTGATTCTGAGAAGGTGTCTGTCTCTACATCCCACAGGGAAATAGTACACTGCGAAGAGTCTTTGTTAAACACTAGTTTACTGGCTACTTCTGTTAGCTGGTCTATGCTAACCAAAGAAACATTGTTCTTAAACTGCCAGTTTCTAATCTTAGACCCATAAGTGTAGCTGACACCTTCTGGTAACTCTCCATAACACATCTGAGGAGCGTAGCCTTCCATAAAATCCTTGGTAACAGGCAGCCAGGGCTCGAAATGGAACTCTGCTGGTTCGTTATGAACTACAGAGGTCATCTGTATTAACTCTTGACGCTCACCATACTGCGACTTAGTGAGTCTACCTGTAGACCTGATTAGTGCGATCGCCTTTAACCATACTTCTGCTACCGTCTGTCCTTTGACTAAATGCCCAGAGAGATCTCCTGGTAAAGTTAGAGATTCTGGTTTTGGTATTTTTATCATGACTGGTTCAGCAAACCTTCTAAGAGGATATTTCCATCTTTCTGCACTCTTAACACATTCTACTAAGTCCTCAATCTTTTCTACTGGTTCCCACAGTCTATTAGATAAACAGTTAATAGCTTTTTTTAAAGCTATAGGATCAAATACATTGCTCAGGGAACCAATAACTTCTCCATCCTTATATTTTGTTACAAGGTACTTGTCATCTAAAAAATAATGCCCTTTTAAAAAGTAATAAAAAGCTTCTACAGCTCTAGCTACTTTATCTTGGTTTGTAGCTGACAGCAGGTGTATATCCCAATTATAAGGATTAGCTAGAAGGTTAACTACTAAAGGCGTTAACCCATACATCGGGCTATACAAGTTACCAATACAGGCATACTCATGCGTTTCTAGTAACTTAGCTACACGCTCTTTGGGAGTCCAGCCTGTGATAATGATTGCTCTACCAGTTCCGACGATCAGTTCGTTGGCTCGGCATATTGGTTTGTAATGTGGGTTACTCATCAAAAGAATCCTGTAATCTTTTAGCTTCTTGAAGCGATTTGAAGGCTTGCTCCATTAAGTGTTTAATTTTAACTATTTTATGTTCTTTTGGTTCTGCTACCTCACTCTGGGATTGTTTGTACAGTCTGAGGTAGTCTAAAGCGTCCTCTTTTGAAGCAAAGAAGTAACCTAAGCGCCATCTAGCATTAGTAGAAGACCAAGCTCTTATGCTTATAGCCTTTCCTTTACAGTCAAGAGGTGTAGAAGGTAATAGCTGCTGCTCTCCAAAAGTTTCTTCCTTACCTTTTCCTAAAACATAAAGGTAGACTGTGCCTTGTTTTACTACAGACCATTCAGTTATTATTCCTTCATCCCCAAAATGGTAAAGGCTTTTATATATCTCTTTTTTTGCTTTGGTCATACTATACACAAAACTAGCTAATTACCTTTCTCTATTCTTTTTTCTTATGACAAATCAGCTGAACTAATTACTAACTCAGCTGATGAAAGATATTTATGTATTAACTACCCTAACAACCCATTCTATATCCTGTATCTCTATAGCTTTCCCACATTGGAGGAATAACCATGCAAGTCTTTTGTGCTCTCTTTAAAAGCAAGCAAAGGTAATCCATTAATCTGGAGTCTCTGTCAGCTTTTAATAAAGGTAAAGTATTACGAATCTTATCTATAAGATCAAAGAACTTAACTTGAGATAGCTGGGAGAGAATGGCTTGCTTCTTGTCATAGGACTCAGGCTCACCGCTGGCGTACATAAGAAAACCACAGACTAGCTTATCTAACCTGTCTTTAGGAAGGTTAGAAAGCTTCTCTAGATACTTAGCCTGTATCTCAGGTTTAGATAAGTCACCTTGCTGACCACCTTTTGGTTTAGATTTAGGCATTTGACTGACAACATAGTTAATCAGTTTTTGCTTGTCATCTAAAGTGGCACAAGGATCTGGGTTTGTGAATACTTCAGCGGTTAGCTCTGGTCTAGTGCGAACATTACAGAAGTAATAGTTAGGCATCCTACGGTACAAATGGTTCTCTTCTCGAGTGCTTCCATCTTTCTTGACCTTAGATACTCTAACTGAGTAGTAGTATTTAGGTGTTTCTTGGCTATTACTTCTAAGATTCACACGCCACCAGACTTGTACTCTAGCTAAATGTTTAGTATGTCTAGCTAAAGTTGAGGTACTGCGTCCTACTTTTGCAGCAACTGTTGATTGGCTCGCACCAATAGGTATTACGTGTTTTTTAACAAATGCTCTTGCTGTACTCCCTCTCTCAACGTGCTCACAGCCACTAACATAATTGGACCTTCGCACGCTTTCTAATGAGGGAGGCATAAACATTTTCTTACTAGAGCCAACAAGCCTCTCAATTTTGTATTGACAGGATTCTTGTTGTCTAGCTAGTGCAGCTTCATAGCATACAGCTTTCAGAGTTTTTAAATCCTTTAGAGATTCTATAGAACTTTCAAAGCTTGTATGTGCTGGAACTTTACTGTTTGCTTTTACTTTAGAGATTGATTTGTATTTGAGGAATAACCTATCCCCTCTTACTTCAGCATCCCAAAAGTAAAAGCAGTTTCTAGCCCACCATAAAATAACGCTTTTACTTTTGTTAAAGAATTTACATAGGTGTTTAATACTTAAACGCAACCAACCAGCCCCCTTAGTATCTTTTGCTCGTGCATAGAAATAAAGAGGGCTGGCGGCTGGCTGTGAAAGTATAATCCCTGCGTATAGTCTCATTAACTAAAAAGTAAACTTTCTACTATTATAGCTTATTAGAAGAGTTTTTTTCCTTTTCTTACTCTGTCCATTGCCCAAGAAAGTTTGTTGTATATCTCTTCTGTTTGCTCAGACTTGTTATCATTCATAACTAAATTATTCTCTGATAACTTTTGTAGCTCAAGGATGCCATAAACACCTTCTTTAGACCTTAAAAGTCTTGTGCTGACTGACTTGATACCTACACTATCCAAATAGACCTGACAGCCTCTAGATAAACCTGAGTCACTGCGGTTAAAGGTTATAAACTTTGTGTGTGTAGCAATCTTTAGCTCTTCTCTAACCTTTTCTATATCAACTCCTTTAAACAAAGATTTAATAGACGATATGCCAGATTTTCTGGTCTCGTAGGCAATAGTCATTTTTGTAAAATGCTTAGAGCCCCAGCGTTCTCCATTGTGCAATATTCCCAGGCAGACTCTATCTGAATCACTTGCTACCAACAAATCTCTTAAAATACCTTCTATGTATTCAGTTTCTTTAAAATGCGTGTCTGACAGATAAATAATAGCATTTCTTGCGGCAGTATTACCTATGCTTACCAGGTTAATAATGTTTGTAACTGTGTTAGCTATTAGTACAGTTCCGCAGGCTGCTAGTATAGCTGCTCCATCCCATGATAGATAGCCTGTGTTTTTGTATTCCTTAATTATTTGTATGCCTGTGTCTACTGCTATGTTGTTAGAAGTTTCTGGCTGCTGTTGGTTTGCTCTGTACAAATCTTGCAGCACCTCTTTTGAGGTAGTAGGTCGGTTTTTCACGGTCTTAGTTGTAGTTACTGTACTACCAACTTAAAATACTCTTTGCTGTTAGTAAAAGCAGATAGTCTTTTTTTTGCTTATTTTATACTTATGACATACTGCTGCTGTAGTTACACAAAAGTGTGAACTGCCAAGACAACAGTTCACCAAAGTCCTCGCGCCGTGGAAGCCCACGCCTAAAGGCGTGGGGTGTCTGACTCTAACAATTTGCTGAAAATTTGTCAATCCTTTAGTTTTCAACTTTTTCTAATTTGTTTGTCCACTGAATATCTATAGAGCCAGCACAGTCGTCCCACTCAATGTTGGCAGTAGTAATGCCATACTTTTCTAGTGGGTAGCAGTCTAAGTCAACTGACTTAACAGTACCTAAAACTACTGGGTCTGGTTTCCAAGCTACTCTATCACCAACTTTTAACCAGAACTCATTTGCTTGATCAGGATTTTCATCTACTAGCTCTAACAAGTCTTTGATTATGTCCATTATTTTCTTTTTCTTTCTAAAGATTCTATGAAAGATGCTACTCCAAGCACTAACAGAGTAGCAGAGACTATGAAAATAACTACATAGAGTACATGATCTGGATTAGATTTACTAAATTTGTCTAGTAAAAGATAACCTCTGTAGAGCACCACTACCCAAGCCAAAAACAAAATTACTTTCTTCATTAGCTGCTTCTCTAGTTTTAAGTATTTTACCAGAGAGGTACAAAAGTATATTGAGGTTTCTTTGGGTCAGTGCTTTTTTTGATAGACTCCTGCTAAGAATAACTCAACCGGACTTTGGCTAACTTCTACAAAATCTGCATTATTAAGTTCTGCTAGTTCCTTTGCAGCCGATACAAAAAAGCTAACTAATGCTAACAACAGCCAGCTTTTTCTTCCTGCTTCACCCTAGAAGTGTCGGCACTATCTAGTCCACAGGCTAACACGGTCAATCTGACCGCTTCTTGTTTTAAGTTAATCGCAGCGTTTAAATCTCTGTCAATCTCAAAGCCACAACTATCACATTTAAACACTCTTTGAGATAATGACAGTGATGATTTTTTCTCTCCACAATTTGAGCAAGTCTTACTACTGGGATAAAATCTATCCACAATTACTAACTTACTGCCATACAGTTGTGTTTTGTATTCTAGCTGCCTTCTAAATTCATAAAAGCCCATATTCGCAATAGCTTTTGATAATTTCCCATTCGCTAACATCCCAGATACATTCAAATCTTCTATCCCTATAACCGCGTGGTTTTTGCTGATATAGGTAGTGATTTTATGTAATGTATCTTTTCTGATGTTGGCTATTTTTTGGTGTAATCTCACTATTTTGATTTGTGCTTTTCTATAATTATTTGAACCTATGAGTTTATGTCGGTTCAAATATTGCATTCTTGCTAGTTTATCTTCATACTTTTTATAGCTTTTTACACCATTGAATATTTCTCCTGTTGATAATATTGCTAGATGATTTATGCCTAAATCTACTCCTACAAACTCTTGATTTTTCTCGGTTTGAGTCGTTCTCACCTCCAGTTTCCAAGAGATAAACCATTTATCAGCCTGTTTACTTATGGTGACAGATTTAGGTTTATATCCTGTCGGGAGAATTTCATAAGTTTTCAGCCAACCAATGACAGGAACTTTTACCTTTCTGTAGTCAATTTTTATTGACCCATCTAAGGTAAAAGAATCATGTCTCCCTTTTTTCTTAAACTTAGGAAATCCTTTACTTTTTTTAAAGAAAGCTTTAAAGGCATCTGAGAGATATCTTAATGCGTATTGAGGGGCGCATTTGGATACGTCATAATACCAAGGATGGGTAGATTTAATGGCTGCTACTAACCATTTATGTAAATCTATGGCTGTAGGAAATTTGATTTTGTCTTCAGGATTAAGTTTGTTATGTAATAATACCTGTTGACAAAGTGCTAAACCTTGATTCCAAGCGTGTCTAGCTACTCCTGCGTGTTGTGCTAGTAGTAGTTGTTGTTGCTTGTTAACCTTGAGTTGGGTCTTGAATCCTAGTAACATACAAGTATTTTACTGTAATTCTGTCATCAAGAGCAGATGAGTCGAAATTTTGAGCAAATGTTAGTATTTGTTATTATTAGTTAATAAAACAGTAACTAGCTACTAACCCTCTTTTGCTGGCAGATATACCTGCGACTCTAATGGAGAGTTACCTGCTTGGTATATCAACTTTTTATCAAGATAGATAACGTAAGCAAGAGAAGTGTACAGACCTATTATTTTAGGTTTACTCATAGAAAAGGGGTTAGTAAAACCCCTGATAAACTACACAAAAGCAAAAGCCAGTTTTTCAGCTTTATCTAACAAGTTAGCATCGCTGCCAAACCACAAGGAGTTGTATCTACTGTCTGTGTTTTTACTCTTTTCATGGGTTAAAAATTCAGAAACAGAATTTACTGCCGCCCAAGCAGTGCCACGCACACCATTTAGTTGTAAGTCAGGAGTGTTGTCATAGGCGTTAAGAATCTTCCTGCAGGCTCTAACATCCTCTAGGTTTGCTGTCCTTTCAAGTCTGTCACTAGCTTTCTTTAAGTCATCTGTAAATAGACTTTCAAGATATCCACGAAACTGTTCTGTAGATAAGTTAGTTGCTGCTAATTGTTGGTAACGCATAGCAGTGTCTTCAAAGCTTTTTTTAGCTAAGGATAAGGAAGCTTGAATTTGACTCAACTTAGAATCCATTGAAGAGGTATGGGAGACAGACCTGAAAGCTCCTCCTTCTGCCAGTGCTACTCTTAAAGTGTTTGCACAGACAACTCTTTCTGTCACAAACTTAGTTGTCAGCTTCATAGAGCCATCATGAGCGTTAGCCAAAAGAAGATAGTTTTTTATCTCATCTCCGTCTACAATCTCATTGTTGCTTGTTTCAATCTCAGCAGTTATAAATACTTTCTTACCACCGCTCAAAACTCCTGCAGTAGATATATAGCAATCCTTTTCATGTAAGAAAGGGTCAAAGAACCTAAAAGCATCCTTATTCTGCTTGAGAACATAACTGCTACCAACAACCCCAATAATTGCTCCTGTGTCGTCTCTTTGCACAGCTTTACTATTAGGAACTTCTCTATCCCCAACTTTCATAGTTTGAAGAGAGACAGTCCAGTCTGCACCTGCTAGTCTCAAAGCCTCTTCAGAGCTATATACCTTATCCTTGATAACAGTGCCCAGCCCGTGCCATGCTGGAACTTTCACAAACATTCCACTTTCAAACTGATGAGTCATATTTTTTATTTTCTCACTATTGATTGTTTACTTCTTTTGCTTTTTCAGAAAACCTTACTAAACCTTGATTGAATTGTTATTCTCAAACTCTGCAAAGTCATAGGTATTAATTAACTGTTGGATAGTAGTCAAATCAAAGTTGTCAGGCACCACCAACTCTCCAATGCTTTGAGGAGCGATCGCATCAGAAATCCTTGTTGCTACTTCATCCTCTAGCTTAATTAACCCAACTTTAGAAGCATGACTGACAGCTCTAAGAAAAGATAGTCTTGGGGTGACAACTAGTCTGAGTTTTTGCCCTTCATCCTTTGTTCTTTTTTCTTTCTTATTAATGACAAGAGATGCTGGTTTAACATCTCTACACATCAACTCAGCTTGAGCTAGTATCTCTTCCAACCTTAAACTCATTAAACAGCTCCTGAACTGATACTATTTTTGAGCATTCTGGGTACAAACTATTTAAATGTGCAAGCCTTTTCCTTGCTTGGTTGTTGTAGAAGTAAGGCTCTTCATCCCAAAAGTCTACCTGTACAGCTCTTGTTTTTCTACCAGACTTGTCAGTTCTAACACCCCTACCAGTTTTTTGAGTAATGCCAATCTTTCCACTACCTGCGGCTGCATTAATAGTTAAACCAACGCTTGGGAAGTCTACTCCAACATTTAATGCTGGAGAGGAGAGCAAAACTCTTATCTCACAGTTTGAGAACTGCTTCACAAGTCTCTCTCTCTTTGATTTTGGTTGTAGTTGACTATGCACAAAAGGTATCTCTAAACCTCTATCAGCAAAAGTTTGTTGTAGTGGTATACCGTGATTGTCTATTTCTGTTACCAAAATCAGGACTTGCGACTGCTTATTAAACTCTAGATACTTTTTAACAATTTCAACGATCAGTTCGTTGCGAAGTTGGTTCTGGCAAATAGCTGTTAGCATAACCTCGCGCTGGTTAGGCTTACCATTTGGATACTCTGGCTTACCTTTCTTCATCACAGCAGTAGAGTAGATGACATCTGGTGCTGGTACTTTAACAAACCTAACATCTGGTTTGTGACTTACTCCTTTACCCACCATTTCCATCTCTGGTATTTTGAGAGCTAATGGTCCAAACACCCCTTCTAAAACAAGGTCAGCTCCATCTTCTCTGAAAACTGTAGCACTAAAACCTGCTCTAAAAAAAGTGTTAACACAGGCGTTACTGATGTTTATAAACATATCACAAGCACCTGTATGACACTCATCTCCTAGTAGCACTTGAACTTCTGTCATCTCTTTAGCAAACTTACCAGCAGCATGAATAGAGAGAGAGTTCATAATTCCTATAGTTACTCTTTGCCAGTTAGACTTACTGTCACCGACTTGACCAATAGGTTCATCTGTAAACTCAGCTAGTTGTTTGGTTAAAGAGTACATTAGCTCTTTCTGCGGAACAGTAACCAAAACCTTCTGAGTTGAATACTGCAGGATAGTCCAACACATAGACTTAGACTTTCCGCTGGCTGTAGGAGAGCTTACCATTAGCCTTTGGTGGTTTAGGGCAGTTTTAACTACTAGTCTTTGGTGGTCCCATGCCCACTCTGGTAGTTCCCAAGGTGTGTGGGGTTCCCATTTGTAGAGTTGCTCTAGTTCATACTTTACAAGAATGTCATCTAAAAACCTTGTGACTTTTGGAAGAAGACCGGTCGGGAAAGATTTGGTCTTAGGGTCGTAGCAAGACTTTTTAGGGTTTGGAGGAGTCCATTTTTGGTAGTAGGCTGCTCTCTCAAGCTTCTTATCAATCCAGGATAGTAACTCTTTGAGCTTAAAGTCTAGCTCTTTTGAGCTACCAGTAATTGTTGCTCTAGCTCCATTAAAAGATATTTTGATCATAAAAATAGGGGCTTTAAGCCCCTTTACTAACTCTTGCTAAACTGTTTTACTCTTCAACAGCTGGTATTGTGCTTGTACTCCGGGACTGAAAAGCAGCAAACACAGAAGAAGAGGCTTTAGGGACAGCTTTATCCTCTGCTTTTTTTACAGTCTTCTCAACAACCTTTGAGGCTGCTTCCGGTAAGCTTGGTGTAAAACCTGCTTCCTTCAAATTCACTACTTGAGCAGACTCAAAACTAGCTTTACCATTAGCTACTTCTACTTCTAGCTTTCTAATCTGTAAAGCCAAACGTAAAGCATCTTTCCAAGGACTATCTGCTGGTAGTTTATCTAAAGTTGTAACAGGGTGGAACACAGGCATATGAGTAGCATTGTATTCAACTTTAAACTTCTCTCCTGCATGAATCTCTGTGATTACTGGGAACACAACATCCCCAGTGCTCTTTAAAACCTTGCTTCTCTGACCTCTGTATTTAGGGTCTCTAAGATACTCAAAGTAGTCACCAACTGAGTAAATCTCATCAGGTTGGTAGGGCTGGTTAAGAATATTAGTTTCAAAGTTACCTGTTCCGATAGGTGCATGAACTACCTTGCTCAAACCCTCTAGCTTGATAATAAAAGGACGGACAAGAGGAACTGGCTTTCCTCCCTCTTCTACACCTTCCATTGTTCTTAGTCTGGCATCAGCAATAGACACCCAGTTAATCTTAGAGGGCTCACCGTCTAACTCACCAGACGTATCTAAAAGACCTATCTCGAATACAGCAAACAGTACAGAACCTCTCATACTACACTTAGGGGTACTAGAGTTAGGGTCTAGAAACTGCTCTTGAGTACCAAGATAATGCTCACCAGCTTCAACACACGACTTGCAGGTGCGAGGAGTTGAGAAAGCTTCTCCTTCTGCTAAACCTACAGGACCTCGACTGCCGTATACCACCAAGTAGTCTTTATCGAGAGATTTACTATAGGTATGGGGTTCTTTCTTTGATTGGTGTACCTGACCAAAAGGAAAGCGAAGTGGTTGCTTATCAACCACATCTGTTGATTGTTCTCCTAGATGCTCTACAGCTCTTGTGGTGTTGCAGATGGGTTTGAAGTTGTCCTTATCACGACCATCCACTAAAGCTGCACCATACTGAAACTCTAAAGGAATACCACGTAAGGCAGTAATGTAGTGAGCCTGGGTTACTTCTGTATGCAAAGGAGTACCTTTTGCTTTAGCTTCATCCCGGACTTTAGCCGAAACTGGATGACTCCATTCAATCTTGTTTGAAAGTTTAATGCTAGTAGTGCGGTGCGCTCTCCACTCGTTATCAATAGATACATTCTGCCCTTCGCGCAGGGCTTGAGGCAAGTGTTCTGGGTCTTCATCAAACTCTAAGTCTACGGATAAATCAAGTTCCTGCAGCTTTACCAAACCTGTCATAATTTAAATTCCTTGGTTGTTAATTCATTCATTGTTCTTTTTTCTTGCTGGGTTGTAGCCCCAGTGCTACTAACCACTCTTCTCTAGCTTTTTGAGATGGGTAAAAGTAAAAGTTGATCAGCTCTTTACCCGAAGCTTTTTTTACAAGACCTCTGTCAGAACCTTTTGTCCAATACTCTGTAGACAGATACACCCACAAAGCAAACTTTTTAAGGATTACACTTTGCTTACCTGTTGACCACTGCTCTTCTACTTGCCCTAAAAAAGGCATAATATATGGTATTAAAGACTGAGCCCTGAATTGCTTTAACAGGACTGGTTCAGCAATACCAGGGGTTACAAACCACTTTCTTAATTCACCATTAGTAAAGTTACCCCACCTTTTTACTCCTTCAATAGTGTTTAAGCTATCTATTAAACTTTGCTCAGGACACAAAGAAGACCTGCCTGTCTGAATTACCTTACTATATTTTAGCTCATGCTCTGCTACATAAGGGTAAGCTGGCAAGTCTTCTATCCTTCTTAAGTCCAGCAGCTTATAGCACCCTCCTTCTAGTTTCTTAGCTGCTGTAACTTGTTTGTCTTCTACTTCTCCCTCTAGACCACATACACTAATAAAGGCATAGTTATCTTGGTGTACATAAAAGAAGGAGTCTGTAGGAAGCAAATAATCATTTAACACTGTACCTTTTAACCCAGTACCTTTTAAGTCTTTGGCTTGAATTATCCAAGCTTTATATTCAAAACTTGAATACTCTAAGTTGGTTCTAATAAGTTTAGTAGGGGGCTCATATAGTAACTCTGGTTCCAGACCTAAGTTTCTACAAATCCAAGCAAGCTGCTCTATAGTACCTAAAGTTACATAAACACATCCAGGCTTTATTTGGGGTAGTATTTCAGAGATTAACATAATCTGTCAGCTCCAAATGCTTATGGCGCATAACAGCATTCTGCTCGACAAGTTTAAGCTTAGACAACTGAAGTATATAGCTTACAAAGTTAACAGATTTACTAGCCAGCTCATACTGGGTTAATAAACTTAAAGCAAACATTTGGTCAGAGGAAAAGTTCTCTGTCATTGCTGATGTCTGTAATATGTCTTCTTGCATCTGTTGACATAATTGCGTGGAGCTGACAATCTCTAGCAAGCTTTTTAGCAATGATATTAAAACTTGAAAGTTATAGCCTTCTTGTAGTTTTTGCCATAACTCCCATCTCCAGTGATCTGTAGCTGCTTGTGCTATGTATGCTGCTACCTCTGGGCTCACTTCATCAAACTTCTGCACTGCCGAGTCGTACATTGCTGTAGCCAACCCTAATCTACCTTTAGAACCAGCAGCCAGTATCTGTGCTGACTCATGGTTTATATCAGGGTAAGTTTTAATCAAGAATCTAGCTATCTCATAGTCTGGCAATGTACCTAATCTAATAACACCGCTGCCAGACCTTCTGATCAATGCAATCCTGTCTTCTTCTGCTAAATCTTCCTCTCGCATGGTTAGAAAGATATAACATACATGGTTTCCTGGAACTTCTATCTCTGTTCTTAGCAGCACCTGTTGGCGTAGGTTCCTGGCAAACTCTTGCCATTCATCAAAAACAACAAATAGTACGTCGCCATCAGCATTACCTGTGTTAGCCGCTCCCTTTGCTGCTGTCTGCAGAGCAACCTTAACACTTTGGTTAAGCGTTTCTTCTGTGTAAGCTCCTGGCTGAACCCATACTACGCCAGAAAGAGTTCTATCTGATAATCTGACGTCAATGTCTTTACAAGACTCGCATTCCCCACAAGGCTCATACTCACCAGGCTTTCTTCTTAAGCACTTGAAAGACTTAATAAATAGAAGAGCAAGGGAGGTCTTGCCTGTACCTGACTTGCCAGCAATAAAAAGTGACCTGGGGATAGCTTTAACACCCTGGGTCACTACACGTTTTAGATAATTGACTTCCGCTTGATTGGCTGCAGAGCCGCAGAAGTAATCATCCCAACGCTTCGGAACTTTAGCGTAGGAATGATTGTGCATTACTCTTTCACTCTTAAAATGCTTGCATCTAAAGTTTTAACCATGCCACCCAGCTTTTCTGCTGCTGAGTTCATTATGATGCGAGAAAGATTAACATCATTAACGTTTTGAGCTTCTTCTAAAACATTCATAGCTGCAATTAACTGCGTTATCATACCCCCTAAGCTTTGGTATGCCTCTTGGTATACAACACCATAGGGTTTTACGTTTGAAGTTGCTTCTACGTATTGTTTTTTAATCATGTTTTGAAACTCTTCTGGCATATCATTTAGACTAACAAACTGCATAGTTTTATTCCTTCTTTGTTCTTTTTTTAGTTAGATGTTGCAAGAAGTTTTTTGAGAACTTCTGTTTGAGTTAGTTCAGTTGTTGGTTCACTATCTACATCATAGTCTTCTAAGAGCTTACTTCCTCTTATTTTTTGGGTGGCTAACACTACCTGATGTTCGTCTACTAGCCCTCTGTGGTAAAGAAAGTGTAGTTTTACTTCTGGATGTTTGTTACCAGCTCTCACTGCCCTATACATTGATTGTCTAAGTTTCTTAACAGACCAAGGCGGACAGTAGTAGATAACATCACTAGCAGCAGTCAAGTTAATTGACTCCCCTGCCAGGTTAATAGAAAACACTCCTACTTTAACTGTAGTGTCAAACTGGAATCTATCTACAAGTACAACACGCTCATCACTCGACAGCTTCTTTTTCTCAACACTTTCGTCAGTTGCATAAACTCTAATAACACTATCTACTCCCAACAGGTTTTGCAGATACTCCGTTATCAACGCTGCTGACTTAACATAAGCGCAGAATACCACTACCTTGCCTACTGCTTCCTGGATTATCTCACCACTGGCAACGAGCTTGGGGCTTTCAGCGTTATGGTTACACAGGGCTATTAGTGGATACAACAACCTTAAAGCCTCTGCTTTCTGCTTTGCACCTACAGCCTGACTAGCCATTATTAAAGCTTTTTGATGTTTTAAGGTGTAACCTAAGTGAGTTGACCTTTGGTTCAAAGTTGGCTCTAGCTTATGAATCACAGAAGTGCTAGTAGGAATAGTTATACACCTTCTCACTTCTGGGTCTGTCAGCTTTACTCTATGAATAAACCTTTTTATCAGGCTGTAGTATTCAACTAGCTTCTCAGAATCTAAGTGCTGGAGATACCTAACTGTAGAAGACTCCTGCAATTTAGAACCATATAAGTAGTTAGTAGACAATTGCTCTTTAGTTCCAAACATCTTTGAAAAGGTCTGTGCAGAAGAGTATGGCCACTGTCTGCCATAAACAAGATTACACAAGTTATGAATCTCGCTTAACTTACCTTCAGACGGAGTACCTGTTAGGACTAGCACTCTTTTAGCTTTGTTCAACAAGTATTTAATCTGAGAGGTTCTTTGAGTTCCTGGTTGGCAGTTGTGCACTTCATCTATCACTACCATTGCTGGTCGGTAATGTTTTGCTAACCTCCGACTGATAAAAGGTCTAGCACTTCCTTTTCTGTGCTTTGACCTGTTTTTAGGAAAGTCAAGGGAGTAGATAATGATTGGTTTTGTACAGGTGTCTAGGTCTCTCTCTGACTTGATTAGCTCAAAGTGTTCAGACATCTCTCGCAATCGCTCTAACTCTTCTACCCAACGTTGGGCTGCCAAAAAGTTAGGAACAAGTATATGGATAGAGCCAGCTCTTCTATCCCGGAAGGTTCTGTAAATGGCTTGTAAGCATAGCAGCACACTTATACTCTTTCCGCAGCCCATCTCGTAAGCCATTATATTTCTGAGTCTGACTGCCATCAAGGCAGCATACTCCCACTGATAAGGTCTTACCTCTAGTTCACCTAGTGTCTGCTCAAAGGCTTTTTTAGTTCTTTGCAGGTAGAGTTGATAAGCTGGCAGATCAGTTAGTAACTTCTCTTCTACTAACTCAAACTCTTCTAGTTCTGTGTAGTGATCAACCAGCAAGAGTCTCTCACTCATCTTTTGGCTCCTTATTTAGTATATCTTCTGCTTCTTTAAAGCTCATGTAGTGTGTCATCCAGTAGCTATCATCTTCACTGGCATAAGGCTGGATATTAACACTTACTGTGTCATCATCTAAATCTTCCACTTGTTCTTGCTCAAATTCTTCTGCTTCAGACATAGCCTCGCCTGAAAAACTTGTTCTGATCAAAACGGCGATAGCCGCACCACTTTGACCTTCTCTGGTTTCAACTTTAATACAAGCCAACTCACTGTCTGAACCATAAAGCTGTAAGGTTGCTTCTGAAGGTATCTCCATTAAGTTTCCAGCACCTGGTAAGGCTGGTAGTGGCATCCAATAAGTTACTTTAGTAGAAGCAAAATACCCCGCAGTCCAAGATTTTTGTTTGTCTAATCTGTCAGCGTCATAGTAACCGATAGATAAATACGGGGTTAGTCTATTTGTGTCCTCACAGACACAAAGGTATAGACCACTAACTTTTGGAGCATTACTGGCTGGTTTCCACAACTGGTCAACATTAATCAGCATATGCCTTAAACTCTGGAGGGACTGGAGGAATTTCTATATATGCTATAACCGCTCCAGTTGTTTTCAGTGTCCATTTAAAAAAGGTTCTAGGAACTTTAAGTCATTAATAAAACTAGCAACAGGGCTGCCGGGTAAAGGTGGGTACAGCCATTCGTTTCTATCAACAGTTGTTATCCCATCTTTAACTGTGATACTAGACTCAATTCTAGGTTCTGCCCTCGAAATTTTAGCTGGATTTTCTGTGAAAATTGCTGGTCTACCGCCTAGTGTGATATTACCTCTACGTCTACAGCCGTTTAGCCCATATTCCTCCAGTAATTTTCTTTCCTGTTTAAACATTAGCTTGCAGGCTTTAAAGGCTTGAGTACCCGCAACTAGTAAAGGAGCACTGGGACAATGTTCTTGCAAGACAAGAAACTCATTAGTGAGCCACTGCGACACGCAAGGTTTTATATGCTTAGATTCAATAATCTTTTGGTCAAAGGGGTTGCACTTGACTGCATTAGTAATCCAGCAGTCATGGTAGGTATCTAAACCAAACATTAGGTTTAGAGCCATTCTCAAGAAAGCCCCAGCGTTTCTTGGTTTAAGAATACCTTTTACCCTTTCATTCTGCTGCAAAGACATATCAACCATAGGGTGAATATTCTTCTCATTACTCTCATAGTGTCCAGAATGGTCTGACAAAACAATTAACCTAACTTTACTCAAGTCATCCGGTCCTGCACCAGGTACAGTAAAGTGTCTAGGGTCTTTAGGTCTTATAGGAAACTGGTTGAGCCGCTGCTTCCTCTTTCCTAACTCGCAGTGCTCACAGGTGTAAGAACATTCAATCAGAGGGTGTTGCTCCCTCTGATAGGTTCTGGGTAGGTCTTGAATCATGCCAGGTTATTAAATTCTTCTAATGCTTCTCTAAAGTTTTTACCCTGCCAAACTACTAAGTTTTCTTTGTTCTGCACAGTGTAGTTGTGTACTGTAGTGTTGTGACAGAAGAAAAACAGTAATTTACCTCTTTCAGACTCAAACATACAATTGTCTGTAGTTATTACTAAGTTTTCACCCAGTACAAGTTTCATTGTTTTGCTCCTTCAAAAATAGTTGAATCATGGCAAGCTATTAAATTGTTGCATTGCTTCCTTTAAAGTTGAGTTAACCAACCTAGCCAGGACAACCTCAGTTTGGTAGTTGTGGTTTGGTTTATCAATAACTCCTGCTCTGACGGCAGTTCTTATACTGTAATTAACTGTTCCTGACAGGAGTTGTACTTCAGCGTATAGACTATGCCGTCCATCAGTGTAAAGTAACGTGTCAAGAACGTGTGGTACATCAGTGATATTGATCATAGTAGTTTGTTAAACTCTTCACACGCATATGTCAGGCTCTCACCCTGCCAAACTATTTCACCACCTCTGTCTTTGACTGTGTAGGTATGTCTATAGGTTCTGTGAGAGAATGCGAACTCTAGTTTAATACCTTTGAGCCAATTTCTATCAAGAACAACCTCCGTACTAAAGTTATAATCCTCTGCGCTAATCTTATTGCTCATTGCTCTGCTTCTCTAAAACTATTCTTGGCTGTTCTTCCAGTCTTGACCTTATCACCTGTTTGATAGTGTAAAGCTTGCCGCCTCTGCTTAAAACCTGACCTTCCTTTAACAAGAAGATTTTTTTACTCCAAGGTAGTGAATCTGGGTAAACGTGGTCATAAGGCTTCTTAGTCTGACTCATCTATGTCCTCAGTCCTTTCTTTAGTTTGTACCTGTAACATGACCCGGCAGCCATCTCTATTCTGTCCCTGCAGGTAAAGAAAGTTATGACCAACCTTCCTTGCATTTGAAGCCTGAGTCAGAACAACAAACATCTTACTACCAGAATCTTCTTCTTCAGCGGGGGAGTCATCACCATAGTCAAAAACCTCGTCTGCAAACCCACCTTCTAGCTTCTGTTGTCTAGCTATGTAGGTCTTCAAGGCTTTTAAAGCATCTGTTAGGTAAGAGTGGTCTACCACAACCGGTAGCCAGTCCTGTTCCATACCTTCTGTAGAGCTAGGCAATACTTCCGCTCGTTCGCTCTTCTTACTGTCAGAGCGTTTGTACAAGATAGCTTTCTCATCCTCAAACTCCAGAACAATATCATTCCTGGAAGCATTCTTTTTAGGAGTGCAGATTTGTACAGCATTAATGAGATCTTGGATATCAAATACTCGGTGAGAACCAATAGATACTTCTGTGCCACCTTGATAGCCAAAGAAGTAGACTCCCACTCCTTTAGAAAGAACCTTACAGTTGTGTTCCTCTATAAGAGGCAGGTTAGTTTTACCCTGCTGACCTTTAAACAAAACTCTCTGGTCTTTTTCTGATCTAGCAATAATGATTGTCTGTTCTTGGTCTTCGTTAGAATAGACCTTAGAGATAAAGGTGCTTCTAGTCAGATGTCTACCTTGAACATTTAACACCCAATCCTCACCACCTATATACCCAACTAACACACACAAGAAACCAAGCCCTTGTTGCCCCATTCTTTCACTAGCAGAGATATACAGATTACCTTCTTCACAGCGCAGACCTATACCCCTGTCCTGTGTATCAGACTTGAGCACACTAAAAGCATCGCACAAGTTAATAGCATGAAAAAAGTCTAAAATCTGCTCTTGAGTGATAGTAGCCAGCTTTGTATACTCATTCTCATTAGAAATCATCCTGTTTTCAAAGTCTGCCTCATCCCCGTTATAGGTGCTGATCAGAACGTTGTTAGTCAGTTTCAACCTCTTACTATTAGGAAGAATGCAGTCTACCTTCATTCTGTTAGCAGAGGTTTGGCTTAACCTTAAACCATTTAGTTTCCAGACATCTAGCTTTTCATTTACTACTGTGAGCAAGTCGTCAGCATCAAACAGGTAAGTTGTGTCGATGATTCCTTGGGACTTAACTGTTCTTTCAAACCAAGCCCCTCCCTGTAGATAAGCTGTGAGAACAGAGTCTTCTCCTGTAACTTGAACTAACCTCATAAAGGTTAAAGCGGATTGGTCTGGTAAAGACTTATCTGGGTTGAAGAGCGATCGCACTGCGGCTGTTAATTCTTTAGCTAGACCAAAATCTATTTGGGTAATGGACATAAAATAATAGCTGCCTTAAAGGCAGCCTGATTACATTCTTTGTTCTTTTTTCTTATTTGATGAGATATCTTTTACTAGCTTCTTCGGCAGCTTCTAGAGGGTTTAAATTAAATTGGTCTATCAGACGAGTCATTAGGTCTTCTAGAGCTTCTAGGTGCCTTAACTGCTCTACTGTTAGGTGGTCTCTAAAAGATTCCAGCTCTTCCAGCTTTAACTCTTTAGCCAAGACTTTCTTTATTTTACCAAAAAGTAGCTTATAAAGTCTATCAGTAGCATTCTTGTAGAGCCACTTAGCTTTGTTTTCAGATAACTCAGGGTGCTTAGTGATGTAGTCGTTGATAGAATCGGTCAGTTGCCGGCGAGCTACCTTACCCGACATTCTTATCTTAAGGAATTGCTGTCTCTCTTCTTGCTCAAACTTCTGCTCGAAGGCATCAGAGAACAGCTGCTGTAAAGATAGACCTATTAAAGCTCTTGACAGCTCTATAGCTTTTGCGTTTCCCTGTAAAGAAAGGTTAAACAACAATACCTCAAACTTAACCAAAGGCAGCGCGTTTATTGCTTTAGAGTTTAAAGTCGTCTTTAGTTTTACTAACTCGTGGGACGAGAAAGCTTTATCTGTTAAGTCTTCTAGCTGTTTTGCACTTCTATTTGGTGGGACGAGATTTAAACCAGATAGCTGTGGGATAGCTATATAGTAACTTCCTTCTTCATCCATTAAGCCTTCAATCTCAAAATAACCAAACTTTACTTTTTCTATTGTTGCTGTTAGCATATACTTGTTAACCACAGCTTAAAGAATCTTTGTGGTTATCTTATTATAAAGCTGTGACGAACAGTTCGTCACAGCTTTATGTTTTTATGAACTAACAGTTTCTCCCGCACAAGTCTCTTCTGCACAGCTATCTCTTGGAGGGTTTATACAACTCCCCCACTTGTCATTTTTTTCTAGTTGGTCTTTAACAAAACCTAAAGATTCTAAAAGGTAGGAAAGACTGCCACCTGTGGCTATAGTCCATAATGCTCTAGCTACAAAATTTACAAGATATTGTATCTCATTGTCAAAGCGTTCGTTGGTTTTCTTGAGCTTAGAGGTCAGCTTGCTGTTTGTATAATGTTTTCTTTTTAGTTGCTCTAACTCTTCAACCACTTTGTTAAGGCTACAAGAGAGTTTCTCTAACTCTGTCTTTTGTTTCTGTTTGTTATGCTCTTTCCATTTAGTTAGTAGGCAGAGTTGCTGGCGTAGAAGCCTTCTCTTGTGATTAGCATTAATTCTCCAAGCAAGATTTTCTTTCTCTTCTTGGAGTAGCTTGTTAAAATCACTCTCTTCCAGCTTCCTCAAGCTCCAAGCCAAAGAAGCATTTTCTAGCTGTGTCGTTATGTCTCCTATTAAGTAGTATAGGTCTGATAACATCTCCTCACACTCTTCTAAGTTCTCTGGTAGCTTTGTAGTAGCGTAAGCAGACGGCGGCATTCCACAGACTCTGGGAAAGCCAAAGGTATCATGCTCTTCTTCTATAGCTTTTCTTCTGTAGCTGTCTAGTTCAGTCTGCATTTAGTTGACTCTCCTCTTTTCGGTTGGTTATAAAAGAGCGATACATCTTTAATCTACTTTTTACTATTTCTTGAAAAGTTCCCTTGGAATATTCTTTGCTGTAAGCTTTTAAATTAGCTGGTCTTGAAACAGAAAAGTAAAAAGATATAACTTTAATTACCTGGTTCCACAGTTTTAATAGTAGAACTTTACAAAAGCCTGAGAAGTCTCTGTCAATATCATTTTTACCCAGTCAAACTGTAACTTAAGCACTTCCATTTCAGCGTCTAACAGCTCTCTAGGATAAACATTCAGCCCGTTAGCTACTTTTCTTTCAACTTCATCTAACTTAGGTGTGTACATTATAAAACCTTCCTATTAATAAACTCTTCAATTTCTGGAGTCAGTTTAAACCACTCTCTTCTAACCTTAGAATGGCAGAACACTTGATGGTACTTGCGCTCGTCCTTGATTGTACCAGGAACTACTTTGGCTAACTCTAGCTTTCCATCATTAGCTGTTAGTAGTTCTTTCAGCCTTCTCTGTGGGTTAGTAGAGTACCCAATCTTTACCTTTCTAGCTTGGTAATTAACTATGAAGTAGATAAAACCTTTAGTCATGTCTAGTATACCTATTGCCTTCTCTAGGATTCCTCTTTTCTAACTCAGTACAGGATAAGGTTGAGAGAGCAATCTTTCTTTGGCTAATTTGGTTTGGGTTAAAGATGCTTTCATTCTTGCATCTTTGATAATTTTTCCTACTCTTGTCATTTGGTTGGGGCGATCGCATTGGTGGGCGATCGCAATAAGTTAAACGTGAAGAATGTAATGCCTGTAGGCGGACTTATAAAACTTCACTCCTGCCTTTTCCTTAGCAAAAGACAACCAGCCTTCTGCTTGGTTTGGGTTTTCTGAAACCACAAATCGCAAGATTGAATTTGAATATCCTAATTCATCTGTTCTTGTCTTGAATACTTGAAACGTCGCAGTCTTATCTAGAAATTTACTTAATTTCTCTTCTAGGATCTAGCAGGCTTCTCCACTTTCACTAACTCACTTAACTCTAATTCTGCCAGCACTTGTAAATCTTCTACACAAAGGTGGGAAAAGTTAATAGCAGTCAGTGTTATACCGTAGTTAGTAATTATCTCATTACTTGTAAACCCGCAGACTGTCTTTCCTGTTTGGTATAAGAACTTTGGTTTTACTTGTCTTCTTAAGAAACAGCACTTTAGAGGTTTACCTGTCTGTTCTGGATGATTAGTAGGTGCATCCCAATCATCATCTTTATTTCTCTTATACTCACTAGGTTTCAGATAAGGCTTTACCTTTTTTTTAATCAAACTGATTAAGTGTTGTCGGTAATTTTTAATTATCCCCTGGTTTATTTTGTACATAGCTCTGATTATAAATAGTAGTCTTTTAGACAAGAGATAGAACAGAATGTACCTTTAATTCTGTTGTATCTTCTAGGTTTATCATCTTTCTGAATAGAGTAGGCAAACAGGTGTTTACTACCTTTTAATATATTAAAGCCTCCGCACCAATCACAACCATCTGCTTTAGGTGCTACGGCTTCTCTACTTATAGATTCTCTAGCAAACGGGTCATGGAATACTTCTTCCATTATTTAATACCTTATATATGACAATGGGAGGTGTTACCCTCCCACTTGAATTAGTGAACCCAGAATGGTCCAATGCTGTACTCTGCTCGTCCGGTCAAGGGACTACCATAGGCAGCAAAGAACTCTGTCTCTGTATCCACCATTATTTTGTGAATTAGCTTTGCAGCCTCTTCAGCTTCTGCATCCCATTTGAATTTAGGGAAGGCTGGCTTGCCGTCTTTATCTATCACCCGCCCTTCTGAATCAAATAGAGTTTTAGATTCATCTATCCAAGCTCTGCCAGGTGCGCTGCAATTGAGTTCCACTTGTGTTACGAGTAGCCCGGTTCCGACTACTCTCTCTAGCTTTCACTAGACGGTCAGATCATATCATCCTCAATTATGAGGGAGCCTGTTTCGAGTGTCCTTACACCCTACGTCTTGAGACTGATCGTTGAACCCGGTACGTGCTATAAGTGGATGCTAAAAGAGTTGAACTTTTCTTGGGTCTCCCCACGACTTATGAGGTCGTTGCCTAAACCGCTCGGCCAAGCATCCATATTTATAGTTTAGCACCTCGGCTGCTGATTGACTAAATCATCTATCTTTTTAAACCTTCACGCTTGTTGTTTCCAACTACGTTGTGGTGCTAGATGCTCTAAAGTTGTTCCAGACAATTAAGGCTCTTTACCCACGACCAACTAATCAATCGTGCACTGAATTTAAAATTTCTATTCCTGTACCTTTAATAGCCCTCCTTACGCGAATCATTGCTTCTTTCATCATTTGCGAACATTCCAATTTTGTTATCGCGGAGCTTTTTATCTCCGCTTCTGCAAGTTACCTTGCACGTTCAGGGCACGTCTTAAACAGTAAGTAGGTAGTAGGTAGTAGGTCAATTAAAAGGGAGGGACATAAGCATTTAGTAGTTCACTAGCGTTGGAAGTAGTATAAGCTTTCTCAATAGCAGGAAAGTTAGGTAAACTAACTTTTGCCAGCTCATTGTTAGTAGTCAGCTTCTGCAATTGTTCTCTCAGCCTGGCATTCTCTTCCATAGCTAACATTAGCTTATCTGTCAGCTCTTGGTTTTGATCTTGCAAGCTGGCAACTAAGTTCTTGTAACTACTAGTAAGAACGACCTTGGTGTCTAGTACCTTCTCAAGGTCAGAAGGCTCGGCGACGAACTGTTCGTTGAGGTTGGTCATTAGCTTTACTCTGTAATGTAGGTTAGAGCGATTGCCCGGTACTCTTCAAGTCTGGCTTCTAGGTTTTGGCATTTAGTCTCTAGCTGATTGATACGCTCCATATATTTAGGAACTAATAATACTTCAGCCTCAAGCTCTGCTAACCTAGCTCTCAAGTGAATGAGTTCTGACTTTGAGCTTTCTTTCTTATCCTTAGACACAGCTTCCTGTTCTTTAAAGTAATCTTCTGCTGTGCCCTCCCAGTTAGGGTTGGCTTCTAGCTTATCAACTGCCCAACGCAGAATCTTATCACTGATGATGACTCTGAAGCAGCTCTCCTCCTTTAGTAAGCCAATCTTCTCTGCAATATCCCAATGCTCAAAAAGGTAAATACAGCGGTAAGCCTTTCTCCTATCTATACGACCATCCAGATAATGGTTAAAGGAAGTAAACCACCCTAAATCAGTCTCTACAGGTTTTGTCTTAGTTGCTGGCTCTAAACCTTGTCTTATTTGAGAAAGAGCTTTGCCGGCCTCCATATAGCTTAGGAGTGTTTTCTTTCTCAACAGTTGGGCTTCTTGAAAGGCTTTGTCAGCTTCGCCAAACTTATCCATACATTGTTCACTCAAATGAGATATGATAAGCATAAGGTTTCAACTTCTTTACTTTTTGGTACTTCTGAAAATAGTTGTAGCTAAAAACTACAACTTAATAGTACCAATATAACCTTTTAACAGAGATAGTGACAGCTAGAGCAGCCTACAACAAGTTTTTCTTTACTTTAGGAACTACACACTCTTCAATATTTCTACCACCTTAATACGACCTATCTACCATACTTACTGTTTGGGGGCGCTCGTGGGTCTCTTACTGTCTGTTCCTGCAATGCAAGACTGAAGACTTAGACCTGCCCGTCGCACCTTTACAACATTTCTGTTGCACTTGGCTCAAAGTTACCCTCAACATGACTTGGTAGGGCTTTCTCTGAGTTCACCCCCTGCACTCTAAAAGTCACCTAATAGAGGGGCAAATGTAATTTACCTTGGATCGCAAAATTCACAGCAGTTCTTATAGAACTTTCTCCAGCACCTTTGGCATTCTCCTCATCACACTTTTGTTATCGCCAGGGCTCTTTATCCACTGGCTTCTGCAAGTTACCTTGCACGTTCAGACTATTTCTTCAACTTCTTAATTAACAACCATTCTTTGTTCTTTTTTCTTGCTTAATACTTGTAGAAAGTATTAAGCAATTGTGTTAGTGCTGGATCAGGAAGGTTTTTTTGTAGTTTCTTAGGATTTATCCAGTAAATGCTCCATTCTTCTTCTCCTGTTTCTTTGTCTACTATGCTTGTTAGGGTGTACGTGATAAGAGAATCACAATTTAGATTGTTAGCTAATTCTGTTGCTGCTACTTTAGCTTGTTCTACTGAATCTGCTTCAACCTCGCTTGTTATTTTCTTGCTTATTGTTGTTCTTCCTCTGTAAACACTAAAGTTCAAGGAGAACCTTTTTAGCTTTGGTTGTTTACTCCATACTGTTTCTCCCTCTTCTGACAGAATAGAGTGCAGCACAAAGTTAATATTGTCAAACTGAACAGCACACTCTATACTGATTGCTTCTTCTATTGCGTCCTTCAAAGTCTTCTGCAAGCTAGTTCTTCTAAACTCGTGAGCTATTCCATTAGACAGCTTTATCAAGAACAGCAAATTGTACTTGTTAACCATTAATCACTCCACCATTCATATAGTTTGTCATCAAAATCATTCTCTAGCTGACAGTCATACACTTTCTTAGGTTTTACTACTATCTTTTTGCTAGAAGTAGTGGGCTTACACTTAAGTTTGGGCTTTTGGTTGACTGTCATATTTACGCCTCTATTTTTAGTGCTTTGACTTAGTGACTACAAAACCTTTAGCGGGTGGCAGTGGTTCATTAAGATAACCAAAACTAGCCTCATAAATAGCTTGGCTATGCAGAACCTGTAGTGCTTCTGTAAACTCCATGTTAGCTGGCAGCACTATCTCTCCAGAAGTTAATAGGTCTTTTAGTTTGGTGTTAGTGCTGTTAGGTTCTAGTTTTGTATTCTGTTCCACTAAAGCTTTAGCTAAAGCTTTTTAATCTGCTTTTTGTGCTTAAGGAAATACTCTGCGGCTGCAGTAAGGGTAAAAGAATCTATTTCTTCTTTACCAATCCTCTGCTTTTTAGCCCAAGAAACTACTGCTTCTAGATGTTGTGCCACAGAGTTCTTAACTGACTTATCTTCATCTTTTGGTAAGAAGAAAGCATTTTTTAACTCTGGCTGTTTATCAAACATAACTACTTCTTACCCTGGTTAGAGTTAACTATTTTGTCTATATGTCTGATCATAGTCTCTGCTGTTTCTCCTTCAGGAGGCTTTGCAGCTCCACTCTTTACCCACTGTTTTAGCTTATCAATGTCGCTCATTACTTTTGACCCTCTGTTTGATTTTCTAACTCTGTCAAATACTTTCTTTCTGGTAGAACATGAACAGCTCTTGTTAGATGGTTATAGACAGCTTTATACTGAATACCTGTTTTGTTAGTTCTTAAGCTGGCATAGGCTACTGCATCTAACCAACAGTTCATATCCTCGTCTTTTATTACTTCACCATTTGGTCTACCCCACTGGTCTATTAGTTTCTCAAACCTGTGCATTGTTTTGGTTGTTAATTAAGAAGTTGCTGGGCGCTCGTGTTGCTCTCATCACCGTTCTGGTGGTACAGCATTAGTCTTTAGACCTTCTTACCATTCCTGGTAAGCTTGGCTAGGCGTTGTCCCTCTTTGTTATAAGAGTAGGAGATTCACCTAATTCACCCAGTTGTCATCCACCAATCACTTGGTAGCGGGGCTGTAAGAAGTTGCCAACCCATCTGATGAGCTTTGATACTGGAGATATCGCAAATCCTCTAGCTGCTGCGATCGCTCCATACTCTTCTGCCCAGGCATAATACCCAGGAAAAGTAGTTCTGTGACCTGTTAGCCAAGATTTAGCTACCTCTTCCTTTACACAGAAGTTCTCTGAAGCTGTTTGGTAAGACATGAGATAAATGCTTCCAAAGTTTAAGGAGTCCTGGGCTACTATTCCGTTGAATATAGCTGCAGTAGTATCTGGCTCATAAAGGTCAAATACTTCTTCCTCTCCATCCTCTAAAATTTCTTTAACTGGAACTACCCAGAGGTTGTTATCAGTCAGTTGTTTTAGAGTTGAGTCAACTATGAATGGCTTTAACCTATCTACTAAAGTTTCTCCTACTAACATATTTCTACGAAGGCGTAGTCTTAAGTCAGCTAGATACTCTTTAGGGCATAGAGGGTTTTCTATGGTTTCTCTCCAGTAATCTCTCCCTCCAGGTACAAATACTACAGACTTTCCATGCTGAGAATTGCTTATAGCCTCTTTTAAAGAAGCTTTCTTTGTAGCTGTCAAAAAGCCGATCTGCTCCTCAAATCTACTTATGTGTTTACGCCCTGTTATGTTTAACCTCCAGTAAGACCCATACTTTTTCCTTTTCTCTTTGGTGATATTGCTGGCAATACCAAGATTTAACAGCTCTAGCTGGAGCTCGAGACATAACTGCTTTGACTTACTGTCGTAGCAAATCTTGTTGCCACCGCCAACTGCTTTATGAACACACCCATCCCCTTCAAATAGAGCCTTTAGAAACTCTACTTTAAGGGCTTTAGGAGCTTGTTTAATCAGAGATGGAATAGCCTGGTTGCCACTGCCTGGTTTAACTTCTATCTGCTTCATCCATAAATAGAGTTTTTCGGAGCTAATGAAAAAGTGCACCCCTTTACTGGAAGAACATTTAGAGAACTTGTTATTAAAGAGACTTGAAAAACACTCTTCAACAATAGGTATAAAGTCAATGCTTACCTTTTCTACACCAACAGAAACTGAATAACCATTACCTTCTTTCTCAAGGCTTCCTTCAGATATTAAAAGCCCAAGAAATCTTGAGAGAGCTGGTGTTAACTCACTAGGTATCTCTAAGTCTTTGTAACTTGTGACTGCCTGCAAGTTTATCTGGGGGACGGATAAGTTATGACCGTGTAAATCTGACCCTAATTTCATAACTAAATGCTGTCCTTTAGAGAGATCTGAGAGCTTGACCCACTCAAAACCTAACTCTGTCTGGGCTAAGAATTTGTGCTCTGCTGTGGCTTTTATCTCTAAACCATTTTTCAGAGTTAATCTGAAGACTTTTTGTGTTCCTCCGTAATAAGCTTGTGTTGCTCCTTTAGTACCTGAAATTGAGGCAATAGGTATAGGTTTCTCAAAGTCTTTAAAACCTTCCTTCCTATGTGTCACTAGCTCTCTAATTTCTACCCATCCGCTGGAAGTGAGAACTTTAGTATCTCCAGTTACACACTTAGCACTCTTACGTGCTCCACTTTTATCTGCTATCTTTCTCCACTCCCACTCTGGCTTACCAACAAATATTGTTGCTAGAGAAGGAAGAGAAGGAGCTACACAGTTCATAGCAGAAATTAAATGAAGGTCAGAAAGTGGGTTAGGATATTTTGTTCCATCAGGTAGACATAGTTCTGGTTCTACCAAGTAACTGTTAACCATAGTAGGGTCTTTAGACCAAGCGGCTGCTGTGATTAGCTCTTGCTTGTATGTTCTCGTAAGGTTCTTTATCCCTACCTCTCCAGCTTTCACTGGAGGTTCGACTATCTCTTCATCTTGGGTTACAAGACGCCTGGTGTTCGTGGAGTCCTCTGCTGTTCTAGCTTACTAACTCTAGTCTGTACACCTTCCTATCATTCCTGTTAGGCTTGGCTAGGGATTCCCATATCTATAAGGACTTAGGGTTCCCCTAGTTAACCAGGTTTACTCTACAAGCTCACGCCTGCAGGGGGCCATTTAGTTAGTAGATGCTATTTCCTCTGCTTTACCCAAAAGCGAAGGTAGTCTCCGTCTTGCCACATTATGTTCTCTTACTAGCCTGTAAAGAACACTTGTGCTTATGTTGTATGTACTCAAGATTTGTTCCACGTGTGTGGAACTCTGGTAATCAGACATTATCTGCTTCACTTGCTGCTCAGTTAAAGCTTTTTTAGAGTGTTTTCTACTAACAGTTACACCCTGCTCTCGCAGGAGTTTGTAAAAGTGGTATGGGTCTAAACCATATTCTTTTCTGATGGAAGCCACAGGTTTGTCTGACTGGTAATCGGCTATCAACTGCTGTATTTGTGAAGCAGAAAGTTCTGGGTTGATCATGGGTTTAAGCATCTACTCTTCAAAGTTAACCCGCGTAATCACAGCTTATATGAACTCTACCCGGCTTGGCTTCAAATCCTACTCTGGGGTTTCCTGGAAAGCTAAGTTTTCTGGTTTGGCAAATAGAAGACATTTTATTTCTTTTCCTCGTTTAGTCAGTTGATAGTATTGCCTGCGGACTATCAACTGTTTTGCTTTTAAGGTGCTCAACGCAAGCATCACCTCCTTTCGGGTTAGGTTAGTATCTGGATAACAAATGTGGTCTGCTTCTCTAAAACATGAGAGCACGCTTAACTCTTTATAGGTTAAGGTCAATCCCAATGGGAGCAAACCAAGGTTTTGAAAAGGTGAGAGTAACATGGCTTCTATTGCCTATCTGCTGACTGTTAGGGTTAGAAGAAGAGTTATGAACACATAGCTCCTCACAAATAAAGTTGTTAAACTCCTCTACCTCTAAGTCATACACAATAGCTTTACCGGCTGGGCGTACAGAAGTAACAAAATGATTAGAGTAGCTAACTCCTAACTTTCTACAAACTTCTATTAAGCGTCTTGTGCCAATTCCTAGTTTTCTAGAAGCAATCTCAGTGTTTTTGCTTGAGTCTAAAGCTCTTCTAACGTTGGCTCTGTTCAGATATACTCCATTTTTGCCATATCTAGAAGTAACTTCTTTGATGTTTATAGAGTATAAAGCACACTTTCTCTTAAAGGTCTCAAAGTCCATGTCTACCTGGGCTGGGTGCCCTTTAGCTTGTGCTAACATCTTCAGTAGTTGAAACTTACTTTTCTCAATCCAGCTAGGGTGTTCAGCTTCATGTTTTAGCTTTGGTCTATTTTCTGGTAGGCACAGGTGTTCAAACTTGGTTAAACCTTTTTCTGCTCTTTCTATCTTATGTTGTCTTAAATGGTCTGTACCTGTCATTACCTCCAAGTTGCATAAGTTATTGTTCCAAGGGTTTTCATCTTTGTGGTGAATGTGCCAGTTATTAGGAGCACTAAAATACTCTCTCTTTATTACTACTTGCTCATATTCCATAAAGCAGTTTGTCCCATAAAGTCTGGGTCTACTACTTCTCTTAGCTGAAGGCGTTAAGCTTTCTCTTTGAAGATGAAAAATCTTTTGGTAACGTTTAAGGTCTTTTGCTTTCACCCACCCCTCTTGTTTGGTTTTGAACAAATGGTTTGGAGTGCATAATACTTTACCGACTACACTCTTGTTAGACGTACTCTGCCACTTAACAGCAACAACTTCTTGCTCACCATGACACCAAGTTCTTAGAACCTTTCTCAAAGTGGGTTTTCCCCCTTCTGTGTAGCAGTAAACATAGTCTCCTACTCGGATATCTTCTATGTTCTTTTGACCTCCTGGTACTTGTACTTTCATTCCAGCAGCTATACAAGATCGGCTTGTAGCTGCTCCTAATTGGTCATACTTAGGATGTATGTTTCCTGTGACAGGATTAACAAACTTTCTCAAGTCCATCCCCTCTTGTTTGGTTAGCTTCTTAAACTCTAGGATAGACTTAACTACTGGACTAATAGCTAGTAGTTCTGACTCTTCCATAATGGTCAGCTCACCAAACAGGTTCTCTTCTTCACTGTTGATAAAGATGTCCTCGACTCCTGACTCTCCATCACCCCCTGTATCTTCCTTATTAAAGGAGTGAAGAAGGTCAATTATGTCCAGCATCCTTTTAAGAGTGACGCCCTGCACATCACTAATCTTCTTCATGTTAATAGCCTTCTGAAGTATATCCAGTAAGCCAGTTGAAGACCTCAACATCTTAAGGGCTTTGGTAGTAGGCACAAGCCTTCCCTCCCAGTTTCTGATTGGGGTGTCCAGCTCTAATTCTTTGGATAAGTACACTCCACAGTCTTCTAGAGCCTCTGTCACGCCTTCTTGGTACAGAGTCATTGTCTCTAGGGAGACTGGCATACCCCCATATTCCATCTCAGCGATTATAGGAATGAACTGAGATTCTCTTTTCAGGACTCTAGCCATTCCCAAACCATAAGAGCCAGAGTCACCATTCCAACCCAGTAAGGGAGAGTTAGGCAAAGGGTCACATATTACCTTCTCCATAATGTCGTGAAGTTGAAAGAGGTACTTCACGTCAGTAGCAGCATAAAGAATCTTCTCATACCACCACTCACTATCCAAGGATCTAGCAGAAAGACCTAACCCCCAAGATGAGGTTCTAAGGTCTTTTTTACCTGTGATGTGAACGTTGAGGTACTCTCTAGTTAAGTCAGCATAGCTGTGACCATGACCTTTACCAACCTTAGAGCCAGTTGCATTACTAATCAGTTTACCCATTATCAGAACATCTTTGACCCTCTCTGGCATATAGTTTAGAGTTCCTTTCATAAACTGCATATCAAACTTGTAATTAACTCCAAGCTGATACTCTACAGTTGATTCCAGAACATCTATGAGCATCTGAGGGTTATAGCCAGCAGCCTCTAAGTGAAACAAGTCAAAGACGTAGGGTAGACTTTTTGGCTTCTGTATAATAATCAAAGATATTCTGCCTGTGTGCGGATCTAGAGCCGAGCCCTTTTTAGTCAGCCATTCTTCTCTTACACAGGTTTCTGTATCCACAGCTAATCTTTGAGAACCAAAAAGAAAACTGCAGGCTGCTGAGTAAGCATCCAACGATGTTATGTACTCAAACAGCTTTTTGGTTCTGGTTATTATGTCAACCATCTTGGTTAGTTGCTAAATTGTTATAGTCAGCTAACTCTCTAGTAGCTTTTTCTTTTAAAGCTTTAGCTTGCAGTAGATTAGCTTCAGCTCTTTCAAGCTTTTTTTCAGCATTAGTTAAGTTCTTGGTTATGCGAGTTAGGTATGCTCGCTCCTGGTCTTTTTTATCTAAGCTCATACAATCCCATTCCTCACTAAAACATCTTTATATACTAAAGAGTAAAGTTCTTGATTAGCTTCTAGAAACTCCCCGGCTTTCTCTTCACCATTCCCAACGTTTTCTTTCTCTATGTTGTTTAAAGTAAGGTACTCCTGACTAAACTTGTACCAAGCACCCTTCTTTTCTATGATGCCAACCTTAACAGCCTCAAAGACAAGCGATCGCCCCAGCTGGACAACACCATTAAGAATTGGTATCTCTGTTGTTAACAGCGGTGTGTGAGTTTTGTTTTTGATAATCTTTATGTGAGTTCTGATCAGACCTGGTTTGTCTTTGTCTTTTATAGAGTGGGTAAGCTCTATTCTCAAAGAAAAAGCATGGTGGATAGAGTGACCCCCAGGAGTGTGAGTTCCACCGTGCATAGAGTTGACTTTATCTCTAACCTGGTTGATAAAGACAAGACAACTCCCAGCAAGCTCTACACCTCTGATTAGCTTACCTGCTAGTCTGTTAAACATTCCTGCGATTGCCATTGCTGGAGCTGTGTAAGTTGAATCATCATCAATCTTATCCGCAACACTCTTTGGAATCATTAAAGGCAGGGAGTCTACTACTAGTAAAGTAGACCCTAGCTCTACAGCTTTTAAAACTAAATCAATAGTCTCTTCACCGTACACAGGATAGCCGACTGTCAGATTCTCAGATAGACCGTAGGCTACTATTCTTTCCTGATTACTTTCAATACGCTTGCTATGCTCTTCTAGGTTATCAATATGGTTAAGAGTTAAAGTTCTTTCAAGGTCAACAAACAAAGGTTCGTTCCCGGCTTTAATCTCTTGCTTGCAGCACTGCAGCATCATAGCTGATTTACCCATGCTCTCTGGCCCTGATATCTCACAGATTCTCCCTTTAGGCCAGCCTCCACCTGTGACAACATCTAAACCAGCTATACCTGTAGGAATCCTTTCGGTTAAAGGTATTGTGCCAGCTTTACGAATCATTCCTGAATGACTTTTTGATAGCCTTTCAAACAGAGAACTTACTGGCTCGGCTTCTACAGTTTTCTTTGTTGCCATTAGTCTTTATCCTTAGTTTGTTCTTTTTGAATCAGTGCTAGAAGATGCCCGGCTATTCTTTCTTCCATCATGTACATTGTGAGGCTTTTACCTGTCACAGGGTGGGTGATGGTGATACCATAAATGTCGATTCCTTGCTGTTGACCTTTTTCATACTCTGGTAAGGTTAGGTTCCAAGACTTTTTAACTCCTCGGTCTTTAGTTTCCAGCCTAAGAGTACCTGATAGCAGCTCACCGTCACCATTACCAAAAGCAGCACCAGAGCGAAGAGTTGCTTTAGCAATTCCCTGCAGTTGTTTCTTTTCAACTTCTTTAGCTTGCTTTAGTCTCTTCTGCTTCCGCTGGTCTGGTTTATAAGGATGCTGGGGGTTTTCTCCTGTTAAAGATTGGTAAAACACCTTACAGTTGTTACTACCTGCCCCAGCAGCACAAACCTTACACTTTTTCAGAGCATTAGCACATTGGCTGTAAAACTCATCAGGACAGTTTTTCATTTATAAGGTCGTACAATAAGTTCAATCTCTGTCTTACTTTTATGCGGATTTCTTTGCATTGCTCTGTCTACAGCAAAGTTATGGCATCGAGAGACTTTCTTAGCAGACATTAAACCAGTCATCTCATCTTGCCTTGTAAACCCAGCAAGGTATGAAGCAGCTCTTTTGATTGCTACAGGATGCTTAAGAACTAACCCGTAAGACAGCTCTCCAGCTTGTTTATGAATCTCTCTACTTAATTTATAACCATCAATAGATAGCCAAGCTGCTAAAACACCCTCTTGGATAATTCTTGTTGATTCACTCTCCCAAGTCTTTAATAACTCTTGTGCACCATTGCTACAAGTAGCTCTCAGCATCTCGTAGATCATAAGATTGTCAAAGTCATACTCGTACATACTTAAGATAGAGCCTTCTATTCTTAAGCAATTCTTGTACTGGTTAAACAGTTTTTCTACTTTGTTAACCAATATTTTACGAAGTCTAGAACCTTCGCTGTAGATTATAGGCAGCTCATGCCTGTGATACCCAAGATGTTCGCTAGAAGCCAAATGAGGAGTCCTCCTCTGGTAGTTCACTGTCTAAAACACCCTTGCAGTTAGCAGAGAAAACTATAATCTCTATCCTGTACTCCCTCATTACTTGTTGTAACTCCATCTTTAGATTTTCGACTTGTACAAACATTTCTTTCCACGGACTGCCAGGTTTAAACTTTTGGTCAAGGATAAAAGCTTTGCGCTGCTGTTCGTTCTTTAACTCAGTTCTCACAAAAGACGCTTCTATCTCTTTTTCCGCCTCCCATTGTTCTTTTTTTATTACTGCCTCCAGCAAGGCAGATTTTAAACTTGTTATCTTGTCAGAAAGAGCCAAGCAACTTTTCTTTTGTTGTGTTAGACCCATTTTGCTTCCTTTATAAAATCAGTTACTAGCCATTAAAAGTTTTAGAGCTTTTGTAACTGTGTTATAAGCTCTTTGAACTCTACCTTGGTTAAAGTGTGTAAGTCTATTACCTGCAACGTTTAAGACAGATATGTTGTTCTTTAAGATCCAGTCAGCCAACTGTTGGTCTGAAGGGTTTAGAATATAAGGCTTGCGCTGCTTAATGCACGTATTGATAGTGATAAGGCTACCTGGAGACTTAGAACCAAACCACACTGTTCTATCACTGTCTAAAATATTCTGTCTGGTTCTTGGGGGATAGTCATAGCTAAAGTGTTCCACCAAACCAAACTTTGTTCCAAGCTCTGGGTCAGATCCATCACTACCATCTTGTAAGCAGATTCTCCAACTTTTTGGTGCTGTACCTCCTGTTTCTATACCTAAATCAAAAGCAGCCTCTAAGCCTGCTCTGTCAACACCTGACTGTCCTCCGCTTATAATCTTAGTTATTCGCATTATTCTCACTAATAAAGTTTGCTAGAGAAGAAAGACTGGAGCTAAATTCTTGATCAGCCATTAACTCTTTAAACCCGTCAGCAGTCCTGTTAAGCTCTTCTAGTTCAGCTTGGTCAGCCTTAATGCTTGCTATCAGCTCAGACAATTTAGTTGTCTTTTCTTCAATAATCAAGGAAAGCTGTTTCTTTCTTTCTAAAGTTCCCGCCATTCTTTTAACAGACTCAACAAATTGAGTATTACTCAAGTCTCTTTGTAGTATAGCCATATTATTACTGTGTTGATTAGGTTGTTCGTTCCTTACTCTTTTTTCTTATTTTAGAGAGCTTGAATCTTCTTGTCTAAAAACCAGCAGACCTTTTTGTAGCGTGGTAAGTTGGATTAAGTATATTAATAGAATTTATGCCTTTTATAGCTGGTACGACAAGATCTACTATACAAACAGCTAACAATTTAAACTTGCTCTATCTAGGTGAGTTTCCAAGCGACCCCGCTTCCGACAGGGCTTACCATATTGCTTATTACTTTAACTTTAATATGGAGTTGCTTGATACTGTCATGACCAGAGTTAGTATCCTAGAGCCAAAAGTTGAGGTTATAGAGGACTCTGGTTTATCTTCTAAGTTTTTGTATGGTGGAACATTTTAGCTCAACGAACTGTTCGTCATCTTTTTCACTTATTTAACTAACTAAAAATATGCCTCGTCCAGAAGACTTTGACACTACCAGAATTATTCTAAAAAACTCAGCCAGCAGCACAGCACTCCCTGGACTAGCTACAACTCTTAATGCGGACAGCCAGTTTACTGGTCTTTATAAAGGAGAGTTAGCTGTCAATACTCACGCGGAGGACAGCGTTATCTCCTCTGCTGGAATATTTATGAGAGTTGGCGCTGCTTCCACAGAGTCTCCTGGAGATAAACTTATTAGAATAGGGCCAGCCTACGTTACCAGCGACTTGATTAGTGCTAACAGCCCTACTGTAGCAAATATTAATAATGCCAGCTTGAACAAAACAGGGCAGTTATGGTACCGCCAGACTGATAAAGCTTTCTTTGTCCACGATGGTACAGTCTGGCAGAAGTTGACTCCTTCTCTAGCTACAACTTCTACGGCAGGGCTAATAGAGTTAGCTACCAGCCAAGAGGTTCTGGAGGGTACAGCACCAGACACAGCTGTAACTCCTTTATCTTTAGACCTATGGAAGACGGACAGAAAGCTTGTATCTGAAAAAGAACCCAGCTTCTCTTTTTATGTTGATGGCTACTCGGGTAATGACGCTGTTGAAAACGATGGTAGAGACCTCTACAGACCTTTTAAGACTATTGAGAGAGCTCTTCTAGAAGTAGCTAAAGTAAGCTATAGACCAAATGCTGGTGACGTTACTGACTACTATGCTACCTCTACAGTGTTTATAGAAGTTGGCGACTATCTTGTTGACAACAGACCTGGTGCTAGTTTAGCAACAGACCTAGCTATTCTAAACAGTTCTTCGATAGGTGCTATCCAGCCATTAACGGTGGGTACTATTGTTAGCTATGACCTTGTGGCAAAGAAGTTGATAGTCTCTGGTGCTTTTGAAGAAGAGCTTATAGCTGGTCAACAAATATTCTCTAGCGGTGGTGGCAGAGCAATTATTCAAGAAGTCTTAAATGATGGCTATACCTTAAAGTCAGTTACTGGTTCATGGATAGCTACTCAAACAATTTCAGTTCCTCAGCACAGAGCTTATAACTCTGTTAACGGTGGTATTACTGTTCCAAGAGGTTGTTCATTGGTTGGTGCTGATTTGAGAAAGACAAGAATCAGACCGAGGTATGTTGGTGATCTACAAGCTTGGATTGCTGACGACCAGTGTTTTGGTACAGGCAGAACTTCAATCTTTAAAGTGACAGGAGGGGTTTACTGTAACTCTCTTACTTTTACAGATAACTTAAGCATTCTTTCTAGTCACCACTTATGCACTTGTATTGAGTTTACAAGTTCTGACGAGCTATCTAATTCTACATCAGGCTACTATGCCAAAATTTTTAGAGGGTTAGGAAACACTACTAGTCCTACTATGAACAGTGGAGAGCTTTCTACAGTAGAGCAAGAGAATACTATAGTCGCCTCTACTCTATCAGCTACTGCTCTAGACTCTAACAACTTTCCTGTTGTGGATAGTGTGGCTGGCTCCTCTCCCTACATTTTTAACTGTTCAGTTTTATCTAGGTTTGGTCTGTGCGGAATGCTGGTTGATGGAGCTAGATCTTCTGGTTTAAGAAGCATGGTCACAGCTCAGTTTACTAACGTCTCTCAGCAGGTTGACCCTTTAGCTTTTGAAGAAGATAATACTTACCCTGGAGGTAAAAGATATAAAGCTGATTGGAGACACTTCTCCTTTAAGGCTTGCAACAATTCCTATATCCAGATAGTTTCCTGTTTTGTAGTTGGTTCAGCCATTCACTACAACACTGCAGACGGTGGTGAGATGAGCATAACTAACTCCTGCTCAAACTTTGGAGACTTATCCTTAGTTTCTACAGGTTACAGTAACAACATTCTTCCTCAAGATACTGGTGGAACTATAACCACTCTTATACCTCCTAAGCCTATTCCAGATAATAAGGTAGAGATTTTTATTCTTCCTTTTCTTCCAGCTTTATCAACTGCCACAAAGCTCTATGTTGATGGTGACCTAGCGGAAGAAAGAATCTCCCCCTACACTTTTGTACCAGGAGAAAATATCTATATTGATAATGGTGAAGGAACTATATACAGCAGTAAGCTGTCTTCTACTGCTCCTTTATTTGCTCAAGATAGTAATGGTTGGTATTTTATAACTCAAGAAACCTCTAACGGAATCTTTACTAATAAGGCAAACTTAGAAAACTTCCCTATTTTTATAAATAGAGTGCCTGATAACCGCCAAGAAGACGAAAAAATATACTGGCTAAAGCTTGAGGGTATAACCTCTGAATCCCAAAGAAAACCTGTTGAAAACTTTATTCTTCGTTTTAACGAACTACTAATGGGTAAGGTTCTTGCTAAAACCTTATTTGTGGCAAAAGTCAGAGATACAAACCTTAACGGTACACCATTAGCCACAGGAACTTATTTAATAGCCTTATTGAGTGGAGAAGGAAGAAATGAACTTCTTTCTGACTTATACCCCATTTTAGAGGTTAATAACCCTAATCCTAACTCTCCTAATAGCTTAACTTACAGATCTACTCAAGATATTCTTACTGCTCTTGGATTATCAACTACAGAACAAAATAGTATATTAGTTCCTTCTAGTAGTGAAGTTACGCTGCCTGTAACTATTAGAGCTCAGTTTGCTAGACCATCTATAATTAGATGCTCTCAACACACTTGGGAGTGGCAAGGGTACATGAACTACTCCTCTGCACTACCTAAGTTTCAGCAGAGAGTATTTACTTTTGCTCAGTCTATGGAGCGCATCAAAACAGAGACTGGTGGAGGAAGAGTTTATGCTACTGGTATGGACCAAGATGGAAACTTTATTATTGGTGACAAAGTAGTAGACTTAAAAACTGGTAACGAAAGAACTATTAATGGAACAGACAATGACTCTTTAGTTTTTAAGAAGGTAACTGTGACAGAGCGCCTTCTAATGTTTCCTAATTCTACATTGGACTTACGTTCTACAAAGCTATCCATTGACTCCAGAACAAGATTTACAAAATCTGTAACTACAAACTCTCTAACTTATGCTACGACAGAGCAGCCTGGGTTTATAGAGCTTTCTTCCGATGCAGAAGTTTCTCAAGCAACAGACAGATTTAGAGCTGTAACACCGGCCCAACTTCCTATATTTGTTAGTAGTAAGCTAAGTGCTTTAATGAAGAGTATTGTCACTATTAGACTAAGTGCTTTTTCAGACACTCCTGTTCCTTCAAAAAGTGGCTCTTCAACCTCTATTTTTCTTCATCCTTATGGTGGGTCAGAGGTATCTGTATATGATTCTAGCATATCTCAGTGGATTTTGTTAAGTCTGCCAAACCCTGAAGCTCCTTTAGAGTTTAGTCTTATCTCTATAGGAGCCGTTAGCCCTGATACCAACTATGATATATATGCTTACAACTCTGGTACCTTTACAGAGCCAGTCCTTAGCTTAGAAGCAGTTAGCTGGATTAATAGTACCACTTATCCTCCAAGACAAACAAAAGATGGAGCATTAGTAAAACAGTCATCTCCAGAAAAAAGACTTATAGGTGTTGTCAGAACTACAACTGCAGGAACTACTAAAATAGACTTAGGAGGTGTTAGGTATACTGCTGGAGATATGAACCCAGCAGTATGTTATGTTGCTAATCTTTTTAATACATATGACCTAACCCTTAAATACTTTTTTGGAAACTCCTGGAACTCTATTTGGTGGGGACAACCCACTTGGGGGCTACCTCCTATATATGGCACTAACTCCCAGTGTAGATTTGTGTTAGCCTCTGATAGCTTGGTGACAGCTTTCCTAGATATTTACTCTAATAACGAGGATATACCTAATACTCAAACTCGCTCTGTGTTATATGTAGCTCCTGGTATTAATAGTATAGAGCAAGCTCCTGATGACGCTTTTTACGGCGAGGTAAGCTCTACAAATAGCACAGCTAACTCTAACTGGGCTAGAACACTAAAATCCGGTTACAACTTTATTCAGTATTTATACACACAAAGTGGTGGTAATCTTGTTAATGAACACCCAGCTCACGGCATAATAGTTATCATAAAGGTTTAAGTATGTCCTACTCACAATCTCATTTAGGTTTGCATTACTTAGTAGAAAACAGCTCTGGGGCTTTTGTTTGTATTGCTAGTGGTAGCAAAGATCCTAAAGCCAAACAAGCACTAACTTGGCTTCAAGAAGGTAATACTCCTTCTGAGTACAGAAAAATATTAAGTTGGCAGCAGGCTAGAGCTAAGAGAAACAGGCTTCTACAAGAGTCTGACTTTAGTCAGCTTCCTGATGTTACTTTAAAGAACAAGAAAGAGTGGGACACATACAGACAGTTGCTGAGGGATATAACTTCTGACTACAAATCTCCGGAAGATATTATATGGCCAGAGCTTCCGCAAAGTATGTGAAAATGTAAACTTCTTAGTTCAAAGACACTTGTTTATATTGAGATTATAGTTTAAATACTTAAATATCTTTTTGTATAAGAAAATATGTCAAGAATCCAACTCCGGTCTGACCAGACTCCTGAATACAGACCTCTCCCAGCGGATTTGTTAGTTGGAGAGCTACTAATAAATAATGAAGCTTCTGACCCAGGCGTTTATTATAAAGTCACCTCTAATAAAACTATTAAACTTGGTCCTTGTTATGTTGGAGCAACACCACCAAACAATCCTCAAGTTTCTGCTTCTGCCCAAACTGGTTTACTAGTTAATACGGAGCTCTCAAAGGGTGAGATGTGGTTAGACAACTCAAGCAGTATAAATATTCTTAAGCTGTGGGACGGCTCTGACTGGATAGAAGCAGGTAGAAGTCTAAACCAGCAGTCTGTCCTTACATCTAAGAATGTTGTTATTAAGCCTACACAAGGTCAACAGTCCTCTCTTTTATCTATTCTTGACATAAATAACATAGAGAGTGTAGTAGTTGCTTCTGATGGCTCTGCAAAGTTTAATAAAAAGGTTGATTTCTATGATGACGTCACCTTTGAGGATGTAGCTACCTTTAAGTTTGTAACTACATTTGACTCCCAGGTTTACGTTCCTGATGCACCCGAAAATGATGCCAGCAGTCTGGTAGCAAACACTAAATTTGTTCAAAGTCAGTTAGCAACTGTTAAAGCTACTTACACTAACTCCAACCCCTCGTTGGCTACTGTTGGGGGAATAGAGGCTGGAAGTACCTTTAACAACATTCCTTTTTCTGATGTATTAAACCAACTTCTAAATCCTTATCAGAACCCTGTTATTAGTATAGCTAGTAGTAATTTGGGGGTTAGCAGAACTGTAGAGGTTGGAGAGAGGTTGCTTGGTCTTAACGAGGAGATCTTATTTACGGCTACAGTCCAGAATAACCAGAATCTACTGCCTGGGTCTATTGTATATAAAGGTGATGGGTCTACCGTTTCTAACCCGTACATTCCTAATTACAACTCTATACCTAATGTTAGAGTCTCTCCGGGTTTCTATAGTTGGAACGCTGTTGGTACTAATACAAAAACTCAACAGGTTGTAAGTAACTCAATTACTATTACTTGGGCTCACAGGACTTTTACCGGCTACTCAACATCTGGGTCAGTTGTTAATACTTCTGAGTTAACTACTATAAATAATACTCTTAGTAGACCAACATCTGTTACAAAACCAGCAGGAGCTAGTGCTTACCTTTATATATTTCTTCCTACTAGCTATCCTGTTTACACTTCTTTTACAAGCGGTGGTTTTGATGTTCCTATGGCTAACACTAGCCAAGTTACTTTAACCAGACTTGGTGTTTCTGTAACTTATAACTTGTACAGAACTTTCAACCCGACTGCTGGCGCATTAACTATTAATTTAGGATAAAGATAAATTTTATGGCCTCTATTCCTGGAACTGTTAGCCTTACTGGAGCGATAGCCCCAAACGATAGTGAAGACACTTACCCAACTCATTTTGCTAAGTATGGGAAGGGAGGGTACTACAGTGTAGCTACTCTAGATGAGAGAAATGCTATACCACTTGAAAGATTAGAAGAGGGACTGTTGGTTTACGTTGTAGACCAAGACAAGACTTATGTGTACAAATCTGGTCAGTGGGAAAAGTGGGGTGTTTCTTCTTTTTCTTCGAGTTTACAATCAATTCCGGTAACAGTTGGCGAAGCTGTTGCGGACAACTTTTTTGTTGCTGCCAATGGCTTTGATCATCCAGATGTTTCATCCAGCTATAAAGCAGCAGCGGTCGCAGTTAAGAACGCTCGTACAGATATTATTAATGCAGCCTATGATACTTTTTTCCTTCCAGCAGGTGAGAGTGAAACTACTTGTAGGCGAGACATTGGATATGTTGTAGATGCGATCGCGGCTGACTTGGGCAACAGCAACGATGACCTGTTATTTAGGTCTAATCTCTACAGCATCCAAGCTGGTAAGGCTTACTACGAGCTAGATGAAACCAGGAGGATTGGGATAAACGAAGTCGCACCCAGTAAGATAGCTTTTAGTAGCGTTGCCTCCCAGATAATCGCCTTAATCGGTTCAAGCTTTGCCACCTACGTCAATAGCCTCCGAGATATCATCAATGGCTACCTGGACAATGGATTAAACTGGGCTGCGGCTCCTGAACTCAAATATGGTATACAACGCGGTCGATTTATTGATGGTTCCAACCTGATTAGAGCCAATCGGGACTATATCATTGACAGGGTATTGACAAACTTACAGGCAGCACCTTATAACTACATACTACCCTCCGGAACTAAATGCCGTAGGGACTTAAACTTTGTTATAGATGCCGCAATAGCAGATATTAGGAATTTATCTAACGTCAATGCTATTGCAGTAGGCTACAAATATTATGAAGACGGCGAGCTAGTCATTGGAACATCAGACGACCCTTCTGAACTAACTAAAACAGTCGCAGCATTTAGGTTAGCTCGTGACTATTGTATGCAAGCTATTCAAAATAAGCTACCTAATACCTCCAACTTTGCTGAGGTGGATGGTGAGTTGAATCTACCCGCAATCAGCGCCGGTGGTGCACAGTTTGAAGGTAGCGAATGTGCCAGCGTTGCCAGTGCAGCTTACAGCATATTTAATATTATTATTGGGTATCTAGAAAATGGCTTAGACTGGGCTGATGCTCCTAAACGCAAGGTAGGATTGATTGAGAAGGAACTACCAGGGCAAAGCTGGAGAACTGCATTTGCTAGTATCAAAAGGGCTTTAGCTGAAGTAGCTAAGTTTCCAGAAAAGGAATGTACAGTTAGGGTAAGCTCTGGGAGATTCTACGAAGACAACCCCTTAATCATTCCTCAACCAAAGACAGCAGTCATTGGGGACAACCTACGGACTACTACCATTTGCCCTTTGAATCACGGACAAGACCTATTCAAGATTGATTCAGGTACTTATCTAAATTACATGGTATTTGAGGACAATTACCGGGGTGGGTTTGGTATCCTGGACTCTTCCAACCAGGTCAATCCTAGAGAAATGTCAGCTACAGCTACCACCCTCAGACTCTTCCCTGGACATACCATCAAAGACACTCCTGGTAGGTTTAAAGATGCTGCTAACTTAGTTAGAGCAAACCGATTGTACATTGATGCACAGGTTATTGATTACAACGCTTTACCCATCATTGACGCGGTAATTGCAGACTTGAGAATCATGGGGAACATTAACTCCATCGAGGCGATCGCAGTCAATAACCCCACCAAAATCACCCAAACTAAAGACCTGATTCTCAGTGCAATTCGGGGGGATTTGCCTAATAGTGAAGCCAACCAAACCTCTGGCACGGATTTCAATTCCCTGAATCCAGGTGGTGTTAACTACGATACTGGTGACTGCGCCAATGTCCAATCAGCAGCCGCTACCCTAGTTGACCTTATTAGTGCGATCGCTGCTGGTAATCCTCCACCCAAAGCTAACACTGGAACACTATTACTGGTAAACCAAGAGTGGATGCAGATTGCTTCTTTGAATGGCAATGATTTGGTAATTGGCAGTAGAGGGGTATTCAACACAACAGCTACTCGGCATATTAGCGGATCTAAATGCACTCAGAACGCCAAAGCTTTTAGATATGCAGCCGCATTTAAAGATGGGGTAAATATCTTTTTGTCCCCGTACATCCAAAACTGTTCTAATATTTCAGTTCTTGGTCGCACAGTCTTAAAATCAGATGGCAGTGGAGAACTGGATGATACTAAGACTCTAGCTGGTGGGATATTGGTTGATGGTGGCGTATTAGCAAATACGTCTCCTATTGCTTCTATGGTAATGGATGCCTTTACCCAAATCGTTTCAGGGTCTGTAGGCTTCCACCACAAGCGCAATGGTTACTCCCAACTAGTATCTGTATTCCAGGTCTTTGAGGATATTGGCATCTTGTGTGAGTCTGGCGCTTATACCTCTGTCACTAACAGCGCCACAAACTTTGGTAATTATGCTCTCAAGGCAGTGGGTTTTAGCGACACTTCCTTCCCTTTTTACGAAGGGACATTAGTTGGCGCTGAGAACGTAAACTTAGGCTTTAATAATACACCCTCAAACATTTTTGAGTCTACTTTTGCTAACGCGGGCAACAACCAAACCAGAGTTACTCTAACTTTGGAAGCTGACAAAATAGGTCAATTTGTAGTTGGGCAAACTATCACAGTCGCGGGACATAGCGTAGCAGCAGCCAACGGCACGGGGTTGATTATTACTAACGTCCAGGCAAGCGACCGCACAATCTCTTATATAGTTGATATCCCCTTTGGTAGTGGTATTGCTGCTGGTGGGCAAACAGGGACTGTAACGATTACCCAAGGCAGACAAGTTACTAGGTTGAGTATTTCTGGCTTCACCTCTATACCCCTTCCTAATTACGTCGTCAAGGTTAGAATCCTTGGTACTAGCAATTTTTACACTCGTACTGACGAATTAGAATATATTGTTGAGGAAGCAACACCATTTAACAATAGTGGTATTACAGTCGTCACCTTACAGGTACTCTGGGAAGGTGCATTACCCGGGAACACTGCAATAGAGCTAAGACGACCCAGTACCATTAACTCGTCCTCCCATACCTTTGAGTTTATTGGCTCAGGTATAAACTACACAGCTCTACCTGAAAATGGTGGCGTTACAGATCCTCAAACCCAAACTGTAGAAGTCAACTCAGGCAGGGTCTATTGCTCTGCTACAGACCAGGATGGTAACTTCACTGTTGGACCTTTCTTTAACGTTGATTTGAAATCCGGTAAAGTCACATTCACTGGCACAGTTTCACTGGGTGTTATTGATGAGATTCAGCTTAAAAACTCTCCTGGTGTTCCCATTCGAGAATTTTCCATTGATACAGACTTGAGTGGAGATACCGGCGCAGCTAATACCCGCATCCCCACCCAGCGAGCAATTAGAGACTTTGTTAAAAACAAGCTGGGCAATCTATTTGATAAGACATCAGGAACCAGCGGCGGCGGGTCTAGCTTTGCTGGTCAGTTAGTAGAGCTAACTCAACAGGGCTTTATTAGTGAAACCCAACTCCCACCGCGTTCTCCCTTCAATATCTTTAATGTTGCCAACCAAGCTGAGAGATTAGCTTTAACCAATGTTAATCAGGGAGACTATGCGGCTCAAGCTGATACTGGTGTTGTTTATGTCCTAAAAACTATAGCTAATGGTGGTGCAAGTGTTGATGACAATTGGGCAATCCTACCTTCTGGAGTGACTTCAGCCAGTAGCATCGCTGGGGTAATCCCAGTAACTAATTTAGGCTCCGGTACAGCCAACGCCAGTACATTCTTGGCAGGGGATAGCTCCTACAAACCTGTAGTTCGATCGCTCCTGAGTGGGAATGAGTCCGTTGTGATTGGTACTGATGCGATCACCCCTGGAACTTATCCTACAAACTCTAAGGTTGGGGATATCACGGTCACTGTCAACACCGTAGGTTATAGCCAAGGACAAACCAGCGGTGCTAGTACCTTAGGCGTTGCTAAGTTTGACTACACAGACTTTGATATTTCCAATGGGGTTGTCTCGATTAAAAATGAAGCTGTAGACCTCAATGAGATTGCTCACGTTCCTGGTAACTCAGTCTTAGGGAACAACAGCGGAACGACTGGTGTAGTGCGATCTCTTCCTTTGAATGACGTGGTTGCTACTGTCCCCACTATTGCAGTTAGTTTTAGCGGGTCTACCTACAGCATTGCAGTCAATGACGTTAGCTTGGGTTCTAATCCTGTATTGACTCTCACTAAGGGTCAAACCTATAAGTTTAATCTGAACGTTACTGGACATGGTTTCAACATCACAACCACATCTGGGACTGTTAGCGGCAACCTATACAGCACAGGATTGATAGGAACAAATGGTACTCAGGTAACTAACGATTCCACTAAATTTATCTGGACTGTTCCTCTAAATGCTCCCAATACCCTGTTCTATCAGGATGGCGTTACCTTAACCAACTTTGGTGTCATCAACTTGACTGGCGGTGCGATCGCCTCTACAGAAAAAGGCGCTAACAATGGTGTTGCTACTTTAGATAGCAACGGTAAAGTACCCCAGACCCAACTAACAATAGTTGGTACAACTAACAGAATAGCTGTTAATTCTACTACTAATGCTATAGACCTAGCTACTGTTTCTCAAACAGACACAAATGGAGAAGCAGGAATTAACTTTGTTCAGTCAGTATCTAAAGATACTTATGGTAGAATAACTGGTCGTGTATTAGCTGACATCAGAACAGCTACTACTAGCCAAACAGGAATAGTACAACTAAACTCTTCTATTACTTCAACTTCAGAAACAGAAGCAGCAACCCCGCTGGCTGTTAAAGCCTATGTAGATAGTAGCTTAACTGACATGGCTAAAACTAATACTAGCCAGCAGTTTGAAGGGTTTCAGGGTTCTCTTAGAGAAGTTCAAGACATTAGTGGGGATGTAATTATTGACGGTCGCTTATCTAATATTTATGATCTGACTGTAACTGGAAATGTTACAAGTTTAACTTTTACTAATTTACAGTCAGGAAAATATATTATTAACATTATTCAAGGCAGTGTGCCCTATTCTGTTAGTTTAAACCCTTCTGTTTTTAAAGCTGCTGAAGAGTCTACACCTGTATCTACAGAGGCCTACAAGAAGTCTAAATTAATAGGAGACTGCGATGGTTCATTTATTGAGTATGAACTAAAAATATGGGACACTCAGTTCCGTGAAAGTTTCTCTGCTATTTGGGGACCTATAATTAGTGAGATAAATAGTGAGAGAACTGCTCTTGGTCAAAGTTTATTATCTGTTAATTCTGCGAATCTTATTAAAAACAAAGTTAAGTTCTTAAACGGAGAAGCTACAGATTGGTCTATAGCTAATGGATTAACCCCTGTAAATGTTTTTAATAAAATTGTGTTGAGTGTTAGTTTATCTAGTGCAGTAAATGTTGGCAGTGGTAGTAGTGCGGTAATGGAAGTAGGTATATCAGGAGGTATACCAACTATTGCTCCTGTTAATGCTAAAGCTACTTTAGAAGCTAACTATACTTGGGATACTTTCTTCAGTGGAGTACCTGCACAAAATGATAGTGTAATAATCTCTACACAAGGTTTAAATTTTACTCATGGAGCAAGCGGTGATGGCATTACTGCAATCATTACAGGATTTAATGCCACTAGTGATTTATGGGCTGCTACGGGGCAAGCTGGAGCGGGACAAGGTAACAGAGTATTAGCATTCCAAGACAACCCAACATCTTTAAAAGGCTACAACAGTTCCAACGGACTGAGTATTCTTGGGTGGAGAGGTGCAACTTTTAGGGATACCCAGGGGTTGATTTGGGATCATAATCTTGGAGGTGACGAACTAGCTCAATTTAGTTCTGCATACTGGCAAGGTGCGACTGCTTTAGGAATGCGGAATGGTACAAGTTTTAACCAGAACTTGAGGACTAGAAATGCAGGAGATACTTACACCCAACAGGAAACCCCCATTAATCCCCATGAGTTACGAATGGGTAAGTTAATTTCAGGTTACTCAGCTAACAATCCTATTTTTGTTGCTTGTCCGTCTTATATCCCATCAGTAATTATTCTTAAAGGATACCCAACTCAAACTGAAATAGATAATCTTTTGAGGGGGATGTTGCAATTTGAAATTGATGCACATACATTAGGTCTATCAGCCAATCAATTCAGGATTATTAGCACTAGCACTGATGCTAATGGAATTATTAACCACAATGTGATTAGTAGAAAAGCAGGATTTGTAAGGATTAGAGTTAAGCCTCCCACTTCACCCGCAGCAGGTAAGCCACCTAGATATTGTTATTTACTGGAAGCCACAACAATACCTGCGCAAACTAGCTTTGGTGTTGGGATTGAACACTGCACAGTAACAGAATCCTACCACAATGATTACAACATGACATTCATTGAGGTAGACTTCCCTGATGAATGCTGGTATGCAGACCATCCTACGTATGCACATCAACGATGGGAGTCTTTTTATGATGAAGAGTTAATACCTTGGGTAGAAAATAACTTTGGTACACCTGGTGACAAGCGGGTATTAATTGGATATTCTAAGTCTGGGTGGGGTGCGCTAACTAAGATATTTAGAAACCAATCTTTATACAGTGCTGCTGCTTGCTTTGATGCCCCTTTGTACTCAAATACAATAAATCATGCTAACTTTTTCGGCGCAGGTACTTTTATATTTGGCACTCAAGCAAATTTAGATACTTATTACCCGCCAACTTTAGCGACTAATAACGCTGCTAATTTTACTTCTACAAATAGGATTTGGATTAGTCGTGGAACTGGTGGTTTCCCTGCTATTAAATTCCCTACTGATATGCAAAACTTTACTACTCACTTAACAAATCTAGGGATTCAACACACATACTCCCTAGCGGGTACTAGCCATGCTTGGAGCGGTGGTTGGACTGATGAGGCTATGGCTTTTTTAGATACTGCATCTTTGTAATAGTTAGTTAAAACTGCTATTAACTTAGCACAAAGTGCGTGGTCTAGCTTACTATCTACTTCCTATATACAAAAAACCTCGTCACCCCTTAAACCTTGTCTATCAGCTTTTTCTTTTAGCCTCCTTAGCTCCTGGTTGCATATCTGTCTCACCCTTTCCGGGGAAACACCAATAAGAGCCCCTATCTCGAAAGCAGATAGGGGTTCTTCACCATCTAGACCATACTTCCAGTTCAGTAGTTTTCTTTCACGATCAGGCGTGTCAGACATCATCATTTCCAAAACAGTAGGATAGCCTATTTCCTGTAGTATTAAATCAGTATTATCTGGAGATGGCATCAGCTCTTCCAAAGTAGTATCACTGTTGCCTTGCTTTACAGTAATGTCTGAGGAGCACACTCTTCTACACCAGTTATGCAACTGCTGTACTCTCTCTTCGCTTTTTCCTAAAAGAGTTGCTAGTTCAGCAATTGTTGGGTTATAGCCCTTATCTGCTGTAAAAGCTTTTACAGTTCTTTTTAGCTTATTAACCTCTTCGTACACCATTGCTGGAAGACGGATAGCTCTACTGTGCTGTGTTATAGACCTAGAAATAGATTGTCTTATCCAACAAGAAGCATACGTGCTAAACTTGAACCCTTTTGTGGAATCAAACTTTTCAGCAGCTCTGTTTAGTCCAACTGATCCTTCCTGAATTAGGTCTACAAGTGATTCTTCCTGCCTTCTGGCGTATCCTTTAGCAAGAATAACAACAAGTCTTAGGTTTGAAACTATAAGTTTATTTTTAGCGTGAGCGGCTCTATTAAATATTATATTTAGTTCTTTTTGAGACATTCCTACTGCCTTAGCTTGCTCTTCAGTAAAAGACTTCATAGTCAAGTTTAATTTTAGAGCTGGATTAGCTTCTACAATAGTCATAGCTTTTCTTACTGATAGGCTATAGTCATTAGTTTCTTGTTCTGTGAGTAGCCTATGTCTACCTATCAAATTTAAAAAAGAACCTAGACAGTCCAGTTCTCTGGGTGTTTTGGTTCTTTCTGTATGCAAACTATAAAGGGTGTTAGTTGTTATTTTCTTTGGTCTGCCCATAGTGCTCAAATGCTGTTTGTTAGCACTATTATAGTATGCCAACCAACAGATAAACAACTCACAGCCCTAGCTGCACAAACTTTGCTGCTCCACAGTCTCTAGATATAGTTTTTAAATCTTCTGATATGCCAAAGTGTTCCTCTGAAGAACCGTATACACAATGTAACACAGAGCTGTTAGCTTCTATTACAGGAGTTAAAAATCTTTTTAAGCAGTCTTCAATACCATTTTCTATTACATCCATACCCTCTGTTACTTTCTCACCATCACTAATAGTCTGTAGGTCAACAATCATCTTTTTAGGAGCGTAAAACGGAGGTTTGTACGCTAAAGCCATGATGACTGAGGCGCTAGTAATGTTTATGCCAACAATGCTTCTTGACCTACCAGACTGTCTTCTTAATACTAAAAGATGCAGAGGAACAAGACCAGCCTCTTCTATTAAAGTTCCTATAAACATAGCAGCTTTGTGACCTACTGTAACAAATCCAAACCCACCAGGTTTTAGGCAATGTTCAAGCTGCCGGCACATCAAAGCAAATCCTTCAGTTTTATCATGAGTAAAACTAAACTTCATAGGAGCTTCTATAAGTGCTATATTAATAGATTCTGCATCTACTAAGTCAAAACTTTTTGATGCTAGACCTGTATAGCTCTTCAGCTCCATACCCTCTAGTAAAAGAGTTTGTATTGAAGTATTCTCCTGCTCTTGAACTCTTTCTTTTTTTTCTTTTATTTCTGCTATAGCTTGTTTGACAGTGCTATAGCCAGTCTGGTTGTCTGATTCAAGCATATTAGCAACTTCAGCCTGCTTCTTCTGACTAAGCTTTGCTAAAGCTTTTAACTCTTTAGGATCTTCGATAACACTACTACTTGCTAAAACATCTATTACTTCAGGGTTTACTCCTGCTTGAGCTAACTTAACCTTTCTGTAAACTTTTATTAAACTAGCGACTTCATCTCTGCTAGGAGCTTCTTCTGACTCAGCAGCTATTTTAAGGATCTCTTCTTTGATTTCTGGTTCAACACTGGCTCTAGAAGTAAAATACAAAGCACTCAGGCTAAGTTTGGCTATACCCTCGCTGTGCTGCTCTCCGTGGTCTCTGACTAAGGTATACAGGTTAATAAGATTTGTAGCTGTATCATGGCTGATTTCTGCTCCTAGCTCTTCTTCCACCCACCTTTGCCAGAACTTACCACTTTTCTTATCTCTTACAAATATTTTTTTTGCTTCCAGTAATCTGCAGCCGGCTTCTACAGCAGTTTTATGGCTCTGCCTCTTCCATTCTGTGATTAATTCTTGTAGCTCAAACGCTATTAGCTTTAGTTCGCTTGTTGTATCTTTTTTTAGACTACTATAGACATTGTTACTATTAGTCTTTTGAGTGGTTGTAGTTCTAGACATAAGTAGTTACTTATTCTTGTTTTTGTTATTTGTTTTTTATAATAACTTTTTTTGGTAGTTTAAACAAGCAGGAATAATCTATTCCAAAAGACATAGGGGTGGGATGTATATAATACACCTCACCCCTTGTAGTCCAGGCTAAAACACTTTAACTTGTGATTTACTATGATATTTTTGTATTGCACAAAGACATATCTAGCAGATCTTTAAGAGTGCCTAAATTGGTCTTTCCTCTACCCAAGCTAGGAGTTACAACAAACTTTAGGTAAACCTCTAACTCATCTGGCTGCAGGTTGATAACACCCTCTTCTACCCATCTTTTAGTTTCTGGTATTATGTCACTTAAATAACTTGTAGCTTTTTTATAGTTACTATAGTCTTTAATAGTAGCTGGTAGTTGAGTGTTTGCTGTAGTAGTCTGGTTAACCATTGGTATAAAGAAACTTATTTTTTTTATACTAACGTAAATATTAGAAATTACCTACATCTAAAAAAGATATCTTAACCAGAGCTTGTTACACTTATAGCTCTGGCACAACCTTTCTAAACTTTCATGTCTTTTGTTGCTCTATTAAAAGCTGCAGCAGGTTTAAACTTACCTCTATAACGGCTTGAAACTTTAACTACAGCAGCTTGATCTTTAGGGTTTCTAGCTACTCTTTCCTTACTTAATCTGGCACTAAAAGTTCCTAGACCTTTTATACGAACAGATTGACCACTGGTTACACAGTCAGTTACAGCTTTTACTACTTCTTTGATTACTTTTTCTACCACTGACTTTTCTAAACCTGTGGTATGTATTAAGGTAGTCAGTTCCTTTGTGGTAACTGTTTTTGTCTTATTTTGGCTTTCTGTCATTGTTTTATATTTATTTTGCTCTACCTTCTCAACATAGCTACAAAACTACTACAGCAGAAGCAAAATCAACGAACTGTTCGTCTAAAAGTACCTTGACCCATTTCCATGAATGTCTACCACAATGTTTCCGCTACGAGCATTACACTTACCACACTTTTGGCAGGTAACCTCATAGGCTGACTCTGCTGCTGGGCAGTATCTTTCATCGGGTAGAACAGGTTCGCTCGGTTTTTTAACTCTAAAGGTCTTCCAGCCTAAAGAGTTTGCTTGTTGCTTTAGGGCTACACTCTCAACAGAAGCCATTAAAAGGCTTTTCCATTGCTGATCACATTCTTTCCATCTATGAGTGTAGCCAGTATGTACTCTGGCTAGTTTTATTAAAGGTTCCCATACATTGAAAGGAACAGCGGTGGGTTCCCCATAAGAACCCATTCTCAAGTCTCTACCACTTAGTCTGTGGCTTGTCTTTAAGACTGGATAATTACCAGCTTTGTAAGCCTTGTAAATCTGCCCTAGAGTCATGCTATTTACATAACAAATTCTTCCTGTGCCTTTATCTCCTTTTAGAGGACAACTACCACAGACAGATGTATCTTGGTTGCTATGAATAGCTTCTAGTGGATGATGGTTCTTAGGCATTATCCAAGTCTGGAGCATCCACCCTGTCTTTACATTGCTTGACGGACGGGTTGTGCCTGTCAGAAGCAATAAAATAGGAGCCCCATTAATTAATGAGGCTCCCTCCCATATAATATGCCCGTTTGTTTGTGTCACTCTTTTAGTAGCTTTGTTAAGTAATCAATTCTTTTCCAAGCGATTGCTGACTGTCTTGGGCTACAGCTTAAACCATATGCTCTTCTAGCTTCAAAGTTTCCTGGTAAACTGATTTGCACAGCCCTGCTATGCCACTAAACAAGGATAAAACCTTCATGCTGCATCTTGGTTATAATCACTGTTTAAGTAAACTTCAAGCTCAGAACCTAAATCCTCATCAAGGTTAGAAGAGCACTCTGCATAAGCTTCTTCTAATTCTGTTCTCAGATGTTGGAGACCTTCTTTGTAGAGAAGCTGATAGTTAAAGGAAGAAAGCTCCAGCTTGTAGACATCTAACAGCTTAACTTTAGTCAGCCCTAGTACACAGAAACCTTTTTCTAAGCCTAATTCATTACTATCTATCTTGTAGCTTGTGTAAGCGTCTGCTAGTCTACCAGTAAACTGGTTAGCAGATTCATGAAACTCAAGTCTTACTATGCGATCGCCTACTTGGTAGCCTCTGTCTTCTAGCAGCTCAAAAGGCTTTGTTTCAGCCCAAACAGGGGTGAAAAACTTTGATGGAGTCTTTAAAAAGAATGTTTTCATTATTTTACTGCCAGTCACATTGAGATAAACCATCTATTTTTGTACCGTCCCTGTCAATTCTCACCCAGGAAATATTGTTCTTTATAGCCCACTCTATAAGGTTGCAGAACAGGTCACTAAACTTTAAAGCAGACAAAGCTTCTCTATCAAAACCACAGCCTTCAATATAGCCAATGTTAAGTATCACACCAGCCTCGTCCATACTTTCTCTAAAAACCATTAGTGATTTTTCAGCACTTGAAGTCATTAGATTAAAGTCGTTTGGGGTTGCATGATTAGAAGATACTGTTAAAAATCTTTCTACATCATCTTCAAAACTCATTTGCTACGGGCTCCTCAAATAGTTTTCTTTCTGCTTCTCTTCTAAGAACTAGACCTTGTAGCCTTCTACCTCTGTTACCATGCACCCACTTACCTAACTCAACAGCAGCACCAGCAAAGTCTTGTTGATTAACTAGCTTTAGAAGTGTAGACCTCTGAAAAGCTCCTGCACCAGTATTAAAAGTAAAAGAGACTAATACACTAAACTGGTTGCTGTTAAGAGGAACTTTCACAAACTTTCTGACAACTGCTTCTGCTTTTGCTAAGTCTTGTTGTAAAAGTGCCTCGGCTTGAGCAGCAGTTATTTTTCTTCCTTCTCTAGCCTTTTTTCCTGTATGACCAAACCCAATGGTCTTTTTTCCACTAGGACATACATAAGGAGAGAGATAAAGACCTTCAAAGTGTTTGACTAGTTGGATACCTTTTTGGTTTATTTGCTGTAGGGGAAGTATTACAGGTTGTGTATTTACTTGGTTAGTATGCGAGGGAAATAAGTCTTTTGGTGTTTGATAGTTAATAACTGTTGCTACCAGAAATTCAAACATTAGAAAAAATAGAACGCTACATCCGCTGAGTGCGGCTAACTGTCTGTTACTACTCCATTGTCTTCTTTTGTAGAACATGAGCAAAATAAAGTAAGTATCTACTAAAAAGCCCTAGATACAACTCTAGGGCTTTTAGAGGTTGGCATAGCAGCCTAATGGTTACTATCGTACAGAGAATAACGCTTGAAACCTTGCTTTAGGATTTTATCGAATGTTGACCATTAATGGTTGAACTTTGATAAATAAGAATACTAAGCGTTTTAGAGTTAAGAGTTGAGCTTTGAAGATTGAGCTTTAAGGTCTTTTCTTTGGATAGTTCACTGACCAGCTAAAGAAAGATACCTTTTATGTACACTTCTCCGAGTGTTGGTTAGCCTTTACCCCAGCTAGAGGGTTCTCTGTTTTAAGTTATTCGCTATGACAACAAGAGTATTCTAACAGAAGTTCTAAACTTCTATAAAGTTTGTTGAGTTAGACACTGAAACAACATCATCTACATTGTTCAGAAACTCAGCTACTTCGTCATGTAGAGAGTTTATTAGCTTAGAAAGGTCTAGCGGGTCTACAATCTTCACCTCGTTCCTTTCGTGGAAAGGGTTGGCTATAGAGGCGTAGTCAGTCTCAGTCAAATTAGCTTTACCCTGAAAGGTAGTTTTAATAAGCTCATCTAGTCTGTTAGCAAGTTGAGCATCTAAGCGGCTTTTAGAGTTAACAGCCTTTTCTAGTTGAGACTTCATTGCTCTACCCAAAGCAATTTTGTACTGGTAGCTTTGCTTGGTTTCTATAGCTGCTGCTACTGTGTACTGTTTACCAGCAATAGTTACCATTGTGGTGGCATTAGAGTTTACAATTGCCTGCTTGATTCTTTCCCGATAAGCTATCAAGTCTACTAAAGACTGATAATTAGCTTTTAAGCTCTTTTCCAGCTCTTCCACTGAAGTAAAACCAATAGGGAGTTGACCAGGCTTTTCTTGTAAAACACAAAAAGTAGTTTCACTGGTCATTTTATTGCTGCGATCACCCAAAGTCTTCAGTTCTTTTAAAGCTCTAGTAATGGTAATCTTTTTGGTTGTCATTTGCGTAAAGAGGGTTAAATGTTGAATGTGAGTAATGTAGCTTAATCCATGAAGGTTGTGGTGTTATCAGGTCTAACTGCCACAACCTTGGTGCTTGCATCAGGTGATAAAGCTGTGCATATTCTGTGAGCTAAGTAGTTAGCCGCACGTTGTTGTACTTCTGGCTGCTTTGCCACTTCCCTGGCTAAGGGAATCAGATATGAAACTTTCTTTAGTTCTTGAGCTAATTCTTTTACAAGCTCAGGGTAATGGTCACACCCAATTCTTTTTAACTGATCAGGACTCAAGTGCTGAGTTAGAGAGGCAATGTCCTGAACATTACTTTGTTTTAACTCTAAAACTTCTTTTTCTAAAGCTGCTATCTTTTCTAAAGCCAGCTGTAGAAGCTTTCCTTGTTGCTTGATAACTTTAAAGGGATTAAACACTTGATTCATCATTTGTGTTTGATTGGTTGTTAGATTCTATCAAGTCGGTCTTCATTAATTCACCAATTGGTGTGTTTAAGAAAGAATTTATTCTTGATGCCGCAAAATAAACAAAAGGTGGAAGAATAGGTTTGGCTGTATCAAAAGAGGTTTCTGTTGAGTCTTTTTGCTGTTTCTCTATCTCCTTAACTATTTTAGTATCAAACTTGTATTCTGTCTCTGTAAACTTGTCTGTGCTAACCTCTAAAACACTTAAAATGGTGGAGATTGGGTTTACAGTTTCTACCAGTAGGTTCCACATTTTTATTGCTCCCAAAGTAGGGTAGTAAAGCAAGGCAGTCAGAACAGTTAAGGCTACAAACAAAAAAGTCTTGATCAGCTTCCAGAAGACTTTAGCAGCAATTTGTAGCTCTGCTACTGTTTCCTTAGTCCATAAAGAAGTGACCCAAAAGCTGCAAGAAGCTTGAGAGCACTCATCATAGTTGTTTTTGAGATTGGTTAAAACTTGTTCTTGTGTTAATCGCATAAATTTCTTGTTGTTTGATTGTTTGTTTTGGTTATTATTCTTTTCTTACTCAAAGATTACCACTTTGACATCAAGTAGTTCTTCAAAAGCTGCTACTATTAAAGGTTTTACTACAGCCCAATCTATTTTTCTGGGTAAGCTTCTTTAAACTGCTTGGCAATGCCCTTACCCATAACACCAACACAATTTACCGTGTTTACTAATGCTTGCGCTTGTTCTTTCAGCAAGTCACCTGTTTTAAATTCTATAGTTATGGCAACTTTTCTATTTCTTGCTTTATTCTTTTTTCTTGCTGAGAATAGTTTGGTAGAGGCTGTTAACCTCTACCTTATTGTCTAAATCTTGATTGTTGCTTGACCTTGCACAAACGAAACTTTAGCCTGAACACTTTCAAACTGACCATGCAGGCTACAGTTATTGCGGCTATCAAACTCTGGGAGCCCTTGTCTCCCAAGAATGACTGAGAACTTACTGCCCTGCATTTGCGACTGCAGTTTCCTCTGACGCTTCTTCTCTACTGTTGGTAGCTTACACTAAATCTAAGTCTTTGCTAAAAGCTTTAGTCTTCCTATCGTGCAGCTTAATCAAATCTTTGAACTTGTCATCTACTTTCTTATCCCCGACCACTCCTATGAGTTTACAGACTCCAACGTCTTCTGCTTCAAGCTCATCTTCACAGTAAACATCCCAGTCTTCATACCTCCAAGGTTTAGGAGTTAACCTAGCTCTAAAAGTTTCTTGGGTTTGGCATAGTAATGAGTATTTAGAATCTGCGTATAGGTTAGCCATAACAGCCTTTGTATCACGACTTGAAGGCTGCCACTCTTTAGTGGTCTCAATGTACCTCAGACCACCTGCTGTCTTATAAACTCTGAAGTTACCGCCTTGTTGAGATTGCCAAGCGCGGAGAGCTATGATAGCTTGCTTTTCACTTACTGGAGCTCTGTTGTATTCTAAACAATCACCATCAATATCTACGTCTACAATCAGCATCCTTTCGGCGTTAAGAATAGTCGCTTTATAGCTGTTGACTGTGAGAATACCTTGCAGAGAACTTTTGTAGAACAATTCATCTGTTATCTTTTCTGTTAAGACAGAGTAACTGCCGGTATACCATCTGCTCTCTAATTGCGCGTCTTTGTACTTTAGAAACTCCTTGTTAGGAAATCTATAAGGCACTACTTTCCACAGCTCTTCCTTTTCTCTAGAAGATAAGGTTCTATCCCATATTTCTAGATAAGGTTTAGCCTCTGCAAAGTCAGTGGAGCGATTTATAACTAACTCATGTAGATAAGTTACTACTTCTTTAAAAACAGCATCTTTTAGACTGTAGCTCCTTCTACTAGCCCAATAGACTAGCTTCCTTAACAGAGTAGGGTACTTTGCTTTAAAATCTGAAAATGAAGAAGGAAGCGGACGGTTTACTAACTGGCTTCTTTGACTTTTGTATGCCATTTCTTCTCCTGTGACTATTGTTCTGTGCAGTTATTGAAGAGAATCTACAGCAGTACCAATAGCTGACGTTAAGTCCCCTGCTGGTTTATCTGTTTCTAGCGGTGCTGGGCTTGAACCAGACATTATTTGCTTTTGCCGTAGACTCTCTAAACCCATGCGTGACAGTTGGGCATCCATCCACGCAGTAATCTCTGCTTTGCTGCGGCTAGTAGCATTATCTAAAGCCTCACCAAATCTTTTTTCTATGTATGGTGTGCTGTCAAACAGTTGTCTCTCAACTCTGTTAACAAGTTCTGAAGCTTGTTTTAACTCTGTCTTTCCTGCCTTACCTTTGTTTACTAGCTCTGCTATGCTATCTTTAAGTTCTTTCAAGATTTTGTTAGCTTGGTCTAGTTGCTTTCTTAGATCAAGCTCAAACTCTGACCTAACGCTGGGAGGAGAGACATACTCTTCAACCTTTCCTTGACCAGCAGGTGTAATCCACTCAAGAGTACAAGCAGTCCCAGAGCCGTTGTTAAAATTAGTAATTAACTCAGCAAACTGGTGATAAGACATCCTTAAGGATAAGATATTCTTATCAGGGTAAAGATTATAACCAGACAACTTTCTACTTAAGAAAGCAGTGCTAACTGTCATTTTTATGTAACCACCAACTTCCAGCCCATCTGCCATAAAGCAGTTAGATTTGTTAGCTTGAACCCTTGATAATGATACTAGACCATAACTAGGGTGTGTATATTCTCTTGAATCAATCATTATTGGTTAGGGGAGCCAAAAGACTCCCTTGAACTAAATTAACAACCGCCGCGCACTGAAACAGTTTGACTCTCAGTCTCTTTCATTTTATTAGTGCCAGGCATCAAATTAGCCAAATACTCTCTTAGAGACTCAGGAGAATAGGGTTTTCTTACCACTAGCTGCTTCCCAAAAGTGTTAGTCTCTACTTTAACAAAGAATATCTTGTCAGTCAGCGCAGAATGCTCCTCCAGCTGGGAAAGGTAGGTAAACTGGCTTACTTCTAGTTTACCGCCCAATGGGCTGCTTTTAACAACATGAAGAGGGTTTACTTGAATATCATAGATAACTCCAGCATCAGGGCATACCTCTGTTATCCAGGTAAAGTCACCACAGATTAGTGCTGTCGATGAAACCATTGTTTTTCCTGGGGTAAACTTGTTACTACTCCAGTCCAAACGTGTAAACCTATTAAGGTTTGTTAGACTGGTTATTTCTTCTTTGTCAGCAGATGGAGGAACCCAGCTTGCACGAGTGTAAAGGATTAAGTCTCCATCCCAAGTCAAAGGTATGCCAGGTCTACCTGCTGACTGACCTAATTTTTCTCTTATTTCTCTATCTGGGTGGTCTTTGAGCTTTAACCAAAAGTTGATCAAAGGTTGAAAAGGAAGATTCTGGTCTTCCAACTCTTTAATTCTCTCACCAACTGACTTAGGGACTGGTTCATCTTCATAATAGAACTTTCCCTTGTTATAATTAAAAGCTCCAGCAGTTGCTTGTTTTATTTGTCCACCCCAACTTAAGAGATTAGTGTTTGCTGTTCCTGCTTTCAGCAGCGTGCTCTTAATAAAGTCAAAGTAGGAGTTTGAATCCTTTGAGATCAAGTGGGTTTTACCGTCTTTGTGAATGGTGATGTGCTTGTCGTCAATTATGTATTGCATTTATTTGCTCCATGTATTGCTCAATTGACTCTAACAGGTTTCTTTCTGCCAGAGGTAAGTTTTCTTTTGTGGTGGGTTTCTGAGTACCAATCTCCACGTTCTGTATTAGCAGCATCAGTAGAGGGTACTTGTCTGCTAGTTTCTTAAAGATAGGAACTTTAAGGGCTGCGTACTCATTTGGGCTAGTGTAGTAAGGTTTGACAGAAAGAGTTGTAGACAGTGCCTTTACTTGATATTGACCTAGACTCCAGCGGTTGTTTTTGAGTTTGTTCTTAATGCTTTGAAGTTTTTTGCTCTCTTCGCTCTCTTCGCTAAAGTTAACAAAAAAAGAGTCGCCAGCTTTACTTAACCAAAAAGCTTGATCTGGGTGCAGAAGTAGGTTAACCAACGATAATTCTTCTGAGTTTTGAGCTGTAGCACTCATTGATTTTTTGATGACCTTAGCAAGAAATTCATTGCAAGGCAGCCCACAGAAGTAACAGTCACCTGATACCCAGGTACTATCAACAGACCAGTCTAGTAACTCCAATCCTTTTCTATGGGTATTTACAAGGTTAGTAAACTGCTCTTTAGAGTAATCTGAAAAGGACTTCCACTGAGGGTTTTCCTTTAGTTTTTCTGCTATAGAGTCACTAACAAAGAACAGTGTACTCTGGTCTAACCATTTAGGTATATGGTAAGAACCTAACCTAGTTTTTGCTTCATCTGTTTTGACATAAATACCCGAGTCAGGTAGCTCAAAGACTTTTTCTGTGCAGTTATAGACTCCTTGAGATAATGATCCTGCGTTAGACAAAAGAGTTCTGGCACTACCACCTTTGATAAGAGACTTTAGGGTGGTAGGTTTAGAATTATATTTTCTTTCTTTTTGTATTGGCTTATAGACTAGAACATCTTCTAGTAAGGAGAACAGCGGGTGAGTTTTTATGTACTCCTCCGGGTCTTGGTTTGTAGGTATACACAGAATATGCTTACTAGTTGGTATATTTAGAGCTTGTCTGATCTTAAACTCAAGTTTAACCTTAGTAGTACCTTCTGGATATACAACCCACACACAGTCTAGAAAGGGTAGTATACTGTTTGTGCATTTATAGATTAAGGGACTAGTTGCTTTGCTAAGTTTAGCTATCCACCTCCTTAGCGCATTTTTTGTTGTTTCTTCGCTACCCCAGATTAGAGTGCACTTTTCAGGAAAAACTCTGCGATAATCACTTAGTGAGTAAGCATTATAATAGCTATAGCTTTGTCTAGTAAACTGCCTGCCTCTAAACTCAAAGCTGCTAAATGGATAGTTTAGAAAGAACGTTCTTATGACCTCTCTTAGACTTGGTTGACTGAGTAACGCTTCTTCAAGTTTTTCTTTAATATGCTCTAGCAGCAGAGGAATAAATTCTAAGGCTTTCTTGTTAAATTCATTTATCCTTAGACTTTCCCTGCTTTGAGTTAACTCCAGAGACCCTACTGGCATTCTTATAACCAGGTTGTTTTTTAGCTCTAGGTTGTTTTTTAGCTCTATCCCACTTGTTAAATTCCACTCCCCGACAGAATTTTTAAAGTGATCTTTTAGGTCAGTGTAAAGCTTTCCGCTTAATTGATAAGGCAAGTCACCCTGGAGTATAGTAACCTCGACATTAATGCAATTTTGAAACTTAAGATACCAAGGACAATCTTTGTAGCAACCTTTTAAAGACCAGTCACTTGTGTTTTGAATATTGTTACATAACTCTCCATTGTGATATACCTCAACAGGCTGCTCTACCCAGGTAGTTAACTCTTTGATATGTTTGTTAACTTCCAAGTGGTCTTTTGTGTCTATTGGGATAACTATTTGTGTTCCAGAGGGTTTGTCTGTTGGTTGAGAGCTGAAAGTTGCAAAGCCTATGTTTCCTGATTCTTTTATGTAGGCTGAGTGCTGGTAATAGATACCTGCAGATACAGAGTTTATTAACACTTGAGAGGCTACTGCAAGCATGGAAAGCCTGCCCATTCCATAACCTCCCATAAATTCGTTGTCATTGCTTTTTGTTGAATGACCAATCTTCCTGTAGACGTTATCAAACCTTTCAGCATCAATCCCCTTACCATTGTCGGATATAGTCAGTTGAGGCTCTTCTTTAGTTGGTAGGTTAATGATTATAGGTAGATGCTGGTTGCCTGCTTCTTTATTGGCGTCTAAAGCATTCTGCAAAGCTTCTCTGCAAGCAGCTTTTAAAGGGTCTGAATACTGGTTACTGATGATCATATTCATCAGAATAGCTTTAGCATCACCTTCTGTGGGCAGCTCAAGCTCTGATTGTGCTTCTAAGTCTATGTTAGTTGCACAATACTTATTTAAAGGTGTTAGTTTCATATTAATCAAACTTTTATTCGTACTTTATTCTTTTTTCTTGCTTGATACTATTAAAAAGAAAAGGTCTTCTATTTCTAGAAGACCATCTACTTATGTGTAAGTTGTTTTGCCTGGCTCTGTCGGCTTTTTGCTTGTTATTAGTTTTAGCTTTGCTTTTTGTAACTTTTTAGTTGCTTTGACTAGGTTAACTTGAGTCATCCTTGAGTTTAGAATCATAACTTTTAAGAGAAACTCTAGTACAGTTAAGGGTTTAACTGCCATATTGTTCACTACTTGATAATTGCTTCCCATCCACAAACTCCTTAATTCTGTTAATTACCTGCTGTCTGATACTTACACTGTTATCTGTGGGAGAGTCATAGCTACCTTTTTTAAAAAGGAAAGAAGATTGTGTACTACTAAGACCAAAAAATCCTTCTACAGCATCCCAAGAACAAAGTTCAATTTTATTATGGGGACATATGTAGTCTGGACCCCAATCTGTGAGAGTTAGCCCTTTAGCATTAAACCACTCATTAAGGCAGCAGTGACCTACAACGCAAGCTACTGTTCCACAGTCTGTGTCGCCTGTTTTCCAGGAGTTTAAATTTACTAAGCTGTCTGGTAATGACTCTAAAATTTCAATAGCCTTTTCTAAAGCTTCGATGTTAGGGGCTACTGCAGCTTTTTCTTGCTTCCACCTGTTGCACTGCATATTCTGCTTTTCCTTCTTCAATTTGTAGGTTAATTAAATGTTGTTCTGTAGTAGGTTCTTTAGAGGGGTCATTGTAGAACCCAACTATTTTACTGCTAGGAATAGTTAAAAGACCTAGCTTTGCTGGAGGATGCCTCAACCAGATTACAGCATCAATAGGTGCGCTATCAGTCTGCCAGGTTCCTCTGTTGTTTTGTACAAACTTAAACCTTGGATAAACCAAGTTAGCCCAGCAGGGGTGGTTAGAGAGCCACTCACCTCGTTCTTCTGTTGGTTCTGTAAATGAATGCCTGACAAAAAAAACAACACCTTTTTTAGCAAAGAAGAAGGCGTTGAGGAGAATTTGGAAGGCTTGGTTGAAAGGTGGGTTTGTGACCACCCAATCAGTTTCTGGAAACTCTAACCAGCTTCTGGGGTTAGTTGCATCAAAGTGTGAGTCTGCTTTTAGATTTCTGTTTATATCATTAGTCCAGACTGACTGAACATTCTTAAAGTGAGGGAGGATAGAAGAGAGGTTGCCGGCCCCTGAACAAGGTTCTCCTACGACACCATCAAGAGTAATGTAATTTGGCAGGTGAGTTACAAACCAACCGGGGCTGTCATAGTGGTCAAGAGGGTTTCTCATAACGAGTACAGACCAGGAGTAGATAAGTTTAATAAAAAGCCAGACGGTAGGCAGAAAGCTTGAACACTGCCTCTTCTTATTACTATGTGAGTATACTCAAAACTAAAAGTCCCTGTTAAACTCCTGATTATCTTCTTAACTCTCTCTAACCCTCTAGCCCTACGTCTAGCTCTTTTACTCTGCATTTAACCCTCTCTTCAGCTTCTTAAGCTTGGTCTGCTGTACTTCTTGCATAACATCTTTTGGTATGCCAACTATCAGCTTTATCTGTTCAAGCATTAGCTGGCAGTCAGCCACTTCTTCTGCTACTTCTGTAGCTTGAGACAACTGAGGTTTGTTACCCCATGTTTGAACTGCTTGTAGAGCTAATGATTTTATATCTTCTGTCATGTTGTTTTCCTTTTGTACATTAACCCCCTATTATTACTCCTAGCTCTGGGAAGTTTTGGGAATAGAGAAAGAAATACTCAAGGCTTTTGTAGAAGACGACTGAGCGATTTGTTGTTTCTCTGGACTCCAAGGTGGAATAGGGCAAGATTGCTTCCGGTTGAATAAAAGGTTTATTTCCTTTGTACTCCAGCCGTTCTGGAGAAGGACGTGTACAGCTTCCTGTTGTGTTTTCATAGTCAAACATTGTTGATACCTTATTAATTAACAGAATCATAGCAGCGACGAACTGTTCGTCAACTTTGTTTTATCTTTTATCATTCTCTATTCTTTTTTCTTGCATTCAAACTATAACAGGTTTGAGAATAGCTCTTCTGAGTTCTCTCCAAGTAGTTTTGGGAGAGTTAAGTAAAGGGCTGCCGAGCTGATTTTCTTGGGGCTTCACTGCTATAGCCTTGATAGCCTGAACACCTTTTTCAACTGCTTGACCCAGCTTTTTGACCACCCAGCCTACTATCTGCTTAACCTTAGCACCTGTTCGCATTGCTGCTTTTTCTAGCCAGCGTTGGGTGTTGAAGAGGGTAGCTGCGATTATGCGTTGCAGGAACTTAGCGTGGTTCTTGATTGGTCTACCTTGATTATTAAAGAGGGTTGGCTGGTCGGTGGCTTTGCTATTCTGCCAGAAAAAATCTTCCAGTCTGAAAGTTCCATTTTGGCAAGCAGAGACGTAATAGTGGTCTCCACTGAATAAAGCAACCAAGTTGTGAGGGCTATCGTTGGTAATATCACCATCTATATGATGAATTTCTACCTCAGATGACTTGCCTGCTGTGTAACCATTTTCTAGTGCTTTCCAGCCGCTCTTTAAGTAATACACTACTTGAGAGACGTTAAGTAGCTTACTGTTGTTCTTAGAGTAGAACTGGAACAAGCCAATTTCTGTCAGCAAGTTTAGTAAGGATTCTTTAGCAAATCCCTGAGAGTTTGTAAATCTCAGAACCCAACGTTGTGGCTTCTTGCTTTTTTTGTCTAGCTTCTCTTTAAGAAGTTCTACAAGAAGTTCTATTTTTTTCTTTTTAGACTTTATCAAATCCTTTAGCATAAGCAATCCTCTGTTGTGTACTTCAAAACAATAAGAGACTCCAGCCAATGCTAGAATCTCTTATTGCCCGCAGTCATACGACTACGCCTTGGCTATGCCTTCTAAACGTTCTTACCTGGATTGCTCGACTTTTACAGGTAACAAGACATTCTGTTACCAAGTCTGCTACATCCTAGTTAACCTTACAATCTGTTATGGTTACTCTCCGCTCTACCAACAGCAATATAAACTTGCTTCTACTGGTGGGATTTCGCTGAACGGAGTTTGCTTGCATTGTTTGGTGCTTTTGTTGGTAGAACAAAGTGTTGAATAGGCAGCACAAAAGATAGAAGACTTGCTCGACGGTTTCTAACGGCTTCATGCCTCTTCGCGTCTCGTGGTAAAGGATCTCAGTACCACGCCCCTTCTTCAGTTCCAACTCTCTATAGAAGCTGTCTTTCAACAGTATTTTCTTTTCTACTTTAAGCTTATGGAGTGCCCATAATTACTGGAAGGGTTCAAGTTCAGTGAGTATCGTTGGTGTTCGTTATGTTGACTATATGCCCCCATACCGGGAGGAGTTTCCCTGAGCCCGGCCAACGCGCCTATCTAGTGTGTTTGTTACGACCGTTGTAACCTCTGCCTAATAGCTATTAGATTGAGTCTTTATCAGCCTTAGCTGTCTGACCCTCTTTTGCTACTTTTCTTAGTATAGCTTACTTTCTCCAAAAGCGCAATCTATTACCGTTTTTTTCTTACAGCAGGTTTGCCGGCTTTCAGAGTAAATCTAAAAGCTATACCTTATTTTACAATAAGGCATATACTCTGCTAATAGCTGTCTAAAAGTGTTTACGTAAAGAGACTTAAGCTGCCATTTGTAACGTCTAACTTGGGAGCCACGCCCATTAGTTTTGTTTTCTTGATTTTTAGGAGTCCACAATAAGGACTCACTATCTGTAGGAAAGTTTTCCCTGTTCCATTGAGATAACTTCTCATGGTGAGTTAGGAATATGACCTCGCAGCGCAACTGTTCTTTTACCTCTGCTGATAGCAATTGATCTATCTGAAGAAAAAGATTCTTGTAGTCCTCAACCCAAGTAGGAGTAATAACTATAGGGCTAAAGTTCAAGTGACACTCATAGCCTTTCTGATAGGCAAGATTCAGACCAGCAATGCGATCGCTCACACTAGCTGTAAGAACCTCTGTTTGGTCTATAATATGCTGCGGGGCTACAGAAGCTCTGATGCGGGCTTTGCGGGGGCTTGGACAGTCAATCAGACAAGATACAGCCACAGGGGTTGATATCTTTGTTGCAAAGGTGGGTTTCAGTCTAGAGACAGCAACTAGCTTTTCTAACCACCAATTAACGTCTTCTGAGAGAGTTTTCAACAACAAATCTACTGACTCTCCTATGTCATAGGTATAGTTGATTTGGTCTGACTCTCCTGAAGGGTAAGGAGAGTCACAAGGTTTAAAGCTTTTAGGCTTAGTGCTAGGTAGTTGACTATGCCACTTTACTACTTTATTGAACAGCTCTTTACGATTTGAGTAGATTGTAAGAGGATTACCATTAATGTTGTTGCGTTGAACATAACAGTAGGAGCAGCCCAGCAGACAACCATAGGCTATAGATAAACAAAAATCAGCACTGCGTCCATTTGGTTTAATAAAGTTAGCCAAAGAGCGTGGACGGTGCTGAATAGATGATTTAAGACTTCTGAGATGCTCCAACTTTTCCAAGTTGGGTGGAATTGATTTTGTTTGCATGAGGAAGCTAATTCTCTATTTTTATTAATCAAAAGTGTACAAGAGACATTTGTGGTAACTTTACACTTAACGAAACTTATGAGCTGCTTAAGCAAAACCTGAACCTGACTCTGTACAAACGAACTCTCCTAAAGAATTTCTTTCCCGGGTGGCATTCCATAATGGAGCATTAATCTTAAGGAAATACTTTGTGTTTGGGTCAAAGCTTATTTTCTGTTCTGCTTCTGCTATAGAAACGCAGAGGTCTTCTTTCTCGTTCTCCACCTCAAAGTCTAAGATTACTTCTTCTCTGTCGTTAACTATTTGAGAGCTTCCGAATCCTACTACTCTGCTACTGTTTTTGTCTGCTATACTTCCAATAGAGTTGCGGGAAGTTCCTGATAGATTTATGTGGTTCATACTGTTGTGCTCTATTTCTTTTTAATTCCAATCAAAGGTAGGTAGCTCTAGCACTTCTGCACGCCAGCTAGAATCTTTTCTTCAGTCATCTGGTTACTTTAATTCCCAAAACTACAAAACCTTCTTTTAACCCTGCAAAATCACTAAGAATATACGTAATTACAGCCTTTAATTCATCACCTGTATACTCTTGTGCTTCAGGATTAAATTCTTTAAGTATTAATGTGTCGTTTTCTTGAAAGTTGCGGTCATTGTACCTACACTCAAATGTTTTCAGTCCTTTTTTAACAGCTTGAAAATACTGTGGATGAGTTTTTAGTTGGTGTGTCCCTATCGTCATTTTTTGCGCTCCTGAGACTATAGAAAAAGAATTTAGTAGAATTTTGGGTGCTTCAGAAGTTGAGTACCTTCCCAACGCTAAGGGCTGCATTTATCAAAAATATCTTCCAATAATTTTGCAGCTAAAAGCCTACCTTCAACTGGTTGATACTCATTTCTTAATAACCATAACTTTGTAGTTTCATAACTATTACTAGAAAATACAACCTTATCACCTTGTTTTGGGTCATAAATTCGACAATTTCCTTTACTGTCGCAAAGCAATAACAGAATATATGGAGGTGATAACATTGGGTCTATCCATACTTCTGTAAATTCCCAGTTATTCTTGGTTGCTAATTCTTTCATTACTTAAACCTCCTTTAGATAGCTTGTGATTCTTTCTATAACCTCTGCTTTAGTTGTGTATGTCCCCTTAGAGTAACTATCAGGATCAAAGAAGTTAAAAGCTTGGCTAAGGGGTATATTGAAGAACTTTGATGCTGCTTTATAACCTGTATACTTAGTATTCTTGTTCTCTTGGTAAACCAATTCAAAAGTATGTGTTAGTTGTTCTATCAAGGTTAAGCTTAACCCAGCTTCTTTAAAAGGTTGATATTCAGCTGCCCAGCCACAAGCACAGTAAACTGTTCTGCAGTCCTTTATTTTAGCCCAAAACTCTAGACTAAAAGAATCTTCAGGCACGGCTGGTAAAACTACTTCAACCAGTTCTTTAAGTCTTGATAAATCCTTAGTCATTTATAGCCTCCAAAAGTTTATGTTCTATTCTCTTTTAAGAAATAGCTTATCATCAAATCTGAACAGCTTGGTAGAAATCAAGTCTCTACCAAGCAACAAAAAACTACAATCCTATTCTTTTACTGCTTCAAGGGTATTTTCTGTTAGAAGCTCCAGGTCAACTGTAACTAAGCCCTGCTGAATTTTAATTACAGCCCTGTTTCCAGAAGGGACAAGACAGCGTATATGGTTTTCTACAGCCTCTTGTATACTTGCTAAAGCAGCCTCTTTTTCTGACAGCAGTAAACTCCTGGCAAGAGACCAGACTTCACCACTGAAATATTCCATTTGAGTTTCATAACTGTCAGAGCCGCTATCTTCACAGGGAATAAAAAAGCATAAAGTTAAAACATTAACTAGCTCCTCTAATTCTATTTTGCTATCTTTAGACAAAAAGATTATTGCTTCATAGAGGTCACAGCAGTATTCTCCACCAGCTAAAACAAGGTCTGTGTAAAGAGTTATTGTTGTATCTAACCCACAAGTTTCTATGACCAACTCTAGCTCTATACAGTCAGGTCGAAGATCAGTTTGGTCTTCGTTTATCTCCTCCTGCAGTGAAACTGTAATTCCTTTGTAAGTAAGTTTTGTTTCTACTTCTTTTAGTTTAGGAAGGCTCTTGTACCAGGAGTACCCCTCATAGTCTTTATTAGCAAAAACCAATGTTGGAGCCTTGTTATTTATACATAGACTACGGTAGAGAGTGTGCTGCTCATAGTTTTCCTGCGCAATGTTGTAGATCACGACATTTGTAGCTTTTACTTCTACGTGCTCACTACAAAACTCATTATGATATTTATCTGTCTCTGGATACCATTTAATAAGACTCTCTTTGGCTTCTGGTAGTTCTATGCCAAAACAATTCTTAGCTTCTAACCACAGCGTATAACTTAGGGTATGGGTACCACCAGCGGCACAGTAGTCTTTAAAGTAGTTAAAGACAGCCTTTCTACCCTGTTGAAACAGCAGCTCTAAAAAGTCATTTGATACGACTTCCTTACGCGAGGGCAAGACTAGTTGCAACTTAGAGCAATCTATGATGTCTATTTTTATAAGTAGGTCTTCTTTGTCTAATACTCCGTTAAAGTAAGGTCTCCTTCGGTCTGGGCAGTTAATCTCTAAACCATAGAAGTTTAGCTTAATCACAGAGCCAACCCTTTGGTAAGTTTTTACAACACCAATTCTGAGACCTTCCCACTCTTGTACATAGACAGCATCTTCTAGAAAATCCTTAGGTTTGTCCAGATCTACTCCGTTATACTCAACCTCAACTGGGTAAAACTTACAAGCTTTCTTTAGAATCCAATTGAAAAAGGTCTCGTTGTCATCGTTTCTAAACGTAATTCTAGTGCCATTTAGGAAATCTGATTCTTCAATCTCCACTTCTCTTGCACCATTAAATGCCGCAGCATTTAAGCGTACTTTCTTACCGTGTGATTCTATAATACTGTCAAGATTAGCTAGAGAGAACAGCCCACAACCTGCAGGACTTTCTTTTTCTTGAGTTTTAGAAGACCAACTGCTGCCACCAAGATTGATTGCCACGCCGTTATTAAAGATTCCTATGCCGTTATCTTCAATAATTACTGTGTTGTCATTAACACTCTTTGTAACTTTAACTTTAGTGGCTCCTGCTCTGCGGGAGTTCTGCAGTAACTCATTGAGAATATCTTCAGTTGTTGAGTTAAAAAAGTTTCTAGCTTTGTCGAGAATCTTTGGGCTGATACCTATCTTAAATGTGTTAGTCATTCAAAAACTCCTTGAATATATTTATCAATTGTTCTTCAGTGAGCTCATAATCACTATCAAAGCAAATAGAAACCCAAATAGGATCTTCAGAAGTCCCAATTCTTGAGTCTTTAATAGCGTGATGCCATTCCCAATTGTTTAAGACGATGATTGTACCTGGTACTTGTGGTTCAAAGTTGTTTTGTTGGTTAACACCTTTAGCTACTAACCCTGTGTTAACTAGCACTAAATGATAAGCATACTGTGCAAATTCATCATCTGTGTGACTAGCTGCTCCACTTGTGCCAATAAAGTAGGCTTCGCTAAGAAAATAGTCATTTGTTAGTAAAGAGGCACTAAAGTCACAGTAAACATTTCCCTCTGCTATTAGTTCACCAGCAAAGATAGCCTTTACTTGCTCTAAGGGGTAAACTTTCCTAACCTGTTCTTCTGTAAAAGGCTTGATTTGTTGTAGCAACATAATAAAAGTATGTTTGTACATACCCTATTCTTTTTTCTTGCTGGAAAAGCCTCTCGAAAGACTTGAACTTTCAACCTGCGCTTTAGAAGAACGCTGCTCTATCTGGTTGAGCTAGAGAGGCTTGCTTTACCAAGCATATCAAAGTATTATATGATATGCTTGCTCACTACTAATAATCTACTAATAGTAGGTGACACGCTAAAGCTCCTAAACCATAAATTAAGCACACTAATTCAACTAACTGTTCTTGCTGGTCTAGCCCTGTTATAATTTTTGCTGCCAGAATACCACAAGTTATAGTTACAAGAAGAGAGGTGACAAAGCTTAGTGACTTTAGTGTTTTATTTTCTGAGTCTTTGTTCATGTTTCAATCCTCAATTACCTTAATTAGTAATTGTCACTTCATAAAACCTTCAGGATTTTTAATAGTGTCAACTAGCTGTTTCTGAACCTATCATAATAGGTGGTAACATCAGAGGTAACAGTTCCAGCTTCAAGCTTTACTGGCGCGGCTAATATGTTACTAGGGTCTATACCCAACTGGACAGCCCAATCTCTAGCTTTCTTGGCTAAGTCTTCACTTCTAGGTTTGTAGAAGGCTTCTATAGCCACCTTGTACATCTGAGAGCTGTACAAAGCATCTAATAAAACTTCTGTTGTAAAACCAAAGCCCCTCATCTGTTTTATAGCCTGTGCTTTCTCCCAGTTTGTTAAGTCTGACTCTAGTATTTGCTTCACAACTTTTAATATTTGGTCTTCTGGTTTAAGAAGACCCAAGCCAGTCCTAATCTCGTCTAGTGTTAAAATTTTAGTTGTCAACGAACTGTTCGTCATTGTTTCTGTCATTGTAGTTTTGTTTAGTGTTAGAAAAACAATGGCTGGAAGTTAATTGCTAACTTCCAGCCTTTTTAGCTTACGAAATAGTGTACCTTATAAGGCCAGAGACAATTGTTCACTGCCTGTGCTGTCTAGAGCAGTTTCCAAAGCCTTCTTCTCAGCCTCTAAGTCTCTATTCACTGCTTTCTCACTGTCAAACTTATTTGGGTATCTAGCTGCCAGTTTGGCTATATTAGCTTGCCAAATTACTTCAGCATCTAGTTTATTAGTCTCGGTCAGCAACGCCATAAACCAAAACAAGTCCCCTACTTCTTCTACAGTGTTTGTAGAGTCATCTCCACCAAGTAAATTTTCTAACAACTCTACAGACTCACCTATTAAGCCTAACAAAGCGTGGAGGGTGTTAAACTTGTCTGAGTTGTTTAACTGTGGGAAGTGAAAAGTTAAGCTTTTTTCTCTCTCTGGAGTTTTTAAAGCTTCTTGAGGTTTACCGTAGAACAAAGCTTTTTTAAATAGAGTAATAAGCTCTCCGCTTACACTAAGACCTTTAACAAGCTTGTAAAACTCTTCTGCGCTCACTCTATCACCATCAAAAGAGGGGGACAGGGTGCGTAGAGCTAGTGGAGAGTATTCTTGGTAATTCATAGATAGCGTATAGACTAAAAGTTTTTAATTCTTAGTTTATTATAGCTTACTCAGCTTTGCTCTTTGCTGTGCTGGCAAGGATAATTTTATCTCTTGCTGCACACAATCTTTACTCACTTTTCTTCTTTTGTACTGAAACCTGCTGCCGAGTGATGTCCCCCTCCACCCCGTTTTTTTGCAACGGCTGAGACATCTACAGCGTTAGGATTCTTGTTGCTAGACCTCAGACTCCACTTTACAGTTTTAGTTTTTCTCAGAAGCTTTTGCAGCAAGTTCTGAGGCTCATAGTTGTAGCAAGCAGTAAAAGGAACGTCTGGAAACTGATTATACAAGAAGGCACAAACATCTGAAGTTAAAGGCAGCTCATCTTCAGTCAGCTCTACAGCCTTGATAATATACTCATCAAGAAATGTATCCTTGTGCCTACTAGCGATCGCCTTGACCTTTTCTTCTCTAGCCTTAACAAGTGGCTCTCCTATTGAAAGCATATACTCTACAAACTCATCGCCTGAAAGAGTTTCTAGAAAGTTAAAGGTCTTAAAGTTTCTACCCAGACTACCAAAAGCCTCTCTTACCTCTTTTGAGTAGCGTAAAGACCACTGCCATAAGTCTTGGTCTTGGACATACTTGATAAACTCTGGAACTGGCTTGTCTGGGAAAAAGTATTCCCAAGTTAGCATAGCCCCACATTTCTCCATGTCAAAACGCAGGATACCACCAGCAAACCCTTCAAGCATCTTTTGTGCTGTCTTGTGGTGGTCTATTACTATTACCTCAACACCTATAGCCACCCAAGAGTCAAGAACTTCTTTAGGGAAGGAGAAGTCAACTATCACAATTCTGTCTCCAGGGGTTATAAGAGTTTTCTGAGGATGTTTTACATTCTTAGAAAAACTTCTAACTAATAACTTGAACAGATTTGTTAGTTTGTCAGATGTTAAGGGTGGTTCAGTCTGATACTCCCACCCTATTATTTCAGCATCAGGATATTTCTTAAGAGCAATCCACGCTGCCGAATAGCCGTCTGGACAGTTGGTATTTTGGTTTATTTTATGGTAGATGATTTTTGTGTTACTCATTTTCCCTTTCCCTGTAGTTCTATTTTTCTGAAGTGTCTCTCGTAATCTTCAAACCTAATCTTTGCGATAAAAGAGCGATCGCTATTCCTCACCACCACTCCTTCTGCTTTACCTTTACCTGTGTTGTCTAACAAGCAACGAGTTTCAGGCATAATTTCTTGAAGCCAACTATATGTATCTTCAATACTTGTGGGTAGCTGTACATTCCATCTACGAGGCACTAGGTTTAGAAAGAGTTTATCCTTTATATGTTGCAACTCTAACTCATCCAAGAAATGCTGACCACCGCGTTCTCTCCAAGCAGCTATTTCCTCAATAGACTGTTTCTCAAAGAAGTCTATATCTACTCTAGACACATCAAATAATCTAAAAGTAGGATTATGAAAGCTGCTGTAGTTTTTACTTTCTGGCTGAGAAGCGTCACCGAACACCTCAAAATAGAAGGTTGTGATGGCGTTCTCATTGAACGCATAAACCTTTTGTCTCTGCAGTCGTGCTGCTGTAGCTTGTAAGGTTTCTACAATACTATACTCTTCTCTTAGTAAAAAGTCGCCATTAGTATAAAGTAAAGTCTCACGGCTGCCTATAACAAACCTCCATTGGTCTTTATCTAAAAAGAGGATGATTCTAGCATTACTACCGTTTATCTTCTCTGTGCAGCCCAGAGGAAGCGCGTGAAAGCAAGTGGGAGGAGTACAGTTTAGCTTCTCTGTTAGAAGCCCTTTCTGCCCATGCTGGTGATAGGACAAAATGGAAGGGTACTTTGTCGCGCTGTTCAGTTTTTGGATGTCCATAGTTTATTTCTTCTTAAATTCTTACAGGATAGTAGATTAGAAGCTAGTTAACATCACCTTTCAAAGAGTTAAACTTTCCTTCTTGCTATACTATCAAAGGCTGTCTTAAATTCTGCTTACCTAATGAAAAGAAGGACACCCAAAACCCTTCTAGCTCTTCTACACTTGAGTTATTAGTTATAACTACATCCGCAAGCTGCTCAAACTCCTTTAAGTTCTCACTAGAGTGCTCATCATTGTATTCAGGCTCTAGTCCTCTACTTATGAAAACAATCAATGCACCTTTAGATTTACCCCACAGCGCCTCATTCTCAAATCTGCCATCTGTGACTACAAATTTCTGCCCAGCATCTAAGTCTGGTTCAATCTCTCTACCTAAAGCTTCACACCAAGTGTTTTTGCTTATTGTTCTAAATACTTCTGTTCCTACATACTGCATCAACTGTCTGGGAGTGAGGTCTCTATACCTGTTTAGCTTATCAACTGCACATTTTAACTCACTAAAAACATCTAAAGCAGTTCTGTTTTGTAGAGTTTGGCAGTCTTGGTAGTAATCTGTCAGCTCAATTCCATAAACATCTTGGATAGCGTTTTTGTACTTTTCTTCCCAAAAGGTTTGGTGGTTTATAGCTTTCTCTCCTCTCAAATTGACCAAAGGAGTCTCACGCCACTTTCTATCCTCCTCTGTCAAGCCTTCTAGCTTAGTCCTATCTAGGTTATACACTTTAGCAACTACTTCTTTTAGCTTACTGGCAAAACTAACCTGCTTGTAGCCCAGTTTCTTCTCAAGAATAGCTCCACAAGTTGACTTACCACTACCCTTTCTGCCACCAAGAATTATCAAGTTATTCATCTTCTCTTATTTTCTTAACTCTAGGTTTAAGTCATTACTAAGTTTATTGAAACAAAAAGGGAGGTCTCGACCTCCCTCACTTTTTTACTATCTACCACCTGGTGGTCTTTTAATTGGCTGGTTGTGGTCTTTCTCGTCTCCACTGTTTAAGTAAATCATCACAAAATCTCCTTTTTGTTTTAATCCTTGTTTTGTTTCAATCTCTAACTACCTTAATTAGTCCTAACACAACACAGCTCCTTTTGTTACTATTCTAGCTTTCTGACGAACTGTTTGTTGCCAGCAACTCTTTAATCCTTTGCATCACCTCTTGCTTAGTGGTGTCCTTTCTGTTTGGGTATGACTGTACAAAGAACAAGTCTTCTACCTCAACTGCTGACAAGTTAAAGAACTGAGCTACGGCAGATGTACCTGTGACACCATTATATATTGGATAAGGAATCTCATAAAAAGAGAGGGACAGTCCAGCTTTTTGAAAAGGTGGGTGTAAGCAAGCATGACCAACAGCACAAGCTACTGTCCCGCAGTTGCTTTCGCTTTTCCATGAAAATAAATTAAACTCTTCATCTTTTACTTGTGGCAGCACTACATTAACTAACTCAGTCAGGCGTCTTAAATCTCTTTTCATAAATCTCCTGTTGTTTAAATTGCTTTGTACTAGTCATTATCTGATTACTCCTTCTATCTCAAAGTTTTTCCACTCTCTGCAAAGCCAGACTTCAGTTCTTTTAGGAAGCCGGCTCCTCCTTTAGGAAGCCGGCTCCTCCATGTTTTAACTTTTTTTTAAAGGCTATTAACTAGCAAGCAGGCATAAAGTGACTGCCGGCTCCCTAGAAGCTTTTATCTCTTTTAATGGACAATTAGCCAACTAGCTCTGTGTCAGGGCTAGTTGCTGTAGTTCATTTTAGTAATCTTAGACTCTTTCTTTATTCTTTTTTCTTGTTTCCTAAAACTTGTAGTCATAGCAACTCCTCTTCTTAACGCTGACGAAAAGCAGCAAGGTATCTCATTAAAGCCACCCTCCCTTCTCCTTCTAATACATCCTCTCTAGAAGAACTATTCTCCTCACAGTGTATAACAACTGTGGGTTCATACCATTCACGAGCGATCACTGTCAGCAATTTTATTAAACTATCCTCTTTATCACTAAACCAGCTCTCTCCTCCATAATGCAAAAGACCAGGAGGTAACAAATAATTCCCCCAACCGACGCACATCTTGTAAGCCCAGCCCTCCTCCCCTTCTTTAATCTTGTGATCTTCTCTACACACATCCGAAAGAATGACTGCTAACCCATTTGTCTGCTCCACGACTCTAAGGTATAAAGACCCTTTGTATCTCCATGCCCTGAAAGCAATCAAAGCTGCTTTCTTTAAATCTAAACTTCTCTCAGCTTCTTTCTTATTTACCATACTCGCTAGTATACTTTTTGTTTCACTACTCTCTCTCTATTCTCTTTTCTTGCATAATAACACTAGTCCCCAAAATAAACTTTGGTAGCGCCTCTTGGAAAGGGTAGGATAGAGTAGAAAGAGGTTAAATACTAAAATACCCCTTGTTTTACAACAAGGGGTATTAAATAGCTTATTAAGAAGTACAAATAAAAAATTCAAATAATGAAGATGGGATATAGGGTATGTTTAGTCATTTTCTATACCAGCTCTGTACTTAGAGGTTTAATCTATATTTAGTTCTTCTACTATCATCATACAGTAATAAAACAATAATGACAAGTGTTTTTCCAAAGAATTTCTAAATATTTTTTATCTAACCTCTCAAACTCTTACGCAGCAGGCTTTACAGAGATTGTTAAGAAATAATAAAGTTGTGTTTTGAGGTCGGCTGTCAAACTTTTTTAGAAATTATTTCTTTCTTTTTGTTAATCAGGGTACAATAAGAGTAGATAGACAGACCACCTTAACATTGCAGGCGGAGACCAAGTGCATGACAGTTCAAGGGTCAACTTATCTAACAGTCGAGTGACGCTGGGTGAGAGCCAAGGCCACTTTTAGTCTCCCGCTGAAGACATGATTCAGTAAATTACCATCAATAGCAGAGCAGCCAACTAGCTTGGTTTAGACACTCTTAAAGTCACTTGAACTTGAGGGTGATTTGTCATGTCTAAAGCTTGTTGGCTTTGCAGGTAAGACTAAAGTTATGCAAGGAAGGAAGGGATGTTGTGCATTGGTTGTTTGTTTCGGCTGTCTAAAGCCAGAGAAAAACTTTTGTCATGCTGCTCTGTTGTGTCTGGATGCTATCTGGTCAACTTTCCTGTTGAGGTAAGCTTCTGTAGAGTTTCCTGTCTGATGTCCAGGCACCCAGCGAATGTCTACTCTCACTTGTTTAGACAGGGCTTGAAAGTGTTTTTGGAGTTCTCTTAAGTCTTCTCTGGGGGACAGCTTGTTTCTGAAAGAATTTTTAGTTAATTTGAGGGCTTGTTGGGAGTCTGAGTGGACTAAAATTCTGTCAATGTTCTCCCCCCACTGGTTTAGGCAGGTTCTGATGCCTTCCAGAATAGCATACAGTTCGCAAGCTACAGAATCTCTGTATTCGCACCTGCCCCCACATTCTATCCTGCCGTGGTCACTGACTCCATAGATTCCATAACCACCTAATCCTGAACCATCTGTATATAGTGTTGCGCGTGCCATCTTTGTTTGTTATTTTCTTTATCATTTGCTTTGTTAGTGATTGACTGTGTAGCTTTTAATTAGATCATTGTAGTAGTGCACCTTATCTTTTTTAAAAATGAAAAGGAGAGCTTGTTTGAGCTCTCTGTTGATATACTTTCTTTGTTCTTTTTTCTTGCTCCATCCATTCTTTAAATGTTAGACTCCTCTAACTTTCATAGCCTCTTTCTAGCTCTAATAGTCTTTCTATTACATCTTTAAGAGAAGGCTCTTCTTCAAAGTCTCCAAGATTGGAATAGATGTTGCTTAACTCTACTGCCTCTCCTAAATCCTCTTGGTTAAAAGTAATCTCTTGGTCTTCTCCTTTACAGACATGGTAATAGAAAGTCTTTTTAGAAGAATAGCCAGTCCCGCTTTTTAGTTTTGCTTTTTCCATTTCTACAAAATTTTCTGCTGTAAAGGTCACTGTTTTTTCTTTAACAACTCTCTGGAAGCGTTTACTGCTAGTTCTGTGGTGGAGAGTTATTGTAATGTGATTGGGAGGTTATAGCTTATAGAAATAAAGAGGGGCAGCCCTCTTTATTTTACTTATTAGCAGCAATGTATTCTTTTAGCCAGTAGACAAGCTCATCCATTATTTGCGTATCGCCAGCTATTAGCTTTGCTTTGGATGGGTAAATGAAGTAGTTAAGAACCATAGAATTGGCTAAACACCTTATAAGCTTAGTAGCCTTTAAAGGACACTCTAGTAGTCCAGAGTTCCAAGGTTCTTTCAGCACACCCTCTTCCATATGCCACGAGAGAATCTCGTAAGCTTTACTCTTTTTGGAGTAGTAATTTGGTACTACCTGGTTTTGTTCTCTCCATAGCTTTGTTAGATGTTTCATAGGTATGAAGGAGTGTACATCTTTCACCACTCTCCCTTCATCATCTTGTACTGCAACAACAAGTTGATGAGGGGGGGGAATAAGAGCGTGAAGAGGGCATAAAGAATCCTACCACTATGTGCCCTTCTTTATCAATAGCTATTACCTCATCCTCTGGTAGATTGTTAGCATCAACTAGAATCCATTTAATACTCATACTGCTGCGCTCCTTTGTTTTCTAAAATCATCAGTGATTTATTAACTCTTGTTACTTCAGTCATACAATCTCCTTTAAGGTACAAGCATTGGAGCCATGATAGTCAAGCTTCTAATCTCTGAATAGTTTGGCATCAACGCCATCTGCAATATAGCAAACCCAAATCCCAGAGGTACTAAAACTAAGGATGACCAACCTGCTATCACGGCAGACTGCAATAGCATCACCACAATGATTATGGAAGGGTCTGGCTCAAACTTTGAGTTACACCAGAGGTACATTGCGACCGCTGGCATTACTCCCAGCAGGACTACAAAGAACAGGTGGTCCAGCCCCGCTCCTGAAACTTGCAAGGTTGGGGTTTGATACCAGCGGTCTGGTCTGAGTAATAAGTCTCCTAGAGGAGTTTTAGTAGAACTCCCATCCCTAAACAACAGACCTAGATTCCAGCCTTCTATAGCTACAGAAGTTAGGTTAGCAATTACTAACCTGTAAGCACCAGGAGCTATGAGCGCAGACGTGGTAGCACTCAGAGATAAACCTGGTGTTACCCAAGTGAGCAGGAATGTCCACAGAATGTTGTTTATCCCTGGTGGGGAGTTCAACCCTCTTTCTCTCAAGCTCTTGGTAGGTGGTGGGTCACAGCCCAGCAAGGAAGGGATAGCCAGCCCGGTTAATATTGGTATTACACTCACTTGGATTGGTAGGAAGGTTTTGACTAACCATAGAGTAAAACTGGCTCCTCCTACTGCTCCCATAACCAAAACCAGATAACCTACCAGGTTGCCTTTCCCTGCATCCTTGTTGAGGAATATCAGCAAAGAGATAATCACTACTGGGAGTATTCCTGTAATAAAACCAGGAGGGCTGGGGATTGGTAGGAAGCAGAACAGTAGCAAAGTCACTACTTTCACTACTTTAATGTTGCCACCTATCTCCTCTGTCAGGGCAGCCGCACTCTCTCTATCTCTTACTAACAGTTGGTTGGGGTCTACATCCTCATTCAGGAGATAAACAGTGAAGTAGGCAAGGACTACGGCAACCAGAAAGACTACTGCTTTGGTTTGAAAGTAGGAACACAGAGTCATGGCTGCTCCCCCGGCTATATAAGGAGTTATCAAAGAATGCCTAGCTAGGTGTAAGACTACCCAGCAGAATAAGCTAAAGGTAACTAGAAAGTGAATGCTCATAGTAATTTGTGTGAGGAATCCTCTCTTTTGGCTTTTTTTCTTACCAGCAGAGTTACACAAACTATCTCATGAGTTGGTTACTAGGGTAGAGAGTTGCCTCCCTCTTAACTCTAATCAGCTATGTAATCTTTAATCCAGTAAATTAATTCTTGAAAGAAGTCACTTGAGTTTCTCTCAGGACTCTGAGGGGCATCTTCTACAAGCCTCGACAGTTTAATTATCTGTTGAGCTAGTATCTTTATTGTGTGTCCAGCTTTGATAGGTATTTCTTCTAATGCTTTACCTAAACTACTATCAGACTCAATAATCCACTCTAGTAACTTGAAGGCATCACTATCTTTAGAATATCCAGCAGATGGATTATGACCTTCCCATAGTTGGTGAACAGCTTCTAAAGGCTGGTAAGCCTCAGGAGTAATGGAATGTCCCTCATCATCCTGGCAGTATAAACCCCCGTTCTTGTGGATTTTAATCTCACCTATTACTGGTCTCAGTCTATCTTTACTGATAGCCAACACCTCACCCTCTGGTAAGTTATCTGGGTCTACAGCAATCCATTTGGTATCTGTTATTGCTTTTGACTCCTCTGCCTCTGCTGCTTTTACTTCTACTCGGGTAGGTTCTATCCAATCAGAGTCTAACCATAACTCTGTGCCTGTTCGCGTTCTAATTCCTTTGAGCTGTACTCTTACTCCACTTGCACAGTTAGAGGAGATTTCTAACTCTTCTATTTCTAATTCTTTTGGTTGCAGTAACCCATCGGGATAGTAACACTTCACTACGTCTCCCTCTTTATAAGGTAAAGAGAGAAGCCAACTATCAATAGTCTTTTTAATATCTTTGTCTACTGGGTTGGGTTCTGACATGGCTGGTCTCTCACTTGATTACTCTCACTATTCTTTTTTCTTGTGGAAAAGAGTTACTATTGAAATAGTCGTTCAGTTATTTTTTTTTACTAAACAACTAAACGACTAATAGTAAACCTTATTAACTTAGAGCTATGACAGCTAATCAGTTTTCTTTTCCAGGAGAGCAAGTCCTTCTTTCAGTATACTACAAACAAGGTATGAATAACTGGCTAGAAGGACAGAAGGAGTATAGCACTTCTCAAAAGCATCGTAAGAAAAGCTTAGTGATGTACAAAGACTGTGGGGTTGAATTTCTTCACATTAAAAACAGTCTTGCTGGAGCAAGTAAGCTACACCCAGTCTCTTCGGATATGGGAGAGTTTACTTCCTTTGACCACTTCCTGCGCGAACATCAGTCTTATGAGTCTGGCTTGAAGAAAACTCAGATATACAAGTATATCAAGCTGGCTGAGAACTGGGACGTAGTTGAAGAGCTAAAGCTCATGGAGGAAAATGCAGCTTATCGGCTTGAGATCACTATGGATATCATTAGATGGGGACTTGAGAAGCGGTCGCAAGGTTACGATCTCAAAGAGTTAGACCACCATCTTTATTTTGATGAGAAAAGAGGTAAGGGAGAGCCCGACCCTAAAGTACCTTCAAAGAAAGAGTTACAAATAGAGGTTAGTGCATTGAGAGCTCTCTTACAGGACGTAACAGAGAAGAACCAACATCTAATGTTGGAGAATGACAGACTCAAGGCTGAACTCTGTTTGAAAAACTCATAATCTTTTTTCTTTTAGGGCAAGCAAGGCGGGGCTGAAGGGGGCTGGTTATTAATGAAATAACCAGCCCCCTTCCCTTTACCTTAACTTCTCTAAAAGCTTCTTGTACCTGTTAGCTTGCTGCTCACTACATTTCATTTCTATCTCTTTATTCTCTATACCTACTAGATGGTCTGAGGCATAACAGAAAGCTTTCAGAACATCATCCATCTGATTGTCTATTGCTTCCTCCCAATCTGATAACAAGTGAGCAAAAGCAATAAGGTGTCCAGCGTCTTCTGCATCAATCTCTATGCTGACTGTTATTTTCATAGTGTTACTCCACTTCCTTCTTCTCACAATTAACTAAATCAACATTCCCGTAGAAGTTCCCTTGCGCGTCAGTCACTTGTATACCACCTACGCTTACTATGCCAGACCTTCGCATAATAACAGCCCTCTCAAGGCAGCCTGTGTCTCTAGACTTTGATAGCTCCTTACGGGTTACTCTACCTTCTGAGTTAATAGTAACATTCTTCCAGTAGCTACCCGGCATTAAAGTTGCTCTAACGTTCTTGACAACTCCCCTATCTGTATTTAGGTTGAGAAGGTAATAGCGATCACCTGAGCCGAGGACTTTGATGTACTTGTAGAACCCTATTCTAGGTTGTTCTATGGGCTTTGGCATCCAGTCACTTGCTAGAGTTGGTAGTGGGTTGGGAAACTCACCTGCTACACCATGCAGACTGACAGTAAGTAAGAACATACCAAAGCAGCACCTTACTATACTTTCTCTAGTGGATGGCGGTTGCTCCTCACTCATTACTCCACCCCACCAATGTGGGTCTGTTAAACCCATCAACTGCTAGGGTGGCTTGACCTTTCTGGTCTTGGTGGGTTAACAAGTTGCGAGGGTCTTCTACTCTCAACCTTTCATCATCTGACAAGAAGACAACCACACAGTTCTCCTTCGAGAATTTGTAGGAGAACGTTATATAATCTTTACCCCCGCAGAACCCTAATACTTTGGTTTTGAGAGTATAAGTTCCTGGAGCGGGGTAGGCAGAATGCTTCACTAATGGGTAAACACCACTGCCTAGACCGACACTCACCCAAGCAAGGGCTGGAGTGGTTAGGGCTGCAAATAACAACCCTATTATCTTTATGGGGTGCATAGCTCTCTAGATTTACTAGATTTAGTGTACCCCACTAAGAGCGCACTAACTCCCAAGCCTCTGTCGCACTAATCTCTCTGGAGAAGTAGTCTTTTTCCTCTCTCTCAGCATTCCTAGCTATGTCCTCTTCATCATCACTTGGGTACACAAAAGGAATGTCAGCCACGTTAGCTCCCAGTTGAGCTGGCTGCTCTAAGATAGAGTGTAAGGAAACCTCACTAGGTGGGAAGAACAGGATGCGCCCCCCCAGCTCTGGTTTAGCAGTGCGAAGATAGTCTTGTTTGTACTTACTCCACTTGTACTTTAACTCCAGGTTGTCATGCTCTATAGTTATCTCTGTAGGAGCTGTTGAAAGCTCTACTTCTACATTAGGAAACCATACCAACCAGCGATCACCAGCCAGTCTCTCTAGCACCGGAATGACTAACTCTACAGTTAAGTCATCAAAGCTCTGACCTAGCTTTTCGTCTTTTAACTCCGATGCTCTTCTGTATTCAACACAGTCAGTTGGTCTGAACCACTCTACTGCTAGGTGGACTGCTAACAGACCTATAATAGGGATGGCTGGGTACTTAGACTTGATAGCAAGCTCTACTTTATGGGACTTGAGCTCACGTATAGACTTAACCCAACCACGATGCAAGATTCGATCAGACATGGGATTTGCCTTTGGTACTTATAAGGTAATCCTTCTCTGTTCTTTTTTCTTATTTAAAAGAGTTAGTTGAGAGAGAAGAAAGAAAGTCAGACCTGGTTTAGTGAACCAGGTCTAACAGGATTATTTCTTAGCAGATTTATATGTCCAACCAGTGGCAGGTGTTACAGCATTAAGGGAGACTACCCGTGCATTACCACCACCGAGGAACTTAAACGCTCCCGGAGTCCAGAACTTAACAACAATGCCAAGAGTTTCCTCCCCGGCATTATTACCTTTTTGTCTTACTTCCATTAAGAACTGGAACTGACCCTCTGCTCCTTCTACTCCAGAGAGGTTCATTTTGTTTTTTTTGTACTTTGGGTCTTTGTAGTAAGCAGACCTGAGACCTGTTTCATCCAATGGAATGGTCTCGTAAAACTCAGCGTGGTTTACAAGAGACTTCAACTCTCTGTCTGTTAAAAGTCCTGCTTTAACAGAAGAGTTGTTTAAAGATATAAAAGTAGAGTTGAATCCTTTTAGCCAAGCTGAAGGAATGTCCTCGTTTTCATCAGCTTCACCCTGTTTGGCTAAAGGAATAAAGTTGAAGTGCTCATCTACTCTAGCTACAAGGCGCAGTTTGATGTTGACTGCTGAGTCTCCTTCCACTAAGGGTTCTGCTACTTGAATGTTCAGCAGACGGTCAGCAATCATATCGGGGGTGATTATGAACGTTGAGCAGTTTGCCTTTGCCTGCTGAAAGAATATCTCTGGAATTTGATGTACCAAGTGTGCCCTTTGAGGATCGTTCTGTAGCATAGCTACAAATTCTAGCGGAGAGTATTCAGCTTGGTCTAAAGAGGAAGAGGAAGCGGTGCTTGTGTTAGTAGTCATTTTTTACCTTAAAGATTGTTGAGTGTTTACTAATTCATCCACTATTCTTTTTTCTTATAAAAACGATCAGCAGATGATATAAAAAATGGGTAGTTATTTCTGAAATAACTACCCAGTACACAGAGAGAGTTTTATACTCATTCCCTATTCTTTTTTTCTTTTAAAGAGATAGGGAGCTGTTACACTCCCTTGATTACCCTAAAAAGGTAAAGCTTTAGTTGGGGGCTCCACTACTTTATAAACTATGCCCACGCCCCGCTCGGTATAAGAGGTGATTGTGCCTCTTTTCTTGAGTTCATTAAGATCATTGTTTACAGTAGTAACTGAACACTCAACCCCGCAGTCTTGGAGCATTAGCTCCCTTATTTCTGCTTGAGTCATACCTGGTCGGTAACCCCTCTGTAGTAAAGCTACTAACAGATTCCTGCGATTCTCTATTTCTGCTTCTTTGCTGTGAGGTAGCTTGATAGAAACAACGTTAGAGGGTTGTGGTTGTTCTGGAGGTTGTTCTATGAGCACTCTGTCCTCTACTACTATTTGTGGTTCGGCAACAACCTTAAAGTTGCTGAAAGAACCTGTGAGGGTAGGTTTTACTCCTGGGCTGACCTGTATGTCTAACCCATGTAAGTTGGACTTGAACTCAAATCCACTACCAGTGGATCTAGCTTCCTCTAGGAGAGCTGCCACGTTGTCTGATATCTTGATATGAATATAAGGCATGGTTAAAACTGCTGCAGCAGTTGTGTACTTGAAACTCACCCACTATTCTTTTTTCCATGAAGAGAGGCTTAATGCTCTCTTGACGAACTGTTCGTCACTAACCCCGGCTTACTACCACCTCATCCGGGGGGACACCCCATTTCTTTTGGTATAGTGCTCTCAAGTTAATGATTTTCCCATGTAGACTCTTCATAGAATCTACTTTAACTCTAATCACTGTCACTACATTTCTATAGGCAGTGGATGTCAGGCTCACCCTCAGGTAATGAGGTTTACCAGGATTGAGCTTGATTGACTCATGCAAGTAAGAGTCAATGCTGTAAGTGCCAACTGCTTGGCATAGCTTATAAGTTGTTGTCATTTTACAATTTACTAGAAAGGAAAAGGTTAAGAGTAGGTGAGCGTAAACCCTCTACCTACACCGCTTCTAGATAGTCAAAGCCACATCCACCCCGGCTTGCCTTAGGCTTTTATAAGCCAGCAAGATAGCTTTCCTTCTTAAAGGAGAGAAAACGTATTCTGTTGACAAAAGGTCTGAGATTCTAAAGTCTCCACTAAACTCTAAACAACTTCTGTTTTTGTCTGTCTCGTCAATAAGGATGCTGTGCCATCTAGCTTGTGCCTCTTTTAACAGAGGAGCTACTGATGGACTTGTAGACCACACTTTCTGGATAGCACAGAACAAGTGGTAGTCGGTCATCTCACAGTAGGAGAGCAATTTGCCATCCTTTGTCTTCCAACACTTACTGTAGTCATGAGACTTTGGTGTAGACATTTCTTCTATCTGTTGTCTAAGGAGCTCTAGCTCCTTAGCTTGGTTGGTTACTATTGAGTTTAGGAGGGTGAGTTCGTAGGTAACGTTCATAGGATTAATAGTGGTAAACACTTTCATACGCTATTCTTTTTTTCTTTAAGAAAAGGGGCATCAAGCCCCTTCCGCCTACTTCCAGTTAAAAAAGGTTATACAATCCCCTTCGTCAGCTATATACCCTTCAGACTTGTAAAGCCGTTCTGGCATATCCCACTTGAAGTCAAAGAAATCATACCGGGTCATCAATCCTGGATAGCTGGGACTCACCCGCTCCCCTGTCTTTTTACCTAAAAACTGTAATTCAGAATATGACACGCTCACTCCCAACTCCTCCTGAATGCCACGACACGCTGCATCTAGAGCAGACTCTGATAACTTAAACTTCTCAGAAACACATTCAAGGTTTCTGAGTCTATCTCCCTGACCCTTGATGGTCTGCTTGCTTTCTACAAGCTGTTGGTCTTTGTGGAAGACATATACTCTAGCAACCTGGATTAGTCTGACTGGCAGGTCGTTTTCAAAGACCATCTGGGTCTCCCCGTCTTCTATTTCTTTCAGGAGCCCTTCAAAAGACTTAGCTTTACCTACACCATACAGATGTACAGGAAGAGTTAGCTTTAATTGTTCAATCATTTCTCTTTTCACAAGCATAGTTTATACACACTCTATTCTTTTTTCCTTAAGAAAAGGGGGGCTTGATGCCCCCTCCTTACCTTAACTCTCATCCTCGTCAGTGTATTCAGACTCTTCATAGTTGTAGTCGTAGTCGTAGTCGTAGTCTTCTACTTCTACTTCTACCACTTCCTCTGACTTTGACCTTCTAGTCCTGCGAGCTCGGCGGCTCTCTTTAGGAGGTTCAGCCAGAATCTCCAGTAGTCTCCTATAGGAGACAGAGTAGTCACGCTCCACACAACTACCCTCCCTCAGAATGAAGTAGTTCTTGCTGTTATGACTGTACTGCTCAGAGAGAACTATATAAGGATAATAGACTTCAGGGTTAGGATTCTCCCAGGCTCTCTCAAAGCCTATAGGTTTAGCTACAGGAGTGTAACCAAACTCCAGCAGTTGAGCATCCCGCTCTTCTGGGTTGTTCTGAGCTCTTCGGTTAGCTAAGTCATCCAGAACCCAAGTAGGAGTTGGAAACTCTGTACCTTCAGGGTTCAAGCTTATTAGCTCTAAGGGAACAACTACCTCACCATCTTTAGACCACTTGTAGTCATAGATGAGTTGAGTGATTAACTCATAGTGCTGTCCGCCTACTCTGTGGTCTGGTATGGAACACTCGACGCTTCCACCCTTAAACTCCATCTTGTCGGAGAAGCAATACTGCAAGAAGACATACGTACCAGACGTGCTGGAGTAGTGAAAGGTCATGGCACCCTCGTTGAATACCATCTCAAGGTTAGCAGAGCCAAACCCACAGTTATGGTTGAAGCTCCGACCCAGTTGTATCTTCAGGAAGGAAGCATACACTTCCTCTATGCTATTACCACTAGGAATATAGGTAGTGTTGATGGCTTTAGACAAGCCAGCTACCCAGTAGTTAGCATCTTCAAAGCTCTCAAATTTTCTTTTAAGTAATTCCACGGTAATCCCCCTTAAACAACAAATAACTTCACTCACTCTTCTTTTTTTCTTTGAAAGAGCGATCGCACACACTTCTGCTAATAAGCTGTTAATATGGAAATAGGTAGTCCAGCGAAATGGACTACCTATCAAAAGTACCAAAGGTTTATTATGATTGATACGAACGACTTTTTCATCGAAGAGTTAGAATTTATGGATGAGCCGGTGCCTTCCGTATACCTACTATCTTATCACAATGCCAGCATGAATGAACTTCTAGTTGCTAAGGAAGCTTATGAGACATCCCAGAGCTATCGCTTTAAAAGCCTTACTCACTATAAGAACTCTGGTGAGTTTCTGATAAAGATAAGAGAAGCTCTGCGGGGTGCTTCAAAAGAGAAACCTATTGTCTCAGACATAGGGGTGTTTAACTCTTTTGAGCACTATCTTCAAACCTTTTATGGTAAGAACTCTAATGCTAGTCTGAAGCGATCGCAGGCTTGGAACTACATGAGGCTGGCAGAAAATTGGGATATAGTAGAAGACTTAAAGCTACAAGAAAGCGAAGCTTGCTATAGACTGCAGATTACTCTCAAGATTATCACTTGGGGCATTAAAAAGAGGGAAGCAGGCTATAACCTTAAAGAACTAGATCATCATCTCTACTTTAAAGAGAGAGAAGAACTAGCTGCTCAACAAGAAAGGACTAGCAAGCCAACCTATGCTCAGTTGGAAAAGAAGGTTGATGAGCTAACATATAAACTAGAAGAACTTAGTGATAAGCTTCAAGAATCTAATCAAGAAATCATAAGACTGCGCCTTAGATGCAAGCATTTTAAGAGTGAAAGAGTAATGCTTCAAGAATCTAATCAAGAAATCATAAGACTGCGCCGGCTGCTTTCCTTAGAAGAGAGCTTTGCCCTGTAAGCTACTCTATACTTTTTTAAATTAAAAGACTGGTTGCCTTGATAGGTTGACCAGTCTTTTAATGTTATAAGCCCCCTGTAAGTATTCTATCCTTCTCAGAGAGTCTGGCTTTCCTTGCCAGAGCTCACAGTCGTAATAACGACTGTCTTCGTCCCGTAAGAAGTCTGCTTTAATCTCTTCCCAGTATTTATGACCCTCTGCTGGGTCAAAGAATACTATTGGCTGCACTTCGCTGTGCTTGCCAATTTTCTTTAGAATTACTACTATTTCCATGCTTCCCTCTCTTTAACAAAATTCCCTTCACTCTTCTTTTTTAAGATAAAGGTAGCCTTTCCTGCCCGGGCGTTTGATTAACTCAACCTCTCCTTGCTCAACGAGCTCTTTTAATCTTCTTTCAACAACATCATTAGGAAGGTCAGTTATTACTCTCAAGTGCTCTCTTGTAGCACCATGAGTCTGACTTTCTAAAGCTGATAACACTTTCTCAATATGGGAAGGTTGTTTATTCTTGTTCAGCCTCATTGACTTTCTCCCTGACTTATCTTTTTTATAAGAAAAAGGGGGATAGCCCCCCCCTCCCCTTAATATCTATTTGATTAATAGGGCTAAACGCTGTTTCCAACGTTCAGCTTCATCTGCTTTCCCTGCCAAGTACATAGAGTACAAGGCTGGTGCTGCATCGAGCGTGGTTACCCGCAGGCAGGAAAAGTCAGGAGCCAAATCTTTTCCTTCTTCACGTATTTTCCAACTACAGAGGCTTGTGGTTTCCTCCTCTGTATCAACTTTGAAGCGCAGGAGTAGTTTTTCAGTCTCTCCAACGCATTCTCCTGTGTCCAACAGTTGGACTAAGGAGGGCTCGAAGTCTGCAGAAAGCAACGGCTCTTGCCAATCAATCAGTTCCTCTACTTGTGCCAGTAGAGAAGCTGGAAGGGTCATCTTCCCACTCCAGAGACCCTTCACGCTGCAGAGTTGATCCTCCTCTGCGGTAGGGTGGTTGCTTTCCTCAACCCGAAAAACTTCTACGGGGAGAGGTGTGACAGAGTAGCGAGTTCTGGGGCACCCTTCTACCAATTCCTTGGCTTCTTTGAGACTCATGTCAAACTGTTCCCTTGCCAACTTAATGGCTTCTAACTTATCCATCCCCTCTGTCTGGAGGGAGAAAGCTTTTAATTCTGCTTTCTTAGCCGCAATAGCAGCTAAGAAAAGAGGGAAAGCTTCTTCAGTTTCCTGGTTGAAGAAAAACGGAGAGGCAACCTCTCCTTTGCAAGAACTAAGGCTGTTGGTACCTTGGGGGTGAACCCCCGATACAAACCATCTTTCGTTACTTTTGTCTAGCCAATACACACCATCAAGGTGCACCCAAACAGTGCCATCTGAGTGGTGTGAGAATTGGGGAAATTTTATCTTGATGGACATGGCTGTAATTTACTAATAAGTTCCACTCACTATTCTTTTTTTTTCTAAAGAATAAGGTTTAGGTAGTAGTTAAAGAGGTCTAACTACTACCTAAACCCTAATCAATGTTTATTATTTTGCTTTGCCCTCCTTTTTGAGGGCTTTAATGACTTTGTGGGCTTGCTTCCCACTTGCATTGGTTTCAATACCCCTCATACCAATGAGGGAATTGAACGTCCAATGCTCGAAGTCATAATCAGAGTTTTGATCATGCTCCCACTGACTCAGAGGGGTGCATTTAGAAGCCTTGGCTGAAAAGCCAGCTTCTTGTAAACCTTGAACAATAGATGATAAATTTTCTTCTTTCACGCGGATAGTGTTCATTATTTCTTCCTTTACCTTACGTTGAGTTAGAGGGAGGGGAGGTTAAGCACTGCCGCAGGAGCAGCATTCGTAGCCTCTCCTCCTAACCCCGTGGAGCCCGTTGTCTGTGCCGCAGTAGACACAGACATCATGTTGTTCTTTTAGAACAACAGTGTTGCCAAGAGGCACAGTTGCCCCTTGCTCTATTAAAGCTTCGGGGGTTGTTCTCTCCCCCTGTTCGTTTTGATATACAGGCTGACCATCAAGGTCATAACCTGTATATGTATAAGTTACATTCTCAAAAGCTGTAGGTTTATACATCATTGCTTCTTCTTATCATTCACTTATCTTTTTTCTTTAAAGGGCTGGAAGCCTTCTACCTATCTTGGTGATGGAAGATAGGTAGAAAAGGTGTTCTTGCAGCACTCCGCAGATTAAAAGAGATTCCACTCATAGTCTGGAATATCTTCTATCTCTAACCACGACTCTGTCGAGTCATAGCAGTTCACGGCTCCTAGTTTTTCCATCTCCTTTTGGTATTCAAAGATAGCCTGCTCAACCATTGTTTTTGCAGCTAGGGCTGCTTTGTATTTTTCAAGCGGAAAGTTATCCCTAAACGGGATAGAATCTTCGTACTTGAAAAACCTAAACTCCACTGCCTCTCCATTTTTATATACTGCTTTGCAGTATCTTTTAGTAAAGGAGATGGAGACTATCGAAGAGTCAGGAAACTCTTCCTCTTTGAGAAGGACATGAAGTTCATGTCCTTTATATTTTAAAAGACAGTTTATAAACTTAAAACTGTCTTCTACTTGGGGAAGTATGAACTGAACTATACTGCCATCTTCTAAGTAAGCTCTATACCAGTAACTGTTGGAGTTTACTACTCTAACAACGGGAGCAGTGAACTCTTGGTTGTTAAGAGTCTCTACTTCTTGTGTGTGACCTCTAAAGTTTAAAATAGCCATGATTGCTTCTCCTTAGAAAATATTATTTCATTCACTTATCTTTTTTTGAAGAAAAAGAGCCAGCCCGCGCCAGCCCCTCCTTCACTCCGTTATAATTTCTTCAATCTTTCCCCCCTCCCCTCTTTCCCTAAATACTACTGTTGAAGAATCACAGTCAGGGATTTCATAGTTAATAGCATTGAGTATCCCCCACAGAAAATCTGTGTAAAACTTTAGTTCCTTGTGTTCCTCCTCCCAATATAGGGGAAGGGCAACTTCCTTTTCTGGAACCCACGGGTCACCACAACTTGTGGTGTAAGCATAAACAGGTTTGTCCAACCTGTTATATTTTTCTATAGCAGCTTGACAGGCTGCTATTCTCTTCTGTTTTCTTATTTCTTTCAACTCTTCTGATGTTTTTCTCATTGTAAGTTTTGGTGTGACAATTCCATCCACTATTCTTTTTTTTCTTTGAAAGAGAGCGCGATTGCCTATCCAGAGATTAGATAGGCAATCAAAGTTACTCCCTTACTACAGGATGAAACTTCACAACACCCCCATGTTGAAGGGGGTGTTCCGCACGAAACTCCCTCTGCTGTTTGAGGAGCGGCGGCTCCTCAAGTAGTAGTAGCTGGGAGGCTACTACCTGGTTGTTTACTTCTAATTCCAGCAGCCAGGCGTGTCCGCTGGTTGCTAGGTTAAACTCTAAATTACTTACTTTTCTCATTACTTTCTTTTTCCCTTTAATCTCGAGTGTGGGCATCCATAGCCCACAGATAAAAGTAAACTAAGAGAATATAAATAAATGCGGTCATGATAACTCCTAGAGTTACAAACTTCATTCATTTATCTTTTTTTTCTTAAAAGGGGATTGCTTCCCCCAGTTACTATAAAGCCCCATCGTAGGGGTACAGGCTGTCTAGCCTGTACTCATTGTGCTCACCCCACTGCTCACCCCACTGCTCCCCCTTGTAGGGAGTTACAACTACTGTTGTTTCTTTAACCTGGACCACTTTGTAGACGAAGTAGTCGCCGGTTTGCACTAAGTTAGTGTTTAAAGCTTCTTCGCGAGTCATAGAAAACTCCATAATATTGCACCCACTATTCTTTTTTTTACAAAAAAAATATTAATGGTTAAAGAAGGAGTTAATTCTTTTCTTCTTCTTTAACCATTAATATTAGTAGATTGCGGATTCTACTTTAATTACCTCTCCCTCCTCAGAGAGGGAAAAGAAAGTTTGCCCCCCCATTTGCAATATAGGGTGTGTAACCCTTTATTTCCCCCTTACCTTTCTCTACATAAATGAACTCAGGCAAACAGCCTGAGGGAGAGGTTAATGCTTGTTTGGCTCTTTCTAAAAGAGAAGCCAATTGTAAAATTTCTTGCTCTGTCATGATTGTTCCTTTAATACTAATAATTTCATTCACTATTCTTTTTTATATCAAAAAAAAGAGTTAACTCATTAGGTTAATACTCTAATGAGTTAACTAAATTCAAAGCTCAATAAACAGAGAGCCATCCGGTGATACCCACCAGTCAGCCCTCACAATTCTTACTTCCCCCGTTGGGGATTCAACCTTTGCTATACCCATGTACACCTGGTGGAGGGCGTTTACATCTCCATCAAATACTTCAAGTATTTTGCTACCATCTGGTAGCACCCATCCTGGTAGAGGTGGGTTGGATATAGTTGTTGACCACATATACTTTTAAAAAAATAAGTTCCACTCACTATTCTTTTTTTCTTTAAAAGAAAGTGAGAGCGCGATCGCTCCCAACATTCTTTATAAAGCACTACGCTCGGCGTGCTTGTCCTCTAGACTAACAGCAGTACCAACCCACTGTTGGGTTACTACTTCAATCTTCAGGACTTGTAACAGCCCTGCGTAGTTAAAAACTACTTCACCAGACTCTGTGGTCTCGCGCTTGTTCTGTGGCGCAAGGAACACAGAAACACCAGCTCTCAGCCAAGCCTCTTGTAAAGGCAGAGGAGCTACAGCAACGACTATAGAATCGGCAGGAATTGTGTGTACCACAGGAGCTGTTTCACCTAATGGAATCTCTTGGAACTCAATGCCGTCACCAACACGCTTAACATTAGAGATTGTGCCTCGGAACTGTTGAGTGATAGTTCCACCCAAGTCAGATACCATTGCTTCTTGAGCTTCGTGGCGGGAGAAGAAGTATACGTTAGTCATGATTGTTCCTTTAATACTAATAATTCCATTCCCTCTTCTTTTTTTCTAAGAAAGGAAGATTTAGATGTACACCCCTTTCTCTCTGTCACCTGTCCAAAGAGCGATCGCTGGAGGCTCTGTAGTCCCCGCCGGGCTGTGTACAACAAAATAATAATAAACCAATTGGTCTTTAGTAGATCAATTGGTTTATTACCCCCTATCGTGACTTAAGAGTAAGAGCTGGGGGAGCTGGGGGAGCTACAGGTGCTGGAGGCAGCACCTTTCTGGTATAACCACTTATACCAGTCTTGGTAGCTTTGATGCTACCTATTCCGTTTCCAGCCCATTCCAGGCCTTGGTAAGCCCAGCCGTTAAAGCTGAGCTCGTTAACTTTGGTAGACTTGTTATAGCTAGAACACACAACTAACTGAATTAACGCTTCTGCACTAGCCACTTTATAAAATAAGTGAGGACGATTAGCAGGGTTTTTGACACCCTTGTTTTCTTTGCTCCATTGAGCAAAAGCAGACATTGCTGCAGCTACCTCAGCAGGCACGTCTTCCGCAACTTCCAGGATATACCCAGATAGTTTAAAATACCCAGGCTGCTGCTCTAAGGTGTGAAGGTCTTCAGGTAGACTTTGCAACTCATACTCACCAAGACAATGACCTTGGAAGGTCACCATCATCTGGAATTGACCTGGTGTGTCCTCATAGACGTTCCAGACCTTAAAGGTCAACATTTCCAAATCAGATGCCTCAAAAGTAATGCGACCATCACCTTGAGCAATTTGGTCAACACAGAATTTTGGAACACCAGCTTCTAGAGACAATTGTAATAAAGACATGATTTGAAACCTTTAAAGAATATTGCAAACACTCTTCTTTTTTTCTAAAGAAAGAGAAGCTAGTTATCACCAGATATCTGAGGGGTGAAAGATATCAAACTAGCTTCTCAAAGTGGTGTTTACACTCTTTATTCTTTTTTTCTATATTAAGGGTACAGGACATTGGGACTTTCTGTCAATGGTGTTTAATAAAGCTGGACAGGAGGGGTTGAGGAACCCCTCAGTTTACTAGCAGGACTGCTTGTTTAACCAAGCAATAGCCTTCTCATTGAATCTGTAGCTTTGCTTGAAGTGATTGAAGTAAGTGTTCATCCTTTGCTTGGTGAACTCCTCATCAGTCACTCCTTCAGCTTTTTCATCAACACCCAACCCGGTGTAAAAGAATAAGTCTTTAGAGCGGGTTACGCGGCTACAAGCAACGTAGAACGCGTTGTTAGACCATACTCTTTGAAGCTCTCCATCATGCTTACCTCCCTTACGAGAGTACATATGCACTATGACAGGTTCACCTTTAGGGTAGGTTTGACCTTGGCTACCATGAAAAGTAGTAGCCCAACACAAGCATAAGGGAAGCTGTCTGAAAGATCCTATTGGTGCACCATTTTCGTCTACCGGAATTTTTCTGGATTCTACAGCTTCTAGCTCCTCAAAGCGACCATCCTTGAACTTGACGGTCACTTTGTCTTTGGTCATGCTTGCCACAACTCCGCGCTCGCCATTAGCTACTAACAGATTGTCTGTGCCATCGTTCTTAGGGATGTTTTGGGTTACTCTGACAGGAGCACCCACTACTAACTCTAAAGTTCTAGGAGTAGGAGCAACGTAAGATAGCAATTCACTCTCGCCACATCTACTAGAGTCAATAATTGCCTCAAACTTTCTTTTGAAAGCACCTTTTTTGACAAGCTCGTCTAGCTTAGACTTATTAAACTTGGCAACTTCATCATTATTGTAGATGATATGCAAAGCATCTGCGGGTTGGCATGAGAGAGAAGCCTTAAATCTACTCAACAAAACAGGACAGTTACTCAGGTCTGTTTTAGCTTTACCCTCTCCCAGCAAGTCCAACTCTAAGCCAAAAGCAGTATCACCAGACTGCCTTTCGTTCTTCTCTAGCTTAATAACCTTTAGATTCAGACGGTCTGTAAAAGCGTGGTATTTCTGAACTTCTGTGCTGTCAGAATATTCTAGGAACTCACCTTCCTCGAATATCATTCTGTCTTTTACTGGTTCTAGCTGCTTAGGATCTCCAACCATTAATAACTGAATAGGTCTCTGACGGACTTTACCATTTTGAGCTTCTAGCCCAACAATGGTCTTTAAGCCCTCAGCAGCGGCGATACCTAAATCTCCTCCAAGCATAAAGGCTTCATCAACTAGCAGAACTACTCCTATATAGTTCTTGTTGTTGCTTTGCTCAGATAGTCTTTTGGCTACTTTACCATCCTTACTCATTTTGAGTATTATCTGGCTAATGTCTGCCTCAGTTCTTGGCAGCAGGTTTCCCTCAGTATCTTTTCTCTCTTCAAAGCCTGTACCCAAGCTTAAAACCCTGTTTATTGTACCAGAAGAGTTTTTGAGATTTTGACTAGCCAGACCCGTGGTTCCGCAAGCTACCACACGAAAGCCTAGCAAGTCTAGGACTATGATGATTACAAGAGTAGCGTAGGTTTTACCAGTACCAGCTTTACCAGTGAGGATGTGACCACCCACCACGTCTTTAGGGTCTAACTCTGCAACTTTAGCGGTAGTGTTGCTTAGAGCGTGTTGGATGATGATTCTAGCAGCCTCTAACTGCTCAGAGCTAAGAGTTGCTAGAGCTTTCTTTATCTGGTTACCAGTCCAAGGCTCTAACTTACTAACAAGAGCCTCAACCCAGTCTCCTTCTGGTTGAATCTTTACAGCTTCTACAGACTGTTTAACTACAGCTCTCTCAAGTTTTCTTTCTCGCTGGGTGGGAGGTGTGAGTCTGTTATAACCACCAATCTTGGCAGCAACCCATGTATTTTGATAGCCATGCCCCACTAAGTAATCTCTGACACAACAGTCCATACCAGGACAGTCACCAACTACTACTGTGGCTTTGGCATTGATTACCAACAACAGGTAGGGGATATAGCTCTTTGCAAAGGTTTCTACTATTTGAGCCTCTGTAGCCCTCCCCAAGCCGTTACCAGATACCATTACTACGTCAGCAGCAGTGTAGACACCTGTGTTGGCACAACCACTTTTCCAATCAGCCCAGGCTTGTCTGTAAAGCTCTGTGCTAGAAGGTTTAGATACAGCACTTGTACCAATGAACTGAGTAGCCACAGCAGCCATAGCTATGTCTTTAATCATGTGTTTTGCTGTGGAAGACCTCAAAGGTGCAAGACCATCTAAAGGATGAGCTTTTACAACTTCAACATTTTCTACAACAGACTCAGCTTGAAGAATCTCTCTTGACGAACTGTTCGTTACTTCTGGTTTGTCAGCCCTCTTAGTTCTGGAGGTAAAACTAACTATTGACTGCTTTTGTGTCCCTTCACTAGGTATGTCTATAGAGGGTGCTTCATCAGTAACTGGTTCTGCTACTGTTAAGCAGGAAGTACAGGTAACAGTAGGTTCTATTGTTTTAAGAGCCTCTCTTACTGGCTCTTTAGTTTTGGTTAATTCTGCTAGTAGCCTTTCACCCTCAGCTAGTAGCTTATCTAAAGCAGACTCTGGTAGTTGTTCTACCACTTGCATTAACGTCGCCATCTTCTGTTTTGTTCCATTCTCTATTACCTCTGATTGTACTGGCTCTTCTTCATCTTCATCTTCAATGATTATTACCTCACCTCTGACCATCAGGACTTTTGAGAACTCTTCTGGCGCCTCGATAGTTTCTCCAGCCCACTCAGCCCAAGAACTCACTAACTCATTAAACTCTTGGTCTGCCTTCACGGTTCTTTCAACACTTTGATCCATAAAGATGACTGGAGCCTTTTTATCTTCTCCTAAGCCCTCAAAGTAGTAGGCTCCTCCCCAACCTTTTGATACTAAAGAGTGCAACTTGAGACCTTCACCCTTGAGTAAGTAACAAGGTTTAGAACCTGTGTAGTCAATCACAAGAGTTTCTTCTTGCCAGTTTATAGTGGCAAGCGCGTGGTCTAGCCAATTTACAAGAAAACCATCTGCATCAAACTCATACTGTGAGCTGCTTGGTTCAGATGTTGTAAGAACAGCTGGGGTAGCAGCAAACTCTGGCTCTTCTAGCTCTGACTCAGAGTAGTATTCTTCAACTACCGCAGAACTAACAGACACAAGCTCTTCAATTGTAGGAGCAGCAACTTCTTCAGTTTCTAGATAAGCAGCATAGTCTATAGCTTCTACAGCTGCACCACCATCTCCATTGTCAGGAGTATTAGGTTCTGCACTAACCTTGCTGCCACCTTCATCATCAGAGTCATTAGTCTCCTTAACCACAGCAGATGCACCTACTTTAGTTAAGAAATACTGTAAAGCCTCATCAGACAAGTTAGAAGTAGGAACAGCTACAGTGCGCTCTTGAATAACTCCTGGTGTTGCAAGAGTTCTTTCTGGGCGAGGCTTACCTTCTAGCAGGTGATTACAAACCTCAATAGTTTGAGCTAGTTGTTTACAAACTAATGACTCACTCACCATGCCTGGATTGTTTAATAGGAAGGTTCTAGCAAAGTTCATAGCAGTCTTGTGACCTGTCACCTTACCACCTTTCTCGACTTCCAGAGCACCAACAAACCCTTGGAACTTACCTCGCATCAGCTCAAAGGAAACCAACGCGCAGGCTAACATACCTTTTAGTTCTAAAGGTAGTGGGTTCTTAGTAACCATGTCTACTTCATAGTCATTGAACTCACCCCACTTCTCTAAAAAGAATAAGTGGTAAGAAGCAAACATCAGAGCACTAAACCCTGCTTGCTTTTGACCAGTGATGCCCATAGCCATCAAGTCTTTGTTAAACTCGGCTAAGTTATGGTCAAACACTGTGCGCTCACCTTCCTTCATTTTGAGGAAGTATTTGGTGTAGACTGCCCAAGCAGGGTCTGAAAATCCACCAAGAATAACTTCGTACACTTGAGAGATAGGGGCTACTAAACTACCATCAGCAGCAGCTTCAAAACCAAATGGTAAAACACCGCCTAGCTTCTTGTACGCTAGAAGGATGTCTACAAGGTGTTCAGACCACATATACACAGAGTATGCAATGCCAGTTGCTTTGGCTTGCATCTCACGCGCATTCTGGTTATACATCAAGTAGGTAGCACTAGACTTTGTAGCCTTCTTGACTCCCATATTGCATAAGGTTTCATCAACCTTAGACCACTTCTTGATGTTGTAGTGGTCAGCTAGGTAAGCTTCGTTTGGCTCTCCTTTCTTATTCTCTGGGTTGGCATAGGTGTTGAAAATGTTGTACCCAACAGCATCAGTGATAAAGTCAGCAATGCTGTCAAAGGTAGATACTGTATAGTCAGTGCCCACAAGCTGAACAAAATAGTGACCGTCACCGTCAAAGTCACCAAAGTCCATGCCGTTACCCATACTCCCAAGAGCAAAGCTGTCAGAGTCTAACTTCCAGAAGTTCTTACTGTTTTGCTCTTCTGTTACTATTACAAGCTTTAACAGACAACCATCTGTTAGAGGAGCGCGAGAGTTGTGAACAAAGATAGTAGACTTACCAGCCTCTACGCTCTTCAAGTCAAACTTGTGTCTGAGCAGGTTTTGGTAGTTACTGGCAGGATGTGTACTCTTGAGAATATGAATCTCTCCAGCAGGAATGTGAGCCAGAGCAATCCGCTTGGCTGCCATATTATCAGCAGCAGTGATTAACTTCTTGGTAGAAGCAGAGTCACATAGACTATCCAAGATACCAGCAGCTCTTGAACCTTCTATTGCGGGCACAGTTCTGCCAGCTAGACACTCAACAAGAATATCTCTAAAGAACTGTTGAGCAAGGTTGTTTGTAGAGTTTTCAGACTTCAAGCTGTTGATAGCAAACAAAGCAGGTAGCCAGTAGGTCTTGCCTTTAGCTACAAACACAATATCTCTGAACGCATAAGCTACAGCTTTAAACTGCTCCTCTTCATGGAAATCCAAGCTGATTTTGTTCTCAACTAAAATGCTATTGAAATAATCCTTGTCTTCTGGAGAGAGAATCAGGTTCTTGTCCTTCTCAGCACCACGCTCTAGGATTGTTATTGTCTTAGAGCAGTTGAACTTGTCACAGGATGACATTCCAGCAATCACCAAAGACATAAACATCTTCTCTTTACCAGCGTTTAGAAGCGCCCAAGCATCATCAAAAGCAACTCCTTCCATGCGAGAGAGTGAACGCACAGATGGTGGCATATGTCTGGAGTCAGAGATAGCCTCAGCCACAGTGCTAGACTCGAATAGCTCTACACCATAGACAGGTGCTCCTTCAGCACCCACAAAACAGAACGAACGATGGAAGTATTCAACTACCACTCCATCAGCGTCTAAAGTAAACAACAAAGCATTCTGCTTGTCATTCTTTAGATAATCAACTGACTCTGCGTATAGCTTGACTGTATAGCCTTCCATACGTCTAGCTGTAGCTAGAGCCTCCTCATACTCACCCCAAGCTATCTTAGGTACTTCTACCCAGCCAGCTTTTTGGGCAACGCGGTCAACATACAGGCGATTCATGATCTCTCCTTGGTCTTCTGGTTGTTGAACGTGCATCCATAAGGAATGACCAAAGTGCTTAACAAAATAAGCAATCAAGTCAGAGTAGAGACCAGCTACTACTGCTGCTGGGTTAATGACAATGGTGTCAGGGTCGTAATCAGCACCACCCATCATCTCTTCATTGAGTTGATCTCTTAAGCTAATCAACTTAGCAATGTGAGGGTTAGTTGGGTCGTTGTGTCTGATAGTGTTACCTATCACCATTAGCCAAGAGTACAGCATATCAGACTTGATAGTATCCTGCGGGCATACTAGCTTGATGTCCTTTAATCCCAAAGCTGTTAACTTTGGCTCATTAAAGAAGTTGTACAACAACTCTTTACTGCAGGAAGCCATCATGGTTTTGATGACACCACGCAGTTTAGGGTTGCGGTGGTGTAGGGTGTAAGAGTAGTTGACTACCAAGACTGACTCACCTACAAGATCCTTATGGACTCTCCAGGTTATCTCATTGAGAGTGGCTCTCTCGTTGTCATTGAAAATAATGACGGCATCGGCTCCCTGACCCTCTTCCTTTTTAACAAAAGCAATTTCTGTGCCTTTGATTAGCTTTACCTCTTTATCAAAGGTGATGCGGTAGGTTGCTGAAACCTCATCATAGGTTTGAGTGGGTCTGTGATCTGCCAGGCATCTTTGATACTCAGTAACGCCTGTCATGCTCACAGCCTCAGCAAGGTTACTAGCCAAGAACTTGGGGTAGTTTTGTGTCTGAGTCTTCTTGACTAAAGCAACTGGTTTCTCCTCCTCATTGCCTAAGAAGAAGGACATACCAGGAGCCATGACAAATGTAGGAGCCATACACTCTTGCACAAGCCAGCCTGTCAGCACCTTCTCTTGACCATAGAAAGCCCAGCCAGCTTTCACTTCTCCTAACACTTCAACAGCTCTGGCTAAGGCTAAAGTTGCTCGTTTAGCACCCTTAGAAGCTTTTAGAGTTAAAGAGACAACACTTTCAACAGCAGCCTCAACTGATAACCCTGTTAGTTGCAGAGTCTTATTAAACAAGTTTGGAGCATACTTTTGAAGAGTAGCTAGTCTGAGATGGGTCAGACCATTGATAAAAGTACCCTTAGCAAAGTGGAAGCCCAAAGCAGGATACTTCTTGAAAGCTTCTTTCATAGCTAGAGACTGAGTGTCAGTGGAAGACACTTTGAGCATCTCTTCTGGTGGCTTTTTATCATAACCCTTGACTACTGTTGCCACTGAATTAGCCAAGTCTTTCAGCTTGTCTTCTTCTAGTGCAAATATGTCACACTGCTCTCTGTGAACGTACAGTTTAGGACTGTTTTGCACAGAGTACAAGAAACCTCCATTTTGACCAAGGATATCTCCTTCGGTCATAGAGATAACACTCTCGCACTTGTTCAAAAGAATCTTAAAGTTGTCACCCAAGCCCCCCCGAGTGTTGTTCTTGCTTTGAGCAAACATCAATAAGTAAGCACAGAAAGCCTGCATGAACTTACCGATGGAGGAGGAGAAACAAACATCTGTGATTTCAGGTTTGTACTCCTCTCTGGTCTGAACCTCTCCATTAACTATTTGGAAGTAAGAAACATCTTTTTCAGGTTCTTTCTTACCCGCAGCGGCTAGTGCTGCTTTAGCTTTAGCATACTCTGGAGAGTCCCACCAAGACATATCTAAAGCGTTGTACCCTATCAGCTCCATGCCTTGCTCAAAGGCACGACCATCAGCAGCATTATAAGCACGACCATCATTGCCTATCAAGAACTCAATAGTTCCAGCGTCAAAGGAAAGCAACAAGCCCTCTTCAGTATTGCGGTAGCGGAACACCTGTTGATCTGCTGTTGCTTTTGTAGGCGATAAAAGGTCTACAAAAACTTTTGCTACCTTAAGAACATCAGCTTTAGTCCAATCAAACAGCTGCACAGGTTTGCCATCGGTTCTGGACTTGATGTAGCTTAGAGTTCTGTGAGCTATCTGACCATCAGGACTCATGCAAACAAATATGCTCTCTAAGTCTTCTTCTGTTAGACCTTTGGTCAGTGGAAGACCTTTTAATCTGGTGGCTTTGTGAAGATCTGCCAGCTCTTTGGCTAGATTTGCCTTATCAACAGACTGTTGAACTTCTGTAACCTCTTCAGAGGTTGCTTTTGTTGGTTCTGGTTTGATAAGAGGTCTGTTAAGAGCTTTAACCTCTGGTTTAACAGCTTTAGCCTCAACTACAGGCTCTGCTGATAACCCTAGAAGAGCTCTTTCATCAAACTTAAATACTTTCTGACCACCAAAGACAGCTTCTAAGTCATCAACATGGAAGACACTAGCAGTGTGGGGGTAGATTCTGTACTGCTTACCCCCCTTCTCAAAGTAAGTTTGCTTGCTCTTGTCGTACCAAGCAACTACGATAAAGATGTGTCTCTTACCGTCTGCAAGAATAGTTTCTAGACCATCTCCAGAAAATTCTAACTTAACAAACGTGGGAGTATGTCCCTGTCCGTCATCGTGGAATATTACGGAAGGGATTTCTTTAGACTCACCTTCTAGTATAGCTGCTCCCATCTTTTGTCTAGAGCTAGATTCTGGTGCCTGGATGGCTTTCTCTTTGGTCAAGCAGGATTCACCACCTGGTTGCCCAAGAATAATCTGCAGATTAGCCTTCTTGTTAACTCTGTTCACTGATGATAGAGCTGTGGGTATAAACTCTTCTCGCACACCATTTAAACAGTGGTTGCAAACAGAAAGTATAATTGGTGTCAGATGAGCTGGTAGAGCCTTTGTAGCGGCTGCACCCAAGCTTATAACATTCATATTCTCACCCTTTTTAGTGGTAAGAGTATCTTCATACCCGTAGTGAGTAAACTCATCGTTATAAGCATATGAGGGAGTGTTAATGTTACACTCTACAGGCTGCCCTTTAACGGGGTCTAACCTTACAGCGAAAGCTGCTACAATAACCTCATCAAGACCTTTCTTAGACTCATTGTTTTTAAAGTCAAAGATGTGAGAGCAACCTTGAGGAGTGCCACTGATTCTGCCAACCTCTGACTGAGGTAGCAAACCAGGCTCCGGCAAGGTTTTTGCTCTGGGTTGAGGCTTGAAGTCTGGGTTAACCCTTACTCTATCCTGAACAGTTCTTGCTGCAGGCTGTTGATTCTGCTTCACTGCAGTAGTATCAACAAGACGTTCTGTTTTTACAGTCCTTTGCTCCACAGTTCTTACCTCTGGTTGGGTTACTACAGGCTTCTTAACCATGCGGAAGGTTAAGTTTATCCTTGTACCAGATTCAATGTTGCCAGCATACTCATGCCAGCAGTATCTGTGCTTGCCATACATAACAAGTAAGTCAGAGTCACTTAAAGTGAACTCATGAGAGATACGACCAGTGCGAGCTCCCTCACGAATGAGGAAACGACCAGTAGCACCAAAGGAGAAAGAGACAATAGGAGCATCAATCTCTTCAGAGATGTCTTGATGGCAGTTTAGCTTCTGCTTGCCTTCGTAGAAGTTTACAAGGCAAGATTCTACTACGTACTGACCCTCCCAAACTTTTAACTCTCCATTTAACCAGACTTCAACAATTTCTCTCAGCCGCTTTGGTACAGCTGCGACAGGAGAGCCATTTGGTTGAGTGGTAGAGTAGACACCCTTCTTGTTTTCCCATGTCCAGTAGTAGTCACCTAAACAGGTGTACTGGTAGGGACCAAAGCTGGTTTTCTCAACAGCACCACTGTCAAGAACTGCTTGAAGATCTTCAAGCAGTAAGTCTCTGGTTTCTTTAAACAGGATTTTAGGGTAATACAGTAAGCCTTCTTCTGCATAAGCCTCTCCACCAATTACTTTATGGGATGTGGTTACGGAAGCCTGCACCTTTGTTACTTGTGCCACAGTTTCTCTTACTACAGTATTAGCCACTTCTTTGGCTTTGTTCTTAGGGTTTACCCAGGTAACAGAAAGGTAGTGAGTCAGAGACTCAATATCTTTTAGCAACTCAACATTAGACTTGCCTTTAAAGCCAGCAGCTTTCCATGCAGCTAACTTGTTCAGGTCATAGTTAGCGTGGCTGACTTCTACCGAAACAGCCTTTGCCCCAGCGTTAATAGCGTAAGCGATTGCTTGCTTAACACAGAGCAGTCTGTTAGCTGGCTCTGTAGCTTTTTGGTCTACTTCCACTGGGATAGTGGTGTCACCCACAGTGAAAGAACCTGAAGCTACACCAGCTTTGGTTTTTGTATGTACTGTGATGTACATAGATTTGACATCCTTGTTAACTGGCTCTCTTAATGCTGGTTTTAACAAGAAGCAGTCATACTTAGAAGCAAAGCCAAACTCTGCTAAAAGCTCAGTTACTTCCAGAGATATGCTTGTGTCATAGCTAAACCAAACATCAGCATACAGATAATCAGAAAGAGCTGTAGCAACTGCTTGGCGTACAGCTTCTGCTATACCCAATCGGTTCCACAACTCTTCATTTTCTATATCATCCATATTTTCTGTTGGTTTGCGAGGAGCTAAGGTAGCTTCTACTAAGTCAACCCCATCAACTGTTACCCACAGTTTGTTAAATGACTCCTCTTCTTCAGAGAAAACAACCCCAGCTTTAACTACTCTTTCTGCAAACTTTCTACCTGCTGGCAGGACTAACCAGTCAGCGTGAGTAGAGTAATTCTCAAAGCCATTAGCTCTGAGAAACTCTACAAACTTATCCCGGTTCTCAACTATTAGCCGTTCAGAGCTAATGTTAACAAGCACTTCTAGCTCTTTGGGCTCGGCTAGAAGTTCCTTAATGTTTTTGGGTGTAACACTGTTAGGGTAAAGGTGCAGGTACTTAACACCATCAGCCCTGTCTGTTTTAACCAGCTTTGGTGGGTTTGAGCTGGTTCTGGAAACAATTGGTGGTCTCACTGGTGTTTCCTTAATTAGTTGTTTATTTTGCTCTAGTGGTAAACAATACCACTCTTGTGTAACAAGAACAAAGCCTCGTTTTGTGAACTCTGCTTTTTGCAGTTTGTTCTTGCCCACTAAGTTCACCATCACATCTTTACTGGCTGCTTTTAGTTGTGGGTCAATCTCGTTGCCACTCCAGTTACCTGTAATGGTTATAACCTGTACATCCTCTCCAGCAGAGTTTTTGATGGGGGATGAAAGGGACATAAGCATGGTCATATCCTTTGTGCCTGTGGCTTCTGCCTGGGCTTTGTAGTCATCCACAATCTCTGCTGCTGCAGTAGCAAACTCTTGTGGCACAACAGGAGGCGCCATATTTTGGTCTAGCTGAGTTCTTAAGAACTCCAACTGCGCTAGGAAGTCATCTGGAGTGACAACCTCTTGAACAAAGATTTCCTCTCTCTGTTCTTTTTTCTTGCAGAGAAAGGCATAATCTTCCTCTGCTTCTTGCCAGACTTTGTAGTCTTGCTCGTCTTGACTTTTGTAATATCTCTGTCTTAGCCGTTGGCATCTTGCGGCCAGTTTTAAGAGAGTTGGAGGGGCGGTTACTGCCTCAACTTTCTGAACAAAGATTTCCTCTCTCTGTTCTTTTTTCTTGCTTACTGCGTGCCCAGCAACCTTAACCACTTCAGAAAGCCTTGCTGCTTTGGCAGCAGCTTTCTCTAGCTGCTGGGCAGCTTTTTCTATATCCCGTGGACGTGCGACGGGACTAAAGGTTAAGGACTTAACTTTGGCTTTAGCCTTACGTTGCTCCTTGAGAGCTTTGCCTAGAGCAGGGGCTTGGTTAGGCAGCAGTCCCGCAGCCTTAAGCTGCTCTCTAGCTGCAAGGTGTCGTTCCCTGCGTGTGACCGGCGCCACAAAGGTTCTGTGCACTCGGATTGCTGGGGTCAAGGCATATACCCCTTCGCCATCTGATAGGCGGGAGTATTTAACAATAGGTCTGCTGGATGAACCAGCTTTACCAGCACTACTGGCGGGTGGAGTGATGCAGCTGATACGAGAGGCGTGATCAGCCTCTCTACACAGCTTCTGATACGCTGAGGAGCGCAGCCAGCCATTCTTGACTTGTCTGGCTTGGCGCTTGGCTCGTGCCAAACGTTGTTGAGCCTTCCTGGAGGCTCTTGCTACTTTATTTCTCATAGACATAGAAGGAGCGACCTTCTTTACGCTTTTAACGACAATAGACAACGAAAGTAACAAAGCGGACATGGAATAAGACATGGTTAAAACCTTTGAAGAATTGTTTTCGTTACCCGAACAGTTAGTTTGACCAGAAGGCGCGGCTGTATCAACGGCGCTATGGCTGGGTTGATTCTGGCGAACCTCTGCCTTAGCTGAACAAACTAGGGTTTGTTGTTGTCGATAAGCCATGCGAACCTCCTTGGTCTAAGCGGCTGTCGGACTATAAAAAATACCCACGACGAACCGTTCGTCGTGAGTATGGTGCTTTATAGCTTGTAGTACCTATCGTTTGTAAACAACAAAAAATCCCCTTGAGTAAAAACTCAAGGGGTTATTTAATTAGTTAGTTACGGTTATTAACTTGCTTTTGTTCTGTCAAACCTCTCTTCTTTAGGTGTTGACATAGCTCTCTCCAAACCCCAGTTTCTAATTCGTATTCTGAGGTTACAGTCTGTCATACCCATTTCTCTAGCCCATTCTGGTATAGTCTGTGTTCTTCCTTCCCAAGTTATTGCTTCTCCTACTCTTGTAGGGTTTTTTGCTTGTCTTACTTTAGGTAGCATACTATCAAACAACTCATCATTACCGGGCATTAACCTCTTAGCCAGTTCAAACAAAGCCTGCAGCCCCTCCTTGTCATCTGCTTGTATCTTACTAGCTAAATCATGTAATAAAAGAGCATTTGGGTGAGAAGGTGAGTTAGCAAACAAATTGTTTACGTCTATGTAATTCTTTCTTATGTTATTTCTGTAAGAACCATACATCCTTATAGAAGGTAACACTTCGTGAGTCACCCATCTTCTAAACTTGTAGGCTAGAGTTCCTTTAGTAGTAGCTGCTCTAGCTCTTAATATACAAGTGTAAAGACCAGGCTCATACACGATGGTCTTTTGCTGAGGTCCCCCAGGGGTGTGGGTTAAAACCGTCCCCTTTTCATCCTCCTCTAAATACCTCAACATATCTCTTTGATGTGTAAGACCTAAAGCTCTTGCTACATCATCTGCATACCAAAAAGGTTTTTCAGCAGTACCATAAGTCTGGAAACTAATCCCCTCAAAACTATTGGGTACTAAGCTTAATATCTCGGGTGTCGCATATCTTTTTAGATTGCTGGAGCTTGCTGCTAAAGACCTATCTTTGTTAAACTCTCTGTACTCTGGCTCTGCTGGTGTGATCAGATAATGTTTGTAGAATCTTACTGCTTCATCTTCTCCAAGAAGCCAACCCACGTAGAGGTAAGCAATGTGAGGACTAAAGAAGTAGTTAGGAGGTCTAGAAATCATTACGTCTTCCGCTGGCAACCCTAACCTTTGACAAACTAGAGCAACTTTATCCTTCACCCACTTATAGCGTAACCAGGATTTAGGACGACGTGTGTGCAGCTTATCTGTCTGTTTCCAAATATCTTGGTTATCAGGAAAACCAAACACCGGATGCCGGGAAACAATGCTATAATCAATCATAGTAAGAAACTCAATTACTATACTGATTATAGCGCAGGGCTTACGGCTTCGCGCTATCTTTATGTTTAAAGTAGTCTTATAAATAGTAAAAATAACCCACGACGAACTCTTCGTTGCAGAAATGATTTTGGGGTGCGGCTGTACTAGCGCGGCTGTACCTTACCGGGGTTCAGTTTCTTGGACTTACATCCCATTTGTCGCTAACTTCCCGGTCAATTAAATCCCGGATTCCTGCCACTGGGGGCTAGGGTGCTGAGTCAGCGCACTGTCCTGTTGGACATAAAAAAATAACCCCTATAAGGGGTCATGCGCCTTATAGGGGTTAAGTTATCTATCTAAGATTCACTGGAGGAATTTCCCCAACATTGGGGTTCTTTCCTCTCTCCTTTATTACGCTCTTTTCCGCTTTTGGCCTTTCTTCAGGCTCTTCGGGAGCCTGAGAAGAAACTGCAGCTGCGGGTGGAGCAACGGGAGCGGGTGCGGGTGCGGGTACAGATGCTGGTTTTGCGGGTGCGGGTGCTGGAGCGGGTGCGGGTGCGGGTGCTGGTGCTGGTGCTGGTGCTGGTGCGGGTGCTGGTGCTGGTTTTGCGGGTGGAGGAGTTTGAGACTCGTCCTCATCCTCCTCCCAGAGGGAGGCTTCAAACTTCATTCTCAGCTCCCTAGCTTTGGAGAAGTGAGCTTGGAGCTGCTCTTGCTCCTCCTGCTTTTGAGTAGCAATCCGCTTCTCAATCTTCTTCAGCCTCTTATGACCTTTAGACATATAGTCAAAGGTGGACTCTAGCTCTCTGTCAATCGAGGCTAGTTTAGCCGCTCTTTCAATCAGCCTTAGCTCTTCAGCTTTCTTTTTAGCTTCAACATCTTTCAAGGTAGCGGCTTCTGCCTTAACCTTATCCAGGTTCTGCTGGGCAATTTCCAGCAAGTCAACCTCTTTAGGGGCTGAAGAGTTAGAAGAAAAGAAGCCAAACAATTTCTTGATAAAAGACACGGGTTCACGCCGCTCTAAGCGGCTGTAAATGACAGAAAATACCCCAACTGATTAGTTGGGGTAAATTGCTAGAACACGCCGTTTCCATACCTCTTAGCGAGGTAGTCTATCTTGTTGATGATGTCTATAAAAGCATCATCAGTTTCTAAGTCGTACTTTCTTGTACACCACTCTCTGCAGAGAGTGAGCAGGTGTAGTAACCTTCTTGAGTCTTTGAATAACTCCTCAAGAGTTAACTCCCTCTTCTCAGGCTGAGAGTAGGAGTAGCCAAGCTTTGAAGCTTGGTTCAGGATAGCTTCCGCCTTACAGCGGAAAGTCTTGAGAAACCCCGCTGGGTTCTTTTCTATATTCTTGTGGGACATAAAGCCTCCTAAGCGGCTGTAAAAAAACATAAAAACCCCTCAATATGAGGGGAGGGGGGGTTAATCTTCCTACGCGGCTGTAGTTTTCAAGAAAAACCCACTCAAGATTGAGTGGGTTTTTATTTAAGGAAGTCTTATAGTAAACTGACCGACTTGACCAGTATCTTCACAGTCAATCAGCAAGTCTATTAAGTCATAGATCTGCTCTTTAACAGAGTCGCGCTGTTGGTCAGTCCAGCTCAACAACGAGTCGAGCTGTCCCTCTTTCACAAGCACTACGCTTATAGAGGCTATACCACCTCTATGGTAAAGGCCAGCCTTCCATCGGTTTTCTATGACCTCTACCTTTTCTTCTACGGCGTAGGGATTTGTGGTAAGTTGCACGCCGTAGCTCTTACCACAAACATCTACTAAAATGTCGATTTTGTAGATGTGGTCTAAAACAAACTCTGCAGTTTTAGACTGCCAACGAACACACTTACCTGTTCGCTGCTGGTAGGATTTCTCAAACCTACCAACGTAAGAACCTGCTGCCTCCAGCAGGTTCTTAATTTCCATTTTGGTGCTGAGGCTATAACCAGCCTCTGCTAAAAGTCCTTTTATCATTTTTTCGCATCCGAAACCGTTTACTGACATTTTAAAGCCTCCTTACAGGCTTAAAATTCTGTAAGAAAAAACCCCTACTCACACGAGTAGGGGTTAGGACTAGTCGAATATTATCCAGTCCTCAATCATGGAAGGAGTGACCTCCCTCCATATTTGTACTTCTACATACGGGAGCGTATACTCCCACCATTTCCTTTTTCTCTCCTCCTCCCATTGTTCAATAAGCTTTCTCTCCCCCTCTTCCAGGAGCAGTTCGTACTGCTCCTTGGTAATAGAGCCTTCTTTCCAAGACTGGCGCAGGCTTTCGTTTAGCCTCCACAGTTCCCTAGTGAGCGTCTCTTCGCCAGGCTGCCTGCCGTTATCGCAACGGTCAGAATAGAACCAAGGGTTGCCAGCCCTTTTAAGTTCTAATTTAACCTTAGAGAGAGGCAGAACCACTGCCTTTCTACCTTGGGAGTACGAGTCTCCCTTCGTGCAGGTTGTCCAAGGGAGGACTGCCTGAAGATTAATCTTTAGGCATACTCTACCGTTCCCTCGACTACTACGGTCGAGGGAAGACTGCTCTGGTCGGTTAGTGAAGGCTCCGTAAAGGGGCGAGAGAGTGCGAGCATGAGCCGGGCGGAGAACTCTGTCCTCCAAACTCCAGCGGTACTCTAAAGTACCGCTAGATTTTACTCTAGCTTTGCTTTTACGGTCATACCCCCCTGCTGGGGCTAGACCGTTGTGGAGGGCGTGTATGCCCACAGCTTTGGGTGCTGACACCCAAATGCTGTAGGAAGAGTCGGTAGAGAGAGAGAGGAAAGAAGTAGTGATAATAGACATGATGCAAAACCGCTCTAAGCGCCTATAAAGAACAAAAAATACCCCTGACGAACAGTTCGTCAGGGGCTTGGTAGCTCCCATAAAACAAGCCAGGAATTGTTCGTTTTCAGAACCCCGGCTTACCTTCTGGAAGCACTATTCATCAACCTCTACCAGCTATCAATTTTTCTACCAGCTATCAATTTTTCTCCCAGCTCCGCCTTTGATTCTTCTACCAGCTCCGACCTTACTTTTCTCCCAGCTCCGACCTTACTTTTCTCCCAGCTCCGCCTTTGCTTTTCTCCCAGCTCCGCCTTTGCTTTTCTGTTTACCTCTTCATTTGTTTTTCCAGACACACCCCGGCTTTCTTTTTTCTTATTTTTAATCCCAAAAAATCTGCGTATATTTTTCTTTGAGTGATCGCAAAGCTTGTATAAGCTATACTTGTAGGTAATATCTTTTTTACATATGGAATACAAACCAATATCTCCGATTGTTACTCCAACCTTGCAGGACGTATATTTAGGTTCTAGAACTTTTTCTAGTCCAGCACCCCAACTTTCTTTCTTAGAGGAAGTAGAGACTGTTACAGCTTCAAATCTAGCAGCTCCGGATGGAACCCTGATTACTTATCAAAGAAGCCATGTGTTTTACAGGCTTTCTAGTAATCCCATTAAACTAAGACATCTTGGGTTTGCTGTTGACCTTGAGTTATACTCTGATTGCTACTCTTTTGTACAGCCAGCGCCGGCTCCTAAAGCAGAAGAGTTGTTGTACCCGCCTGCTAACCCTTTTAACTACGATTGGGGGGCTGACAGTTATTTTTCAAGAACCAGCTCTATGTATGTATTTCCTGGTGTACCTGTTCCTCAAAAGAGTAGCAAGGTGTGGGATGGTAGACATAATATATGTGTAAACGAGGCTAGGGAAATAATTGATAGCTCTGACAGAATACCAAAAGTACAAGGGGAAGCCCGGAGTGCTATTTCTAATCCTGGGATGCCAAAGTTTACTATTCCTCTAGCCAACTTTAGCCAGACTAAAAAGCCAGGGGATTACCCACCAACTTTAAACCAAAATCAATATCAGATAACTCTTCAGAGGTTTTTAAATGAGAACTATAATGCTATCGAAATACCAGATTTACCTACTACATTTTTGCCCTTAACTTTGGAGCCAGAAGGTGATGTTCTAGAGACCAGCCTTCTTAACTCACAGATAGCCGCTCTGTTAGATGGAGATTACTTTGTTAAATGGGTTGCTTATTTATCCACTGATACAGAGGGAGGAAGCTAATGTTTCAAGCTTTGCTGTTTGACGGAATTGGCTGTCCTAACACTACTGTTTGTCCTCATCCTAAAAGAGGACCATACGTACCTGGTGGTTTTATATCTTCCTGTAAGGCTTCTCTGGTTTTAGTCGCTGGGAGACCTCCTGCTACAGTTGGAGACCTAGCTTTCTGCGGTGGACCTTGCTTTTTAACTACAGGCTCTTCTAAAGTTTTAATCCAGGGTTCACCTGCTCATAGAGTAGGCGATCGCAATCATTGTACTGGAGCTACAAGAGGACCAGGTGCAGCTAACGTTTTAGTAGGTTAAGACCATGAATTTTTTAAAGAAGATATTCTTGTTTGTTAAGTTTATTAGTAAACTAAAAGTAGAACAGAAAGGTGGGCTCACAATTTTAGAGTATAACAACCTTCAGGTTCTTCTACAAGACACAGAGGTACAGTTAAGGTTTAAAGGCTTTTTGCTGCTAGACCCTATGTTTTACTCTCTCTGTGCAGAAGATTCTGTTAGCAATAGTATCCTCCGGGAAGACACTAGAAAAATAGTTGAATTATATAGAGAAATAGTAAACTTAGATGGGCAGGAAAGAGACAAAGCGTACCAGCAAATTTGTGATTGCTCTAACCCCAGATACAACTCAATCATTGAAAAGTCTGGCAGCAGAGAAAGGTTTGACGCAGAGCGAGTTAGTTGAGTTTTTGCTAGACTTTTACGAACTAAAAAAATTAGACCTTTTAATAGCAAACATCAGGGTTTTACTAAACACAGGTCTAACTCCCTTGCATAAAGCTAATCTATCTGTTCTTTATAGTTACCTCTCTGCAGTAAACGATAGATTATCCTTCTAGTAGACTAGCTGTAGCTGACAACTTAATAGTTTTTGAAGGCTGCAGTGGGTCAAACTTACTCGCAGCTTTTAAAATATAAAGCCCGTCTCTGTATTTTAATCTGCTTAAGCCACTTCCTTCAGTGTTGCTTAAACGTAGAGTGGTAAACTGCAACTTATAGACTTTATCAACTAACCCAGCGTTGAAATGAACGTCTAGTCTTGTATCCCCTCCACTTAAAAGCCAATACTGTGAGTTGTCAACTAAGTCTCTATGAATTAGTGTGTAGTTTAAAGATGACAGTACAGCTGTTAAGGAGTTTTCTGTTAGTTGCAGATATTCCTCATCAAGTTCCTGATGCACAGCTTTAAAAGCTATTACTACACTATTACTAGTAGAGATGTAAATAGAATCTCCCTTGAGAAACACTTGCTCATTTACAGGCGATAGAAGAGATATACTTTGTGTTTCAGATATAAATAAATTTACCTGGTTTTGTGTAACTGGTTTAATAAAAAGTTCATCAATATTTGATTGTTGGTTAGACAAGGACTCCGCTTGGGTTCTCCATAGACTTAGCAAAGCGTTCTGCTCACTAGGAGGTATTTCTGTCAGGCTAAAGACTTGGATAACCTTTACACCTTGTCTAGTTTCAAATGAGAAGAAAAACCTTCCTAGATGTTTTCTAAAAAGTAAAAGGCGTTCATCTTCTGTTAAGCCATATTGATAGATGGTCTCTCCAGCAATAACAGTGGGTTCAAGAACTTTCTGGGCTAGAAGTTCAAACTTAGAGTTTAAGACTGCCAGCAAAGAATCAGGCTGGTATCCATGCTCTACTAAATTCTCTACTATTGTCGGCTTACCTTCAGCTGTTGAAAAAAGTGATAGAAATATAGTTTGACCACCAAATAGTACAGAGTCTATTAACTCTTGTTCAGAAAGGTACTCTTGAACCAGTTGATAGCCTCCTACACCTAAAAACTTATTATCTACTTCCTGTTGAGTGTTTATTGTTAAAGTCATTTTTTTAATTATTACCACCTAGTCTAACTTTTTCGCATCAGCCACAAACCAATTAATACGCATCAGTCACAAACCAACTATTTTTATCCGAGCTAAACTCGACAGTAATAACAATAATATTATCCTTGTTAGGACGTAGTACGTTCCCGCTCTTGTCTTTTCTTTTGTATCTGAAGGTATACATATCATTACTTAGTTTTTCACGATGAGAACCATCTGCTTCGCCCCAAAAATCATATACCTCTCCTACGGTTCTAGCTAAGTATTGGTTCCACTCTCTACCAATTAGCTGCTTTCCAACCTCGCCTGCCGGTAGTGTTTTCAGTTTTGTGGTTTTGGTGGAGTTATTACTAGTAGGAATGTTTGACGAGGGAGCAGGCGCAGTGGTGGTAGGCGCAGTGGTGGTAGGCTCAGTGGTGGTAGCAGCTGCATCTTTAGTTTTATTTCTGAGACTGTTGGTATAAAGAATAGTCATAGCATAGTAGGTCTTAGCTTCCCTAACAGCCTGAATCTTAAAGTCTACTATTACACCAGTTACCTTAATAGAATCATCAGGTTTTTGTCCCTCTGTCTGAATAGTTATAGTAACAGGAGCTCCTTTTTCTACAACTTCATCGTTAAAAAACTTTGCTTGTTTGTAAGAGCTATACTCAGGTAGCGGCCCTTTAGGGTTTCCAGCTCTTTGGTATATAGTGTCGTAGAAAGTAGCCCCAACTGAATCTCCACTAGTTGACTTTTCAGTGCCAACAAAAGCCCCTACCAAAACAATGTACTTACTATCTATTCCAATTGTCTGAATAACGTTGGTACCACCAGGAATAACAGTATTTCTATGCTTCATAGCAGTTCTGATAGGAATACCTGGCTTCACTTCAGGTACGCTCTCATTACCCCTGAATGGACTAGAAGCTGAGTAGTTAACAATATTATCTATAGCTGGTAGCAAAGCAAACGTAAACTTTAAATAATTTGCTTGACCTTCTTTTTCCCCAACGTAATAATCAACTGTAAAAGAGTCTTTTTTATTTCTTCGAGCGTTTGCATTAACCAAGTCATTACCAACAATAGCTGGCGTTATGACTCTGGATGCTGCACCTGTAGATTTGTTAGGTTTTTTACTATCACTTTTTGGGAGTGCTAGAGCTATTAGTTGGGCTGTTAAGGGGTTATTAGAACCAAATAGTTGTGCCATTACAGCCCTCCATCAATAGGAAGTATCAATCGGATAGTCTCTATTGCACCACTCTCTTTAGTTCTAGGTCTAAAGTGTGCTAGGTAAGTTAAAGATAAGCCTGCTAAAGTAGCAGTAATAAATCCTGTAAGTGTGAGAGCTGTAGGTGACTCATGTAAGCTCAATGACCTCCAGCTAGGTTGAGTTATTTCAGAATGAGTCAGAGTTCCTTCAAAGCATAGTTCTTTACACTTAGCAGTAGATAAATCTTGTACAGTATTTGGTAATTTTTTATAATAATCACCATTCACACTAAAATCAGATAGCTGTTGAGTTGTTTTAGCAACACCAGTAATTTGTATAACTCTAATAAAACCAAATAATTCGTCTACGCTAGTTTCTACTCCTGATACAACAGGAGGCGTTAAGTCTAAAGTCCAAGGTGTATATCTTCCAAATCCTAGAACATAGTAATTAGCCTTGCTTGTTAGAGCTAAAATCTTTTTATACCTGTTACTTTCCACAAATGACCCGCTAGTCATCTTTAGCCCTCCATCCAAGTTTGTATTTGGTCACCTTCATAAGTTCTAGCAGTTACTCCAGTAAGCTCGTCTTTCTCCATAATAGATAAGTGACCATCCTCTCGATAATCTGACGTTATTAAATGACTTTCAACACTAGCATTATCCTCTCCCTCCACTTCAACACTTGCTTTAGCAATAATCATTTCACTGTATCTAGCAGAAGCAGCTTGAGCTGACTGCTTAATACCTTCAATAATTCTGTCAGCAACATCTTGCTCTGTTGTTTTTTCTCCTGGTAGACCAGCTTTTCTGTTAGTAACAAGACCAGCTAAACTTATGCCCAAGACACCACCAATCAACTCTCCAGCAAATCTACCTCCTGGTGTAGCAGCAAAACCACCGATCTTATCAGATATAGCTTGTACTGCTTTATTAGAGATAACAGAACTAGCGTTAAAAATAGCTTCAAAAGCTGTAGCTCCTAGTAAGGATGCTGTGCTGCTACCGCTCATATTTAAGCTACTTCTTATTCTGGCTTCTCTCATTTTCTCAGCTGTTTTTTCTAAGTTGTGCCCAGGAGCAAAACTAGAGCCAAGGTAAGCTTGAGCAGTATCTGTTACCCCTTGTATAACCTGCTCTGAAGCTGATGACTTACCTTGCATTAGAGCAAACAGAATAGGAATAGTAAATATGCTAACTGCTTCAGAAGCAGCGTTAACTCTTGTCAGTTCTTTAGTAGTTTTGGTGACATAATCCTCCTGAGACTTTTTGATAGTAGCCTCAACAGTTTGGTTAAGAGATGCCTGCAGTTGGTTAACGGTGTCATTTAAAACTGCTCTTCTTTCTTTAAGACTATTAACCACTTCACCTGTTCTGACAGCCTGTTGAGCTTGTAACATCTGAGTTTCTATATGATTTTTAGTAGCTTCGTACTCAACGTTTAGCCTTTCCCTCTCTTCTAGTGATATGTCTGTATTATTAGCAGTTTCTACTTGTTGAGCTATCAAATTTGTGTATTGTAAGTTTAAGTCAGCTTTAGTATAGTTAAAAGCACTCTGGCTGGCAGCATACTCAGCAGCGGAAGCTGTTTCTGAGAGGTTTCTAATTGTGTCTATACCAGCAGCAAAGGTCTCAGCTGCTTTGACAGACAGACCTGACTGCTGTAGCAATACTCTTTCAGCATCCTTTGATAAGTATCTACCTTCTTTATCCAGGCTATCAAGCTCGACTTGTAAAGCTGTAGAGTCAACATTGCCACCCATAAACCTTGTGTACTCTTTGGCCAGCTCTAGCTTGTCTGCTGGTGTCATACCTTGACTGACTGCTGCTGCCAAAACTTTATTGTTGACTTCCTTACTATTACTATCTGTTAAATCTCCCTGTATAGATGTGCCTTCAAGACCCAGTAAAGAAAAGAAGGCTTTATATGATGACTCAGAACCGTCACCATGCTCTTTGGCTAACCTAGCGACTTCTGGTAACGACTCAGCAAAGAAGCCAGACCACATAGTAGAGTCAATCTTGCCAGCTCCTAGTTGGTTAGCAAAAGCAGTTGTATAAAGATTTAAGTTTTGTTCTAGGTCATTTGGAACTCCACCTTCTCTTATTTGACCTAGCGTAGAATGCAGACTTTTTAGTTCTACTATTTGATTCTCTAGTCTTTGCTGGTCATACTCTAGTGTTTTGTTGATACTGGTTGCTAAAGCAGCCTCAAATATTTTGAAGTCATCTGTCAGCCCTTTTCTAACTGTTGCTTCTGCAATAGCCTGCTGTCGGTCTAGTTGTTCATCTCTATAGCCCTTTAAATACTTCTCTAACTTGTCTAACTCTTCTCCTGTGTACTTATCCTCACCAGAAAGAGAAGCTCTCTTTTTATCAACAATACTATCTATGGCAGTTCTGTTTAAACTTCCGTCAGCTTCTATTCCATAAAAGTTTAGTATCTCTTTACCTGTGCTGGCAAAAGATAATTGGTTTTCTATTTCTATTGTGTTCTTGAGAATATACTCAGATTGAAAACTACTAGTCAGGTTAGCAATCAGTTTAGGTATAAACTCGTCATCCGACAAACTACTATACTTCTTATTAGTTCTTAGAGAGCTTAAAACGCCTGAAAATACGCTTCCAGCAATCATTGAAGAGGTATCTTCAAACCTACCAGAGACATATTCTGTCATCAGTTTTAAGGCTGTGAAGGCTCTAATTTGCTTATTAGATATATCTCCGTCCGGTCTGTCTTCCCCATCAAGGTAAATATCTAGATTATTACCAACCTTGTCTCCTAAGAATCTGGTTAGAATATTTTCTCTGTTATTTCTTACCGCTACGTCTTCACCAGTAAGTCTATTAAAAATGTTTGTCAAACCTCGGACGCTAGTTTCTCCTTCATCTACTCTGATGCCATACTTTTCTAAGTCACTACCTGACAGAGTAAAGTTATCAGCTTCTTCTAGGATTGTAGTTTTAACAGCACTACTTTTATCTTCTTTGGGTTTGATACCAGCGTCTCTTAAGAACTGTTGAGTGGTGATAACAAATCTCATAGCCACTTCAACCTGTTTTTTACCTTCTTGTAGTCTTAGCTTGGTAGCCATAGACTCAGTAGAGAAAAAGTAGGTATTTCTTTTTGCTTCTAGTTCGTTTTTTATAGCTAGTAGTGTTTTATTTTGGCGGTCAAGAACTAATTCTTTCTCAACCTTGGCTATTTCCTTTGTAAGACCGGCAGCCAGTGACATTCTGTAGAACCTACCTTGCTCACCTTTTAAAGTTTGTTGAGCTGTCAACTCACCCATCTTTAGGGCTACTAAAGGAACTACAGTATTATATGTAGTACCCAACAAACCTGAACCAGAAGCACCAAGAATTGACTGTAGTTCTGTTAGTCTTTGGTCATCAACTATTGACCCTAAAGCAGCTGGAATTTGTTTGTTACTAACGTTGCTCACAGCAGCGTTAACGTTAGCTTTAGTAGCTTGCTGGATGATGATAGCTTCTTTAAAGGATTGTTGGTCTTGATGGTCTCTACCAAACTGTTGGTTATACCAATCAATTTCGGCTCTAACCCCATCTTGCTGTTCTTGTGTTAAATTTAAATCAGTAAGATTATCAACCCTAAAGCCAGTACCAGATTGTGTTAACTCTAATTTAGATAACACGTCAGCATTTAAATTTCCAATAGCATCTACAGCGTGTTTAGTATTTCCATAAACACCATCTAAGGTGTCTCTATATTGCTTAACTAGTGGTTGATGTTGCTCATCTCTTAGAACTCCGCTGGGTCCCATCATTTCTTCTGGCACTGCTGTATAGGTAGCAGTAAACCTTCTCATTCCTTCAGCAGCTTTAGCACTAGCATTAGACTTCTTCTCTTGATAAGCTTTTAGCAACACATCTCTGTGGACCTCTAACTCTGCTAACTCTGCTCTGACAGCTTTTTCATTAAGATTGTTAAAGTGTTCTATCTGCTCATCAGATAAAGAAACATCATGTGAATAGTCTTTCTTAGAAGCAGCTAACTTTTGAATCTTCTCTTGCTGCTGCTGGATTAGTCTTGTTATGCTTGCTAACTGAGTAACAGCACCTTGGAAACTGTCACCGTCATTATCCCCTAATTGCGTATAATGTTGCCCTAAAGCAGCTACCAGCATTACTGTACTAGATTGCTGCTGGGCAGGAGTTATAAAAGTTTTTGTTGCCTCGGCTCTACCAGCCAGTTCTGTCTCTACAGGAACTATACTAACAAATCTTGTCCCACTATCAGCTGGTACAGAAGCCCCAGAAGGGCTACCTTGTCTAACGTTAGTAGCATCATTATAGTAAACACCTTCAATAAGATTAAAATTTGCTCTGGCTGAGGCTTTTGCATCTCTTCTTTTTGCAGCTAAAAGCCTCTCAAACAAAGGAATAGTTTTTAGCTTCTCTCTTAATATTCTGTCTTTCTCATATTCTTTGGAGGTAGCCTTAGTATTATCAGACATTAAGAGCTTCAAGATATACTCGTTAGCAAACTCTAAGAAATCAACTCTGTTGTCTGAGGATATTAATGGTCTTAAGTCTGTAACAGCTATTAATTGATTAGGTTTTAACTCTTCTTTTAAAAAGGCTGACTTAAGGTTGTTTAGTTTGGTTGCTGTGTCTTGTAAATATAACTCAAGTTCACTTTGCTTATTAGCTAGTATAAAAGGAGCTTCTCTAAGTTTAGTCTCTAGTTTTTGTATATAAGATTCTTGAGCTTTTATTCTTTTTCCAATAGCAATACCTTCTTTTCTTAATTTACCTGTGGCTATTTTCTCAAATTCATCAATATCACTGAAGGCTATAATATGATTAGAATCCTTTAAGCCAACTTCTAAGTCTCCATACTCTTTATAGCGTTTAATTCTACTGCCGTCTTTAGCGTAAGACTCTACCTCTCCTCCTATAATAAGAGGTCTAGTTTTGGTTACTTCGACTAAATTATATCTTTCACCTTCTACTTCTGGTGCTTCTCTTATTTTTCTGTAGACTAAACCAAATGCCTTTAAAAGCTTTTTAGTTACATAGGAGTTGATTTTTACAAGACGGTTTCCCGCTTGTTTATCTGTAGCCCCAAGTTGTTCTATCTCTTGAGCTTCACGTTGTGTTAAACTTCTGTTTTGTCTGGCTGAAGCAGCAAGCCTCTCAACGGTTTTTAGTTTTCTTTGGTTGTCTTTCCATTCATTGATTAAAGAGCTCATCTTCCTGTGCTCTGTACCTACTAAAAGCTCTACTTCTCTACCACTTATCCCAGTCCCAGTTTCTTTTGCTAATTGGATTGACATATTGTCAAGCTCTCTTTGAGCATTTGACACCTGATTAGCTCGACTAACAAGCTCTCTGTGCATTCTACCAATCTGCCCTCTTAACCCAAACTTAGATCTATCACCTGTAGAAGTCACTTCATCAAATCTTGAGCCAAAGCCAACTTCATCATCAGCTAATAACAAGCTTGACATAGCGATCGCACTAATACCTGATAACTTCAGTCTGTCATTCCCGGCTTGTCTGATAGTCTCTTGATTATTTAACAGTTGAGCAGTGGTTTCAACAGATTCTCTCATTAAAAACTCTAGTCTGCGGTACTGAGTTAGTTCATAGTCATCTAACTCTACTTTTCCTCCAGACCTAAGCTTCTGTAAGATGCCTTTTGTAGCGTCTAGTTGTCTTACCAAAGCAACTTGTGTATCCAGCGCAGCGTGGCTTTCACCTTGGAATACCAAAGAAAGTTTCTGCATTAGGTCTAACCCTAACAGCAAACCCTGGTTGGGGCTTTCAGTTCTTGTAGAAGCATAGCTGACTTCGTAGCGACCTTCTTTCATTCCATAACCAGTCAGCACTGGCAGAACCAACCTTTGGGTTTTGGTTATAGAGTCATACAAGCTTTGAGCTTTCTTTTTCTCTGGTTCAGTTCCGCTCAAGAACTTACTGCTTACACTTCTCAAAACTTCTAGACCGTAGCTGATATACTCTAGCCCAGTACCAGTTGTTTGAGAAGCTCTGATTCTCTCATTTAGTTCTCCTTGGTAATGCTTATATACACCACTTGCTCTAAGCAAGTCGTCTGTTAGGTAAGTAGCAACTTTTTGTGTGTCTGGGTCAGAAAACTCTTTTAAAACTGCTGGCTCTTTATCAACTAATCCTCTTGTTAAATTGTAGAAAAAGTCTTCGTAGTAAGAGACTGGAGCTATGAGCTTCTCACCTTTTTGCAAAGTTCTTTCTGCACGCTCTATAATAACGTTTCTAAGGTTTCTATTAATAAAGTCTTGTCTACCAGGGTTGCTACCTCTAATAGCCTTTAGTCGAGTTGTAGGCTCAAAGTCTTTTATAATTCCTATAACTTCGTTTTGGATTGCTTTTCTTTGCTCTGGATCAATCTTTAGTTCGCTGAGGATAGTCTGCTCTAACAATCTTCTTCTGTGGTCTACACCAAACTCGGCATCTTGAGCTGAAGGTAACACCATCCCGCTAACTTGACTTCTTACTAAACCCATCTTATCTACTAAGTTGTTAGCATTAGTGGCATCTGCACCAAACATATAAGCTAGAACAGCATCTTCCGCTAAGGGAGTGCTAAATCCTCTTTTTCCTTTTACAACTGTTGGCAAGGTCTTCTCTGCTACTCTACTAAAGTTACTCAGGAATTTAGTTGAGAAGTGTAAACTTTTACTAAACCCTGCCTCTTCATTAGCAGAAGCAAGATTAGTAACTTTTAAACTGTACAGTTTAGAAGCTTTATAGGGGTCTGGCAGATGTCCTTCCATTAAACTACCTAGTAAAAGAACAGCCTTTTGAATGGTCAAAACATCTTGCTTCTCTTGCAAAGTGTTGGTAAACAAACCTAACTCCCGCTGAGATAGTTCTAAGGCATACTGACCTTCTAGTTTAGTCATGTTCTGCATACCAACTGCCACAGATACTTTGCTTGGTAGTTGTTCCATACCAAACTCCAAGAATCTATTCAAGCGCAGCATAGCATTAACTTGAGAAAGACCGTATTCTAGTCTTCTTTCAAGTATGCCTCTTTCAGCATCGTTGGCATTATTAATTTCTTCTGGCGCTGGTAGATGTACTCCTAAGCCAGCAGCCACTCTTCTAACAGAAGCTAACATTGCTCTTCTGGTTTTAGAGTCTTCTCCTGCTACTTCACCTAGATACCTTCTTCTATTTTCAGTACCCATAAAGTAAGCAGGGTTTACCTCACTGATAGAGTTGCCTGATAACCTAGCATTTGTATCAACTTTACCTAACAAATCTTGCCCAGCTTTTACTAGATAAGCCAGAACGCTCGCTGACCTACTATCAAACCCATCACTGAAGATATATCTAGAAGGGTCTAAAACACCTAATTCCTTATCACTTTTTCTTTGAACTTGCCTAAAGATTTCAGCACTTCTATTCTTCAAGTGCAGCCTTGCTTTCTCTGAATCATTACCAGTACCAAGAGCTAGGGCTACAGTTTTAGTGAGAGCTTGGCTTATAGTCATGTTACTATTCAAAAACTCTGGTAAAGCCAAAGATCCAAACTGGTCATACAGAAGAAAGCTGCCTTGTAAAGCAGAAGAGATTGTTGGGTTGTTATCCTTCTCTGGTAGTTTCTTACCAACAGCTTTTCCACCAGGCTTCATAAGAAAAGAGTAGCCTACTGATTTTCTGTCCCCACCCTCATCAATTAAACTTTGACCAAGCAGCTCAGAGATGGTCACTTCATTGCTATCCTTAGACTGTAGCATCATCAAGGCTAGACCTTCTGCGACAGCTCTGCCACCTCTATCACTTTCTATTAGGTCTAAAAACCTATTACCATGTCTCTGCTCTATTAGCATCAACCCTTGCTCAAAATTAAAACCTTTAATCTGGGATGGGGAGATAACTGAATAAATCTTTTGATCTTTAACTCTGTCAGGCAGTAGGTTTTTATTTGTTCCACTGTACTTGTCTAAGAAGTCAAACAAGTCTCCAGCAAGATATAAGTTTGGTCCTTTATTAGTATCGCTACCTGGTCTCCTACCAGAACTATCTCTACCGATGGTTGAGGTCTCCATTTCTAGGTTTAGAGTAGAGGAACCACTAAAATAAACTCTCGGTTGTTCGTGCAAAACAGTCACACCACCATATATTCTTTGACTGGTAGCTGGTAGTTTAAAGGATATTAGTTTAGCAGCCTTTTCTTGACCGCCCATACTTTCATACTGGTAAAAACCATTAATAGTAAAAGTTCCTTTAGTCTCTTGAAACTCACCTATCAGCCTTTTGCTATGCAGCCTTTCCTCTATGCTGCTGCCTTCTGCTGCTGAGTGAACACCTTTCTTAAAGAAGAACAGACCTTTGGAGGCTTTAAACTGGACAGTGTTATACTTCAGCGCAACTAGTTTTTCTAGATCTTTTAGTTGCCCCTTATCCAACTTTTGCAACTGCTCTTTAAAACTACCAGTGATAGTTGAGTCAATGGCTGCAATATCTTCTAGAACCTTATCTTGCAGATGTTTGTTTAAACTAACATTATCTATAAGAGTATCTTTAGCAAGGAAGGTTACACCTTTAGTTAAAGTTCTGGCTACTTTACCAGCAAACTCGACGTTACTAAGAATTTGGGTAGTATCAAAACTCATAGAGGTTTTGTGCAAGTAAGCATACTCTAAAGAGTTTTTATCTGCGTCCTTATACTCTGAGTTTACATAAGCAAAGTCAGACATTGTTGAGATACCCATGCTCTGTAAAACTCTTTTAGGCGCTGATCCTCCAAGTAAACCTCTGACTAGACTTAAAGAATCACCATGAATATTAGTACGAATATAATTTAAAACATTTTCATAACTGCCGTGGTCTATAATTAACTGTTGCAGATACTTATATTGATGTTCTGGTAGGCTTGTAAAGATGTTACCAGACAACATATTAGATAAATCACTATAACTGTCGTTACCAACAACTCCTAAAGTATGGGCATAGGTAGCAAATCTAGCAGAAGCAGCTTCTAGAGGTCTACCGCTCTGTAGGTTCTTTAATCGTCCAGAGATTTGCTCTGTGACTCTATAAGGAAAGAAGAACAGGTTGCTTGAACTATTACCAGACAACTCTTGTAATTTGAATACTTCTTTTTCTTGCTCTTCTGTTCTCCTTCTTGCTTGTTCATCAGACAGACCAACAGCAATATAAGCAGCTAAAGATCTGTCTCTATACTCACTCCTTCTGAGAATACCTATACCTCTCATAGTTCCCAGCATTGATTCAGCATGACGAATAGTCGCTGCTCCACCTTCTGCTTTATAAATACCACCTTGATTGCTGTATAAATCTCTTTCAGTGAATCTCACACTATCAGCTATCGCTCTAATGTAAGTGTCACCCAAAGATTCACCATGCCTCAAGCCATGAGGGGAAAGAAGCAGCCCTAGAGTATTTTGTGACCTTGCTAGTTTAGATAAATCATTATTAATGCTAAAAACTGGTCTTTTATACAATGCTTGCCCAAATGAGTATCTCAACTCATGAGGCTGCATGAAAGCACTAGTCATTTGTGAAAACAACTCTTGTTTAGCTCTCTGCTGACTTCTTTCGTATATATCATTAGCCACAGCATCTTGCTGAACTATCATTCTTAAGAGGTCAGTGTAGAGAGTTGCTGTTTGGCTATTATCTAAACTATTCATTAATAGTCTGTCTAAAGCTTTTACCATTCCAGCAGTAGTTGTAGCGACATCTCTGCGATCGCCTCCAATTTCCTTATTCAGAATATCCAGAATTTGTGCTGTACGTTCAGGTAGTCTACTTGCTACTTCAGTTCCTAAACTAGATTGACTCAAAGGAATACTAAGTCTTTCTGCTAAAGAAGCTAGTGTTTTTGTAGCTATGTTCTGATCTTTCCCATCGTTAAGAATATTGTTTAACCAACCTCTGGCTCCAGCATCTCTTTGGTGCAGGTTTGTCATTACATCAGTAAAACCTGAACCCTGACTGTCTAACCAGCTCATATAGTTCTTCAACTGAGCTTGCTCAAACAGTAGGTTACCCAAAACTCTACTCAAACCTTGCAGTCTGGTAGCAGTCGTCATTGATTTTATAGCTGTCTGTAAAGATCCTCTAGAAGCCTCAAAAAGCGTTGTGTGGCGCAGTGTGTCAACTAAACCAGCCACTACTTCCAAAGCACTAAACTGTCTAGTTTCTCCTGGAGCCAGGTACTCACCGTTGTAAAGTTGTAAAGCTTGAGATGAATCATTTTTATAGATCATCCCGTTGATCACACGATTGTTTTTAGAAAGATAAACAATCGGTTCATAGCCATTCTGACCATACTCCTGTCCTACAGTGACAGAGAACGAGTAACCCTTAGCACCCTGTCCTAAACCCCTTATTTGTATATCTAACCCAGATAGCTCAACACCTCTGTTAATGTCATAACGTCTACTAAAAACAAAGGGAGAGCCGGATACTCTTTCTCTGGACTCCTGACCTCCCATAGATGTCAGAATACCTATTAATTTTTCTGTTTGCTCTGCATTGCCTCTACTTTCTACAAATGAACCTTGAGCTCTTAGCCTATTAAAATTACTGACACCATAATAATAGTAGTTTGTTATATCTTGCTGTTCTCGGTCTGTTAATCCTCTTAGGCTGTCCCTATCAAGAATTAAACCAGTCTCAATATTATTCTCGAAAGCGTTGCGGGTGAAGTTAGCAGAACTTATACCAAAACTATCTAGTTTAAGCTTATTTAAGTCTGGTCTAGATTCTGGCATATCAAAGATGGCAAACGTCTTACTGTGAGCAAAACTAGTAGGCAGAATTGAAAAGGAGTTATTGTCTAAAAGGGTTTTTAAAACTGTTTTGCTATAACCGGTTATCTCATTGGAGTGAAATTTATCTAAAATGTTAAACAACCCTTGGTCAGGAGCAAAACTAACGCTGGATGTAGCAAGACTTAACCTACCTTGTTTTGATAACAATTCCAGAGCGTTTAGCATGGGTATTCTTACATCGTTATCATACCTGCTAGAAGAGTTTGAGCTATTGTCAAGAAATATATTCTCTAAATACTGGATTGATAAAACTACCTTTTTAGTGCTGCTTTTTTCAGCAGCATCTTTAACTTTATTTTTAATCTCTATTAAAATATCTTCATTTACAAACACAGAGGAGTTAGCACCCGCTCTCATGCTTTCTAAGCTTGTTATATTATCTTTTGTAACTTGTTTAACACTTTCTCTAAAGCTTTTTTCTACCTGTCTTTGTTGAGACTTAGCTAGACTAGCTATAGCATCTGTGACACCTTTTAACTGATCTATTAAGCGATTTCTAATTTCTTCTCTTTCGTCAAGAATAGAGTCTCTATAAGTAAGCGGATTTTGGTTATTGCTTCTGTATATGTCTCCTCTAGAAAGAACTAACATCTCCTCGGAGGTATTAGCTTTTGGAAGGGCAGAGGTAATATTTTGTGTAGATATAAAAGCTGTTTGCGCTTTCTGGTTTCTTAAAGTATCTTTGTAGTCAGTCTCAAGACTATTATTAGTATATAAATACCCAACCTTAGCGTGTAAGTTAGCTCCTTGAGGCATTCCTACACCATAAACATTTATATTCTCATTTCTATTAAGAATATTACTAGCTACCTCGTTACCCACTAAGACTCTCATAGACCTTTGTGAGTTTGTGGAGGACAAGTCTCTTCTTGATTGATCAGAGTTTAAAAAGCTTTGGGTTACTATTTCTGTGCTGCTTCTGCTGCGCTGTGAGATACCAACTACTGTGTTTGTCTCTGGTAGTTGGTACATAGACAACCTTAGCCCCATTTCTCTAGCCTCTTGATTAGAGAACAAGGAGTAGGTATCATATTGAGTAGGTCTAGTCAGGAAGCCGTTTGGAGATTTATAGGTTTCTACTCTCTCGCCAGCTAGGTTATGTCCTGTTGCTCTCTGCATATCAGCTTCATAGCTACCTATCGCAGAAGACAGTCTATCCGCTTGTACCTGCACAGCAAACTCTAAATACTCTCTTTGAGTTCTAGCTTCAACCCCCAGCATCTTTTGGTTAAAACTAATACTCAAGTTTGCGGCGGCTTTAAAGGGGTCAGACTGGTTATAGTCTGAGCTGTCAAAGAATTTATTAATTCCCCCGCCATGATTAATATTGTATTCAATAAGACTTCTGAAGGGGTTCTCTCTTATCTCTTGCTCTGTTGGAGCTTCTGTTAAGGTGTTATTATTGTAGAGCTCCTCAGAGTAATCATCATAATCATTGTTGTTGTCTAGTAAATTACTATTTTCTTCCATTCTTCAAGCCTATAACTTCTTCTTCCATTCTGTTTATCAAGCTACATTGAGTTTGTATCCAACTTACTAGCTTATTACTATGCTTGATAAACAGCTATTAGTTATTGACGCAGCAGACTTACCAAACCGGAAGCTAACTATTACCTACCAAGCTCCTAACTATGGAGATTACAGAAAAGCTAAACGTATTTATCCTTATCCCACCAGAGAGGGCGAAGTAGGACCCAACTACAGCGTTGAGGAGTTACTGTTTGCTTCTATGTTGACCAAAATAGAAGCTAAAACCGAAACAGGTAAGAAAGAGATTCCTATGGAGGCACAAGACCTACCATCACGTTTGGCTTCCTTTCCTATTGATGATCGTCAGGCAATGATGATTGAGTTTATTGAAACTTGCTTTTTGGACAAAGACTACTCTCGCTCTGCAAAAAACTTTGCTGTTGAAGAGCGTGTTAAGCCTTTAACTCAGACTACTTTAATTCCTGGTTCTATTACTCCTTCTGGCAAGAGTTATGTTCTGAATCGTCCTAACACCTCTACCCAATGGAAAGCTGACAATTCTTACAAGAGTCCTCAAGAAAATGGTTGTACTCTTGATGAAATGCTGGTGGCGATGTGTCTAGAGTCTATTGACCAAGCACCTATTATAGAACTGCCTAAAGATGTAATGTGCTTGTTAGATGAAGAGCGTATTGATGATGTACAGTTTATTTCTACAGTTTTTGTTAACTTATTTTTATTAGACAATGATGGTGCTGAAGCAGCTAAAGCGCGGGGAAAGCTGAAGAAAGCCGCGCTTGGGAAGAAGAAATCTCCATCCAAAAAAGCAAGCACTACAACTGTTACCTCAGCTTAGTACCATTCTGCAAGTACATACCTCCTATACCCATAACATCTAGTGCTAGGTTGGGAGGGAAGCTTTCTTGTTTTCCTGATTGGTATCCTCTAAATCCCAAACATTTCTTTAACACTAGTAAGGAAGCAGAGATATTTTCTGCACAGCACTATTTTCGTTCTCAAAACGATGCTGAGAGGCTTGCTAAAAAGTATGACATTGCTAGTTTAGTAGCTATAAACCAACTAATGCCAGTCTCAGTTGCAGACTGGTTTGGTCTTAACGAAGATACTTTTTACAAGCATTACGGTTTGCCTGATGCGATCAAGAAAGCTATAGCTTTTGAAGTTACAAGGATAGGAGAAGAACGCAGCAGAGATCTAAGAAAGCAGGAGCAAGAGGCTAAGATGGCTAGAGAAAAATTTAATGGACAACTAAACTTTGGTTCTTCTAACAATACAATCCAAAAACTATTTAAATAAGTAAGTAAGTAATGGCAACAGATATTGTATATGAAGATAAAAGAGCAGCTAAAGGTAAGTTTACCCAACAAGGGGGTTTTAACCAAAATCAATTTAGCAGAAAACTACCCCAAGTTCGCCTTAAGCTTAATGAAAGGTTAGTAAGACAAGACTTAACTATTAAGTCAGCAGTCAACACTTACGACAACTACATAATCTCTACTATTGGAGAGATATGCCATCCAGATGCCGAAATAGCTGAGTTTCTAAACAATAACCTCAAGACTATGGAAGACAGTCTTGGAGTAAGCTGGAAGTCTTGTTTAGAGACTGCTCAGTTTACTTCTGATTGGGCGGGAGCTAGTGTTTCAGAAATTATGTTTAAGTTAGAGTTTGGTACTCTAACTTTGGAAGATCTAATCACTTACCACCCGTCTGGAATTACTATCTACACAGATAAAAAAGGAAGACTTAAAGAAGGTTCAACCAGTTACGATGGGTATCACAAAGCTGGCATCTACCAAAGCTCTATAGGTTTTAATGCAGCAGAGACTAAGCTAGACCTTTGGAAAGTCCTATTTTTAGCTAATGATAACCAGTATGGTAACTACTATGGTCAGTCAATAGTTTCTCCAGGCTATAAGTGGCAAAGGCTAAAAGAGGCTTTGATTGACCTTATGATGATTTACCTTCAGAAAGCAGGTCACAGAACTACCTTTATTGTCAGTCCCTCTCACTCTACTTCTCAGCTGAGGGTTAATCCTTCTACGGGAGAAGAAGAACCTGTTACTACTTTAGATGTTTTGAGAGAACAGCTAGAAAGTGATGAAGGTATCCAAGAAACTCTCTTGCTACCTTTTACTGTTGATGGAGCTAAACCGGAAGTTGGTTCTGTTCCTCAGTCAGACTTGGTAGGAAACGTATTTTTAGATGCTATTGGTTTTGCTGATGAGGAGAGTATCAAACATATCTGCCCCTACTTTTTGATTAGTGATAGAGCTAGTGGGCTGACACCTGAAGTAGTAGAAAGAAGAATGGAGGTTTTTAGTGCTATCAAGGATAAAAAGCGTGAAGAGTTAACCACTGCAGTTATCAAACAGATTCTAACTCTACTTGTTAAGTGGAACTTTAATAGAGCTTCTGCCAAAATACCACCTACTTTTGCTAGAGTCTACAGCGATCGCTCTGAGGATAGAGTAGCTACCATGCAAATGGTTAAGGGTCTCACAGAGAATGGCTACCTTAACCCCAGAAACCAGGCTGACTGGAACATGGTTAGGCAGATGGTTAAACTTGCTGACAGACATATGAGTGCAGATGACTCTAAGTTCATTAAGGAAATGCTTATTAATCCCCGCCAGAAAACTAATAACTCTGACGTGGGACCAAACGGAGCCGGTAAAGCAGGTAGAGCAACAGGCTCCACCACCAAACAAGTTAATAGCCGCTCACCTCAGTAAGTAACTTAGATGCGGTCTATTTCTTGCTACTGCTCTGGCAAACTTGTTGTGTAAGCAGTCGTTAAAGTCTGTAAATTCCCTACAAGTGCAGTTGTTAAGAGACGTAGCTTGAACTCTACCAGAAGCAGAAGTAACCTCGAAGTGACTGCCTTTTATCTCTTTGATTGTGTAGCCTTTTAACAAGGCTCTAGAAGCTACTAAGTTTTCGTAGTCTTGAATCAAGTGAGACTTGTTGGGCTGTAGGGGTACTATATACCTATTCAAGCCAACCCAATAAGTTACTAAGTAGTTTTTTATAGAAGCAGACTTAACCAGACTATTAGAAAACTCCTCTAGCACCATGTTTCCCACAGCTTCCAGAAAGCTAATCTCATTATTCTTGTGATTGTACAAAATAGTCTGCCTAGCAGATTCTATTTTTACAGCATTAGCCCAAAAGTCAGGAATAGTTCTTGACGATCTAGAAATTAAGTGGCTTTCATCACCAAAAACTACGCTCATGCTAATAGTTGTTATTCCTTTTTTACTGTCATCTTCCTTTTCTATTGGGAAAGAGAGTAGCTTAAACTTTTTTAAATAATCTCTTTGTGCTACTAAAAAAGCGTAACTTTCCATTTTGTTTATTCCAAAACCTACTGTACTTTGAATCTAGACTTACTTAATTCCTATGCAAGAACTTGATCTTCTACAATCTCTTAACGTTAGTCCCAACTTTACCCCTACTATCGAACCTATTTTAGCAAGCGGTCAAGAAGCACCAAAGCCTGCTTTAGTAGCAAGAGTTCCTATTGCACAAGAACCAGTTGCTGCAGTTACCCAACCTGTGCCAACTGAACCTGCTGCTTCTGCAGCAGCAATTTCAACGAACCGTTTGTTGCCTCAGCAAGAGCAGAAGTTTAGTGACTACTCTTCCTACGGTTATTTGAATACTTGGGTTAAGGAAGAGTGCTGCTCCAAGATACCTAACTATCGTTTACCTGCTAGTTGCTCTAACTGTGCTTTCTCGACGTATGAGCCTGTTGAGGAACACGCTATTTGTAAGAAGTGGAACCAAAGAGTTATTCCTTTTTACTACTGTGATAGTCATGTTGACCCTGCTACTCTTCTTGGTTCTTCTGACTCCAAAGAGATGTTTTCAGAGACTGCCCAACCTGCTTTAGCAACTGTAGTTCAGTCACAAGACGCTATTGTTCCTGTTAACTCTGAGTTTTCTGATCAAGAGCTATATGTTGAAGCTTTGTTAGCAGCTCCCTCTTTTATGACTCAAGACGGGGTAAAGGATGAAACTCTCACTAACCTTTACATAAAGAGAAAGTACGAACAACTTGTTAAGCAAAAAAGCTCACAAGTTATTTAATTCTTATTTTCTATTCTTTTTTCTTGGTTCTTGTATATTTACAAGCTACGTTTGTTTTATAACACTAGAAAGTCTATGGGTAATTCTATTGAAATAACTTATGGTCTGTGGAGTATCAAGCAGGTATTTTCTAAACAGAAGAATTACCTGAAGGTTCCCATTGCTGTTCTAGGGAAATGGTTTCATCCTGATTATGGAGAAGTAAAGTTTGACCAGACAGACTTTGACTCTATGCTCCAAAACTGGGATGGAAATGTTCTTGGGTACGAACCCCCATTATTTCTTGGGCATCCTACTGATAATTCTACAGTCGAAGGAGCTCCTTCTGTAGCTTTTTTAGAGAAGCTTTACCAGCAGTCAGACACTCTTTATGCTTTGTATGATCCTGTGGATGAAAAAGCCTATGAAGACGCTGCTAAAGGCTCATACCGCTACTCCAGTGCAGAAGTATCTAGAAATGCTATTAGCAAAAAGACTGGACAGCCTATAGGTACTGTTCTCAGAGGAGCAGCCTTAACTAATCGTCCTTTTTTGACTGGTATGCCCAGAGTAGAGGCTGTAACCCAACAATTTTCTGAGAGCGTTGAAAATAACTTAACTATCTTATTTCCCTTAACTACTGAAAAAGAAATGACAACTCAATTGGAAACTACTACGCTTGATTCTTCTAAAGCTTTAGAAGATCAATACCAAGCTCTTTCTGAAAAGGTTATTGCGTTAACTTTGACTGTTGAAGGTTTAAACACTAAGTTGGCTACAACTGAGCAAAAGCTTAGTGAAGCTAACCTACGCCTGGAAAAGCAGGACGAAGAAAATCTACTTGCTAAAGTCTCTCTTTTAAATATCTCCGCAGAAAGCAAAGAAACCTTCTCTGAGATGATTAAAACTGGTGGCTTGAGTTTGGAACAGCGCGAGAAATTTTGGAAGATGTATGAAGCACAATCTGCTAACAATGTTCAATTGTTTACTGAACCAAAGGGTGCTGTTGATAGCGAAGCTGTTAAGCCAGACGCTCCAGCTCCTAATCCTTACGCCTCTGTAATTGCTGCCAACAACCAAATGTTAGCAGAACGCCAGGCTCAAAATCGTCAATACGTTTGATACTAAATCGAATTTTTATTAATTAATAGGAAACAACCTAATGGGTCTTCAAGAGTTTGATGCTGGTGCTAGTGAGTATAAGTATATAGGCGATATCCCTGCACTTGGCAGTTTACAGCTAACTGAGTTAGCTAAATCCTTTGAACAGTTAGAGATTACTCCTTTAACTGATTTCTTCCCTGACAGAAACATCCCCGAACGAACAATCGTTACAGAACAGGTCATTGAAGGTTTAGGTATCACTCCTATTGTTAAGTTTGGTGTTCCCAGCGGTGGATACATGGAGCCAAACCGGGTTCAGTCTTTTATGGCTCACCCAGCGGTAGTTCGTGAAAATGACTTTATTGACCAACATTTAATCAACCAGTTAAGAAAGGTTGGTACTGTTAATCAGGCTTGGAACCCAGCAGACATTGTTAAACAACGTGTTCAACAGTTGTTAAATCGTCATGCTCGTGTTAAAGATCTTTTCCGAGCTAAGGCTTTATTGGGTGGTATTGTCTACAAAGACCCTCGCACTAACGTTAGTATCAATGCTAGTACAAACATCCCCACTCACAACTTCTTTTCTTACAATGGCTTTAATGCCACTGTAGCTGCTAATGCTTCTATTACTGGTACTGGTCTTGTGGCTGCCAGTAATTTGGTCAATGATAAAGGTCGTCCAGAAGCCTTACTATTTAAGTCTACTGACGGTCGTGCAGGAGTAAAATGGACTGACCCAAAAGCTGATTTAATAAGCTGCTTACAGTTAATTAAACAATGGTTATATAATACCAACAAAAACCGCTTTACTGAGCTGGTTATTTCTTCTGACTTGATGACCATCATTATGCAGAACGACTACATCAAGTCATTGATGGGTATACCAAGCTTGTTAGTGTTAAACCAACCTACAACTACTGTGGCTGGTAACGCTGCTTTAGGAACTGGTGCGGCTCCTGCTTCCTTTATTACTATGGGACCAGGTGGTGACATCTCTTCTATTGCTGGTTTAAGAATCCGCATCATGGATGGTCTATACCGTGACCCTGTTACAGGTACTATTCAGACTTTCTGGCCAGTTAACAAGGTGGCTGTAGTTGCTAGAACTGCTATGAACGACTCCAGCGCCTCCTTAGGCTATACCTACCACTGTAGTGGAGAAGCTATTGATGGGGCTCCTGGTTTATTTATGCGCTCTTCTGATATTGCTCCTCCTCCCGCCACTACAGGTATGACTATGCAGTTGGGTGATGCTTTTCTCCCAGTTGTTACATACCCCCACTGGATTTGCATTTTAGATGTGTGCGAACCTGAAGATGTGTTTGCTAAACAAATCTTGCAGTCAAACCTAAACTACGGTACGTTCTAGTATCTGTTTTTTCTTAATCTGGTTTCTAGCGCATAAGCTAGAAACCAAAACAAATTATTTAAAAGAGGCTTTAAATGACACCAGTTGAATCTTTAGCCGCACCAGGCTTTCGCACTCTTAAGGATATTTACCCTGATGCTCGTGGCATGGGTTTATCCTACTACCCTTATAGTTCTGTTTTTACTGGTTTAAACCCTACTTGGACTCCTACAGCTAGTACAGGAACAACCCCTAAAGTTCCTGCTGCACAAACTGTGAATATCAGCTCTGGTAAAGCTTACTTAGATAGCGAGTTATCTACATTAGCCTCAGATGTTTCTTTAGTGATTAATCCTAATACGTTAGGTGTTTCACCAGGTTTAAACTACTACCACATCTTTCTGAACCCAACTCGCAAACTAGTACCTATTGTTAGAGGTTCTTCTGCTCCAACAACCTTGCTAAACGGAGTTGCGGTTTCTAACGGTGACAAGTATGCTTTGTGTAATGATATTGGTGAGTATTTAACCACCGATACCTTTTATAAAAGAGTTGCTGGTCAGTGGGTTGCTTACAATCCTATTTTTGAAGCTCCTCCAGTTCCTGCTCAAACAGGTAAGAATAGAACATGGGGTGGTGAGTCAAGCCCAGTTATTACACTGTCAAATCTGTCTATCAACGCAGTAGAGAAGAAAATCTACGTAGGGACAAACTATCCTCCTTACACTAGCTCTAACTCTATGGCTGAGTTAAGAGACTGTGCTTCTTTGCATCTTGCAACTTTAGTTTTATCTTATGATACTGATGGTGCAAGCTCTGGCGCTGGAAGCCTTCTAACTGCAACTAGCTCTTTGATTGTTAACAATAACTTTGCCAACCCTTAAACAAATATGTCCTATCGTCTTATTGCTAACCGACCTGGTTTAGTACAGATAGGGGGAACAACCAGAAAGGTGGAGGCGGGAGATCGTCTTCACCTTTCTGAGCAAGATGGTCTAAAGATTATCAATTCCCCTGTAGCTAGTGATTTTACTGTTATATCCAACTCTGAGCCTGTAGAACCTAGCTATGCAAAACTAAGCTTCCAAGAGGTAGTGCCAGAACTTTCTCCTGTTAGACCGGCTTTTCCAGATAACAAAGATGTGTTTGCTACTCCTATTAAAGATGCTGCTGCAAACCCTTTACATGAGATTTACTCTGAGTATGCTGCTGAAGGTAATAATCTCTTGAATGGTCTTGTTGACCCTGTAGATGAGGTCAAGGTAGTTTTAGACTCAAGCTTAAACAACTTTGACAAGGTTATAAAAGAAGCTCTGCCAGATAACTATAACTGGAGGTCAATTGTTGCTTATTTAGGAAAGCTTAAAGAAGAAGAGCCTTTACAAGTTGAACTTGTTGCTTATATCAAGGAGAAGTTTAAAGGACTGGCAAGTGTCGTAAAAGAATGTAATCTTATTCTTGGAGTTGAAGAGTAATAATGCCCACCACGTTAAACTTTGCTGACCGCTTTAGCTTTCCTCAGCCTAATGGTATTTCCCCAACAATTTCAGCTCAAGAGGCAGCTAGTTTAACTGAGGCACAGATTGTAGCTGCCTCTCCAGAATTAGTTGCTTACTCAGAGATGGTAAGGCGCTACTCCGTTCTTTTAAAAAGAAGAACTACCTTAGAAATTTTTAATGTAGCTACAACAGAAGCAGACCCCAGAATAGCGTTAGTGCTGGCTTCTGCTAGAAGAAAGCTGGATAACACTTTTCTTTTTACAGACTTAGACCAAGTAAAAGAAGTTATGTACGCTGACCCTAACATTGATGCTTCTGGTTTAGTTAACAGAACTATATTTTCTGATGGTATAAGAAGAGTTAGTGCAGCCTTAACAGCTGCTCTGCTGATAGGTCAGCTTTCGCAAGTACCAGAGCAAGCAGAGCAGTCTCATAAGATAGAACAACAAGCATTAGCTGACTTAGATAGAGTTTGCCTAACCTATGAGTTCTCTAACTCTGGTTCTAATTCTACTTCTAATGATGACAGAGCTGACCCTAATTTTATATTTAGTGCTAAAGATATTGTTCTAGAGTCTGGTAGTACAGTGAAAGTTAGCTGGTACTCTCCTGGTTTAACTTCTACTTGGGTGGAATCCAGGCTATACACCTCTAGTACAACAGCGTGGCAGATAGTAGCTGAACTAGCTGAGTCTATAAACTCAGTCAGTCTTATGTTTAATGAACATTCATTAATTGCTGTAGCAGAGTTAGCAGGGGGTACATTTGAGTTAAATGATCTTCACTACTTAAACTTTTATCCTAGAACCCCTACAAGAGGAGTAGTTGCTTACTCGCTTAGTATAAAAGTAGAAAAGTCTGTAGCGGGTGTCAAAACTGGTGAAGCTCCTTTTGACTGGGGTTTGCGCTGGAACTCCTTAAGTAACAGAGTTCTCAACGGTATGATTATTTTACTGAAGGATAACAAAGCTTCATCAACTGTTAATCAAAAGACTCACCAACCAACTGTCCTTTATTTAAGGAACAAACTTCGGTATACAGAAGAGCTATCTGCTCCTACCACCTCTAACCTAAAAATCAGAGTCCAGTTTTGGGCTGCTGGAGAGAGTAACCCCACAGAGGATTTTACAGATATTAATATTCCAAGAGTTATAAAAACTGACCCAGCAGAACAAACAGAAGCGGATAATCTAAGGTTTTCTCAGATTGCGATCGCTCTTCTTGCTGCTCTGACGGTGACAAGAAATAGTAGTGGTTTAACCGGAGCAATAGTCAGAAATGACCCTCTAAGTTCTCAACTACCTATAGCTGGTGTAGAGCTTTTGGCTTGGACTTTATCTAGGTTTAATACTTATGTAGTAATAGATATATTAGAAATGCCTTCTGATATAGAGATTGCTACTGGTGGTCTTTATAGTCCTCACACTTTGTTTAGTAGTAACCCTAAGTCGGTTAGAGCCGAATGCAGCACAATTTCTGGTGGCTCATTAATAAACACCGGCACAAGTAGTTCAATTCCCCAGTTAATTACCAGAGAAAGAAAAAACTTGACTTGGCAAAGAATAAACGACGAAAACAATAGCATCCAGCAGAATATATGGCTTTAGATTATTTACCCCCAACTCATGACCAAGCTGTATTAGCCTTATTAAACGCTATTCTTACCCACTACGACGTAGTAAACAGCCAGATATTCTACCCAATTGTTATAGGAGAAGTAGCTCAAACAGAACCAATTCGTATTGTGAGCGCCAGAGATTTTGGTGGTTTGGAGCTAATTGAGCCGGGCTTGACTTTAGCTGTTTACCCGGCGTATGGGGGTTTTAATCAAAAAAGCCCCTATTTCTCAAAAAAAGATGCAGGAATAAAATCAGTTGTCTATAAGGACAAGTATCTAGGAAGAGCCGGAGATACTAATTATGGCGTGGAATCACGTTTTTCTTTTGTAGTGCAGTTGTTTTACCAAGATGCTAGTTTAAATGTTCCTGTGCAGTTGCTGAGTGACTTATTAACTGATTCTCCTGACTTTAACCCTCTATATGTACCAGCAGCTAAAAGAGTTCAGTATAAAGACTCTAGCCTGCCAGCAGACACCACTACCCTTGAAGAGTTTACAGATAATGAAGATGCTGTTATAGCTCCTTCAGTCCTTGGTACTAATGTAAACTTGAGCATTTTAACTCTTCCAGCCGAAAGGGTTCTTAGATCTTGGATGAGTCTTTTAGTAAAGGTTATAAGAAGCTTAGTAGTTATTAGACCATTTAAAATAGGGAATCCAATAGTAGAGTACGTTGATTATCCTACTTCTAACTGGCTTAAAGACAGCCCCAACCTAATCTTTCACACTTCTTATCTAGTTGTATCTTACGAGATTGTAGAATCTGTGGGTGATTCAGCTTTTATATTTCCTAAGCCTACAGAGGTCAACATAAATATATAAATAAACACAAAAACTATTTTCTGTCTTTATGACTTTAAAGCTATGTTGAGTTTAGTCGAATAAATATTAATAGTTAAATTTTTATCATAACAAAAATCTTATGGTTTCAACACGCCCTAGTATTGAGTTTAGAGATTCTATAGTAGGTCCTGCTGTAGAAGCAAGACCTTGGAGAGACCAAGTAGGAGTTGCTTCTATTTTTAGTAGGGGCTCAGAAATACCTCAAGAAATTAGCGGGGCAGAAGAGTTTGCCAGCTTGTACTCTTTAGACAGCTCACCTGGGTCTCTCTTTGTGCAGCAAGCAATGAATAATGGTCTATCAGACTTTACCATCTGTAGAGCGTCAGCAGCTTCTAGCGCATCTTCAGCAACAATCAAGTTTTCCTCCTCTGCTCCTAATGTTGCTCCAAGAATAGGCTACACAGTTTCTGGCAGCTCTCTAGTACCAAGTTCTAACAGAACAACTGGCTTTGAGCTAACCTTAAACTATCTTAGTGATGCTATTACAATAAACTCTCTCTTCTCTAAGGTAAAAACTAAAAACAGTTTAGTAACCCACCCTACTTTTAGTGGACAGGGAAGATTCAAGTTTTATGTAACCAAGGCTGTAGAAGGTAATAGTTCACTTCCTGTCCTCTCAGCTAGTACGATCAACGTCTCTGTTCTTAGAACTTCTACTGTAGGCTATCAAATTGCTTTAATCAGAAAGGACGCTGATAACCTATCTGTACTAAAAGAGTTACTTCAACCTGGTTACTCCTTAACTACTACTTCTGAAACAGCTTCTGATAAGCTTTTGATTGCCAGTAAGCTTTTAGACCTATCTCCTGTCTACCACGGACTTCTCTTAAGATCAGAGTTAAAGCACTCTAACTCTATTGTTGGTAAAGTTGCTTTTACTGCTGGTGCTCAAGCAGCTGGTGAAGGCAGCGTAATTGTAGATAACTTAGTCTCTGGGGATAGTTTGACTCCTTTATCTCCTAATACTAATCCTACTTTTTTGAAAAGTATGGTTTTGTCTATTAATGGCAAACTGTACACACAAAGAATTGATCCAGTGTTAGTGGGAAATAACGGCTCACAGATTTCTTCTTTTAACGGTGTCAGCGTTAGCACTATCATAGATGGTGCTCCTGGGGATGACATTATTGGTGACGAGTTATTTAATGGTGCTGTTAATGACGTAGGAGACTTAACCACAGGATACAGATTTAGCTTAAACGAGAGCTTACCTGAGCTAACAGAAAATACCGAGGTAACTCTTGTACCATCTGTTTTATCTGTAAACGCAGGAACAAAGGAGATTGTTGTTCAAGGTTTGTTAAAGCCCGAAGATATTAATGTAGACTACAAACTTTCTATTGGTGGCACTCTTTTTACAATTGCTTCTGCAACACCTGTAACAGCTGCTATTAGCCCTAACAACACTATTGGAAGATTAACCTTAATTGTTAATGAAGATATTACTACTAACTTAGTTGGTCGGGTAGTAGACTTCAGCCAGTTAGATAATAATGACTACCAAATTAGATTTCCTAACAAAGCTCAATATGTAATTGGCTACCATTTTGATACACCAGAGAATACAGTATCTCCTTTTGGAAACAAATACTATTCTCTATCTGACACCTATAACGATGGTTATGGCACTTTTGCCGTTGACAGTTATTTCCTTCTTAATGAAGATTCTGGTGGTGTTTATAAGACCTTTACCTTCCAGCAGACCAGCAACGTTGGAGTCAGTACCACAGAACCTACGAAGCTTGATAGTGAAAGTATTGGTTTAGAGATTCTTTGGGGTGCAGACGGTCAGGTTAAGCTACCCCTAGAAACAGGCGGGCAGTTCTTTGTACCTTTTGCAAAAACTTCTGTTTTAGTAGGAGCAAAAACATCATCAGGGCAAGATGCTTACCAAGATAACACTACTCTTGTAGAAGTTCTTCAAGACTTAAAAACAGGTATAGAGTCTAGTAGTACAGCTTCTGAGCTAATCAAAGTTACCGATTTAGATGATATCTCTAGCAGCCCTAGTATCACACTACTTTCTTCAATTGAGGGTGAGCAGTCTAACAGAATTTCCTGGAAGTTAGATAAGTATTCTACAGGAGATATAGAAGATGCACTACTAAACAGTCCTTCTGGTTCCTATGGCTTCTACTACAACTTTAAGGGTGGAGTAACTGGAGCGGTGTTTGCTTCTAGAGACTTGTACGCTGCTGATGGAACTCTACTATGGAGATTATTTGCCTTAACTCCTGGCGTACATGGCAACAATCTCCGATACACAATCACAAACCAAAAAATTAATCGTCAGACTGGCTCATTCCAGTTGCAAGTTCAAGACTTAAACACTAATGCTGTCACACCTGATAGCAAGAAAATCTTCATTGTTGATTCTGGCAATATTGATACTAATACAGGTCGTAGTCTAGCTTTTAGTTCTTCAAGCAATACCCAGGCTTACTTTATACCTGCTTTAAGACTAGCTGAAGCTGGCTCTAGCCTTAATGTAGCAACAAGAGTCTTAAAGCTAACTCCACAGCGTCTTGCTCCTCCCTTACAAGCTATATCGACAGCTTTTAATACAGGAGTAACCTCTTTTACTGCTCAAGGATCATCTGTTCTCAAGCAAGTTAGTTTAGTTGGTGGGTCAAACAGTACATCAGAAGGTGAATTAGCTACTCCTGGTTTAGTGGCTGGATTCATAAAAGCTATTAATGAGCTAGAAGACTACAATATTGCTGTTCTTGCTTTACCGGGAATAATCTACGGAGACCCTACTTTTCAGTCAGTTTTTGATGCCGCTAAAGCTAGTGTAGAGAGATCTACAGTTGAGAATGGTTTACGCACAGCTGTGTTTGAACTTCCTGCTAATATCTCTGCTGAAAGGGCAGAGATTCTCAGAGAGCAATTAAACTCTGAGCGGGTTGTTTTGGTGAATGGCAGGCAGTTGATGACAACTTTAACCAACCAACTAATTCCAAACGTTGGGTCAACTGGTAGTTATGTGGGGTATAGCTACTCTCGCTCTCCCCAAATATCTCCGGCAGCTTCTTTCTCAGGAAGCCTAATCAGAGGAGTGTCTTCTATAGACACTAAAATCAATTCGTCTTACTTGGACAGAATGGCTGAAAGCGGGGTAGAGGTTTTGGTTTATGACCAAAATGCTGGAGGATTCAGATTTTCTAATGGTTTAACTACTAGTAAACACCCAGTTTACAGATATGCTTCAATTGTTAGACTTTTAGACCAAATTAAGTCTGACTTGTATATCAACCTGCAATGGGTTCGCTCTCGTCCTAATAATGCTTCATTGCAAAGTGAAGCAGCTACAGCTTGTGATGCTTATCTGCAGACTAAGTTTAGGGAGGGTTGGTTCACACAACTAGCACCAACAATCTGTTCTTCAGCCAACAATACCCAAAAAGACCAGTTAGCTGGTCGCCTTAACATTCGTATCAGGCTGACTCCTACCTTTCCAGCTGACAGAATCCTTGTTGATACTGTCTTGGACTTGACAGAAGAATTTAGTCTGCAAACAGCAATATAGGAGAAACATTAGTATGCCAAGCTTTAATGTTAATAATGCAATACTTGACCCCTTACAGGGGTTTCATACCACTGTTTTTATAAACGACCAAGTAACTGGTAGGCCTGTTTTACTAGGAGGTTTTACCGGTTTTCAGTGGACTATAATGAACGCGACAGAGCGTTATCTTCCTTTTGGGTCGAAAAACTCTAGGCTTTTAGATGGTATCAACGCTTATGGTTGGACTTTAGAAAGAGGGATGATTGATGACCGCATCATGCAGGAAGTCTTTGGGCAGCAGCAAGTTGGCTCTGAGTTTAAAGCTATTCCTAACCCAAGATTTGTGATCACAGTTCAATTTAATGCCCCTGAGTTACATAATACTAGTGTTTATTATGGTAATCAAGCTGTAGAGGTAAAGCAAGAATCTAATGTTCTTGGACAGGGTCGTAGCGCGACTGGTAGATACCAACTAAGGTTTGCCAAGGTTGATAACCTTACAGTTGCTGGTGCTTCCGGAGGCAATGTTATAGCTAACCGATTAGAGGGTATGTGTGAGGATATTGTTTACTTTCCAGGCTCTGTAATAGAAGCTCCTGGAGTAATTGTAAAACCTGCTCCACCATTTTCTTTTAGTCAAATTAAACCTAGTATAGCAACCGTCAAACCGCCTAGTGGTACAGAAAGAAACTATCTATTTGGTTAACGATAATCTAATAAGCTAGATACAATAAGAGGAGTAGGTTTGCTACTCCTTTTTTATTAGATATTTATGGCAGTAATACAAGCAAGCTTTCCCGGAAAAACAAAAGATAATACTTGGGTTTTAGGTGACTCTTGTCATCAACAAGCAAATGCTCAAGTTCCAGTTCTGGTACTCACAGACTTAAAGGGAGTTATTCTTATATCAAGTGAGGCTACAGATAATAGTAGCTGGGTGGTTTCAAGAGCTAGAGTTAATATATCTAGATTTTGGACTGCCTCAACAGCCTTTATAAAGTGCTCTATTAACTTAACTAACCCAGACGACTGTCTGCCTCCCTTGACATTAGTAGAGCCGTATAGACCAGCTAAAAATTCTCAAGCAAAGGATGGGGAGATACCAGAAGACTTGACTAAAAAGTTGAAGCCAGACGGCACTCAGAGAAGAAAATTTCCACTAGGTCCGGGTGATGAAATTTGTATTTATATTGGATACAAAAACTACTTGGGAGAATCTATCACTAAAGAAGACCTTGGGACAAGACTTCTTAGAGTTTATATTGGCAGCATTGATACTGTAATAGACTCTACTAGCACTAACGACGGCTTTTCCTACTCTATTGAGTGCAGAGACAGAATGAAGTATCTGATGGATTCCTTATCCTCCTTTAACAGTGCTGAGAGCGAGAACTTGGTTTCAGACATTGGTAAAAATGGGCAGATACCTAGAAAAGATGTAATTATGGCGATCGCTAAAAGGGCAGTGGGAGACTTGAGAGGTACTACTGGCTGCAATGCTGCAAACTGTGGCTTTTACATTTCTGAGGATGATAAGAAAAATACTCAAGATGTTAGCTTTAGCACTGGCTATGATGGATTTAGAAACTATGAGGTTCAAACAGAAGATTCAGGGATAACTTTTTTAGGTGGTAAGACAACTGACAAACTAGAAGATATAAGCTTTTTTCCTAAGTTCAATATTATTACTGGTCGAATGCCTTTTTCTAATGGCAGTGATCTGCAAATGAACTATGTGGTTACAGAACGTGTGGCTATAGAGTACATCAAGTATCTTGCTCTCCAAGAACCAGTTATGACAGAGGTGTTCTGTGACCACCGGACTGGAGATTATTGGTACTGCCCCAGAGGAGTTGATACTTCTGGATTAAACGACCCTAAAAGGTTTTATAGAACTTACTTTAATAGAATCGCTCCAGAAGGAATTTCAGGGCTTTATGAGGTAAGAAGTGACGTTGATAGAACTGCTGTGGTGGCTAACAGCAATGATGGTGGCTTAGACCTAACAGTTGTGGCTGGAAGAGAAGTGTTGTCAGCTCCTGAAGAGGTACACGCTTGCCAAAAACTAATCTTGTTTAGAGAAGAGCAGTCAACCTTATCTTGGAGGTCAAACATTATTGTTACTAAGTCTAATGCTGCAAGTGGTGGTGAAGCCATGAGCATACATTTAAGAGTTATACCTTCAAGGTTTGAAGGTCGTGCTTTCCCCTGTAGCTACTACACAGTAGTAGACCCTTCTATCAATAGTTCAGCAGAGTTAGTAGGAGTTGCACTAGCCTATGTTAGGGCTAAAGGTAAAGAAGTCAGAGCGGCCACAGCGCATATGATAGGAGACCCTTCTCTCACACCCGGAGAAGCTATTCAAATATTAGGGGGTGCACCAAAAAACTCTATTAAAGTACCAGATCACAAAAGTATGCTAGATGAGGCTATTACAGATAAAACAAACTTTGTTCAGTATTACGGGCATTACCAAGATTTAGCTTTAGATTTGGCTAACCAAGTAAGAAATAACTCAGGTACAACTCCAGAGTCGGTTACTCTTCCTAATGATTATCTTTCTGTCGTTACTAGCAAAGATGGTACTAGTGCTAATACTATAACTGGAAGTGTTACTGGATTTTCTAACACTCAGATTATGTGTGATCTTCCTAATCTAGAAGAGGGAGGAGATAACGTACCTCAGAATGACCAGGTTAAGTTTAAAGATGACCCAGAAACTATATGGAGAGTAGAAGGTTTAATACATCGCTTTAATGATGGAACACCTGGTTATTACACTGAGCTAGGTCTTATAACACCTTTTTAAAAATATGGATATAACAGATTCTTTTAGAAGTAGACCGCAGGTAGCAGCACAGACTGCTTACTACAACCAGTACAACAATGTGTCCTTTGAAGGAGTAGTTCAGTCTGTAAGCTTTTTAGACAGACTAGAAGGTACAGCAGTTGTCTTCTTGCCTTTGAGCAGAACTTATGTTAGAGCCTACTACGATGCTAACTACAAAAGCTCTAATAATATTGGTGTCTCTAACCCTTTAATCCCCGGCGACAAAGTAAGAGTGCAGTATCTTAGTGGTAACAGCAGCCAGGCTATTATTGTTGGGCATAGTAATTGGAAGTCTTTAATACCCAAAGTTCTTAACAGTGACAGCAGGAATGTTCCAAGCTCAACTACTAATTTTGGTGGTGGTTTACCAGGCACTAGCAACCCAGAGTCTCTAAAATGGGCGGGGTTATCTCATACCTGCACTTACCCTAAGTATGATTTTTTTGGTAATAGCGAAAAGTTTGTAGCTCCTAAACCTGGTGCTTATACAAGTTATGACCCTGTTGGCAACGTTCAAGAGTTTACTCCTGGCATCAAATCAACCTATTCCACCTCTGAAGTTCATCACAATCTAGACAGTCCTTTAAACTTACAAGATACAAGTATTAAGAACGTATTAGATAAAGTTGAAGCAGCTGAACAGGCTATTAAGTGGGCTACTTTTGGTACCTTATCCTATACCTCTGAGTCTATTAGCTGGGACCAAAATAAGCCTGCTGCTGCTAACCAAGAAGACAGAAATTCTATTAATGATGACTACACAGCGTTTTTAGAAGAGTATTTTGACGAACTGTTCGATGAGCTAGAACTGGATATTAAGTTTTACGACCAAAAGACAGGCTGTATAAGAGATGCCACAAAAAAGGTTCAAGATAACTTTAGAAGCTTTGTAGATAACCTTCTTCAAGATTTAGTTAGTTTAGAAACCTCTGCTGCGCTAGACAGCATTAACAAACTTCTACCAGACGAGTTGCAGATTAGTCTAAATGTTGAGAAGAACGAAGCAGGTCAGCTAGTGATAACTAATGTAAGGGTTGGTGATTTTAACTATGATCCTAAAACTTCACTAGTTAAAGTTAATGGTCAAGTTTTTAATCCTTTTATTAACTCCAGCTTAAAGACGGTTAATAAACTTCTACCCAATTTTTATCAAGTGTCAGCTAGTAGTTTAGGGATATCAATTGGTGATATAACAATAGACACCTCCCAAATAGATATATCTAAAACTCAAGAGTTTTTAGTAAAAAATGGAACTTGGCTAGTAAACGAGACTGGTAAGCTTTTTTTAAGGCTGGAAAACACTAAGATTTCTTTGGGTGACGTAGTAGATTTTTTAGGTGAAGTTGAAGTTAGTACCAGTCTAGGCAGCAAGGAGTTAAATAAGATCTTGCCTGACAACTTTCAGGCTAAGGTTACAAGAGATGAGGATGATAATAAGATAATAAACTTTGGTCCTTTTAGATTTAAGACTGGGGGAAAAGACAGTGGTTTGTCTATTGATCAGGTGGAATTAACCTCTGTTTTAGAAAATACTGGCAGTGGTTTATTTAAGCAAAACAACTCTCCTGCTGGTATGTTAGGAAAGATGCTATGGAAGCCAGCCTCTAGTTTTCTTGCTAAAGAAATTAGCAACCTAATAAACAAACCTTCATCAGGCTTAACAGTCGAAAGAATTAGAATGGCTAGAGAGAAGATTAAAAAGGAAAAAGCAAAAGCCAGTCTTTCTACTAAAGTTGACCCATGCGGTGATGCAGAAAAAAAATCCGCTATACCCCCTACAATAATTCAAGAATTACCCTCTAACTCTCTTTAACAATGAAAATAGCTAGAACCAGTTTAATTACGCCTCAACCCAGGTTTGTAAGAGCAGAAGGTCTGGTTGGGCAACTTAATTTATTCTCTGTCCCCAACTCTAGGGAGTTAGTAAATAGTATAAAAGCTTTTACAAAAACTAGTAGTCTATATAGCTATATAGACTCTCTGGTTTATATAGTAGGCAAAGGTCAATCTACATTAGCTTTAATAAGTATAAAATATTTAGTTACTCAGGATGCAGCCTCTGTTAGTCCTTTGTTAGATAGCATATATGCTGATATGTACGCTCCTACAAGTTTCTTTTTAGATTCTTTATTAGATGTGCAAACACCTGCAAAGCTAACACACTATCTAACTAATTACTTGGGTTTGCCAGACTATAGTATTAATGCCTTTTACAATAACCCTTTTAGCTTAATAGAGTTTGTAGCCCAAGTAGACACCAACCTAACCTCTCTTTTACTAGATTATGAAAGTAAAGATTTGTTTTCTTTTTTTACTAACTTAGTGGGTCTGCACAGCAGTATTGTGCTAACAGAGTATCCAGCAAAATATAAACAATTGATAACAGCTGTAAGAAGAGAGTTTTATGATTACGTTTTAGGGGCAAGCTTAGACCTTTCTCAGGAAGATTAATTATGTTTGAATACAATGTTGGATTACCTTTATCACCTTTATCACAGAAAGTAGACTACGAGTCTAAAAGTAGAGCTGACACAGAGCAGAGAAGAGCATTGACATTAGTTCTTAAGCAATCTGCTTTTATCAAGGAAGCCTCTAAATACGAAAAAAGCTATAACCAAAGTAAAAACAAAACTCTTCTACATTACAGAGATTATCTAGTATCAAAAGCTGCTGATGCTTTTGTGTTTAACTGTCAGTTTACTTCTAGTCTTCGTAGTAACCTCACAAGTCAATCTAAACAGGTGTGGGCTACAAACTCCTTTGACGACATTTGGGATTACATTCCTCCCAACCCAGAACTTATAGAACAGCCAAATAAGTATTGGGGGGAGTTAGGAACTCTAGCTTTTTATATTCAATACGTAGACCAAGGTGCTTATCTACCGGAGGTAATGCAGTCCACCCTCAGACTTATATGGAGTTTGCTAGGTACTTCTTACGATCTTTTACCAAAGGAAAGGATAAGAGAGTTGAAAGTCGCTTTAAGGCTAGAGAACTCTTTTCTACACCTAATTAAACTTAAAGCAGAAAAACTTTTTTCCCTTACCAGTCAAGACGAAAACTACTTTGCTTTACAGCAGGCTAGAAGGCAAGGTTTATCTATTAATGACTATGATCTACTACAGCAGCGTTTATTTTTAGGTGAATACAGTAGTAAAGTCTTTGAGGTTTTAACACCTTTTTTAACTATTAATGACAATAATAAATTAAGTAATATTGCTTCTTCTATTTTAAGTATTCTCAAGCCAGCTGGATTCCAACTTGTTCTACAGGCTTTTATAGCTGAGGCATACTTACTAGCAGCTATAGCTTTATCAAACTTAGACAAAGAGGTACAACTCACCTCCTTAGAAGTTTTTCAGACTACTAACACTTACAATCCCATCAAAGAGCAGATAGCTGGATACTTTACCTTAGCCTATGATGCTTACTCTGTGTTAAACATATTTTCTACTAGGTTAGAAGCTCCCCAAGCCTTGACAGAGCTTGAAAGAGATATCCTATCTTGGTTAAGCTCTAGCGGCAAAATTATAGGTAATGACTTTGATTATAGGTTAAGTGAATTGCTATGACTAAAGTATTTGACCCCTCTCAGCCAGTTCTTTTATCAGATCAGTTATTCTTCGAGCAGATTAGTTTACAATCAGCCAAAGGTAGTTTAGCAGAAGTAGTTATCAGACCAGACTCTTATGTATGCTCTGGTAGTACACACTTAAGAGTTGTTTATAACAATAGCAATCAAGAGTTTAATATTGCTGTAATCTCTTCAAGTTTATCCTCTACACAGAAGGTTCTTTTAACAAAGATCAATGACAGTCTATATAATGTATCTTTTAAAGAGTCTAGTAGTGCTGCTTTTGCTGCTGTGCCCGTCTCTTCTGGCAGTAGAATAAGTCTCCAAGAATATCAGAACCTAAACAATGCTGGCAATGTAATTGTGGTTACAGCTAACCTAGTAACAGATCAAAGTTCTATTTTAGGAAAAGCTAAGAAGACACAAAGTAATCTTTTAAGTGGCTTGGTGAACAAGAAGGCTCAGACACCAGAGGTCAGCCACCAAACGTTTAGCAGTGAAGCTAAAAAAAGTATTTTAAACTCTAAAGAAGAAGCTTCTAACTCCTCTTTAGGGCTATCTTTAATAAGCAAAGACTCACATATTGATGATGAGTACATTGTTTTATTAGACTGGCTAAAGAGTTTTTCTAGTGATAAGCACGCTAGTAGCCTAGAGTCTTTAAAGAGCTATAAAACTGTTCTACAATCCTCTTTTGAGTCTTGGGCACTATGGCAAAAGACTAGAACTAGTTTTTCTGGTAGTGGTCACTCGTTTAGTAAGTCAACTACTACAAAGCAGGATGAAGCTTATAGCTTTAGGTTTAATAGTGGTGCTGTAATTGACTTTTTCTCACCCTCTGTGTACACAAGGTGTGAAGATTTTTCTATTCAAGGAAAGAGTTATCTATCTGTTACAGACTTAAACAGACAAGTTTCTACCTACAGCTGGAAAAGAGCTCAAAAGCTTTCAGTCTTGCAGACAAAGATTAGTATTGATTACTGTACAGACTCTCTATACAGCTATGGGAATGACACTTATAGAGTTTCTAGTAGTTTACTAGAACAAGCTGACCAAGCAAAGATTCAAGTAAAAGAAGAACTAGGATTACTAGCAGGACAGTTTAATTCAAAGATAGAAAATAACTGGGTAGTGAGAGCCGGAAAGCTAGTCTGGCAGCAAAGCTCAGACAGCACTTATTTAGTATCTGATAAGAATGTTTTTGTTTCTTCTAAGGGAGAAAACCATATAACAAGCAAAGGAGAAACAAATTTAGTCGCTGGCTCATCAATGTACTTGTCATCTACTACCTCCACAAGTGTTAGCTCTGGAGGAGTTCTTTCATTGAGTGGCTCAATGATCCACATTGGTATGGGAGGGTTTGGCAGACCCATTTTAGACCTTGACTCGAAAAAGATTCTAGGCGGTTTAAATTCACTAACTAGTCTGGGCATATCTGGCTTATCTTCTTCTGCTGCTACTACTGCTTCAGGTATTTCTATTAATCCTCTATCAGCTGTTAGTGTTGTTACAAACGCAACTAAACAGCTAGGTCTGCCTGAATTATCAAGTTTTCTTCCTAGTGATACTGCGCATAAAGCACTTGGTTCTATAGAAAAGTCTGCCCTAACCTCATCTGTCACTAAACAAACCTTAAACTTGACAGGACTGGGACTAGGAAAAGTAGATACTAAGACTGCTAGTCAGTTATCCTCTCAAATTGGTAAGGCAGTAGCCTCTGGTGATTTATCTTCTTTATCCTCTAAGCTGGTGGCTAGTGGTCAAAAATTACTAGCTAATAAACTGACAGCTCTGTTAGGTTTAGGTAAGGTTAAGGATGCAGACCTTCCTCCAGTTCCTACTTCCTCAAAGATTCCAGAGCCGAATGAGCTAACAGATTATAGTGAAAGTTCATTACCACCTATCTCTAAATCTGTAGACAATGGCTGGTGGCTTTCTTGATTACTCCTACAAAAAAGTAAAGGAAGAACTTGATTTGTCTGCAGCGTTAAGATAGCAAACTTGCTCTCATCTTGTTTGTTGATAAACTCTACAATAAACGTGTCTTGGTTATACATATAAGCTACTATACCAACCTGACCTACCCTTAACTGCTTTCCTTCTTCTGTTTTTGTAACTTCTGCATCTGTGAGTGCTACAACATCTAATTCTTTTATTTTTCTAACAATCATTTTTCTTACTCCTCCATGATAAATTTTCAGCCCGCTTCTGAGCAGTTAATCAGCACTACACCTAGTGTAAATAATAGTGTATATGTTCTATCTGTGGAACAATCTATAATTTATGTCAAAACCATTGATCCTAAGCTAGTCCTGGCGCTTGGTCAAAGAATTAACTTTTCAGACTCTATAGGATTAGTAACCAACATTCTAGACACTAGAGTAGCTGTAAAGTTAGTAGCCGGGAACTTAGATGCCATTTTTACTGATAAGGCAGGGATAATTGACTCTATCGGTGAACTACCGATTGTCAGAAGTAAAGTTATTGATTCTACAAAAAGTTTAGGTTCTTTGAACATAAAGTGTTCTGTTCCTTCTTACCACAAAGCTGGGTGGCTAGGCTGGTCACTGTACCATAACTCTGAGTTGCTGGTTGTTGGTAACGATTTAGCAGTCTCTGGTTCTATCTTGTACACTGGTGGAGAGAGTTGGAGCCCAGGAGAATACACTCTACTTGTAAGCCTTTTTGAGCCTGATACTTTTTCTCTTCAGAGGTCTAGAACAAAAAGATGGATTCTAGACGTTCAACAAGGGTACGTTGGTATTGGTAACGCACAAGACCAAGAACTACCTTTTGTTATATGAAAGACTTAACTTTTGAGAATGGTGATTTACTAGCAGATTGGATAGAGGGCAACAATGTTATCTCTATTTCTGTTAAGAGAAGGCTAGGAACGCTCCCTCTGACTTATGCTAGAGCTATAAAAACTTCTGAAGGTACAAAAGTAATAGACACTACTTTTGGCAGTAACTTAAGACAATACTTGTCCTATCCTGATAGGGAGCTTAACAATATTGACTTTGCTGATGTTGTTGAAGAATCATTATCCTCAGACCCTGATATTACAGTTAAGTCTGTTGAGGTTGCGGGTAACAATATCAAAGTCTTGTTTAAATCTTCTACGGCTAATAATGAAACACTAGCTACTTTTTTATAAAATGTTTAAACAAAGAACTATAGAAGAAATACAATCAGAGTTTCTAAGCTCGTTGGCGCTGACTCTTCCTAACCTAAACCTTAACCAAAGTTCTCCTTTTTACGTGTTAGCTAGAGCCAATGCTTCTGTTATAAGTGACCAAGAACAGAGGCTTAATAGCTTTTTAGAATCCAGCAATGTTTTAACTGCGCAGGCAGATGACTTAGATTTGCTTGCTCGTAATATTGTAGTCAGAGACAGCCCTACTACTGCTTTGGGAACTGTTTTAATCAGCCCAACCGTAGAAGAGCAAAGTTTACCATTAGGTATTGTTTTAACAGATCTTGTTACTGGTCTACAGTTTATATCTACTGCTAGTATCACAACATCAAGGTTCGTAACAGTTAGTTTGTCAATTAAAGCTGCTAGTAGTGGTTCGGCTTATAATATAGCCGCCGGAACTACTTTGTTCAGCACAAACTATCCGTCTATTGTGTTTAAAGTTGGGACAGCTAGATTAGCAAACAATATTTATACTGGTGCTATGCAGGGTGGAAGAGATATTGAACCTGATGACTACTTTAGACAGAGGTTGCTGGCATCTTTATTGTCTCCTAACCAAACTGCTTCAAAAAACTTCTTTAGACAGATACTTCTCTCATACCCAGGTGTAACAAGAGGATATGTAAAGACTAGAGTAGGTGGAGTAGTAGAGATATGGGTTAACACTCTTGAAGAGTTTAATAATACAGAGCTTGAAGCTCTTAGAGATTATCTTTTAAGAACTGTTCCAGCTGGCATTATTTTGGCTGTTGGTCAAGCTAGAATAAAAACTTTTGATTTATCTCTTAAAGTAACACCTTTTAATTCCTCTTTAGCTAACTTGTCTTTGCTTACACAGCAGATATCTTTTACTATTAACAACTATGTTAGCTCCTTAGATATAGCTGAAAGTATTCCATTAAGTAAGATTGACCAATTAGTTAGACCTCTTGTACAAAACTTAAAGGTTCAATCTCCTACCTCTGACTTAAAGGCTGACATAGACCAAGTTCTTTTATTATCTTCCTTAGAGATTTCTTACCCAGGTTAAAAATGAAACCATATTTGCCAGCTTGGTTTTTTTGTAACCAAGCCTCTTTAAATTACTATAGTAAGTTTACTTTAACACCTAGTTCGATAGCCTCTGAAAAAGATGAGCAACACCGGGATTTAGAAATAACTGCTGTTGATACTGAAGAGTCTTACAAGGTTACATCTGGTGCTTATAGTCAAGTTTGGGGTGTAACTTCACCTTTGCTGTTGAGCTCACCTGTTAACTTCTACTATGAGTTAGCTGTTAACGAGTTTAAGGTTACTAAAACTGGTGACTCAGAGACAAGAGAAATTACCTATGCAGACGACTCTAACTTAGCCAGCACTACTGTTGCTGTTGATTACAATAATCACAAACTAGTGCACCTGCCTAATAAAGCCTTAACAGTACAGTTTGTGTTTCCTTTCAGCACTATAGTTTCTTATAAAGTTCCTAATTTTAGTACAGGTGTAACTTGTGTCTCTAGCCTGTCCTCCGGTACAAGAAGTATCAACTCAGCGGCTTGGGGTTTGCTTTTGGCTTGTGCCTTAGATGAACCTGAACTAGTGGTTAGTCAGTTGAGAGAACTAACAAGAATAGTGAAGCAGTCCGGGCAGCTTTCAGACTCTTCAGGGCAACTACTGGCAGTTACAGAAGGCTTTTGGGGTTTAACTTCACTAGAGCCTGTTCCAGAAGAGACTACTGTTTATGTTTTAGACAATGCTTTGTTGGGGCTGGCTATAACAAAAAGTCTTCACTATCTTAATAAGATAAGCTATTTTGATAACCTGCTGGACAACTTTCTGCATGAGTCTTTAGAGCTTGCAAAAGTTTTTGCTTACTGCTGCGCTGAGTCTGTTAGCAAAATAAACTACTGGTGCGCTGGTGTTCAAGAAGACGGTTATTATGACTATTATCAACTTTCTTTAAAGACTAGTTACATATCTTCTTTATTCTTTAACTCTTTCTTACTACTTCAGTACGATAGTTTAGTGCACGAAAAAGCAGCTAGATTATACTTGTCTATTATTAATGCTCCCCTGAAGCTAAATGATTTTTTTTATGATATTTTTACAGACACAGAGCAGTTAGACACTCTTAGCTACAAGTTATGGTGGTTACTAGAATTTAAACCTCATGACTTTAATAGCTTCTTTTCTATCTATTATGGCTATAAAACAAGTGTTACTGATAGCTCTGATTTTTTAGTTGCTGCTCTAGTGAAACAGTCTTCTTTAACTACACCTAGCTGGGTAACAAGTTTGCTTTTAGATACGTCTGACGAGGCTTTGCTACTTGAACAGACACAACTTGAGATTTATGAATTAACCCCTGTGGCTTGTGGTGTAACAAATTTTTTACTAACCACAGACGCTATTTTTAATTTGTATGCTGTAGAAGCCTCTGCTTACACTTCTTACTGCAAAGAAGAACTTATTAGAATGTCACCAGACGGTGATTTTTGGTCTAGTGTAGAAGCTCAAGAAGACAGGTCTACAAACATTGGTGCTTTACTGTATGCCTACTCACAATCATACTTTGTTTGGTTTTTAAGATATAGCTTGGTCAGACTACCTCTTCTAGATTCTAGAGGTTTTATTTTAACTGAGTTATTAAAACTTGTCTTCCCTTTAGCTAGTTACCTATCAGAGGAGGTCTCTAGATCTGTTTTAGACACTTTGTACAGGCAACCTAATCTTTCTGTTAAAGAGAGATTAGCTACCTTGTTAAAAGTTGACTTTGAGCAGACTTACAATAACCCAGAGTTATACTCTGTTTTGCAGAGCTTGGAAGATAACACTTACACCGCTCCTAACAAAACTTTTAATCATTTGTATTTTGAAGAGTTAGAGTATAGAGCAATAGCTTATTACCAGCAGCAAGCAGTTGGAGAGCAAGAAGGAATCTTTTCTACTTTGACTACTAATAAAAATCAATCACAGCTAAGACCAATACCAGGTTTTCCTTACGACACTGCTAGTAGTTTATCAGGAGATAAATTTGTTGAGCCTCTAGAAAACTTTACAGGGCTCGTTTCATTAAGTACAAAAAGCCCAATTCCTACAGGTCTATCAGCAGCTCTAGACTGGATTGCTCCTGTAGGAGTTAGATACATAATTTCTGGAGAGTTTAATATTAAGGCTATAGCAAAAGAGGAACCTACACCATAAGGTTATTTTGATTGCCTATACTAGCTGGTTAAGTTAGTAGTGATAGTCCTCTACAGACAATTATGCTATTTACTGATTTATTAATAACTTTTATATATTTAATCATTAGCAACAAGCTGCTAATAATTCAACTTTTATCACTAGACGGTAGGGCTAGTTTTTTCTAATGGCATTAAAAGGAAGTGGACTTAGTGTAGATGACTTTTTCGGTAGCTTAGTTGATTCTATAAATGATCAGCTAGGACATAGTGATGTAGCTAAAGATATTGTTGACTTTGTAGATAATGTTATTGATAGAGAAGGTTGGGGTGTCACGGAAATACACCGCAGGCAGTATCTACTATTTAAAACCTTTTATGGGTTAGAGCTAGATGAAGAAGATATAGCTTTACTTGAAGCTTGGTACGAGTTAGACAGAACCAGCATAAACCCTGAGTTCTACCAGGCTGGTGTCCCATTTCAGTCTTTGTGTATGGAGGCTGGCAGACGAGCTGGAAAAAGTTGGTCTGCTTCTGTCATAGTGGCTTACGAGTTTTATAAACTCTGTATGCTAAAGTCCCCTCAAAAAAAGTACAACATTGCTGCTTCTACTCCTATTGCTATCTACTGTATAGCCACAAGTGCTACACAAACAAAAAAGACTATATTCGGGCAGGCTAGAGCATTATTAGAGTATATTCCTCCCCTTAAAAGACTGATAGACCAGAAAAAGTTGATAATTGGTGAGGAAGAGGTTAAATACCCAGAGAAGCTACTCCACATCTACAGCGGTAACTCTAACTCTGCTTCTCAAGTTGGTTCATCTGTAATTCTCTTAGTAATGGATGAGGTAGCCAGATTTGATGAAGGCGGGACAGAGGACGGTGAGAGTAAGGCTATTGAGCTATGGTCTAACATAGGCATTTCTGGCACAACATTTGGTGTTGATGCTAAAAAAGTGGCCATCTCTTCTGCCTGGCGCGAGGGCGACGCTATCCAGTTTTTATATAACAAAGCCAAAACTAGTAATGGTTGGTTAGGTTATAGATTACGATCATGGGACTTAAACCCTGTTCATGCTAGTAGAGACAATCCTATCATTCAGGGTGAGTATGATCTAGACCCTAGAAACGCTGCTCTAGAGTTTGAGGGAGTTAGGTTTAACCGCGCTTACTCTTTTTTTAATGACCAGGAAGTAGAAAGAGCTTTTACTGGCAATAGTGTTTTGAGAGTTAACGTGTTGCCCCCAGCAGATGATAATCTTGTAAGATTGGAACTAAAGGATATCAGAAGGTTTACACAATCCTCAGTAATGCACCTCGACCCAGCTTTTGTTAGGGATGCCTTTGCGATCGCTTTTGGTCATAGAGAGGTAAGAAGCGGGGAGAAGATTGCAGTTATTGATGGCTTGTTAGCTTGGGAACCAGATATAGGTCAGCAGGTTGGTATTAGTAATGTCTACCAGGCTATTTACCAAATTCATGGCAGTAGACCCTTAACAAAGATTACTAGTGACCATTACAATCCTGAGACTGTCCAGCGTTTGAAGATGACAGGGTTAAACGCTAGTATCATTACTTTCTCACAAACTAAGCAGTTAGAGATTTATGACTTTGCTAGAAAGCTACTTCATGAAAACAGGTTAGTCCTGCCTAAAGATTCTCCTTGGAGTAATAAGCTAAAAGAAGAGATGTTTGGTATTCAACTAATAAAAAATAGAAAGATCGACCACCGCAAAGACGGCTGTTTTACTGCGGAAACCAGAATACCCTTGCTTGATGGTACACAACCAACAATTGCTGAACTACAAAACCGAGAGGTTTGGGTTTATAGTTGTAAGCCTGACGGGACTATTGTACCTGGTAGAGCTAAAGGTAGAAAGACTAAAGAGGTCACACACCTGCTAAACGTTGTTCTAGACACAGAAGCTGTTGTTAGATGTACTCCTGAACATCTTTTTATGACTAGAACAGGGAACTATATACAGGCAAAGGATATAGCACCGGGTATCACTTGCTTAATGCCTGTCAAGCCAAATAAAGAGTACAAAGTTAAAAGTATTATTCCTGTAACTCTTGATAGCCCTGTACCTGTTTATGACCTAGAGGTTGATGAGTGGGATAACTTTGCTTTAGCTGCCGGCATCATTGTTCATAATTCTAAAGATATCTGTGATGCAGTAGCAGTGGTAGCCTGGCATTTAATGAGCGACTTAAGCTCGGCTATACAGGGTACGGCTATAAGAAGTGAAAGCAAAGAAGCAAAGCTTTTACCTGGTGACCCTAATTTGGATATAGCTTTTGCAGGAGCTGGGCGTGAGTTAGCCTCCCAGATAAAGACAGCTTATAAAGGTTGGGGTACAAGTAGAAATGATGGTGGAAGCTGGAGTAGTGATGATTACTTCTAGTGTAGTTTTAGGGTGTTTGAGTTTTCTCTAACAGGTCCACGCCGCTGAAGTCGAACTTACATGATATCCTCTTCCCAAAAGAGGTGGCTTACCTTTAGCCCAGGCTTGGTGGCTCCCCCTCTTGGATTTGAACCAAGGACTGATCGTTCTGCCACTGAACTAAAGAGGAATAACTTCTAGATAAACTAGAACGAGGGTGAGCGGTAACGATCCGCCTTCTTCTGATAGACAATCGGACATAATGCCTCTATACGACACCCCCGAATGTGGAGAACGCTGAGATTTAAACTCAGATTTAATTAATTTCTTAAAGGCTTCTACTCTACTATTGAGTTACATTCTCCATTTTCTATTAGTAGAACTATCTAAACAACTGTACCTGTTTTGCTTTCCTCGTTACTGGGCGGGTCGGATTTATTATTGGTTTAACCTCTGAGTTCCCTTCTTTAATACACTAGCTTTCTCAAACTCAGCTACTAGTGCTTTATTAACTGTGAGTAGTGCAAGGAGAGATTCGCCTACAGGAAACCAGACTATTCCTAGAGTTACGCCTTTTACAGTTGTTAAGATAACTATACTAACTTTGTCTCCTCTTACATCCTTAGATGCTAACGGTGAACCCCTAGTTGTTCTGTCATGCGGCTAGGGTGAGAAAACTACCAGGCTTTATTTCATTCACAGCTTTACCAGTCTGTGTCTGCATCAGCTATTGGCATGAAGCCACACAACTCCAGTGCAGTGCTGGTTCTCGCAAAACGAGAAGGTTAGTAGAGGTGGGATTAGAACCCACGAGTCGATAAGTATTGACTGTCTTGCGTCACTTATCCACATTAGCAAGTCAAGTCCTTTATTAGTTTAGGATTCAACTTTAAGCCTCTCAGTCACTCTACTAAACTCAGTATATCACAACTTTAACAAACTGTTTGTTGTTCTAGTAATTCATTAACGTAATTAGCAACCTCAGTCTAATGCTTTTTGATATTATCTGGCAGTTCTCCTCACTCTGGCATTTTGTTACCCTGGAAGTTTTTCCACTCAGCAGAGTCGCCGTAAGCTCTGTACAAAGAGGTGGCTAAGGATGCAGTATTAATGATTGGTTGTGTTTTGCTTATAAAACTCAGTTTTACTTTTGATTAAGAAGGTTTTAGATTAGCTTTGCCCCCAGCTAATCTAAAACAGTAACATTTCAAGGAGACATTTAGGGCAATTAGTAGGGTGAGGAGTCGAACCCCACTTTCCTTGTGCCACTGCACCATTCATTTCTGAATAACACTAGACAAGCGCGTCAACCATCCGCCACCTACTACTTACCAGCTTACCTTCATACTGGGCTCATATACACTCTGAGCGGACTATTTGTTCTGCTTTTGCAAGACGTTTTGCACTACATAACAGTATTATACTTTAAAAGCTACTTTTGTTCAAGGTCTACTATTGTGTTTAAAGGGGAAATAAGACCACTCTTTTGCTACCCAGTTGTCTCTGATGTATATTCCACTTTCAGGGTAGTATCTGTCCCCTATATACTTGCAGAGATATACGTTGTCATCATCATCTTTTACTAAAACCCAAGACAGTTGCTTAGGAGCTGCCTCTTTTGGGTTAAACCACTCTAACTCTATAGTTTCAAGGTTGCCCTTGCGCATCTAAACCCATTCCTCTACTTTTAGAACATAATAGCCTTCCGGTGGTTTTCTATACCACACAACTTTATCTCTGTTGTAATCTGCTACTAGAAACCAACTACCACTTAGAAGCTGTCTAACTAACTGCACTGAATATAGAATCTCCTTTAATTCGTTAACCATTATAATCTCCAGTAAGCTTTGTTGTTGAATATGTTCTGTTGTTTAACCAGTGCTGGCGGTCTTTGTGGCTAAGTTCTGTCATAGCCTATACTTTTTTTGCTAACTTATGTATTTGTTAACATAAGTTAGCAAAAAGTATCGGTGAATAACAATCCGATAGATTTGTTCAAACGCTTAGAGCGGGAAGTAGCCTTAAACTAGTAGCCAGTCTCTTACGTTGCTGTTTTCTCTAAAGCTTCTGTTAGTTTTAGCTGCTTGAGCAGCTCTATCTCCCCATTATCAACCACCTTAATATTTGGTACTACAAGCTGGTCTAAAATATACTTAAACCTGTCAGACCAGTTACTAAAACTATAAAAGTTAGGAGACAAGCAGTGCTTTCTTACAGTTGCATTTTGTTCAGCTAACTTCTTGAGCCTCTCTTGGAGTGTAAAAGAGTGCAAGTTTACTTTGTGGTGTAAGTTAACTAGCACCTCGTAGCTATCAACTTCTAACTCCTCTGTGTCTGGAGTCAGCAACACCTCTTCCTCCCAAAAGTAGCCCACAGTTCCATCTTTGTGCTGCACAGTAACTGTATTTTGGTTTGGGTGCATCTCAGGTCTACAAAGAATATACACCTCAGCCCCAAACCACTTTTGCTCACTACCAGAAATTATTGGTCTCACAATTCCAATTGGTAGATTGAACTTTAGCTGAATTTTGTTATTCTCTAACCACTGAGCATCAGCTCTTATCAAAGTATACAAATCATCTGCCCTTTGTTTAATAAGGGCTCTTACCTTGTTTTGGATAGTCTCTTGTATAGTGAGGGAATTACTAGGCTGTTCCATTATTTTCCTTTCTATCTACCGCTATTATACCTTCTGCACCAACCCACCAACCAGGAACTTTGTACTCAATAGCTGCTCTAGGTTTGTAGACATTTTTAATTCTTGTCGGGCTAGATTTTGATACTTGTAACTCAGGATGAGTTAGTCTAAACCGCTTGTCAATCTCACAAAAGGTATTCTGAATATCTGCTGGGCAAAGCTCTACATTCTTAAAGTTGTTAGCTGTGACGTAAGGGTAGTCTGATTCTTGAACTATCTCTAGAGCTTTCTTTAAGGCGTATTCAGCTTCTTGAGGGGTTACTTTATTAGCGTTAGGAATTAAACTTAGCTTAAAAGCCCCGCGCACTGCCCCTACCCCTAAAATGTAAAGAGGCTTCCAGTCTTTAAAGGCTTCATGCCACAGCAAGTCAAATACTACTTGAGAACCTAAAAAGTCTCCAATGCCTGGTATCTCTTTTAAGACAGAAAGTAACTGCTCTCCTTTCTGTGATATTCCACCAGTTCTAAATAAAACTCTTGTTAAAACTCCAGCTCGTTCTGCTATTGTTTTAGCCTTACTCTCTCCACTCTTTCCTGGCACAACATAAGCAGAGGTAAATAGCTTATCTTTGCCACTATATTCAGCTATTAGCTTTGTAAACTCCTCAGCCTTAAAGGTTTTAAACTCTGGGCAGTAGTCTCTAGACTTTAAATACTCCCAAAAAGCTTCAGTTTTAAACTGGTTGAAGATAAACACTCTGAGAATTAAATCTTCTATCTTTTGGCTACCAGAGTATAAAACTTCTTTGAGTTCATACTGAGATACTCTGTCAAAGATTCTTTGGACGTTTGTAAACTTGTTAGTCCCAAGAACAGGGTCTATATAGTCAGGAGAGGTGTAGATTTTGTTTAATAGCACAGATTGTCTTCTACACACAAAATCTGCGTAATCCTGTAAGATGCTATTTTTCATTTTGTTTAGTCGTCCGACAGCGCGTCTAAAACTACTTTAGCCACAACTGCCGCACCTAGTACAACTTTTGTGATTGTAGGAGCTGGCTCAGGTAACTGTTCACTTTGTGATATGACTGAACCTACAAAAAGTCCTAAACCAACATTTTCTCGAAATTTTTTAACTGTCTTGTCTTCCCTTTTTCTTCATTCCTTTTCTTGATAACTCAGCTCTGTCTATGGCTTCAAACCATCTTTGCTGTAAGTGAGGACTTAATACTTCTAATTCTTTTGAAGAATTAGATTGTTCACCTGCTGGAGTTGCTGACTTTGCTCCGCCTGCTCCCATAAATACTCCTTTAATCAAAATACCCAAGTCTAACTCTTGGCTGCTCAAAAGTCTCCCAAGCTCTTTCTGGGTGATGTGGCTCATGAAAGATTTGGTGGAGCAGCCACTCCTCTGAACTATAGCCTTCTGCGATCGCTTTTAGTTGGTTTCTAGTCTGCTGTCTGACAGTGCGGTGGGCGTTCTTTATGGCAGCTTTTCTCTGTTCTTTATCTTCATACGGGTCAGACCGTCTCTACTTGATTAATACTCCTTTCATAGTTTTTAACCTTAGTTGCCAGTTTTGATAAGTTATGCTACAGTCATAATAAGCTAAAAAAGTAACTAACTAGCCCAGGTTTGTCATATTTCCTGCATCTAGCAACTACTTCTTTTGGTTAAGTCATTCCCAGAGATACAACCTAAGAACTGACTTACAACAAAGACCTCCAGATAATAAACGTGGAGGGCTTTGTTGTGTTTGCTACTACTAATTAAGGTAGCTTTGCTCTAACAAAACAATCTTTAGCCTCTAACAGTTTTCTCATACCAGCGGACTTCTCAGCCCCGTCTGGTAATAAACTGTCCATCAATTCTGCTAACTCACCTATAGGTTTGCTGACTTTTTGTAGCTCTACCGGTAGGTGCTGGTAGGCAAAGAACTTATCAACGTGGGTAGGCATACAGGTATTTTTGTTGATGGCTGTAAGCTATACTCTAGCAGTAATCCCAGATATAATCCTCAGCACCTTCTGGGACTTTTAAACTATCTATGGCGTTTAAAGCGAAGTCAACTTGACATTCATTAGCCGGAGCTGGCAGTGCAATAGGAGATTGCTGATACTTATCCCATTCGTCAGATAGGTTGAAGAATAGTCGTTTACCAGAAACTCCCTTACCTTTAAACTCACGCAGCTCATCAAAAGCCACAACACCTTTCCTTAAGTAGTTTTCTATAACTAGATAATCTCCATTGCTGTCACTTATTCTGTAACCTTTTTCAATTAGCTTCTCTAGAAATAAGCCCAGGCTGTCGTTTCTGGTGCTTTTTAGACTTTCAACTAAGTATCTGTGAGAGTTTTTCATTATTCAAACGTCACTGAGATTAACTTCTGAACTAACTGCGGCGGCTTTACTATTGCTCTTTGGATGTCTGACTCATACTGCCAGCTCCAACCTTGTCTTTCAACTGTGCAGACCCCAAACTTTACATCCTCATCAACATATAGTTCTGACCCAGCAGACTCTAGGAATGACCTGAAGGGTTCAGAAGTCAACAGAGAGGTGTCTATTAAATAAAGACCACCTTGCCCATCCCAAGCGGCGCAGTTTTCAACCATGCAGATAATCATTTGGACATCCTACTTCTTATTGCTTTACGTCTCAATTAGTCTTGAGCAGCTTCTAGAATATCATCTTCAGTTTTTATTTGCTCTGGGTTATCAACAGTTAGTTGAGGGATAATCTGCTGACTTGCTTCTTGATACTGATTGTGCAGAAGGGTACGTCTAACTTTAGCTTCGCCTGTAGTCTCAAACTCTTCTTTTACAGCTAGTGTCATTTTTATTTCTATGCCTGGGTGCATTATTGCCTGTCCTTTTAATAGCCCTTCCTCCTATGATAGAGAAGTTATTACACCTATTTTCTTACCATTCTCATCGAAAAAGGGTATTGGTAATTTGGTGTTGGCTTTTAGGAGGTCAAAGTCTATATTCATAATTTCCACCAAGGTTTGTTCTTTTCTTCTTCTTCCACTATCTCAGTTGCTTTCTTTTGAGCCCACTCGCGGGTTTCCTGCAACATCTTCTGTTTCTTCTCAGGATCTTTTTCTTCATTATGCGCCAAAGCTACTAGCTGCTGTATTGGATTGCGGCTTTCATTCATGTTTGTGTTGCAATCATAGATGTCTTCAGCTAGTGCTTCAATCTTTTCTTCCTTGCTAGGCTTTCTGCTAAATAATCCCATCGGTTTAGTTCCTTGTTGTTTTAATTGTTTGCTATTTTAAACTAGTTTATCGAACCTATAGAGGTTTGTATTTATTTTAAACCTCTACAAGATCACTGATGTTAGCTTTTATAAACTCATCTAGCTCTCCGATATTGACTTTCTGCTTCACCCCAGACTTAAAGGTTACTTCAACAAGTAGAAGGCCATCCTCTTCCTCCCAGAAAGTTACTCTCGTCTCCCCTTCATACTCAAAAGTGTTAAGCTTCTCCGGTCTAAAGACGCGGAGATTTCTGAAGAGTCCATAAACGAACTTTCTTAGGCTGACTTAAACAGCCTCTACTGATTCCGCTAAGATCAACTCCTAGCATCACCGCTACTTTTCTCAAAATATTAGCAGCACCATTGCAGTCTGCATTAAGTTTGAACCCATCAGAAGTTTTATAGACACCACGACTAATCCGTTTTCCACTTGCTGTCCACCCTTCGGGTTTTTCACCGAACTTAGGCATAACATCATTATCTAAAAACGAAGTCTGAGAGGTATATGATTCTTCTGTTTCAACAAAATCTATTCCGTATTGTTTACATAATTGGGCAATACGGTCTTTTAATCTTGCTGTGGGAATTTGGACAAACTTTTGATTGGTTTTAGAACCTAAATCAATACTGTCTTTTTGTCCTTTATTCCATCCAAAAACAACAGTGCCAATCTTATTCTCAACGCAATGGTTAATGACTATTCTTGCAGCCTTATTCACTGCATCACGCATTTGTCGGTTTCTTTTTTCTGTAATAGCAGCTAACCTGTTAGACCAAAAGCCCTGTGGTTTATAGCTTTTAAGTTTAGCGATTGATTTGTTATACCACTGATTTAAACTTTTTAGATGAAGTCCATCAACAATAAATGATGTTCCTAGATTAGAAACACAGGTCAACCAGTTATTCAATCCGTGGTCAATTCCTAAAACATTATTTTTGTCAACATCAGACTGCACTTCATTTACTTGATAGACAAATTCTGCATAAAATTGTCTATTTCTAGGCAGAATGCGTACTTCTCTGATTGATTTAAAATCAAGATTAGATGGCATCGGTAGACAAAAAGAATCTATCCCAAACCATGCTTTAACTTTTGTCCCCAAAGGAAACCTAATCATCCCATTAATTAACTTTAATGACCTACCCGTAAAAGTAGCTACAGTCATAACACTTTTACAGTAATTAGGTAATCGTGGTTTTTGGGAGACTTCACCCTTTTTAGCGGCTTTTGCCAATCCAATGTATGACTTAAACGATTCAGCTACACTGGTTAGTATTTGCTGGGAAGTATCAGAATACAACGCTTGATAATGAATGTTTTTCTGATAAGTCCCCAACTGCTTGTGTAAGTCTGCCCTACTGGGAATGCGTCCAGTTTTAAAATACATCTGCCTGGAATAGTAAACGCCACAATTTGTTAGCTTTTTAGCTTCTGTGCAGACGTACTCCAAGATTGCAGTTGTTGATTTATCAGGCTTAACGAGAATTTGCTGACATCTGTACATTGTTCGACCTTCAATGTTTGCTGATTTTAGAAGTATAGTTGAGATATGATGTATTTGTCAATAGCCGATACTAAACAACATGAAGACAACTTTGGAATATAGGATAGGTAATCACTCAAAAGGTAATGCAGTAGTTCATCTGGTGTGGATACCCAAGCGACGCAAAAGGGTATTGACCGGAGAGATAGCTAAACGCCTTCGACAGATAATTTATGAATTAGCCAAAGAAAAAGACTGGGACATACTTGCTCTTGAAGTTGCCCCAGACCATGTTCATTTGTTTGTAGAACATCAACCAGATGTTGCTATCAATCAAGTGGTTAAGGCCTTCAAAGGTCGCTCATCTTGCTTTTTGAGGCGAGAATTTCTTGAATTACTTAAACTTCCTAGTTTGTGGACTAATAGTTATTTTTATTCTACTGCTGGACAAGTTTCAGCAGATGTCATCAAGAGATACATAGAAGACCCGCACCACCATTAGCTATCTAGGCGAATAAATTCGCCGTTGGCACTTCCTCCACTGTCTAAAGCCAAGTGGCTTCTGTGCCTTTCGGCGATTTTCTTGGTGAAATACTTCTTGTAGAGCTCAAAGCCTTCAAGCTTATGCTCAACACGTTAATTCTCTGCTGTTCAAAGAGTTTGTTCTGTAGAAGATAACCTTCCAGTGCCCAAAGCTGGCTGGCAGCGTTTGCTCTAGCAACCTTTCTACCAATCTCAATATCAAAGCCTGCAAGGTCTACAATAGCTGCACGCCCTTCAATAGTGAAGCCGTTTTCAAGCTGGTAGGAGATGATTAAAGACTTGCCACCATGAAACAGGTGCTCTTCTGTGGTTGCATTATCAAGTAGCGCGTCAATTTGTTGTTGTGTAACTTTGTTTGTCATTGTTTTAACCTATATAACCTCGGTTGCTGTACATTTTTCTCAACTGTCTGTCTGTCATTGCTGATAGTCTTGATAGCCCAAAGAGTTCTTCTTGAAAGTTTTTAAAGTCCTCCATAAACTCATAATAGCTATCGCCTTCTACTGGTGGTTCTTCCACTGCTTCTAATAGAGAAATATTGTGCTGTAGCTCTTTTATTTTTACAGCCCAGTTAGGTCTCATCAAGTTTATCTCAGCTTGTATCCTTCTTCTTGCTTCACCCATAAGTCACATCTTTAGTTTTTCAAAACTCTAACGTCTCAATAATCACCCCGGCGTAAGCAATCTCCTGTCTGGTCATCTCTTGCAGTAAACACTACAAACATCAATGCAATTGCTATTACGGCTTTCGTAGCTTACTCTCCTTTTAGTTCTTTCTTTTATCTTTTTTCTTGCAATATTTCTATGACGAACAGTTCGTCATAGAATTAAGTAGGGTGCAGATTAAAAGCTGGCTGATCTGTTGGCTTACATCTAAGCTTTTTCTGCTTGCTTAAATAGGCAGCAGAAGCTCCTTGAAACTTAAGACTGCGTAGGAGCTTTTCAACTGACTTTATAAGTTCTTCAGAAACTTCTTGTTTAACTGGTACTTCTAAAGGTTTTATTTCTAGCTTTCCAAATACCCCACAAGCTGCGATCGCTTCATCGACACAAGCTTGAGGTACTAAACCATCACTTAGGATTAGGTTTAATAACCATAGAAGGAAAATCAAGAATAAAACTATCTATCGGTAAGAAAAAAGGATCTATAATCTCTTCTTTTGTTCCTTTGTTAGAGTTAATTTTTGAGCAAATAAGGCGGAAGTTATCCCATTCATAAGCTAGTTCAGGTTTAACACTTTTAGGAATAAAATGATCAACTGCTGGACTACCTGTTTGATAAGAAATCCACTCTGCGGAATATACACAAATATGATTACAAGCTTTGTATAAATCCGGTAATGCCCTCCGCCAATAATCACGATTTGTCCAATCTTTTTTTTCAGGATTAGGAACTTTACTTAAAAATTCTTCACCTTTTTTTCTAACTTTTTCATCAAAATCATCAGGTTCAGGCTGGGGTTTAATCGGAATCACAAATCTACTCCATGCTGTTCTGCAAAATAAACCCACCTTGGCCAAAATCTATCATCTTCTGATAAATACCTTGCCAAATCATTTGATACTCTTGCCACATCTTCCGAATTTGGATTATCTGATAATTGTAAAACTTTCGCTGCTTCTATAGCCTTTTCTGCTTCCAAAGAACGCGAATGACGCAATTTAAAAACATCAGACATTAACCAATAATCTACCACACCTTGACGAATAAAAGGAAGTTCTTCAATTTGAACTTCATTCCCTAATAAATCGCTTTTCACCAGTTCTAGACTAAATAACTTATCAACTCTTTGATCAAATCTAGGTTCTACAGATGCCATAACTAAAGGAGAATGAGTAGCAACCATAATTTGCACTTGTAAATCAGACGCTAAATCATCTCTCACATCTAATAAAGCAGGTAAAATAGCCCTTTGCCATTGGGGGTGAAGATGTGCTTCTAATTCATCTACTAAAATAACCATTCTCTTCTGTGGTTCTATGCGGATAAGTTTTGATTGTATTTTATGTTCTTCATAAGCCCAAACTATCAAATAAGCCATTGTAATTATCCGCTGTACCCCTGCGGAAGCATGAATAATGGGAACAGTTCCATAAGGATGTTCTATGGTGGGAATTTCTCTAGCATCATAAGGAAGTCTAACAGGTTCTCCTGGTTTCAAAATTCCTAAATCACCCTGTTCTGGAGGAGACAAACGTTCTAATACTTTTACCAAGGTGTTAAATGGATATTTATCTGGTCTACTTTGCCATTGAATCCAATCTTGTAATAACCCATTAATAAAAGTATTACCATTTTCATCTTTTTGACCATTCCATAACTCATCTTTTGTAAACACAAAAGGAAGTGGTTTTCTATCAATATTTCTAATCCGTGAAGAAGATGATAAATATTGTTTTGCTGTGTCCCATACGGCAAAAGAACCATCTACTCTGGCATAAATTAAAAGACCTGGAATAGTTGAGCGATTTTTAATTTCATTCCATCTTTGAAGTTGCCAATCATAAGAAATACTCTCTGTATCAGATTCAGAATCTCCAGAAATTGTGAATGTAATTACAGGTTCATCTTCACTTACAGTTTGGGTTGGATATGCTGGTAAATTTGCCCAATGTCCAGTTAAAGCCCACCAAGCACATTCTAGTAAAAAAGTTTTACCAAATCCATTATCACCTGTAATTAAACTCAGTCTTTCTGCTGGTTCAAAACAAAGTTTTTTTGCAGCCCCTACCCCTTGTATTTCTAAATAAGTTAAAGTACCTTCTTCGGGTGGTATAAATGGAGGTTTTCCAATAACATTTTTTAATTCTGTCCAAGACACTTTTTTATTTTTGAAAAGCTGGCTTATGTTGGTATTTTCAGGAATAGAAATATCAAATAAGTTGTTAAATTCTCGCTCATTTATCAAAAAATCATCTTTAAATTTTTCAATAATATCTTCTGGTGTTGTTTCAGATGACCATTCTTTTTCACGATATAGCCATACAGCTAAATGAAAAGTAGGAATCAGTTGATTATCATACTGAGACAAACAGGATTTTAAAATTTCAATATAGTTATCTTTCCAGCCCCATCTGTCTTCATTTATGTTATTGATTAATGATTCTCTAAATATTGGTGTATGGATATCTTTATAAATCTCTCTATAAACATCTTCTATTATAGAATTTACATATCTGTTAAGTTTTATCCATCTATTTTTATTTTTTGATAAACGGAAACATCTATAAGAAAATGTTGAGTCCTTATAGAGTTTATAGTTTTTTTCTAAAAAATCTTTAATTTCCGAATATAGAGATATTTCAATAGTATTACCTACTGGTAATTGTAATTGCTTAGACTTCAAAAAAGTAATTACCCAAAAAGAATCTACCTTTTCTAAATGTTTCAGAGACTCTCTAATCTGTTCAATACTAATAAACATGAGTTTATCCAGTTCACTTTTTTAAATTAATCTCAATACATTACAATTTAAATTCTTTCACAAAATAGTAAAATACAAAACCCTGGGTAATTATCAAAACCAGCTTACCTAGATTATAACAAAAATATCCAACAAACACAACTTACCAGAACTAACGCAAAAACTCTCTAAAACTCTTCTTCCTTCGCTACCTTCGCTCCTTCGTGGTTCGTTCATTCAAACTAAATATATAATAGTGCCAGTGCGATCGCTCACATATAACTATATCATTGTTGATAGCTCGAATGCAAAACCTCCTCTAATTATTCTCACAGACAACGGCAAAATTGTTAAAATTTTCATATCTTCATCACAACTCAGACACGCGACAACCATCTACCATGCTTCAGTATCCCCACTTAGAACAAGCCTTAAAACATCATTTTGGTTACGATCAATTTCGTCCTGGACAAAGACAAGTTATCGAAGATGCCCTGCAAAATCGTGATTTAATGGTAGTCATGCCCACAGGTGGGGGTAAGTCTTTGTGTTTTCAATTACCTGCACTTTTAAAACCAGGTTTAACAGTGGTTGTATCACCATTAATAGCATTAATGCAAGACCAAAAGGTAAATATAGTTTGACTCTTTTCTTTTTTAACTATGTGCAACTCTATGAGTCTTTAACAGTGCTTTTTATGCAAGAATGATGAAACACAAAGCTTGCTATGCAGAAAGACCTTCTTGCCTCTCCTAGACAGCGCAAAAAGCTAGAAACCAAAAACCCTCCTCTCGCGCACGCACGCACGCACGCACGCACGCACGCACGCGATATATAACTATTACTAATTATTTTTTAGTCGCCGAGAAGGAGAAGGCAGAAGGAGAGAGAGGAAAGGGGAAGGGAGAGGGAAGGGGAAGGGAGAGG